AGAGGGGATAAATGGGTGGAGGACAAATAAAATTGGGTTACTTTGGGGGGAGTTGAATGAGTTGAATGAGTTGAAAAAGGGGGGATCAAGTCCTTTGACAGTTTTTTAGGGGGTTAGTATTTTTGCTTAAGGTTTGGGAATGCACGTGGCCTCTCCGTGGTAGTAAGAGAAGATGATGCGGTTCTCCCTGTCGTCCAGAATAGCCTCCCAGATATTTTTCTTCTTTTCGTGTTCCTTGAAACGCTGGCACTTCTGGCCCTGCATTGTCCGTTTTACAACATCAGTTACGACCTTCTTGTACTGAGCTTCCGCCCTTGGGCGAGTGACGACCTTACATTCGTAACCGACGATCTTGGAATAGATATCTTTGTGTGCCTCCTTTAGAATTTCCAATGCCTTGATCCGCTTGTCTTTCGCCTTAGCCGAGTGAATGTCTGCGAGCTGTTCGGGGCTGCATGATAAGACGACCGACATCGGGTGCTTATAGTCATTGAGCTCTGCATCAAGCTTATCCTCCTCGTAGCGTTCGATATTGTTGTGAATGGCGAGTTTGAGTTCGTGCTCGCCAATGTCTTCGAATCCGTTGTCGTATACAATGCGGGCGAGATTGACGGCAATCGCCTCCTGCTCTAGAATCTCCTCCATACACTTCGAGGTGGTGATGAGCGTAGGGCACTTGTAGTTATCGTTATTCTTGATGTTGCCTGCCACACGGCAGGCGCACTGGTATGCCTCAGCGGGGTCAGAGATTGGCGGAATGATACCGCCGTCGAATATGAAGTCCTTACCCTGGAACGTCAGTCCTCGGCCGAGACATAGCTTTCCGGTAATGGCGAAGGGGAATCGCTGGAGACCACGGGCCTTGTAGACGTCAGCCATAACCATCCCCACTTCCATCGGTGGCTTGTCGGGGTCATCACCGACATCGTCGGGGATGTAATCGTTCAGGGAGACCGGTGGAGATCCGTCGGGGAAGGTGATCTCCTTGCGCCGGCCATTGAGGATCATCACGACAAATCCGTGAGAGTGGAGGAACTCCTCGATCTCCTCGTGCGACGCACACGCATTGTCACCCGGGGCAAAGAGGCAGTAGCCAGGGCGGCTGTAGATTCCGACATCCTTCGAGAAAACCTCCATCAGGTAGTTTGCTCCGGCGGCACGGGTGTCGTCCGTGATGAGAACGCAGTCCTTGACCTTGTGGTAGCACTCGGGGTGCGTGATCTCGAGGGGGAGCACACGGATGCGCTTGAAGACCTTGAAGACGCTGCCGAAGGTGGCGCTGACCAGTGTGACCTTCTCGACCTTCGTCATACGTGTGACGTCAAACTGAGGCAGGGACCACAACTTGATGGATGCGTCGGCCTCGTCGATCCAGACGTTGATCTTGGCGGTGAAGAACTGCAGCTTCTCCAGGATGTCGATGAGAGAGTAGAGGTACTTGAAACGAGTCTTGTGCGAGCAGCAGACGACCATGGTGACTTCGCCTGCAAGGATCTTTAGTGCCAGGTGCTCTGCAGAGATATTGGACTTCTTGGAACCCGACGTCCAGGTAAAGCACGACCCTTCAATCTTGTCGTCCGAGTCAGACTCAGAACTTACGCTGCTTCCAGCCTCAAACAGCTCATTCGCCATGCGGGATGTAGTTGCCTCGACGAGCTTCTTGTTGTTCGAGCAGATCACGATGTTGAGCGCTCCCTCCGGACACAGACGCTGGTAGATCCGAATTTTCTCCTGCATCGTGCGGGTCTTACCGCTTTGCCCTGGCTTGATGATACACTCGACCTTGCTGTTTGTAGATCCCATTGATGATGATACGATATATAACTTGTTAACTTGTTCTCCAGCGAGATCCACTTCCTGGATCATAAGCCGATCCGTTTTTATTGCAAAAACGGATCCATTTGGTATCTAGGGACCAGACAGTGTCGGCGCTGTATACAAACAAACAACAATCATGAGCATGTTCGAGAACGACAACTACGAGATCAACTATCAACGGTATCTGGACTGGAAGAGCCAACAGGCAGAGCAGGAAGTGGAGGAGGAATGGGAGCGGCGGCAGTGTGAGGAGCGGGTTATGGACGAGTGGAACGAGTTCATAGCAGATATTGACCGCCTCAAGCAGCATCAGGAGGAGGAGAAGAAGACGACCGGCCAGAAGATTCTGGAGGATGCCTGGAAGCAGGAAGAGAATGAGAAGGAGTGCGGTTGCTCTTACTTTGACGGAGCATGCGACCATGGGCCTCGGCCACACGGCATTGATGGGACGCAGTGTGACTGCGCCGGTTGCACGTTCGAGTATGGCTATTGTGAGTGCGGATGCGCTGGTGATGCCAGAAAGCACGCAGAGTGGCTGGAGGAGCGGGAGCGGAATAAGGAGTTTGTGCACGAGACGGTGACGGCGGACATGACAGTCGGCCAGGTTATTGAGACGGTGGAGACCCATGGTATTGGGAAGCTGGAGGAGTTTATGAAGGACTATATGTCTGATAATGAGAAGGAGGAGGAACTGCCTCCATCTCCAACAGCATCCGAGTCCAGCGTCATCCGTGACCAGCGGTTCTGTGAAGACTTAAAGATAGCCACCGCCACCGGTCTCATCGCCGTCTTCTTCGGGATGTACCTCGGCCGCTACACGTGCTGCTAAGCTAAACATAAACATAAAAACGAGAGAGGGCGGGTCCTTTTTCAATCCACCCGAGCGTGATAAAACGGATTCGATTTTATGAGAGGAATACAAGGCCAACCGAACAGCTAAGATGCCACCACCCATCTGTAAAGCAACCGTCAAATCAACTGGAGAACCATGCAAGGTCAAATCACAGCGGGACACAGAGTTCTGCGGTCGCCATCAGCCGATGCCTGACAATCATCGATGTACCTATATCATCAATCGCTTCTCGATCGATCCAGCGGTTCGGCGTCGGTGCGATCATTGGTCGTGGCTGGAGAGCACGCACCAAGAGTGCCGAGCCCACCACAAACTGAGGGCTGATCGAGAGACTCGTCGGACTCAACGTCTTCGTCACATGCGTATCTGGCAGGAGTTTGGAATGCATATCTGGCACTTCCGGCAGGAGATTACACGGATCACTGGAAACAACCATGACTGGAACATGCCTCACCGCCTAGCCCAAATGATCCTTGAACGGGCAGGAGATCGCCCTGCTGAACTGGAGCGTGATGTCTGGCCCGTGTTCGACGAGATCCGGGCGCAGCATAATATCGTGGACGATCGTCCGAGGGACCAGCGGATCGCAGAGGACGAACAGAACGTTCACACGAGAGAGATCACAGAGCAACACAACAAGAACATGGCTATCCTTCTTGCGACGCCGGTGCCAGAGGGGCAGAAGACGGTAGAGCATATCAAGAAGATATGGGCGGTGATCTATACGAAACGTCCAGTGGACGAGCGGGTATACACGGATATCCAGAAGTGGTACGACACGGAGTCGTGCCGTTCGGACAAGGACTGGCTGTATCGCAAGACGCTGGATCATCTCTACGCACGGATCATGCTGGTCGAGAACGCATCGACTCGGCTCGAACTATTCAAGCGGCTGCAGCAGGAGTGTGCGGAGTCGTATCGCATGTGCTGTGACGGGCACCTAAACCGACTGACGAACGTCATGGTCGGGTTCGATGATGCGTTCAAGCAGGCGGTGCCGAAGGGGCTGATCTTACAGGAGAAAATGGCAAAGATAGCGCAGATCGAGGACCCGGAAGAGCGGATGAAGACTGCGAAGGATCTGATGGTGGAGTTAGAAGTTAGTCCCGAGGAAGCAGGGGCATGGCTAGAGGCGATCGAGGAGTAATTACGAATTCATGGTGAAATAGGGGTTGAGGAAAGAGACTTGTCTTCAACCACCATTTTAGTTTATAGTAGAGTTCGGTCATGGTATTGTATTTGGGTTCTGCGGTTTGACGTTCAAGCGGTAGCGAGAGGGGGGCTATCGGATACATTTTTAGTTATTGTCCTTTGGTTGGATGTTTTTTCCGTTTTACACGTAACCGCTTGAGAAAGACAATATGTCCTCCCTCTACGATCGTCTAGGAGTTCAGAGGAATTCAGGGACGGACGAGATCAAGAAGGCTTACCGTACCCTTGCGAGGGAGCATCACCCGGACAAGGGGGGCGATCCGGAAAAGTTCAAGGAGATCCAGGAAGCGCACGAGGTTCTTACGGATGAACGGCGGAGGCAGGTGTATGATGCAACGGGATCGGTGAACGAGCAGCAGCAGACGCAGCATCACTCACAGGGTCCGGCGGCAGGGTTTCCATTCTCGGACATTTTTGCGAATATGTTCGGACAGGGAGGGATGGGTGGAGGAGGAGGGATGCCACCACCGCAGAGGGGGGGTAAGGGTCCGTCGAACTTGGTGAATGTAGGACTGAAATTGGAGAATTTCTATCGTGGGTTTGAGGTCAATATGAATTTTAAGCAGACAAAGAAGTGCCGAGACTGCGCAAGTTCGTATGTGACGTGTGGGATATGTGGGGGAGCAGGAGTGAGGATGATGGCGCAACGGATGGGTCCTATGATGATGCAGACACAGGTTCATTGTAATCCGTGCGGTGGTAAGGGTCAGACCGGGAATTCGCAAGGGTGTTCGGGGTGCGGGGGGAAGCGGATGGTGGACCGTGATCGGACACTGACGGCAAAAATTGTTCCTGGGATGCGAGAGGGTGAGCGTATCGTGTTTGAAGGTGAGTGTTCGGAGACACCGGAGTGTGATGAGCCGGGGGATATTGCCGTCTCCCTCCAGCTGGAGAGGGGGAGATACGAGTGGAGGGGAGACGATCTGTGGTGTAAACATCAGATCACATATGCGGAATCGATTCTAGGATTTGAAGTGATGATGAGCGATCATCCAAGTGGAAGTAATCCGGTCTATCGGTGGACGGATGGACCGCTTATTATTGGCAGTGTTCTGACAATGGCAGGTGGAGGAATGCCACGGAAGAATGGGGGGTTCGGAGATCTGAAAATTGCCATTGATATCCAGAAACCACAGGTTACCTTATCTCCTGCAGACCGGGAACTACTTGGCCGGATTTTTGGGATGCCAACGTTCGTGTCGGCCTCTTACCAACCACTGAAAACGAATGAGTAGTGTTTAAAGTATACCTATATCAAAATGGGGAACAAGAACTCTCCTCCTTCAGTGATGACAGACGTTGAAGTACGTCCTCGGTGCGTTCACCGTGGATGTATGTCAACTTCATATGCCGGGTTCGTGTTGTGTCTGGATCACACTATAGAAGCAAAACGGAAACAGGCAGAAGAAGACGAAGTGAAGAGTAATACTAAAAAGAATGGGACAGTGTTACAGTCTCGAACATAGTCCTGCTAGGTTATCAGCATCATCACGGGTTCGAAGAATCATAGAAAGTGGCGAAAATGGATACACGGATGGGATATACTACTCGGTAGCATCAAGAGATCCTACAAATGGACGAATTAGCATCAAAACAACGCCTGCGAACCAAAAAAAGTGATAAGGCGAAGGAGAAGAAGGGTAGGCCGTCGTCGAAACATGTGAGGCAGTATGAGAAGAAGGTGCGTTTTTCTCTCGTAAGAATACAAACCCAATGAGCAACCAGTCCCTTCTCCTAACGTTTGCGGTGGCGATCTTTATCGGCGGAGTGTTGAAGGACTTTTTCCAGACGGTCATTGCGAGCTTGGTGGCCCCCTTCTTTGTGCTGTTGGGCTCGGACGCCAAGGATTCTGTCGGCGGACTGACCGTAGATGTCGGCCCGGTCAAGCTGAAGGTCGGTGATGCGATCGGTGCGTTGGTGACGCTGGTCGTTGCCCTGTTCGTCACGGCGGCCCTGATGCCTTACCTCCGTGCTTACTCCCCTCTCCAGGGCGGCAAGCGGGCGTAAACAGCCAAAAACGAATACAGGAGACTGAAATGTTAGAGAAGAACAAGTGACAGAATGCCGAAGAACGTTCAAGGAGGATCAAAGCACAAGAAGGGATCAAACTCGGAATCATCAACATCAAAGAAGAACAAGAAGCTATTCGACAATCTCCTCTCTGACATTTATGGCGATGAGGATATTGGCGGTATTCATATTGGGCGTGTAGCTAAGAAGTTGGGGGATGGACGGATGGAAGTAGAATATTTCGAGGACGGGCGTCTGGAGACAGTGAAGGCACTTATGAAAGGATCTATTCGTGGTAGAGGCAAGAAGGATGCGTGGGTCGATCTGGGTGCGTTTGTAATTCTAAATGAGACGGGGGTCATGGGAACGATGGCGTTTGAGATTGTGATGCCACTTGATCCGCATCAGGTAGCCAGGCTGAAGAAGGAGGGGCTGGTGGACGAGCACTTCTTCGAGAAGACCACAAATGGTGGAGACATCGAGTTCGAAGCTCCAGAAAAGAAGGAGGAGGAGAAGGAAATTAACATTGACAATATATAGATGGAGGATACACATCTCCGCCCGCATCCGACCGAGGTTGCTGAGAAACATAATGTTAAGAAGAAGTTTGAATTACGTCGATCGGATGCTTATCATTACGCATTCAATCCACACGACTATGTGGATATCGACTTTTTCAATGTTCTAGATAAACCTACAAAGATCTATTCTGGATTACGCTACGCACTCGAATACGTTCAAAAACCCGTGATTTTTTTCACGGGATATGATGTGGGAGCTAACGATATGTTAGAAGCGTTTGTTCGCCACGTGGTGTGTTCCCTCGCAGTTCATGAGGGATCACACATAAATATCTATTTTTTCGATATGCGTAATCTCCGTGATATATCGCCGAGCATGCAGAGGCACATGGAAACGGAATTTAGCAAGCATGCTAAAGTTCCGGTCCACCTTGTGAATTCTGCATGTGTAGATCGTTCAACGTGTGTATACCTACAACGCTTCAAGGGTGAAAAAGAATTCGGATGGTGTATAGCCTGGGCCTTGTTATTCTTGGAGTATTTAACCAAGCATCCCCAGATCCTCGGAAAATCCTCAGAAGAAAAAAGGGCTGAGATTGCAAGGTTATACACCGATATAGATGAACGTCTATCGGAACCACGGTCAAACCATTATATTGAAAAATATTATATGCGGTTAATGGGTTTTTAGGTTAGGTTAGTTAGGAGAATTAGAGATAATCATATCTGGAAGTCTGGGAGCAACAACACGTGGATTCTGATTGGATAAGGTACGTTGATGTTCGGTACGATAATCGTACGAACATGAATGAACGGTATCCGGTTTGTGTATAGAGCAATAGACATTGCCACACTTACACGTCATGGCCGAGTAGGCTTTTCGCTTACACTCTCCAAATTTACAGCGCTCCATCTGTGATGTCTATATTTTCCGTGTAGGAAAGTATCCGTTTTATATAACAAGTAAGAAATGGCAGCAGTTGTACCAAACGTCATTGCAGATGCAAACCTTGTAGAAGGTGTTGCATACCGAAAGCTAACTATGGTAACCAAAGCCTTGGATAGCGGGGCGAATGTGAATCTTGTAACCCCTGAGAGTGGTAAGACACCCCTACATATTATCACCTCGATGGGACGACCCGCCGATAACGCAAAATTAGTCCCGATCGTCACACTTCTACTAAGTCGTGGGGCAAATCCAAACGTGCAGAATCTTGATGGAATGACCCCACTAATGTACGCAACGGCATCCGAAAACGCCGAGATAATGAAACTTCTTTTAGATGCTGGAGCGGATCGGACTATACAACAAAATAGTAGTAATGGAAGGACAGCATTACGTATTGCGAACGAATTTCGGTTCGCAGCTGGAATAAGTCTTCTTCAAGAGCGACAGGCAGCGGCATCTCCACTTGCTGGTTTAGCAGACGCTGTAGCATCAGTGGTAGCTTCTGCGGCTCCTCGGGATGTCAATAAGGAACTAATAGATGCTGCTCGGAACGGAAATATAGATAAGGTAAAGGAACTGCTGGATGCAGGTGCGAATGTGAATTACCAGGATGAAGACAAGTTAACTCCTATCATGTATGCGATATTAGGCGAACGCCTTGATATCGTGAAGGAACTGATTGCTCGGGCAGCGGATATAACGGTAGCCAATCATAACGGAGTTACTCCACTCCATCTGGCTGCATCTATCAATGACATAGAGATTCTGAAAAGGATCATTGATACACATCTCGCGGAAAGAGATGACCTTAATGCCCAGGATAACCGTGGAAACACTGCTTTACATCATGCTGCTGAGGGGGGGTATGCGAATGCAGTTATACTTCTTTTAAACAATGGGGCAAGTTCTACGATACGGAACGACGATAGATTGACTGCCTATGATATCGCCAATTCCCCGGAACTTCGTGCACTCTTTCCTGCTCCTCCTCCAGCGTATGTTTCAGCTCCAGACCCTGTACCGATTGAGTTTGAAGTTATGAAAATCCAGCTCAAAAATCAGAAAGTGTATGATTTTGAGGAAGTAGAGGAAGTCCCTATGCTCTCAGTTCTATCGAAATCGAACAGTGTTATTTTCAAGGCGAAGGAGTCATATTTCACACTGCCACTGACTACGATCGTAAAAGCAATCAAAGACGGATCGCATATTCGACACAGGTGTAAGGCACAGTTGGAGGGAGCACGAGCACCTTATGAGCGGGATGTAGATATGGATCACCAGTATTACTACATCCAGGGCATTGGCAATTTCTTAGTTTGGTTAGATCAGATACAGCAGGGGCTTCTACAGGACTACCGGATTTTTGATGTCGAAGAGACAGATGAAGAGTTAGACAACGTCGCTTCGGCACAGAGTGTTCAGAAGAGTCCGGGAACGAACCGGTATGGAAATCCTGTGAATATTGTAAGTGCAGATCATTGTCAGGCTGGAACGAAGCAGAAGGTGTTTAAACTTATCCCGATAATTTTCACGGATGAAGCCCAGCCTCCTCCAGGAGAAAAGCGACGGAGGGTTGAGGAAGAACAGTCGGAGGCGTCGCAGGCAGCGGATATTCTGCGTGGACTGCGGACAGCTGGGAAGAGGACATGGAAGCGTAAGGGGAAGGGGCGGAAGACCAGGAAGGCTCGGAAGACCAGGAAAAGTCGCAAGTAAGTATAAGTATAAGTATAAGATGTCAGGTCCACCAGGAGACTTTCCTGCCGATAAACTTGGTCAAGAGCTTCTCAGAGAGGTAGGGGAGGGTGATCTTCAGCGTGTTTTACAACTGCTGAATGAAGGTGCGGATATAAATTATCGTGGACGTTCAGGAGAGACCGCACTGATGGTAATTGCATCGGATCCAACTTTAGATATGTTTAAGCTACTTCTGGAGAAGGGAGCAGACAAAACCATCAGAGCTAGTCCCGATGGTGAATTTTTAGGGAAGACCGCATTGGAACTTTTTAGAATTTACCTAATACGTGATCCTGACTACGCCGATGGACCAGAAATCATTCGTCTTTTATCCGATCCAGTAGCTCCACCGGGAGGAGAACCGGCAGGTGGAGCGAAGAAGAAGAAAAAGAAAACAGCCGGTCGGCGGTTCACACGGAAGCAGTGTAAGAAGTTCACTTGCAAGAAGATGGGGTTCACGCAGAAGGCATCGTGCCGTCCTTATAAGAATTGTTACAAATCCAGGAAAACTCGCAAGTAAGTATAACTAGTAGAATGGATCACGATGCAATGGGAAGGGCTCTCATACAAGCGATAGGTGCTGGCGATATTGATATGGTTCGAGGGATTCTTGCCAGTAAACCAGCCCTAATCAACTATCATTTTCAAGGTGGTTATACCCCTCTGGCTGTAGCCGTGGGTATCGTAGATTTGTATCAGGTGATTCTATTACGGAGCAGGGGAGCGGATAAGATGGCTGAGATTCGGAAGCCAGCAGATCGAGACAAGGATAAACCAAAGAATGCAATGGAACTTGCTGTAGAACAGGAAAAGAAAAATCCTGGAGACGAAGACGTTCTGGCTATTGCCTTTTTTCTAGCAGATCCTGGCACACCGAATTTTGTAAAGTTTGAAAAACAACTTGCGGCCCTTGCGAAAGATCCAGCGTATCATTTTGACTCTGAAAATGCTGAATTGATGGCCCGTGGTGCGATGGAGAAGCGGAACGTTACAGACAGTATTCTCCGTGCGGTTGAAGAGCGGGTGAAAACTAAAGTGCGTGGTCTGAAGGGGAAGGTCATGACGGAACTAAAAGCTGTTCCTATTCCCGGAGCACCAGAATACGAGGCAGCAAAAGCGAGGTTTGAAGGGCGGAGGGGTGGTCGTGGTCGCCGGTCAACGAGAGGACGACGAGTAAGTAAGAAACGGCGCACTCACAAACGCTAGCGCTGCGATCAAGGCAACAATATCCACTGTCCGTACGATCTTCTGCCATTTCAGGGGGAGCTCCTCAACTTCCTTCTTATACTGGGCTGGTTTGAAGGGGGCCGAGATCCAGCCTAGGAGGGTGGGTTTCAGATGATCGTTACAGTCGTACCACACATCATACCATGCCATCAAAATATATCCCGTGAATGCGAGACCTATTGTGACGGCACGTTTGAAGGCGATATCGTAGGGCGTTTTAAGAGCAGGCCAGGGAGGCATCCAGTAGATGGCAATCAAGAGTCCAGAGAACGCCAAGCATTTTGGGTTGAGAGCCAAAGGAGTTCCAAATAATCCACCTCCCATTCTATCCTATATTATCTTGTGTATGGTAAGAATAAACAGATAAATGTCTGGTGGTCGCTCTACATACTTTGGACTCCCTGATAATGCAAATGGTGGACGGGCAGGTGCTGCCGACCAGTCTGATCTCCTGAAGGCTATCAAGCTCCAGGCAATCCTGAAGACCGTAAATGCTGGAGCAAAGAACGTCAACACCCGTCTACATACGGAGTCGGCGGTTCAGCGTGCGTCATACAGGCCGAATCAGCTGGCGATACAGCGTAGCATATTTTATAGGCCGGTATAAGCAATAGTAGGGATGTCAGAAGAAATCAAGAAGCAGGTAGAGGTCCAGGCAAAAGCTCTTCCACCTGCATCCTTGGCAACGCTAAAACAGCTCCGGCAGGAGAACTGCGGACAGACATCCAAAGATTTTCACCTCCAGTCGTTCCAGGTATTTGTGCGTCGTATGTTGTCCCCCGACAGTCCTACTCGCAATATGCTCCTGGTTCACGGCACGGGCGTTGGAAAAACCTGCACTTCGATCCAGGTGGCGGAAGAATACATCTTGCGACCGGAGTTTCAGGATAAGAAGGTCCTAGTCTTAGCAACATCAACCGTCCAAGAAACATTCCGATCACAGATTTTCGATGTGAACCGTGTGGAACAGGATCACGGGATCTTGCGGTCGCAGCAGTGTACGGGTAGGCGATACCTCGATATGCTGGAACGTGCCCGCTCAGAAGAGTTGCGATGGGAGAATCCGGAGAACCGGGAACGGCTGAATACGATCGTCCAGAAAATGATTGATGATTTCTATGAGTTCTCGGGGTATATCCAGTTCTACAATTTGGTGGAAACGAAACGTATCAAGTTATCTCCCGCAGACTTTGAGGCGTGGGTCCACGAAACATTTGATGGCCGTCTCCTCATTCTAGATGAGGCGCACAAAATGAGTGAGGACGAGTCGGAAGAGGCAAAGGGAACGTCGGACAGTATTCAGCGAATTGTGAAGATTGCGAATGGATTGACACTGGTTCTCTTGACAGCAACACCGATGTATGATTCCTTCCAAGCTATCATCCTATTTTTCAACATCTTCCTGTGGAACGATAAGCGGCAGAAACCCGGAGACAAACTGAGTCCAGGGACATTCTTCAAGGCAGATGGATCCTTCAAGAATGCGGAAGCGGAATCACGGTTCCGAGGATGGTGTCACGAATATGTATCGTTCATTCGTGGCGAGAATCCGTTCACGTTCCCGTTCCGTCTTCCTCCTCCGCAATCTATAGTAGCCCTCATCGATCGCAAGACAGATTTCAAGGGAAAGAAGATCACCGAGCCCCGCAAGTATTTGCCTCTTGTGGTCTCATATGCCGAAGGAGTCCAGAAAGAGCGGGTCCAAAAGGTGGCGGGAAAGATTCAGGAGGATGTGATTCCAACGATTGTTGTGTCACCGGACGGACGGTCGATTGTGAAATGTTTCGAGAAGGCAACAAATACGGCTCGGTTTCAGTATCGGTATGCCAAAGATGTCCCGGCGTTCTTGAGCCCTTCGCAAGTGGGGGTTCATGCCGCCAAATTTGCTACAGTCATCAAATGTATCCAGGAATCGACAGGAATTGTTTTTGTTTACTCCAACTACGTGCGTGGTGGAGCTCTCCAGTTCGCCATGTCTCTGGAAGAGCACGGGTTTGATCCGGCGATTGGAACACGTCTTCTGGAAAATCCGTCGGGGGAGTATACAGGTTCATCCAAGGGCAAGTATGCGTTCTTGACGTCGGATATGACGGACAAACAAATTGCGATCCTGATTCGTCGTCTACGAAAGCCGGAGAATTCGACGGGACAAGATATTCGTGTGATTGTGGGATCCTATATCATTTCAGAGGGTGTGGATTTCAAGAATGTACGACAGGTTCATATTCTGGATCCGTGGTTCAATATGAGTCGTATGGAACAAATTATTGGACGTGGACTGCGCACGTGCTCGCATTCGTCGCTTCCGTTCGAGGAACAGAACTGCACGGTGTATCTGCATACCCTGCGATACTCTGATTCTACCCAGGAGACGTATGATGAATATATTTATCGAGTGTTTGTGGAAAACAAGGCGAAGGCGATTGCGAAGGTGAAGCGTATCCTAGCAGAATCGGCGGTGGACTGCACGACACAAATTTCTACAAATCAACTTCCCGATGCTTGGCGGTCGCTGATTATTCCGCAACGAAGGGCACAGGATCGGGAAATGGTAGAAATGCCATTATCGGCCATGTCTGCCCCCACATTCGAAGATGGAACGGTAGCTCTAGTATGTGCGGTAGGAACAGCATCTGCTCCCGATGAAACGTATTCTCGTCCGCTCAGCTCGTATCTGGATATTCGTGATGAAGTGTTCGACGAAGTTATTCGGCTATTCAAGGAAAAGCCACTATGGAAGCGTGACGATATCCTACAAAAACTAACATATGCCCCAGCAGTTGTAACGTATATTTTGGAAAGTGCAGTAGATTCGCATTTGAAGCTGAAAGATCGGTCAGGAAGGATAGGAACGCTCGAAAACCGGGATGGAGTGTATGCGTTCCTGCCGGAGAACGGGAAGGATGCCACAATGTTCGAGAGATCGGTAGCGGATTCCGGCGATATCCCCATTCCGGTAGATGTTCCAGCCGATGTTGTTGAACCTGAACCGGCGGCGAAAGCTGATATCAAAAGTATCGCAGAGTTGAGGGCTGGGTTCGAGTATCCCCTACTCTTCACACCGTTTAGTCGGGAAGTGATTGAATGGTTCCTAGTGGATCAGGTGATGAAGCCAGAGGATAAGCAGGCGCTCATCTTGTCCCGCCCAACGCCTACACCAGCATACGCAGAAGGACTAGAACTTCCGGGAATTGGATTTGTGATGGGACACGAGAAGGTTGTAGATTTCGAAGGAAAAGCGGTAGATCTTACCGGAACAGACCGGGATGCGTATAAACTGTGGGCTACAGCGCACATGGAACGCATTGCGGGACAAATTAAGGATGGGAGAATTCTGTGTACGTGTGAAGATCAGGTTTTCAAGCTTGCGGCCTTCGAAGTTGTGGAGGGACATATCCAGCGAGTGAAGCGGACAAAAACAGTGAAACCAAAGGCGTGTGGATCGTTCGATGCCAGTCCAGAGCTGGATACACTGGTGAAAGATGCAGGAATGGTCTTTCATCCCGATGCGAAGGGGAAGAAGAAGCAGTGTATTTTCATTAGCATGGTGGTGCGGTCGGGAAGCGACAAATTCGTTTGGGTTCTTCCAGAGATCTGGTCTGTTATTTCTGGACCGGAGTATGCAGCGACTCTAAGGAGTAAAATCGTATAAAACAGATCCGATGCTAAGTATAACATGTCGGTAGGAAAAATGTTTGAGCGGCGAGAGTTGACTCGGATCCTCAATATTCCGTCAAAGCATGTGCAGCGGAACATCCAATCTTCCCTTCTGTCGCAGCTGAAAGGTCAGATCGAGGGTCGGTGTGGAATTGAAGGATACGTCCAGCCAAAGACAAGTGTGATTCTAGACTATTCTCTGGGAAAGTTGAATATCCTGCGCTCGGGTGTGACCTACCAGGTCAGGTTCCAGGTGGATATCTGTTATCCTCGCAAGGGTCAGATCCTGCGTGTTCCTGTTGTCTTCCGTTCAAAGATTGGAGTGCACGCAGAACAGTCGCCCCTGCGTGTCCTCCTGCCTCGTGACCTGCATATTGGAAACCCAGACTTCGAAGCGATTCAGGAGAAGGATGAAATCGAGTTTGAGGTCTTGGGCGCAGAGTTCAAGCAGAATGACGAGCAGGTGTTTGTCCTGGGAAAGCTGATTAAGCGTATCCCTGCTGCGGCGGAAGAGAAGCCAGAGGCTGTCATCCCTGTGACAGAAGAGGTTGTGTCAACCGCCCCGACCACAGATGGTGTAAAGACAGTGACCGTTCAGGAGTCGGCAACGCAGCCAGCGAAGGAGCCAGTTCGCCGCAAGAGGAAGCTGGGCCCGGCGGCTGGTTTAGAGGCACCAACCACACTACAACTAAATGTCAGTCTCGGCGGAGAAGCTCCTGCCTCTTCTTGAGAAGCTAGAGCAGAACGAGCACGAGCAGATTTTTAAGATCATCCGCAAGTATACGAATGAGTTCACCCGTTCGGATACTGGCGTATACGTATCATCAAAGAACCTTCCCGGCGAGTGTCTGGAGGAGATTGAGCGATACATTGCGTTTTGTTTCGACCAGCGGGCACACTTAGAGGCTGGAGACGTAGATAGGAGTAAGTACGAGAAACTCGCTAAAACGGGTAAATCTGGTCGTTTTTGATCTAAGAAACTAACAATGGAGCGGGCACTAGAGAAAACCCGTCAGTCGGCAGATATTGCCGAGTTCATCAACATATCCAACACAGATCCACGGGCGGAGTTCGAGGCTAAGGTACTAGCCGGTCGGATCCAGACTCGGGATGTCGCCGAGCGTATTCTCAAAGCTATCAAAACAATCGCACCTGAATCGACCGAGGAGCAGCGCCTCACATGCATTTATCCCCAGGATATTCGAGTTCACGTTTTGGGTGCTGGAAATATTCACAAAGTATGTGTCACAAAATCGTTCAAGGATATCCCGCTAGAAGTTGAGCGCAAGACTCGGTATTTCGAGTCGGTCGATCGAGCGGATACAAAGGCGGCAGTTGCGACGAGTCGTGACGTCCTGGATATCACCGACTTCTTCTGTCGTTTCTCGCTGAAGACCGAGAAGCATCTAAAGAAGGACTATAGCGGCGATCCCGACGATCCGGCGGCGCATGTTCGTGTGATCCACCGCCAGTCGTTCAAGGTTCCAGGAGGAGAGTTCCGTATCGACTTCTCGATGGTGAAGACCAAGAACACGGCGAAGGAGGGGATTCGTGACGTTCTCAAGAACCCGCCACAGTATGAGCTGGAAGTAGAGTATACCCCGAGGAAGGATCCTCGTCCCGCCAAGGAGATCCAGCGAGTTCTGTACCGTGTTCTGGAAACGATCCTGGGATCATATCAGGAGACCACACACATCCTGCCGCTGTCGGATCTGCAGAAGTACGCACAGGAGTTCAAGACGTCGGGCAACCTGTTCTACAATCCGGTAACACTGGAACGCCGGCATATTGTCCGTGATCGTCCCTACAACATCCTGAGCGGATACACCGTGACAAACAAGGCAGACGGACAGCGATGTGGTCTGTTTGTGACCCGGGATCGCCGGGTGGTGCGAGCCAATCCGAACGGCCAGGTAGTGTTTACGGGCCTCACTGCCGCCTCTGACGCCCACAATGGAGATTTCCTGGACGGCGAATACATCCCGGAGAAGAATCTATTCTGTATCTTCGATGTCTACCACTACAAGGGGCGAGACACGAAGCCTCTTCCTCTGTTTACGACGGATGAGGATATCAAGAAGAATCCGCTCCTGTCTCGTCTGGGGTGTGCTCGGCAGTTTGTGCGGGATACGGCAACAGAGTTCTCGAGCGCATCGGAGACAACACTGCGGATCGAGACCAAGCTGTTCTTGGCGGGAGAGGGTGCGGCAATGGAGGATGCGATCAAGACGATTCTGGATACAGAGTTCGAGTATGAGACGGATGGCTTGATCTTCACGCCGAGGTCTTCGCCAGTAGCACCGCATCTAGATACGAGGGGTAAGACATGGACTCGAGTCTACAAATGGAAACCTCCGCACCAGAACTCTATCGATTTCCTAGTGAAGTTCGAGGACACACCGATCTACGATGTGGTTCGAAAAGAGATGGTGAAGAAGGGGACGCTGTATGTCGGTCGCACGCCGGGGCTGGATATTCTGTATCCCTGCGAAACTATTACGGGGGAGTATGTGCCTCCGAAACTTCCGCCGGAGTTCATTCAGCTAGCAGATTCTGGGACACGTGTTCCTTCGCCGTTTCAGCCGGCGGCACCTCGGTATCCTGATGCCTATGTCATTCACTGCCCTCTGAACGATAAGGGTATTCCAGTTGACAAGGATGGGAACAAGGTGGAAGACAATACGATCATTGAATGTTCGTATATTGTCGACAGCCGGTCGTGGACGGTGATGCGGACCCGATACGACAAGACGTATCTCTACCGTGTTCTGCGGAGGGCGGAGTTTGGAAACGATATCAATGTCGCAGACTCGATCTGGACGTCGATTCATGTCCCGATCACGGAGGATATGCTGAAGATGGCTTGGACGAGTCCGCCAGACGATACGTTCGAGGACGATATGTATTACCGTGATGACGAGAGTTCTCGTGAGCGGAATCAGGTGCGGGCATTCCACAATCGGGTGAAGGAGGGGCAGTATTCGGCGTATGTGGTTCCGGGCAATACGTTGCTGGAGTTGGCGGTAGGTCGGGGTGGAGATCTACACAAGTGGCGGCGCACCAAGCCGTCGAAGGTCTTGGGCCTAGATATCTCAGCAGCAAACATAAATATGCCGAGGCAGGGAGCGTGTGTCCGCTACCTCAACGAGAAGAAGCGTTCGAACGAGTTTCTGCCGAAAGTGTTGTTCGCACAGGCGGATATGACGAAGACGTTTGAGGAGCAGGAGTCACGGTATCTCAAGATCGTGTTTGGCGACGAGCCGGCAACGACACCATACCTTGCCGAATTCAAGGGGATCGCTGAATGGGATTTGGTAGCGTGCCAGTTTGCACTACATTATGCGTGTGCGTCAGAAGAGATGTTCCGGACGTTTGTGGGAAATCTGAAACATTGTAAGACGATCTTCTTCGGCACAGTCTTGGACGGACAGGCGGTATACTCCCTCCTAATGGGGAAGGAGAGGCACACGTTCCGGTCGAACGGCAAGACGCTGGCGGAGATCACGAAGAAGTATGAGGATGCGGGGCAATGGAAAGACGAGTTCGGACAGCAGATTGATGTTCTGCTGGAGTCCACAGTCAAACCGTCTCCGGAGTATCTGGTGCCGTTTGAGGCTGTCACACGGATCCTGGGCGAGGCAGGACTGGAGTTGATTGATTCGAAATCGTTCAAGGATATTTATGCGACGCAGAATCAGGTGGTTCTGGATAAAGCGGAGCAGGAGTTCAGTTTCCTGTACCGCACGTTCGCATTCAAGCGGGTGGAGAAGGCCAAGGAGAAGGAACCCGAAGCTGAGAAAGAGGAAGAGGAGGACACGGAACCGAAGCCTGAGGAGGAGGAGGAGACGGAAACGAAGCCTGTGACGGAGCCTGTGCGTCGTAAGCGGATCGTGAAGGCGAAGGAACCCGCAACTGCTCTTCCAGAGATCCTGTTCTTCTTCTCGAAAGATCCCGAGAACAAAGAGTTCTCGAACTTTTACGAGACGGAGTTTGAGCTGGATGGTCTAAAATACAAGTCGGCAGAACATGCGTATCAGGGAATCAAGGCCAAGACGTTCGGGGATGAAGAGGCGTTTGAAAAAGTTATCAAGGCCAAGTCGGCACAGTCTGCGAAGGCGGCGGGGAAGAAGGTGAAGGATTATAAGGAAGAGACGTGGAAGGAGAAGAAGGATGAGATCATGAAGACAGTGTTGCGTGCCAAGTTCACGCAGAACTTGGAACTGCGGAAGAAGCTGCTGGATACCGGGGATAAGGTGATTGCAAATGCGGATTCTCGTGATAAGTATTGGGGTATTGGAACGTCGGCGAATACGTCGATGGCAACAGATCCCAAGAAGTGGAAGGGAGAGAACAAGTTGGGAAAGATGCTGGAAGAACTGAGGGCACAGATCAAGGCGGAGTAGAGGAAAACGAATACATTCTATAGTTTTTCATTGGAGATCATCTGACTACAATGGAAAAGCATATTTACTCGCAACATATCCCGGCTACCAATCCCCTCAACACATCTCTTCATCATGCTATCATTCTCAAGGGGAATAAGGTCTTGGCCTCGGCATTCAACAAGGTTGGATCCAGGTCACGAGGGTGTGGATACTGGGAAAAGACAATTCACGCAGAAGTGAACGTCGTCAAGAGTCTGGGAGATCTCTCTCAGTTGAAGGGCGCAACACTGATTGTGGTCCGTCATGGACCGGATGGAACTCTTAGGTGTTCCAAACCATGCCAGAACTGCCGGAACTTCCTACAGAAGTGTATGGACGAATACGGTCTTCGCAAGGTTATTTACTCTTAGAAATGCGCTTATAATACTCTTCATACGATTCCTCTTTCTGAACGGCAGTATTACTGAGAACAGGGGCAACCCATCGATCAGCCAATCTTTTTCCAACTTCTTTTGTGGCCTGGTCTTCCGTCATTTCTCCACGTTCAATCCGGCGTTTCTGGTTGAGCATGTAGAAAAACATGGCATCCAACCCATCCTCCGCATGTTTCTCGAAGATGGAGGGATAGTTGTAGTGCAGAGTAGGATTCTCCTCCTTCAGTTTTTCCATATACTGAGTCTTATCTGTATTCTTGAGCGCCTTCCACTTTTTCTTACTGTCGTCCATATCACGGACGAGACTCTGGATCTCGGTAGCCTGGTAATCTTTATCGTCCATTATTCCTTTTCTATTCTTGCCTGTAAATAATACGTATATGCCGACGCAGGAAGTTCTAAAAGACGGCACAATTGTTCCGAAGGTAGATGCGCCCGCTCACCCCGGTGCGATTCCGCAGGTCGTTGCTGGATCCCCCATTCAGGCGGCTGCTGCGTCTGTAAATGACAAGACATCAACACAGGCGGAAGCTTTAAGCGTTCTAGGTGGAAAGGTAGGTGGTCGGCGTCTCCGCACTCGTCGGCGGATTGCGAATCTCCGGCGTGTTCAGCGTATTATGATGCGTGGGGGAGATATAGAAATCAAGAATGTCCCGAATATGCCGAGTGCAGGAGGTGTTGACCCCAAGGCTACGTTTGCAAAGATGCTGGAAGTCCAGCACCAGGCGGCGGCCGATGCGCAGTTTGATGACCTTGGAAACGCACCTCCGAAACTTATGCCACCGGTAGGAGGACGGCGGCATAAAAAGAACACACTAAAACACAAGAAGGGGAAGAATGGCTCTCGGACTAAGCACAGACATGTTCGCAAACATCGGGGGTCTTCTCGCCGCACTCATCGTGTTCGTCGTAGTCGCCGGTAGTTACTTCATGTTTGCGCAAAAAATGATGATCCGGTCTGACTACTTTATTGTTTTATTCATACTTGCGCTGGCATTGGTAGCATACCTCACAGTGCGAGCATATTACGATACACAGTTCAACACGAAGGTGTCGGTATGATTGTTTTAGAATACGATACAAGGTGAGGCTCAAGAAGTTTGACGAAGTCAGTACAGTCTTCGTGAGATTTAAGAGCTGTCAAATTGATCTTGCCCGTGCGGAAGATACACGCCGTCCATCTCTGTGGGAATACTACTTTGACACATGGAGACACATCAGGTTCAAACTCGGCCTGAATTCCGTTCTCCTGGAAGTATCGCTGTAAAGCCACCCGGGAAATTGTCATAGAGTTCATGAATGCCGTGGAATAGTTCATGAGAAGAACACGACGCTCGAGGTGCTCCCATCCTCCCTCCTTGAAACACTCGGGAGCCAACATATCCTGAAGAATACGGAGACTGGAGTGTTCGTAAAGAGGATCCAGAACCCCTGTCATATGGAAGACTCCGTTATGAAAGATCTTGATAGTGATCTCCTTCTCTGGGAGCTTACCTTCGCCATTGTTGAGAACTACAATCGTCACAGAATTGTGTCCGAATCCAGACGTAGTCACGGCCTTTGGATTCCGACGCTTAATACGATCCCGCTTCGACTCTCCACGACGCAGGATTCCCCTCTTTTCAATCTTGATAATTCCACCCTCAAGGGGAGTGTTTCGGAGCATGATATCCGTATCCAACTTCATGTTGTAGGAGTGGAGAACCACCATGGTCGAGAGTCTTGGAGTCACTAGCATTTCTTTCGTTCTTGCTCCCCACCACTATCAGCTTAGAGGTTCCGTTTTTCCATGAATAGGGGAGGAGTAGAGGATTGCTAACAACCAAGGCAACCGTACACTCACGAAACACCTTGCGACATGCGGCTTCCTGAGGGGGCGAAATCATCAAGAGTGGATCAAGGAATCCAAGATAAATGGATGCGCCTGGATGATGAGAGCATATTGTCAACATTGTTTCGGATACATCGGCTGCTCGGGTTTTCGAGATGTCAATATAACCGGTAGGAAGAGCAGCTCGGGCAATCTTATCACATTCTACAAGGTTGAGCCCGGCATATACCCAGAGCATTCTTACTATATTAACACTTAATGAAGTGTAAACAAGTAACGGGCCTGCTGTATATCTCCCAGAATTTCGTCACGAATATTGAGGAGATCAGTGTCGTCCTTTGATAACTGTTTCGGCAGGCTTTTGGTGAGCCACCCAATTGCCTCTTTCATCAGTTGGGGAGCCCGCTTGTCATTGACATCATAGATCTGCAACTTGCCGGTGGACGCTGTCATCTTGGGGCGACCATAGCGGCCCATATACGCCTCAGTAAACTTATCAATATTGGCATCAAGGCTTGTTACCAAGTCATCAGTAGCCTTGTGACGACCGAACGACATCGTCTGCCAGTGGTAGAGTTTGACCTGATTACGTAGAATCAACAGAACGTGGAGTATTTCTGCTGACATTTATATATGCTTTCTAAATAAATGCTTCAGCATCACACATCGTCCGCAAAAAAGGTCTGGCGGAAGGTGAAGAAGACAATTCTAATTGATTCCCGTGATCGTCAGATTACCGGAGCATCTTCCCCTGGAAGCTATAGCGTTATTCTACCTGCCGTGTATAGCAATGTCTATTCAGTAACTCTTCGTTCCTATGAAATCCCGCTGACTTACAATACATTTACTGCGTGCCAGGGAAACACCTCGTTGAGTGTGACATACACGCCAAGCGGAGCAGCTACGTCCACAACTACAATAACAATCCCCAATGGCAATTACACGACAACAACTCTCCCTACCACACTTACTACAGCTCTCAAGACAATTTCAGCTGGACTATCTGCTACCTGGTCGGGCAATACACTTCTCACAACAATTGCTAGCACAAACGCTAACGACCAGATCGTCCTGAATATGTCTCCATCAGCCAATGTTAACTGCGGTGCTGGAACGAATACCCCGTCATCAACTGGATGGGGACTAGGATACTTTCTAGGGTTTTATCCGCAGACGTATACGTCGGTAGCAGGGTCGATAACTAGCAGTTTTATGATGAACCCCAATCCGGACACATATGTTCTCCTCGAACTTGCTGGGCTCAACAAGCTAGACGAGACTGGATTGGACGGGCGTGTGGCTGGACGTATTGACGGAGCATTTGCCAAAGTTCCACTCACACAGAATACGGGGGAATACCTTTTCTTTGCTGATGTGGGCTATTCTCCCCTGAACCAGCGCATCTACAGTCCTCCGGTTGCCCGTCTAGATCGCCTAACAATCCGGTGGCGGCGGCATGATGGTCGCACGATTGATTTCAATGGTGGAGAGCATTCCTTCACCCTGGAACTCGAGTTACTCGATAACAATTTCGATGAATATTCTAGTCTGGAGCTTGCTCGTTAAATTAGTATATCCTGGTCTGATCGCACCTGCCGTCGGGGGCAGCAGTGTTGGCGGCTACCACAGCGCTATTATCATTCTGACGAAGACCGAAATGGTTGACCTGGTCGTATGGTTGTACGACATGGTAAGCCGGACGAAGTACAGGAAGAGCACACTGGATCGCCTTAGGGAAGGTGACGTTGTCGGTAAGGAGATCGGAGCATCCAGCCGACCGTAACTTAGGAACAGGGGTGTAGTTGAAAAAGTCGGAGGCATAGGCGTTTCCAGCGATGCGGGCTGTAATGTTGGCCGACGTATTGTTCGGAATGGTACCACCGCCCTTCATGACGGGGGTTGGTTCCAGGGTATCAAGAGGGCGTCCAACCTTGAATAGGGGGTGGAGATCACGAGACGCCAGTTTGCGCACACGGTCTGTGTATTCCGAACTTGACTGGAGATTGACAGTATTCACCGGAGGAGCATTGAGAGTCTGCTCGATCTTCTTGCGCTGGAGAGCGAGAAGTTCCGATGACGAAAAAGGGCGGCGAGCCTGGAAGGTTGGCCGTCCAGTAGCAGCACTGTTGTTATGAGGCCATGGGCTAGATGATGAGACTGACATGTAATTATATACTCCTTACAAAAGTTCTACGTGTGTCAGCATGTGACGACGGCAGCATTCACGAGTCAACCCCAGTTCGTCCATTGCCCGACCCTCCGCTGTCTTCTGAGTCGTCTTGGTAAGATACGGAATAGTTGTATCCGTCCGACCGTCCTTCTTCTTGCCCTCCTCGACAAGTTCAACATACTTGAGCCACTTGTCGGCGAGAATCCCTCCACACGTATAGCAGCGAATATCGATCGGCATTCTGTATGTCCTTGTCTTCCATTGCCATATTTCTTGTTCCGTTTTAACAAAGATGCTGGCCACGCAGAGAGATATATACGTATCGCTTGCACTGGTGACAGTGTATGCGTTCACTGCCCTGATTGGGATCCCTAAAATTATGCTAGATGCGGTCTTGACACAGCCTATGTTTACACGCATTGTGTGGCTGTTCTTCATTTGCGCCCTCCTCTTCACAAAGCACTACCTGGCTGCTGTTCTTACGGTTGTCCTAGGTCTGCGTGTGTCATTCGAGAGCCATTCGTCCTACAAGTTCTCGCACGACGGAATTCTGGCGGAGTATGCGGCTCAGGAGAAGAAGGATCCTCGCTTCGACCCCGCATCTGAGTTAGATCTCAAGATGGCGAATGAGACACTGTCTGTTGATCCTGCTCGCTGGGTCGATCCTGGTCGTTCGCCGATCCCCCTTCTCCTGTTTCCCCCGACCACGCAGCAGCTATCCTTGATCGGGAATAACGGCAAGTGAGGACGGCGGAGGTGGCATATGAAACGCTGGAGAAATAGGATTCTTCAGAGGATTAGGAGGAAGATGCTTTTTGTAATAGGTTAGAACAGGTGAGGCCGGAGGTTCCGAAACCTGTCGCACAATTCCAGACGGCGGCTTGGTCGACATATTCACTCGTATGTGGTCCAATTCTCCAACGATCTCGGGCTTTTCTAGGGTTGCGTTAGTTTCAACTTTTTTGTTGAAGCGACGTATAATGTTTCCGTGAATCACAGGACACGATTCTTCTAGACGATCTTGTTCTAGACGAATCACTTTCAAAAACTCTTGGGCGTTTGCCCGTTGGTCTCGCCTGAGAGCCAGTTCGTTGGAAATAACACGGTAGAGTTTTCCGTAGGCGATAGAGGCAATGCGATGACCTTCCCCAGACTGTGGAGCTTTCAGAAGTTGGTTGATAGATGTCAGGACCCCAGTCGCAATAGTGGTAATTCCCACGGCAACCGTGACATACGTTTGCGCTACAGGGTTAAGTTGTGTCAGTCCGATCGTTGTCGCCCCTGCTAGGGCAGTTAAGGTTACGCTAGGGACAGAAAGCCAAAAATTCCATCGGTCGTAATACACTTGAGATTGGGTATGCATCCATCGCATACAGTTTGCCTTGTCTCCGATGGACGATAAAAGAGTTTCATGAGCGCTATTCCAGCTATTGGCAATATCGCTTGAGGATTCAGAGGTGTCTTCCAGCTTTTTGAGCGACTCTTCCATCCCCTTCCTTATTACCATGCGAGTTCAAGTTCAGAGACGCTCCAGTATTCCGAAGAACCGTCGGGGAGGTGGCGGCGCATAATGAACGGAAGCTTGCGCTCAAGAATCTCACGTTCCGCAATCTTCCAGAAGAAACGAGGATCGTCACGGTTGAATTCCTGGACCGGAACGATCGGGGGCGCACCGTCATAGAGCTGCTGAGTCCGCATGGATAGGAGAGCAGTATACTCATACTTACTAAAGAAGGGGAGAGTCACACGAGGGGTCTCCTGAGACTTGACAACATCCGCACGATGAATAAATTCGGTCATTCTTGTTATTCTTCAGACAAGGTTCTTTGTAATTCGTTTTTACAGTCTCTCCAAATCCCTTTACGCAGGGAATAACCAGATTTACAAGTAAGAATGCCTTCCCTGATAGATAAGCTAGAAGAGATCGTTGAAGCAGAAGCATGTGCTGCAGAGGAGAAAGGTTTCCGTCGAGGTCATCGGGATGGATACTGGAAAGGAATTGCTCTTACGCTTCTCGCAACAACCATCGCAAATTTCTTCTTACTTTCGCCGCTTCTGAGTCAGAAGCTGTTTCCGTTTGTCACACCGAACTTTACGCAGTGTCTTACCGTGAGGCCAGAGCAGGCGTGTCGTACATACTGCAATAGCCCCACTTTCCTTGCTTGATCCCTTACGAGCCTTAATTGTTTTACGAACTCCCTTAATACACCGACAGAACTTCTCGGCTTCACCAGATGTCTTGTGGGCCATTGTTTTCTTATCTTAAACTACGAAAAACGGATCGGGGACTCCCCATCTGTTTTTGGTAGTATACAAAGCGAAAATGAACGGCTCGATTACGTCTATTCTTCAGGACCACACCACTATGTCGCAGGCTAAGATCTATGCTATGCAACACATGGACATGCACAATATCATTGAAGGTCTACGTGATGCGATCGGTTACCCCGAGAACGACCGCCGGATCCCCCTGTTCGAGTATTACCGCACGGACGTGGATACGGAGACGCCCCGCCTACGTCAGCGTCTGCCGAACGGGGTGCCGCTGGATTTGACATTCAACAACGGCCTGTTCGCCCTCCTTCGCAAGATGTTTGATATCGAGGGTCGGATCGTGGAGGTCTATGATCGTCGCAAGATCAATCGTAGCGACGGTAAGCTAAACCCGCACGTTCGCCAGGTCGTTCTATTCGTCCGGGGGCGGGGGCGGGGGCGGTTGTAGAGATGACGATTTCATGAATGGGTTATTAGCTGTCTGAGTAGGAAGGGGGTTGAAGGTTGTGCGAGACGAGGCAAATTTAGGTATTTTTTGGTTGTTGATAGGAGGAATGGTAAATGTTCGTGGCCGAGTAATCATGGTTTGAGGAGCCTGCTGCTCTTCCTGGAAGTAGGCAGGGGGGATGTCAACGGTTGTGTGTGCTACTGGGAACATCGGAGGCGAGGCAATACGGCGAGGACGGTTCGCAATATGGTAAGCAACAAGAAGAGTTCCTATGATACCGATGAGAGCACCTCCAGTTGCGGACCCCACGATGATTCCGATGTTGTTGGAAGCGGCAGAAGCGGCGGCGGCGGCGTTTGCAGAGGCAAGTTGGGGATTGTTGGAAGGAGTGTTTGTGACTGATTGAGTTCCTGTCTGGGAAAGGGACGGAGAGACTGAGGGAATAAGTCCAGGGGTATTTGTATTACTAAAGCTCTGTGTGAGGCTGGGTGTGGCAGTGAGACTTCCAGTGAAACTGGGAGTATTGGATCCAGTTGAGGAACGAGACGCAGTCATGGTATTGGTAAGAGTATTGGACGCAGAGGAACCGGGTGTAGCGGTGCGAGTAGCAGTGTCGGTAGCTGAAAGAGAAGCGGCCGCACGGGAACGAGTCCGAGTAGCAGTTATGGTGGGGGAAATAGAGGCACCGGCACGGGAACGAGTAGCAGTTATGGTGGGGGAAACAGAAGCAGCAGCACGGGAGCGAGTAGCAGTCACCGTGGGGGAAATAGTGGCCCCAGCACGGGAGCGAGTCCGAGTAGCAGTAGCAGTCGCCGTTGTGGTAAATAAGGCACCGGCACGGGAACGAGTAGCAGTAACCGTGGCAGAAACAGGACCAGCCATACGGGAACGGGTGCCGGTAGCCGAAATAGAGCCGGCAGCGACAGGAATACGGGAACGGGAAATTGTTGGGGAAACAGTAACAGCTGGGCGGAGGCGAGTAGCGGTAGCCGAAATAGAGCCGGCACCGCCAAGGGGAATACGGGAACGGGTAGCAGTCGCAGTCGCAGTCGCTGTTACACTACCTCCAGGAATGGTGGAGGGAAATGGGGTCTGCCCCCATCCTGACGAAACTGCCAAAGCAAAAAAGAATAGCTTCCTAATCATGTTTATGATTATTACTCTTACAACACGTAATTTATTTTATATTGTATCTTACCTTACCTTACCTACGTGCGGCCTGCTTCCACGATGTTCCGCAGGCGGTGCACTGATACATCCAGATCAGATCTACCCTGCTGAGTTTTACCGCCACAACCTCGCTAGACGGGCAGCCAGACGCAGGACACTTCACTGTATTCAGACGGGGAAGAGTCGGGTCGTCTTTTAGGTAAGGATTCATGACGAGCTGTGTAGCCTTGTCCTCCTTCAAGTTGTGCTCGTAGACCATGGGGTTTGCGTGAGTGATATTCTCCACATACGGACACTTGCGGCACTTAAACCCTACGCCACCAGCATTCTCTTCGAGGGAATACAGGAAATTTTCGCAGTCCGGGCAGAACTTCATTCTTGTGCTTCTTATACTGTAATCCGTAATTCTATTCGTTTTATTCTCAGCAGACTAGATTCGTGCGTTCAAAATGGAACGACGGCCACAATATTCTCTGAGGACTACACACACCCACTGAAAATGGCAGCACCGGGTGGACTACTGAATTTCCTTGAGAAGAAGAAGGTGACGGGCGCTGGCGAGATGACAACTCATCTTACGCTTCCTCCGAATCCTTCTAAGTATTTCATCGGTGATGATGATCTCCAGGAATTCTATGAGCTGTATCATGAATATGTTGCTGTCTGGAACAACAAGATCGCCCTGGTAGAGTCGCCTTATCCTGCTCTGGGACCCTGTAAAGTTGATCTGGATTTCCTGTATGAGGGCGATACTCCTGGCCCAAATCTACACACACGAGACCAGCTTGTCAAGTTCAGTATTGAGTATGTCAAGACACTCAAGATCTTCCTGGATTCCCCCGACCCAGTTGAGGTTTATATCATGGAGAAGAAGCTTACTACTAAGAAGGATAGGGGTCTGGCGGGAGGCGTTCACATTATGGTTCCGGCGATGCGGACGAACAAGCATGTTGAGATGGCTGTCCGCAATATCATGCTGACAAAGATGTCCGTATTTGAGGACCTGCCACTAAAAGAGAAGGAGTGGTCTAAGGTCTATGACAAGGCGGTAGCGCAGCGATCAAGTGGTCTGATTATGTATGGCGCCGCAAAACCTGGTGGTCTGCCCTATCTAATTGCCTACCGTGTATTGGTGACGGGCGACGAGGCAGTTGTTGATGACAGCCCAGTTCCCTTCACGGTAGATCTTCTCCGGAAACTGGATATCCGTGAACGTGATCCTACGAAAGAGACGCCGATGACGGAGGAAGGGAAGAAGCAGTATGGCGATCTTCCAGAGACGAGCGTGGAAAACGTGCGGATCTCAGGTGGCCGAGCTGTTGCGCCCGCTCGTGGTCGTCCAGCTGAGCGTCGTATACCAGGATCCCGTGAATCGTCTCCGAACAATGTTGTGATCCGTCCCCTTTCGCAGGAAGAAATCCAGAATATCCGAGAGCATGTTGCCAATCTTGCCGAACACCGAGCTACAGATTATAATGAGTGGATCGAGGTTGGTATGTGTCTCAAGAACATTCATCCAGAACTGTATGACGAGTTCGAGGAGTTCAGTCGTCGATCTCCGCAGTTCAATGTTCGTGAATGTATCGCCAAGTGGAATTCGTTTGGCTTCCGCAATCACGGTCAGAAGATCGGGATGGGTTCGTTGTTCTTCTGGTCCAAGACGGACAATTTCGAGGAATACAAGAAGATTGAGGATCGCAATGTCCTCCGTAAGATCGATGCGTCTAAGGGTGGTGCAGAGTATGATGTAGCCTCGGTGGTACATTCAAAGTTCCGTGACGAGTATAAGTGTGTGAACTTCGGAAAGAATGTATGGTTCCGGTATGTCGGTCACGTATGGGTCGAGCTCGATAAGGGCGTCCAACTTCAGCAGGAGCTGTCGGTGACAATCTTCAAGCTTTACATGAACCGGGTCGGACAATACAATCAGCGGATTGTGGACGGCGAGGCGTGTCAGGCCAAGGATCCGATTGTGTGCGGATGTTCGTACTGCAAGGATCTCGTGATGCACCAAGCGCTCTACAAGGTAGCAATCCAGCTGAAGAAGACGGCGTTCAAGGCCAATGTTATGCGTGAGTGCCAGGAGCTGTTCCTAGACGAGCAGTTCACGAAGAAGATCGATGAGAACCGAACTCTCTTGGCGTGTGCGAATGGTGTGTTCGATATGGACAAGTGCGAGTTCCGTCCAGGGCGTCAGGAGGACTACGTATCATTCTCCACAAATCTTGAGTATGATCCCGAGCGATCTTACAAGGATTATCGGGAATGGAAGGAGCTTGATGATTTCCTCCACAAGATCTTCCCGATCAAGCGGGTGCGAGATTACCAGATTCGGCATCTCGCACGGTGCCTGAACGGCCATGGAAACCAGAAGTTTCATACGTGGACGGGTGTAGGGTCTAACGGCAAGTCCATGCTGATCTGTTTGATGGAGTCGGCACTTGGCGATTATGCGTGCAAAGTTCCGATCTCGCTACTGACGCAGGGTCGTGGCAAGTCGGGTGGTGCGTCTCCTGAGGTCGTGCGTCTGAAGGGCCGGAGGTTTGTGACGATGCAGGAGCCTGATGAGTCAGTGCCCCTAAACACGGGGTTGATGAAGGAGTTGACCTCATCCGAAAAGATTATTACTCGTGATCTATATGCGGGCTCCAAGTCGATGGTGGAGTTTGAACTTCAGGCGAAACTGCATCTGGCGTGTAACGACAAGCCGAAGATCAATACGAACGACCAAGGTACGTGGCGTCGTTTCGTGGTGATCAACTTTATCTCCAAGTTTGTTGTGGAACCCAAGGGTCCGAACGAGTACAAGATGGATATGATGATTGAGCGGAAAGTGAAGTCGGAAGAGTGGGGCAAGTGTTTCCTGGCATTCCTCATTCAGACGTACAAGGCACATGCGAATGAAGAGCTGATTCCTCCGGCGGAGATTCTGGAGTATACCAATGAGTATCGTGAGGAGAGTAACGCAATCATGAAGTTCATCAACGAGTACACTCGTCTATCTGTAGAAGGCGAGCAGGTGGTGCCGGTGAGGAAGCCGACACTATCTGAAAAGTTCAAACAGTGGTGGGAGACAAATCGTGGTACTCGAGATTGGAGTATCCAAGGCATGCTCAAAGAGATTGAGACAAAGTATGGTAAGTATACGTATGGCGGATGGATAACATTCCAGATCCGCAACGATGTGGATTAAGATTACCGGCGGCGGTGGCGGCGACCGGCCTTGCGAGTCTGCATGGGGGCAAAAGACATCTTCTCGTCCTCATCACCTCCCTTTTTGGCGTGACGACGACGGCGACCGGCCTTACGGGTCTGCATGGGGGCAAAGGACATCTTCTCGTCCTCATCACCTCCCTTCTTGGCATGACGACGGCGGCGGCCACCGAGTCCGAACGTGCGTAGCGTCTTCTTGACAAATCCGGAGATCAGGTTTGTCATATTTAGTTTATCTATTTACGAGAATGCTTTTTGGCACGGCGGGTGCGACGACCCTTACCCTTACGGACCTGGGTGGGAGGGAAATCGGCCTTGGTTCCTCGAGTTTGCTCCCGGATTTCTGAGTCCGAGAACTTATAATCTTCTGCTGGCGTCAGTCCGCCCTTCTTCCCACGACGGGTGCGACGCCCTCCCTTGACCTTGCGGACCTGGGTGGGAGGGAAATCGTACTTGGGCCCTGTAGTTACATACCGGATGTCTGCGTCCGTCAACTTAATATCTTCCATTGGGGTCAGCCCGCCCTTGCGTGAACGGCGGTGACGGCGACCAGCCCTCTTTGTCATCTTACGGCGCCGACGTCCAGCAGCAGTCTGAGACGACGACGAGTCCTCGGCAACCGCAGGGGGCGGGGCAGAGGCGGCGGCCGCAGCAGAGGTCGGGGCGGGAGTCGTAGATCCAAAGAAATTGGGGAGCTTCGGCAGGCTGAACGAAGAGAACCAGGACCCCGACTTCTTTTCGGGAGCGGCCGTGTAGGCAGTAGAAGGATCCTGAGAAGCCATGATATATTACATTCAAACGAGAAAAGATAAGAGTGTAGAGTAAGAGTAGACTCTATGGATACCCGCGCTTGGGGGCCGAGTGGCTGGCAATTACTACATCTGATAGCTCATTACGAAGGCGATAAAGCGAAGTATTTCTTCCCAAATCTGAAAGATATCTTGCCATGCAAGTTCTGCCGGGAGAGCACAGCAAAGTTCCTCGAAGACATGCCGCCAACGTCTCCAGCTGACAGGTGGCTCTACGACTTCCATAACCGGGTTAATAAGAAATTGAGGGATCAGTGCAAAGAAGATCCCCGTGTCATCTGTCCCCCTCCCGATCCATCGTTTGAAAAGGTATCCGCTCACTACGACGAACTCTTACAGAAGGAACCGGACGCACCTCCCGGTATGGATTTCCTCTTTTGTATCGCCTACAATTACACGTCAGAGAAGGAGGATATTTACCGCCACTTCTTTGCTATGCTTGCGAAACACTACCCTTACGACTCCCTCCGCAAGATCGTTCAGGGGCACACCTTCCATTACGGTAATAAGCGGGCAGTGATGAAGAGTGTGTATAACCTCATGAAAAAATTGACAGAGGCGACTGGATCAGAGAAGCTTCTTCCCTCATTTGCCGGAGTGTATCAGCGCTACGGATACTATGCGAGTTCCTGTAATCGTGGAAAGACGTGCCGCAACGGCAAGAAGAAACGGGATCACCGCAGGACGTTCAGGGTCACGCATGCCCGCCTGATTCACTGACCTTGGCGACGAGGCACGATATCATCAAAGCTCCAAGCGTGATAGTGGCTCTTGTATCCCTTGTTCACAACAAGCTCCCCAATCTCTTCAAACCGACCATCTTCAAACATCATTTCTACATCATCCACCGCCTCCCACCCCTCCTCCCGAATGAGGTGGCTCATCCGATGCCAAATATTATGCAGTGACACATCCTCAATGATCTTGCGGGTATGATTGACAAGAACATAGCGCCAGCCCATTCTGTTATGCGAACAAAAAAGAATGGGATATTCTAGATTCGTTTTTAGGATGACTACTTACCCCATGTGATCGTAATACGCTGCAGCCCCGGTCCCTCATCGTAAGAGACAAAGTCGGTCTTCACTACAAAGTCAGGGAACAGCTCGCGAATCCTCTTCTCAATCCTGCCGTTGCGAACAGCCTGGTCGTGAATATGGGTATGGAATGCGTAATACTCCTCCCCGGTAGTCGTGATCTTCCTAATCGCATCATTATAAATCAGACGAACCGTGATATCCTCCGCCTTAATATGGTAGTCACGCTCCTTACGAGCAGCCTCAAAGTCGGCAAGAGTGAACGGCTTCATCTGCTGCGTCATCTTGGTCTTGGTATGCTACTGAAAAAGACTGGGCGGGGAGGGATTCGTTTTTAGGATTACTTACCACCTGATGGTAATATGCTGTAGCCCTGGTCCCGTAGGATAACGGACGAACTCAGTCTTTACTTCAAAGTCAGGGAACAGATAACGAAGCTTGTTCTCAACAACAGCAGTGCGAACAGCTTGGTCATGGATGTCGCTTTTGTAGACATGATACTCCTCCCCAGTATTCTTGATCTTCTCAATCGTCTCATGGTAAATCAGACGAACCATCAGATCCACCCTCCGCCGCTCAATAGCGGCCTCACGCTCCCGACGAGCGGCGTCAAAGTCGGCACGAGTGAAAGGATTGAGATCCTCCGTCATCCTGGTTTTCATTATCTCGAACGCCATTTTCCGTGCTTCTTGAGGTGACTTACAATTTCGCACGGCGAATCGTATCGGCACCACTTTCGCTTCATTACACACGTGACAGCACTTTGAGGTCTCGTCGTCTACTTCGCACAGCGGGAACGGGTTATTGCTTTCATCGTCGGTGATTAGGGCAGAACAGAAGCAACACCTCATTCTGATTATGCTAACCAAAAGAAGAGGTCTAGGACCGATTCGTTTTACACGTCTTTCTAAACCACGCACGGGCTTTAGCGGTCTTCTTGTTACGTCGTCTTCGGGATAAGGCACCACCTTTAGGCATACCCTCAAGTATAACACCTATGGATTCCGTGTTAGGATATTCTTTCATATTCTCCAACAACATGCTATAATCATTCTTTATCTGCTCGTCTGTAGCGGCAGTGTTTGATTTTTCAAAATCAATGATTACAGGTGTAACATACTCCGTAAGAAGTATATTTTTCAGTTCTAAATCGTTGTGTGCTATCCCATGAGAATGAAGCCATTTGATTTGCTTCAATAAACCTTCAGCAATGTTTAGGTCATTACTACCCTTCTTGTATGAAGTCCAAGGCACGTTTATTACTTCGTTCGTAACAATAACACGGTTGAGTGCTGTCTTAAAATTATCAACAATGTGAATTCCCCACCACGATGGTAACATTTTTAAAATTTTTACCTCGGTTCTATACGCATTGTCCTGTGCTTTTATTCCCATCTCTCCGCCTGGATCAGATGCGTCATGCCATATTGTTTTAGCAACTAAGGTCGGGTGTCCGTCGTTCGACAATCGTACAACATTCAAATGACGTGTCGTTCCAATTGGACTAATTCTATAGTCTGGAAACCTCTCCTGTAATTCTTTCATAAAAATACTCTGCATGTTATTAGTTATCCTAGAATAAAAGTACTCGTCAGTCTAATTCTTACACGTCTTTCGAAACCACGCACGGGCGTTAGCGGTCTTTTTGGCTTTCCGCACCAAATCAGCATCGGTCGTATAATGTGTCTTGCCGCACGTCAGCATACTGGCGGCACGAGCGTATCCCCACTGCTGTTCCGTCGCACCCGGACGATGCCCCGTTCGCCACGCTGCCATTCCCCGATTGTAGGATGCCCGTACAATTGGGAGAGGGACACCCGTGGCTTTAGAATACGCCTGAAGACCGTGTGCATCGGGGAACTGCTTCTTCCATTCACGAACATACTTAGATGTTCGTGTTTTCACGCCCTTGTCGGTCTTGAACGGAACGTATGCCCGAGGATCTTTCCATGACATTTTACGACGACGAGTGGCCGTGCTTTTACGTTGTTTGTTCTGTTTTCGGGTGAGCCCGCTGAAGTATCGGGCGGGCCAGTACATTATTTCATAGTCTATACCAATTTCTCGAGGGCTGCCCGGCATGCATTCTGTTCCGCCTGTTTCTTGGTCGTGCAATTTCCTGTCCCCAGAATCTCACCATCGGGTTTACACACGGCCATCGTGAATCCTGTAGCTCCGTCCTGGACCATCTTGTAGATAGGGGTAAAGCCCATCTTCTGTTGACAGTATTTCTGCATGCGATCCTTGTAATTATCGTCCTCACGAAGCATCAGGGGGATATCGAGATGCGTCTCAATCATATTGATAATAAAATCATTCACCATCTGGAAATTCATCCCGGAATCAATCCAGAGAGCGGCAATAAAGGCTTCCAGAACATCGCCGAGCTTCTCGATGTTCTGACGACCGTGGGTGGGAACCATCTCTTCCACGTGCTTGGAAACCACAAAGAACTTATCGAGTCGGAGCTTGTCCCGAGCCAGCGTCCCAAGGGTCTTGTTCCGCACAATGAGTTTACGAGTATTGGTAAGAAACCCCGGCGCCTCGCCAGGAAACCGTTCACACAGGTAATTGGCGACTACTGCACCAAGCAACGAATCACCACGGAACTCGAGCTGTTCGTAGGATTCGTCCTGGAGATCCATCACACCGGGAGGACAGGAACCTAGAACAGAGGGTTCGCCAGTTAAGGTCGTATACTCGGATCGACGCACGTAAGTGGAATGAATCATAGCCTTCTGAAAGATTGCTACATCCTTCACCTTATATCCTGGAATGCAGAGGATGCGGTTTACATCGTCTGCAGTCAAGGGACAGTTCTTGGGATTGTAAGGAAAATACTCCACGAGAGCCATGCTTACCTGTGTTTGTATATATAGATGCCAAACCTTAAAATGTGTTACGCAGAATTCTTCTCTTTTCTACAATCATAGCAACGCTGGCGAAACTTATCCTGTCTCTCCCCGCCATTCGGCGGCGCCTCGACCTCTGGACTTCGTGCCTACCAACCATTCGTCCACACTATGCCGTGAAGTGTAATAATCTAGAGGGAGTGCTAGCTGAACTGCACCGGGGAGGGGTGGGATTTGATTGTGCTTCCGCAGACGAAGTCCATCGTGTTCTCGCCATCGGAGCCAAACCAAGCGACACAATTTATGCAAACCCATGTAAGTCACGTGATGAAATGTTTAAAGTCAAGCAACACGCCATTCCGTATATGACCTTCGATAGTAAGATCGAGGGAATCAAAATCAAGGAGGAACAGCCCGGAACCAAACCAATTCTTCGTATTTTTGTAGACGATAAAGGGGGCGCCCGCATTCCCCTCAATAGCAAGTTCGGGTTTCACCTGAAAAACATCCACGAACTCTGTGATCGTGAACCCCGGTTTCATACGTATGGTCTCGCATTTCACGTGGGAAGCGACTGCACGTCTCTAGCCGCTTACCAGTCTGCCATGGAAACAGTCAAGGGATTTCTCGATGCATTCAAATATTCCCCTGCCGCATTTACTCCTGAACTCCTGGATATTGGTGGAGGATTCTCGGGATCATCTGCTAACGATGACTTCTTTAGACACCAGCTGGCACCCTATATCCGAGAACAGGTGAAGACACTACCATTCAAGCGTGTGATCGCCGAGCCTGGCCGGTTCTTTGCAGAGGAGAGTTGTACGCTCCAGGTTCCGGTGATTGGCAAGAAACGGCTTCCCAATGGGAAACAATGTATAACGGTCAACGAATCCGTCTATGGCTTATTCTCCGGGGTCTTATTCGATGGCTTCAAACCCACCTTTAACTGCATCACACGGAAGCCATGGGCGAACTGCGAGCAGTTCACAATCTTTGGACGCACGTGTGATTCAGCAGACAAAATAGCAGAAGATGTGTGGTTGCCGAACGATATCGACGATTCAGACATCTTGGAAATCAAAAACATTGGAGCGTATTCCTGGGTGACAGCCTCGAAATTCAACGGATTTCCCCTGCCTCCAGTCGTTATACAAGAGTTTTCTTCGTGAGCCGGCGAGGGAGCTTCTTGCCTCCACGCTTCTTGGCAAAGTAGTTGGCCAGCGTCAGTGCAGATCCAGCAACAATCGCATCATCAATCATGCCCGCACCTCCACGCTTGGCAGTACGACGGCGACGACCGGCCATTGAGGCCTTGCGTCCCCACTTGTCGGCCGCATACGACGTTCCTACGGCAAACAGGGCGTCATCCACCATACCTACACCTCCCTTCTTGTGGGTCCGGCGGTGACGGCCACCCATCGAGGCCTTGCGTCCCCACTTGTCGGCCGCATACGATGTTCCTACAGCAAGTACAGCATCATCCACCATACCTACACCTCCACGCTTGGAGGTGCGGCGGCGGCCACCACATGCGCATCCTCCAGTTGGGCGAATACCACTTGCAGTGTCTGTCTGAAATGATTCCATTATTAATTACCTCTATTTTTTTGGAGAACGATAGGGTGAGACGCAACTTCTTCCGCTGTCAGCCCCTCTGTTTCACGATACTTGGGCTGGACCCAGCGTGATAGAGCACTGAACGCAATGTAGGATGTCAACTCTTCTGGGGTTGTATTGTTGGCAATTCGTTCAGCATCCCAATCCCATCGTTTCCAGAAGCGATGAATGATAGGTCGAAACCGATCTTCAAGAAGTGCAACGTATGCATCTGTCTGTTCTCGAACAATGATGTTGCAAAAGGGGCACCGATCTGCATAGAGTTGGCAGAGTGGGAGATGGCGGGAGTGAGCACGCAAAAAATCATCCATGCTTGGTGGTATGCCTATAAATATCCGCACAAAACTCTGCGAAATGGAGGGTTCTGTATTGTTTGTAATCTGCTCTCAGTAAGCCCATTTCACGAAGAACGTCTTCAAGCTCGAGGAATAACGCACGTAGTTCCTCTTCATGCGTCGACTCGGCCACCCATTCGCTCACGTCCTGCCTCAACTTCATCGTCTCCGTCATTAGTATCTACACCCGTAATGCGCTTAAACGAGAACTCCTTGGAGACCATATCCTGCTTCTTACTCTTGATGATCCAATCAAACAGCTCTGCAGGCCAAGGCTTGCTTCCAGTCGCACCGCCATTCACAAAACTTGCTATGAGATCCTTGAGCTCCTTCTGCGAGAGGGACCACGGCTTACTCCAGGTATCTGGACGCTGGATCTTAATATACGAACCGTCATCCTGAATCTCGAGTTTGTTAAGCGTCTGGAAATTGGAACGACGCAGGATATCGCTCATCTCATTCTCTACAAACTTCTTGTTCTCACGAAGCTTGTAGACTTTGGAGTTGAGATCCTTGAGTTCATCGTCCAGATTACGATACTTGCGCACAGCCTTCACGAGGTCACGCTGGTCGATTGCGGTAGTCGTGTTCATCCTGGTATGCTCTTTCTCCACTGTAGAGTTTCTTATCCGTTTTGAATAATGGATCCTCGGGAAGTCGAGAAATTGAGGCTGGCCTACAATAAAGAACATCCGCACGAAAAGCCAGTAAAAAGTGGACCGGACATGTGGCAGGAAATTACTCGTCGTATGAAAGATGCTTGTGATGCAGGAACCCCAGAATGTATCGTCCATGCCCTGGTAAAAAAGCCGATAGCTCCAGATAGCTGGGCCTCCAATGGCACTGAATGGCTGTCATCTGACGATATTGATGTATCTCAAAAAGAATACATGAAATTGATACCGGATTACTACTATACTGGTTCTGTCCCCATCGACTTTGATCTCCACAACGAGACTGGAAAGTGTTTGGTCTCTTCCCTCTGTAGCATGAAGATTTCTGAACTTTACAAGAAGGGCTATCGCCGCATTGGTGTTGTCTTCAATACTGATCCATCAGATGGCCCCGGAGAACACTGGATCGCTGCCTTTGCGGATTTTCGGGAACACCTCTTACATCCTCGCATCACCTATTTTGATTCTTACGCTCATAAACCGGAAAAGGAAGTCCAGCGGCTCATGCAGAGGTGGAAAGAACAGTTGGACGATATGAAAAAGTTCCCTGAACCAACAGAGTTATCCTACAATGCTGTTCGACACCAATACAAGGACGCCCAGTGTGGAATGTATTGTATCTACTTCCTCCACTGCTGCCTATTTGAAATCCCGATGGACAAACAAGTTCCGGATGATGTAGTAATGATGATGCGCCCGCTCTTTTTCAAATATAAACAACATCGTAGTAAGAAATAATAGGACAGGAATGGACACCACTCAGCTTTTGTGGGTCGTTGTATTTATTGCTGTTGCCTGTCTTCTTGCTGGAGGTGGGATTGCTGCGTACGCCCACTTTGGCAACATACCCCCGCCCGATGCGTCACTAACTCAACCTCTTACTGTGTATGAGGATCTCATAAAGGCAACTCCTATCGGATGCCCGAACAAGGATGTCCTATGCGACTACTACATGGCATCCAGTGGTTACACGATTATCCCCGGAACAACAATTACCACCTATGTTGTTACAGATGCCATCACCAAAGTTGTAAAGGGTGGTGCTCGATTAATTGAGTTGGACGTGTATGCTGTCGATGGAAAACCTGTGGTCGGTCTGGCAGATGCGACCACTGGAAAAATGATAACCTACAACACGGTGGGATTTGAAGACTGCTGTGTCACGCTTGGAAATGCGGCCTTTAACAGTGCCGTTACACCTGGGTTCAAGAACCCGTTTGTCCTTTCAATTGTGTTCCATACGTCCGATAATGCAGTTGTTACACAGTGTGCGGATATTCTCAAGTCTACTGTCCGCAAGTATATGCTGGGATCAGAATACTCTTACCAGCGCAAAAACTTGGGCGTCGAACCAATCTGTAACTTGATGGGTAAACTAATTATCGTGAGTGGAGAACACACGAAGGGAAATGGAATGGACGAGCTAGTGAATATGTCGTGGGTCTCATCACAGATGCGCCGCATGACGTATACCCAGGCATCACAGACATTTGATCACGAAGAGTTGATCGAATTCAACAAGCGCAATATTACGCTTGTGGTTCCCGATATGAACACCACCTCGATTTCAAATAAGAGCGCAGAGATTTGCTTTTCGTATGGTTGCCAGTGGGTCGCCATGAGCTGGGGAAGCCTGGATAATGCGATGGAGGTGTATACTGGTGCGTTTGCTGAGAGCTCGTTCGGACTCAAGCCAGAACTCCTGCGTTACAAGCCTACAACATATGCCAGCCCCAAGGTTCAGAGTGCAGCTGTCTCACTCCAGCCCAAGCAGATCAAGTCGCCCATGTATGACTACACAATAAAGTCTAACCAGTGAAACAAATGGAAGGTGGACGCTCTGCATGGCTAAAGCATGTTATGTCGGTAAAGAAGGCTCACCCCAGCTGGTCGCTGGGCGATGCAATGAAGGCGGCGAAGAAGACATACAAGAAGAAGGGTGGTATGCTTGGTATGCCCCCGATGGGTGGTCGCCATCGCCGCACTGCCAAGGTCGGTGGCACTGCGTATGGATTCACGGGCGGCCCGTACACTGGCTCGGACCTCCCTGATGGAATGTCCCGTTTCCCTTCGCTGCCTGATGCGACGTGGAAGCCTTCGGGCGGCCGTCGTCGCCGCTCCCGCCGTGGAGGTGCGGACGTTGCGTCGACGGATGGCAAGCCGGCTGAACTGCCGGGTGCGAAGTCGGCCGATGCCCCGGACACGGCCGTGACACCTGCTGGAACGCTCCCCTCCAGTGCGGCTCCCCCGTCTGCGTTTGGCGTTGGCGGTCGTCGTCGCCGGCACACCAAGAAGGCTGGAAAGCGCCGCCACTAGATATTTGAGTAAATATCGTTGATATCGGTGTCAATCCGATAACGGGGATAAGGTGTATGTGTGCCGTTATAACAACTTAGAAATCCCCATTCATGAGAAAAAGATGGAACATACACTTTATCAAAGTCTGGAAGCATACCAAATGACTGTCTGAACAACCGCTTACATTTTGCGATGAACGCCCAACACGGGTGGTCCTCACATAGTGACACAGGGCCAATATGCATACTCACCGTTGAATTCGGATGTAGAATTCTGGGGAGATCGATGAGAATATTGGTATACAGGGCCTCCATAAACTCTCCATCGGGATCGGGGAGATCAATGATGACACCATCATACTTAGTTGCGGTCGCATGAACGTATTTGAGGGCGTCCGCACATACATATTGCGTCTTGGGGTTCAGTAGCGAACCGCAATTCTCAGGGAGTTTTGTCTTCGCGAATTGTACGAAGTCGGAGTCCCAGTCGACTATTGTAATGCTTGTAGTGATCGGGGATTTGTATAGGTTTCGGGCTGCTAGACCGTCCCCTCCTCCCAGAATCAGTATGTTCTTCGACTGCTGGAACAGGGGTTGGATCAGGAGATAGTGATACCGGTGCTCGTCCAGCGTCGAGTATTGGATCTCGTCGTCCATCAGGAGCATTGTTCCGTGGTTCAGGGTCTTTACATACTGGACATGGCTCTTTGATGTCCGAAAGTCGTGGAGAACATCCACAACTTGATACTCCACTTTCTGTCCGTACTGAAACTTTTCCATTATGTTTGGAAAACAGGATCGAGCAGTTCTTCCAGATATATGAAATATTGCTCGTTTCTATGATGATGGCGTGTTCTCGGTAAGTGCCTTCCAAGATACGGGGAAACAGGGCTCTAGAAGCTGGACAATACCACGAGCATACGCCTGGATCTCCCGCTGTGCCCCTGGGTCAGTTCGCAGTCCCACCAGCCGGGCATAGGCCGCAAGAGATCCAGTCTCTACGAACTCCGTATACATTCCTTGAGGGAGGACACACCGAGCAATTTCGGGGGCCACGTTGTGTTCCAGAAGATGTTCGTAAAAACTTACCATTCCGTCGCAGTGTTCCTTGATTTCAGAGGACAGGACAATAGAGTTTTCCACAGGCGTTTCCTGACTCCCCTGCTTCAGTTTGGGATCACGTGCACGCAGATCTTCGGGCGATGGGATCCATGTTTCCGGTTTGAAATCAACATACCGACGAGACACCTCGTTGCGTGCGAACCCAATTTGGTGACGAAACCATTCACGAGCCACAAAGATCGGCATCTTGATCCGCAGACGCACCTGAGGATGGAAAAAAGGGCTATTGTGATTATGGTTTGCGAGATAGTTCACCAGTTTCTCATCGTTTGCAGAGAACTCGTGCGACTCCTTTGCGAACGATACACGGGCAGCATTGACAACAGTGAGATCTGAGCCAAAAACGTCTAGGACACGAATGCTTCCAATACCGTCAGACGCATACCAGGACATTTGTATATATTCACACACTTCCTCTAAAACTACCACATCGAGATATCTTCCATCTTGCACTCAGACTCTCCACCGGCATACGCTTCATCGACCTTCTGCTTGATCTGGTCTCGGTAGTCCACATACGCCTCGTCAGTGCCTTCGGGCAGGCGAGTCTCGTCCAGCAGGATATCCACGAATCCAGTGCCACACGGGGGCTTCTGACCGAACATGATGTTGGCAGAGACACCTTTCATGGGATCATACTCAGCGGACACGGCAGCGTTAAACAGAATCTTCGACGTCTCCTCAAACGAGGACTTGGCGAGGACACCGTTGTCATGCATATACATTCCGAATCGGTTCACCGATACTAGGCGACCTTGGTAGGTCATAGCGTCCAGTAGAACAGACATGTGGTGATAGTTGGTATATGCCTCAGCAAACACCTCAGAGAACTCATCCAGTAGGGCTTGGCGAGCAGCCTCCACGCCTAGAACGTCGTAAACCTCGTGAATATGATTGCTGAAGGTGCGAGTCGGGTCCACATTGTCCCGAGCCAGAAGCTCATACAGATTGGCGCCCTCAACATCGAGGACGTGCTGCTTCTTGGAAACATAGGAGTTCACTGTATCGTCCCACACCAGTTCACGATTCACCTCACGGGGGATCACACGACCCACGCCATCGATTCCAGTAAGAACTACGTCGAGGACACGCTCCTCAAGGAAGCGCAGGGCCAGGAGGTTCTTGACAACATCGTCGGGGAAGATGATACGCATCACAAGCTTGTCAGAGTTGGAGTCGGAGTAGACGCACTGGAGAATGTGGAGACCCGCCTGACCTATCTTGTCCTGGATAGTCACCATATCATTGATATTACGAGCGGCCATCTCCGTCTCGTCGAACTCTAGGCGCATGATCCACTTCGACGCACAGTCCACCGTGTTCGCTGTCGAGAACTGCTGGAAGCGCTGGAGGATCTCACGGTCTTCGGCGACCACCGTATCTGTGGTGAGGGGGAAGGGATCGTAATACATCCGAACAGACTTCGTGATATCACGCAGAGTGGTCTTCTGGAGATCACGTGCGACCATAATCGCCCGATCAAGACTGTCCCCGTCCGAAGCCGTCAAGTAGACGAAGTTTAGGGGCTTCTTGGGGCTCTTGGAAATACCCAGGAGTTCCTGGATACGTGGGACACCGGCTGTGGCACCGGCCTTGACTGTACCAGCCGAGTGGAAGGTATTCAGTGTCAGCTGTGTAGTCGGCTCACCAACCGACTGGGCGGCAAGAGCACCGACCATCTCGCCGGAATGGACCTGGCTCTTAATATACTTGAACCGCACTTCCCGGATCACCTCATCGAAGATCGCTTTGGTGAAGCGGTGCTCGAGAATAGAGCGGCGAGGAGCAAGGTAGAACCGCAGGAGACAGTGGAAGACCCGATTGGGAGCCATCCAGGGCTCCTTCATCAGCTTCGTGAGCTCGTCTACGATATATGCGGGAGTCAAGTCAGTCTTGGTAGAGTAGGGATTCGAATACTTCTCGATCACCCGCTTGAGGTGGACGGGAGAGAGCACCGAATCCTTCTTGAGATAGAGGAACACCTCCTTCACCAGCATATCACGGTCCTTCACCAGCTCATCGACCAGATCGGGAGACTCGGTAATGGATTCCGTCAAGAATGGCGTGAGTTCTTCAACAGTGACAGCGAACATCTTGTAGATATCCTCGAGCGTCATGATGCCGAGAGCGAGGGGCTGGGACTCTACCTGCGTAGAATCTACACCGTCCTCGCCGTAGCGATACTGGATAATCATGCCGCCATTGTTGCGGACCGTGCCATCGTGCTCGACACGCATATCCTCCATCGTCTTCATCATGCGGCGCTGAATGTATCCGGTATCAGACGTCTTAACAGCTGTATCAATCAAACCTTCACGACCGCCCATGGCGTGGAAGAAGTATTCGGCTGGGCGCAGACCCTGGACGAACGACGACTCCACAAAGCCACGTGACTCAATACCGTCATCGAACTTGGTGAAATGAGGGAGCGTGCGATCCTGGAGCGTATACTGCACACGCTTACTATCAATAATCTGCTGACCTAGGAGGGCTACCATCTGCGTAATGTTTAGACCCGAACCCTTGGCGCCCGACTCGACCATCTGAACTAGGCGGTTGGTAGGGGGTAGAGTCTCCGTCACCTGCTTGGTGATCTTGGCCGAAATATCCTTGAGAGCATTATTAATTTGGTTTTCCAACTCCTCACCGTCGGCACGGCCGCTATTATTGAAGAACTTGCCGGCGTGGACGTCGGTGAGAATCTCCTGCACACGCTTACGACCCTCAGCCAGAGACTTGGCAACAAACTCGGTTGTCTCGGGATTGGATTCTAGGTCAGAGGATCCAGTGGAGAAGCCAGTAAACAGATTGAACTGCGTCACAATCGCCTGGACCTCGTTAATGAACTGACCGCAACGCTGGTGGCCGAAATCGTTGAAGAGGACATGGAGCACACCTTCGGATGTGGTGTTGAATGCGCCCTTCTTCAGAAGACCCTTGGTGAGAACACCGTCCTTGATCGTGACACGACCGTTGAAATTCATCAACGGGAAGGCGGCTGAGATGACCTCCATACCCGAATGAGCCTCGCCCGTACGCACGAACGAGGACATTGGTTTGCGGATCTTCGCAAGGATATTCATAGCAATGTGCTCGGGAATCTGAACCGTAGGGTTGGAAATGCGGTAGGACCCGGTGAGCGTATCCTGAACCATCTGAATGATGGGGGAGTTCTCACGAGGGCTCACAATGAGACGCAGAACACTCGCCAGCTGCTGGAGCTCCGTCTCCGCCGCCACCGACTGAGGGAGGTGAAGATTCATCTCGTCACCGTCAAAGTCGGCGTTATAGGGCTTGGTAGCCGAAACGTTCAGGCGGAACGTCGAGCCGGGCAGGACCTTGACACGGTGGCACTCCATCGACCCCTTGTGAAGAGACGGTTGGCGGTTAAAGAGCACGTAGTCACCATCGATCATGTGGCGGTGAACCACATCACCCTCGTGGAGATCGATCATATCGGGGTTCACATACTTGAGGGACATCATGCGCTTCTCCTCCTTCAGGAACACAGACTTGGCACCCGGGTACTTCACACCGTTCTTGACATACATCATCAGACGATCACGGTTGTAGGGTGTGACAATCTCAGGCTTGGTAAGATTCGACGCAATTTCCTCCGGGACACCGAGCTCATCGACATCAATGTTGGCGTCGGGCGTAATCACTGAACGGGCAGAGAAGTCGACACGCTTACCCATGAGGTTACCACGCACACGACCAGTCTTGGCTCCAAGACGGGACTTGAGCGTCTTGAGAGGGCGGCCGGAACGCTGGGCGGCAGGGGACATTCCCTTAATATCGTTATCAACATAGGTTGCCACGTCATACTCCAGCAGCTCTGTGTGCTTCTGAATATACTCACGGGACTGACCTGCCCCAATGAGTTCACGGAGCTTCTGGTTGCTGCGAACAATATTGATGAGGACATGGGAGAGATCGTCGTCCATGCGCTGATTATCCTCCATGACAACCGGGGGTCGGACGGTGAGGGGAGGAACTGCCAGAACCGTGCACACCATCCACGCAGGGTGCGAGAACTTCGGGTCAAATCCGAGGATCTTCACCGTATTGTCAGTGAGACGCTGGAAACAGCGGAGAACCATCTCAGACTGGAGAGGAACCACGGTCTCCTCGTCCTTCCCTGCCAACTTACCTTGGAGAGTGCATGCCGTGCCCTGAATCTTCTCAATCTTCTTAATCATCTGAGTTCCGCATGTCTCACACGAAGGAGAGGCAGACTTGGACTTCTTGCCAATGAAATCTACCGATCGCTGACGAATGTCGGAGAGACGGTCCATACCCTTCAGCTCAGAGTTCAAGTACACCTCCTCAGAGAACCCGTCCTGACCTGCAATGTAAAGTGTAGAGCAGTTCACGCACACACAATTGAGGGCTTTAATAGTGAAATCAAGAAACTGGTAGAGATAGACAGGACGGGCCAGAGCAATGTGTCCGAAATGTCCCTGACATAGAAGATTCGTGTGTTTGCATGTAGGACAGACCTTTCCGCTCTCGATAACACCGAGACGGGCATCAAATACGCCACCGGGCACGGGGTTGTTGCCTTGATGTGTCTTATCGGTAATGACTTCGACGACGGATCGTCGGAGGATCTCTTCCGGCGAAGTGATCCCAAACTGAACGCCTACAATCGACATTGTATTCTTATTAGACTATCCCGTAATATCTTTTACGATCCGTTCTTAGCGAATATTTCCAGGTTGAATATAACGATAGATATGATCTTACTAAAAGTCTTGCTGTCTGAGTCTCAGATAGCGGCTTATCAACAACCTGTGGGAACTCGGGATATGCAGTGTGGAGCTGGCTTAAACTGTATGTTCTGCACTCTGAAGATGCTCGGAGTCTATAGTCCAGAGATTGAAAAGATGAGTCTAACATGCGGTCCACGGCATGCCGAGGGAAAGCCAATCAAAGCGAAAGAACTAATTCCCTACATCAAGGAAGCTGTCAAGGGTATAACGGATGAAGAACACGACTTCAAGTTTGACGTGATGACGGGAGATCCAACGGGTCCACTCAGCGCCCTTGTATCCGATCTTAAGCCACAGGAGGCGTGTTTTTTCATTTATGGTCGCAATGGAAATGGATCGCACGCTGTTGTTCTTCGGCGTGGATCTGATGGTGTTCTTGAACTGATTGATCCTCAGCGAGGGCAGGCAGATATTGGAAAAGAGTTTGGATTTACATCTGAACGAGCCGCAGAGATTGGTCTAGAAGTAACACCGAACTACTACCGTGTTCGTGGAGAGGAAAAAATCACAACTGTCATGATCGAACAGTCAGCTCTTTTTAAGTATTGGCCGAGTAAGAATGCTGTAGAGTCGAATATACATAATTTCGTGATTGGCACCTTGATGGTTGACAATGTTGTGGGACTTAAGATGTTGATTGATGATAATAACGTGTCTGAAATGATGGATGTGGACGATTCAATTCGTCGTCCGAAAGATATTAGGATGAAACAGCGAGAAAGCCAGGAAACAGACTATGGTAGTCAGGTAGGAGGAGACCCCAAAACTCCACCACCAACTCCTGTTCCAGTTCGTCTACCCCAAACACCAGAAACACAGACTGTAACTGCTTCGATTACACAGTCTCTCGGCACCGCAACACCACCATTAAGTCTAGGACAACGTACTCCTACTGGCACGGTTACTCCTCCTGCTCGTACGGATTATGCCTCCGACACTTCTTCTGTTCTTGCTCCTAAATCTAAATCTCTAGATGATGCGAAAGAGGATATACTTAACACTTTTCTGGATAAACAGGGGAAGTACCAGTTTATTTATATTTCGAAAGACGAGTCTGAGTCTGAATCGGAGTCGGATGAGGACGAAGAGGAGCAGGAGCAGGAGGGCGGATCTGGCCTGGGCCAAAAGCGGAGAAGGGTAGATGACTCGGAGAGTTCTCCTGCCGATAAATACAGTCAGGCAAAGGAAAACTATACAAAATATATCAGCGACGAAACGGGGGCAATTCTCACACACGGAGAGAATACGGAAGGTCCTACCGTAGATGTAGCTGAAACGACTCTTCTTCTGCTGTCGCAAGATAAGCCGGGGACAAAGTTTCCAGCTTTATTAGGTCTAGACAGAACGGTCTGGGAAACTCCCAGTGCTACTACTCAGTGTTCCCGTGCAAAAGTTCTCTCTGACAGACCGTGTTGGATGTGCGGAAATCCAGTCAACATGGGTCAATCTGGATCGCTTATCAACGGTAAACGTATGAGTGTATGTGATCCAGACGATAATCAATTCGAGTGCGAGCACGTTTTACCGGGAGTCTTCATGCTTTTCCTGAAAATGATGATTAACAAAACACTGCCGGGGAAGGAGCAAAGCGCAATCGATGCGAATCTTTACGATTCCAGCTGTCATATTTGCAACACTGTTAAATCAAATGGTCTGTATATCAAATCGTCGTGGAAGGGAGATGCTCTAGAGTTTAGCCCACACCCTGAAAAGATCATGGCGGATATTGTGACATTCATAGTTTCGACCCGAGTAGGCCAAACAGTTGAATTACAGCGTGTTTTCACTCAGGCTGAAGTTGGTGCGGCCATTGTGTCAGCCAAACTTCGTCCTCCGCCGATATGCAGTAGCAAGCCCGCCGTTCACTTCTACGGGTCCGTAAAAAAGGCAGATGGGGAATTCTCTATTTTCCGTTCCGTGTTTACGTCTATAACCTCCGTTGCGGAACCTGTGAATGAAGACGTAAAGGCAAAGTTTGCGACAGCTCTAGGAGATACATCGACACCAGAGGCTGCAGCAGCCGCTGAAGAGGCGGCGGCATATGCGGTTGCTCGTCGCTTCAACAACCTAACACGTGCCACAATTGAATACCCCTCGCCTCCGCCTCCCCCTGCTGCTGCCGACCCCGATACACTGCCCCCGCTCGACGTTTATTTAATTCGTTACTTACTGTCCGAAGCTCCCGCCGAAAAGAAGCTACTGTGGGACGTAGTCAAACTTCCAACCGAGGCAGAATCCGGTGTCCCATCTTTGGCCCCTGTTGTTCCAAACCCAAATCCAGATGGCACGATGGCCCAAGCAGCACCACATCTGGAAGACACCACATCGGGAACAGAGAAGCGTGCAGCTCTTCTAGAGGCTGATATTCCACTGAGTGTTGATCGTAAGAAGGCGTGGAACTGGATACGTAGTCGTTATGTGGCAATATACACTCGTATGAAGGCCCTGTGTGAGAAGTTGAACGATGCGGCTACAAACAAGGATATCGTAACGGCTACCAAAAAACTCGCTACAGAACCTTTAATAACATTACAGGCGATCAAAGATCTTGGAGCCCTCTCAAAAATCAAGCCACTCGTAGACCCTGGACCACCAGCCCGGGTCGGCGGAGTTCACATTACTATTCGTCGTCGTTCGGACGCAAGAACTACGAAGAAGAATAAAAAGAGGAGAACGATTGACGTCCGTGTCTAAGGCTGACGAGCAGCCCAGCAAAGCTGGAAAAGGTCGGTTTCCAACCTGATATTTTCCTGGTTAAGTGTATCTTCCAAGAACTGGATGAGAGCGGCATACTCCTTCCCCTCCTGTTCCAGGAACACTTTTGGTTCACGGATCCGGCGAGTATCCATCCAGTAAAGCATACGCTCGACCATTCGGTAATACACAAGTCGCTCCCCAAAATTGTCAGGCTGATTCTGACGGGTGTATGACTCCAGGAGGAATATCGGAGACTGGGTCTGCATTCTTAGCCCTTATTGTATTGGAGATGAGAAGAGGAACCTGGAGAGTGGACGTAGGTTCCCTGTATACTATCGTATGTTCTACTTGCCCGCAGATATCAGGGACATCAAAGTTAGGGATCTTCGAAAATTTCTCCATACACCTTATCCGTATATCTTTCGGGATCATGTAGTTTGTCGCAGAGACCGTAGTGATATCCTGCTTAATATATTTCAGGAAGGTTCCACAATCCTTGCGTCCAGTATGTGGAACCGCCAGCTGCTCCTCTAATTTGCGAGAGACGTTACTCCACTGAATACTCGCCTGCTTGAAATTATTCGCCATCGTGATCCAGTCAAACTTATCTTCCAGCATACTGATGATACTGATGGCAATAGACACGCATCCTAGAATCGTTGAGGCAGGAACACTATTGTTCGCAACCTGTGTTGATCCCACAATCAAGTTGGCGACTCCGCTCAGAGCGATAGAAATATTGACAGTAATCGACATAGCTGTTGAGCGCACTGAATAGCGGGAATAAGCTTCCGTATTCATCCACTCAAACGATTTAGATTGATCGCACCAGTTTGCCAGCATTGTATCGATCGAGGGGGACCACTGAAGACCGGGAGACGTATCTGGCCCTTCTTCTTTGGTATCAGACATTGTTTATGTATGCCCCTTTTTTCCACCCAGTGGGTAGAATCGCTTCATCGGACTTTGTGCGGGTGGATAGCGGTCGACCAGTCCATTCCGTCAGGCGAGTGACCTGTGACAGACGGACATACTTGAAAAAAACCACGACCAGAAGAATCATGAGAAGGGTACAAACAAACAGCGTCTTCATTGTTTATCAAACCGATTTAAAACGCAATTACACGTACCGTATCGGTGTGACGGTGTAGTTGAATGGTGTAAGAGAAACCCTGTCCACAGAACTGCCTGACTGGCAACAATATACTTGAAAGTCAGGTTGTAAACATTCATTTGATTTATGATAAGTGATTTAAATGCCTGTCCCCTAGTCATATGTGGGCGGGGATATCAAAGCCTGGTTAATGAGCGAGTCTTAAGATCTCGTGGAGTAATCCTCAGGGGTTCAAATCCCCTTCCCCGCAAAGTACACCTGTAGTTCAGTGGTAGAATGCGACCCTTCCACATACGTAAAGTATTGGCGTAAGGTTGTGACCCGGGTTCGGTTCCCGGCGGGTGTAAATCTTTTTTTTTTGAAACTCAAAAGAGTTCCAAAAAAACGAATTGGCTGTTGTACCTTCTTCTTAGTACAAGAAGCAGGAATGCCGCATATCTATATCCTTGAACTTGCCGACGGCCACTACTTTATCGGGCGATGCGAAGACTCAGAAGATATCAACGAAAAAATTGACGACCATCTTCTCAGGAAGACCAAAGATCAATATACAGACAAGTATCCTGTTAAACGGGTAGACAAGATCGTGAGGGATGTGACACCCGACGGCGAAATTCAGTGCTATATCTCCTACGTCCAAATCTATGGAATGCTGAATATTCACACAGACCTGCGGTGTTACAGGTGCGGCCATAAAGGTCACTACAAGAAGAACTGCCAGAGTCGATGGCATGCCAACGACTATGAGATTGAGGACTAATTGTCTCGGAATAGAATAAGGATGAACGTGAATTCTGCGGTGCAAAAGTGGGAACCTGGAACTCCGCCTCGTAAACGGTCTCGTGCGGCTATGGAGGCACCCTATTCTCCCCCGTATTCTCCGGCGTATGCAGTTGAGAATTTTGGCACGTCGGAGGCTATCGGACATGCTGCTGAGGCTACGGGAGCAGAGGAGGGATGGTCTGCGGCAACTGTTGAACGTGAGAAGAAGGCTGCGCTGGAGAAGCAGACGAAGAAGGCAGGGCGGGGGCGGGGACGCAAGCACCGCAAGACGAAGAAGCGCAGGGTTGGACGTGCTCGCCCGCCGCCGAAAGAGGATAAGTACCCGGAAGAAGATTTAGAACTTCTTATGCCAGGGGGACGTCGGTCAAAACGGATGAAAAATGCAAAGTCTATAAAAAGAGTATAATGGAAAGTCTTTTACATGACTGTCTCCAGCATCACACTGTAAAAAATATTGCAGAGACTCTCGGTGTAAGTCCTGGAACGATACATCGCTGGTTAAAACTGCAGAATGTTCCACTACATTACAAAGCTGATCTTCTTCGTATCCTATCTAGGGATGTAGACTATGCTACCTTTACGTCGAAAGAGAAAGATCAGTTCTTCACTGATCCAGATGTTGCCAGGTATTGCTGGGACATATTTGTCAGCAAGAATCTGGTAGATCTAAAAAAGTATACGTTCATTGAACCATCTGCAGGTAGCGGTAGCTTTCTGCACGTGCTTCCTCCAGGGTCAATTGCGTTGGATATAGAACCTCGCCATCCTGATATTCAGAAACAGGATTATCTTCAATGGACTCCACCAAACGGAAAGGACTACATTGTATTTGGAAATCCGCCGTTCGGTCTTCGAGGTCACCTTGCTCTCCAGTTCATCAATCATTCTGAACCGTTTGCAGATTTCGTGTGCTTTATTCTGCCCCAATTGTTTGAAAGTGACGGAAAAGGATCTCCCAGAAAGCGAATCGCAGGGTTCAATCTGCTACACAGTGAAAAACTAAATACTGTGTTTCGTACACCAGAAGACACCAATGTCGATGTCAATGTCGTCTTTCAAATTTGGTCCAAACATCAAGAGAATCCGGAGTATACGATTCGGGACCTTCCCACGGATATTCTTCGAGTATACTCCCTGTCAGATGGCGGAGATGTATCGTCGACACGGAACAAGGCAATGATCGGAAAATGCGATGTCTATCTTCCATCTACATGTTTCGGTGAAGATGCGATGAAGGTGTATGATTCATTTGAGGATCTTCCGAATCGTAAAGGGTACGGTATTGTCTTTCACCAGCAGAAGGAAGAACTGATTGAAAAATCTAAAAATATTGACTGGGTGAATGTTAGCTTTCGGTCTACAAATTCTGCGTTGAATTTACGTACATCTATTATCTGCGATCAGTTTACACGATCATCCGACGAATGAAGTCGCCGATGTCGGTCATCGTGGTGTCAGGGCCCACCTTGAGCGAGCAGCCGGAAGAGACAGCACGCTCCAGGTTTGAGAGGCCAAAGTCGAACTTGAAGACGTCAGAGGTTCCCTTGCGGGGGTGGGGCGTGCGGTTAATAATGGGGTGCTTAATTTTCATGTCGAACTTGGGGAGGACTGTGAGGTAGAATGCGTCAGGCGTAATGTCGACGAAGAGGAGGTAGTCGTACCCCTCCGCCTTGAGCGTCTCGTGCTGAAATCCGCCGTGGATCCCAATGCGAGCCGTCTTGATCTCGACCTTCTTGTCGAGGATAAGGATGTCGTACGTGCCATCCTTGGAGTTAATGTTTTCGTTGTAGTCGCAGGAGACGTCTGCAGAGTTGCAGAGCTGCAGCGTGAAGAGCTCGCCGACCTTGCCTGCGTGGTCGGGCTTGAGTTCGTTGATGTCTCGGAAGACAGAGTTGGTCCAGGTGTTTGATGCGTTCTGCTTGATAAGGAGGTTGGCGCCGATGGTCTTCATGGTGTCGATAGGGTTCATGGTGGTAGTAGTAGTAGTTCGGGGGCACTATCCATTTCCTAGATAGAGAATGGATCCGTTTTTGTCATGAAAACGGATCGAGGAATCTATACTATCATAGACATCGACCCTCACCATGATCAGCACACACAAACGTAACAGACCACCCTTCAAGACCTTCGGATACCTATCACTGAAAGAATTTGACGATGCTACAACAATGGCAGGGGGTCAAATCAAGGCACTCGATCTCCTACGAGGGGTCTTCATGAATCCATCCGCCCATCGAGCTCTTAAGCTTCTGTATAGCGACAGCCAGAAGGAACACAAACGCAACGGAAAGATCTGTATGGAGATCGGTATGTCCCGTGAAAAGGATCAAGGTGCTGTTCTCAAACACTTCCTCGGCGACCAGATCAATCTCGATCTCGACAACGATCTGCCCGCAGATATGGAGGTCCTTGGCAAGGGTGTGTCGTCCAAGCACAGTAGTAGCAAAGTCGGTACAGCCGTCAAGGCCAAGTGGACGTCGGCAGATACGTCTGCCGAAGAAGCTATCCAGGCAATGATCGATGCTCCCGACAGCTACTATCCCCACCTCCTCCTCACCTACATCGACGTCCAATCTAAAAAGATAACTGTGATCTGTATCCCTTCCGATCAAAACATGCGCATCATCAAGACGATGGCCAAAGACGCATTCACTCGACCCAAGGGCAATTCACGGGGAATCGAGTATTCAACCACTGCTATGAAAGAGTTGATGGCAGCCGCATACTTCAAAATTGAGATCCCAGATGCGGACCTAGAGGCGGCCGGCCTCGACCCCATCCAGCGTCGGCTCAATATTCTTACCTGTAATGGCCTCTAGAATCTCCCTAACTTTCCGAGCCACCAAATAACCCAGTAGAGGTGGCACAGCATTCCCGATCGGCTTGTACGCCTTCCCAGTCGCTTTTTTGTTTGGTTTTGTGAGACTACAGTCGGGAGGGAATGTTTGAATCAGTGCTGCTTCCCTGACTGTCAATCTCCGTTCGCCTTCCCCATGTCTGCGATACTCGATATTTCCATGGTGTTCTGCTCGGATCGTTGGCGCAAACTGGTCTAGATCCACAGCGATTTGCCCCTGTCCCTTTGCCAACTTCGCTGCCTTCGAATACACTTGTTGTGCCGGGTCTGGAGACATGTCTGGTTCCTCGAGATGGGCGAAGTATGGGCGTAGAACGCATGTGCGCCGATTATCCCGAATGACATTCCAGTCGTCTGGGAGATTCAGAGCCATATCATTTCGAAGTCCCATGATAATCACTCGCCACCGAGTCTGGGGGATCCCGAACTCTTCGGACTTTACTAGCTGATACTTGACTTGGTATCCGACCTCCGTGAAATCTGCCACAATCTTGGCGATGGGATTTCCAGGCATAGTGAGAAGACCGTTGACATTTTCAGCTACGAAGATCCGGGGCTTCACACGTCTGACAACTTCGACAAAGGATTGGTAGAGTGTTCCTCTGTCCGCATCGAATCCCTTACGCTTTCCTGCATGGCTGAAATCCTGGCAGGGAAATCCGCCGGTCACGACATCAGCAGCAGGGAATTCGTGCTGTTCCGCAAGCATATCCCGGATATCTCGGAGATGGTAGTTGTGCGCCCACCCGTTCAGTTCGGCGATTTCCTTGGCTTCTGGGAGAATATCGTTTTGGAACACGGTCTGAAATGGTAGGCGATGGAGGTTAACAAAGTCAGGGCAGATATGTTGGCTCTCGATATAGGTAGGATCCACACTGTCTCGATGTACCACCACCTGCTCGGAGAATCCAATATCCATTCCCCCCATTCCGGAGAATAGGGATATCACACGGTATGTCATACTCTACTATATGTGCTACTCCGACTATCTGAAAAAGATACAGTCCGTTTTTCAGTAGACCAGAAGAACAATGGGATCTCGCCAATCCAACACATCCTGGTGCTGGAGTCCTCGCTATCGCTGTCCGGAACACACTCCATTCGCTAAGAGGAAGACATACGAAGAACTAATGCAGGAGGAGGCGGACAAAAAATGGTTTATAGAAAATCGGTGGAGGTTCGTGGAAGGTCGAGATCCCAATATCTTGGGGATTGGAGACTGTGATAGGTCTGATAATCCGTAGTCTCTAGTAGTCTTTTCGATGCACTATATAACTAGAATGGATGCGGCGTTTGCAGCTTATCAAAAAGTGCTCGGTCTGAAAACCTCGTCCGAAGTCGCTGCTGTCGTAGAGAACCTAAACCAAAATAAAGCTACAAGTACTTTTTTTACTGACACTGCTCTTACACTCGAAACATTTGCAATTGAAGGTGGAAAGTACGTGCGGATAGGACGGGCCGGCCGGCTTGGTACTAACAAACTGCTTCCCGAACCTATTGCTAAAGGCGCAGTTGGTGAGATTTACATGAGCGAAGATCGAACCATGATCTACAAAAAGATTATTATCAGCGGAGTTCAGCAGCAGAGGGAATGGATGATTCGTCAGACGTATATGGAGGCATTTATACAGACGGTTCTAGGTCTCGATCCCGACTACGGAAAGAATATTTGCCAAATAACAAATCTTTACCGCAGTCGTGAAGTCGTGCGTCAGGGGCGCAGCGATAAGGGGGGAGATATAGTCTTATTTATTCAGATGAAGCCTATCGCACAAACACTTGAAAACGTGATTAACAAGATTACAGCGGATGGTGACTTTAAAATAGCAGATCTTTCACCGTACTGGGCTCAGCTTGGAACTGTTCTGGGTGGTCTGAAACGCAAATACAACTTCTCTCATCGTGACCTGCATACTGGAAATGTTATGTTCCAAGCGGATGGAACACTTGTTCTGATAGACTTTGGGATGAGTTGTATGACAGTGGACGGCGTAACCTACTCTGTCTTGACAAGCAATATACTTCCTGCAGAATCCAAGACACTTGTACCGGCAAGGGTTGATGCCCCATGTGAATCATACGATATACTGATTTACTTAACTTCCTTCGGCCAGGGATTTGGCCTTGCTCTTGAGGGAGCCGAACAGGAGAAGTTCGTTAGTCTGTTTGATACCCGGGATAAAACCTTCAATTTGTTGAACTGGATTATTGAGTATCAGGGAGAACATTCAGACGAATACTCCTCGTGGTTTCATATGACCTATCCTAAATCCATAGAGAGCTGGCCCGCAGATATACGTGAGAAACTTCCTCTTATACCAGCGTTGAAACCAGATAATTTTGCTGCTCTCAGCAAGGGATTTGCTCGTGACATACGTCCTCGTGCAGGCAGGCGTCGACGCAAGACATATCGTGTTCGGCGTGGAAAAAGGGCAGGAACTCGAAAAAACGGATCACGTCGGCGCTAGACATCTAGAGACCAAACAGAATGAATACTGCCGACCGCAAGTTTATCGACGATCTGATGGCGAATCTCCTGGACCTTGATGGATTTATTCGCATGGAGTTTGAGGCGGACTTTCCCGACTTCCTTCCTCCTCCTGCGACGCATCGCCCTCCACCACTCACTGACGAACAGATCCTCGAGAAGGGCGAGGCATACTGGACCTACCCACTGCGACTCAAGCATTATGAGGAGAAGTGCTACATAGCCTTCGAGAAATGGAATCGCAGGTGTGTGGAAAGTATGAACAACACTGCTCTCAACCATCTCAGCTGGGTATGCGAGAAGATCGCGACGGGGCAGCTGAAACTTATGGACGAAGAGTCGGGGGCATGCTTCGAAGCACATGGGTTCTTCTTCGACCAGAATAAGAACTTGGTCCTCACCAATCCCCGCTAAAACCTTAACCTTAAAACGGATCCAGCCCACCCCACTCTTTTTCAGTTTCATACCAAGATGCCATACCTTCTTCGTCGTAACGAATGGATGTGGGGAAAGCCGTGCCCGTGCTGCAGACAGTTTGAGAATGATCAGGCGAAGAAGGAGGAAACTCGGGAAAAGCGAGCGGCTCGTCGTGCGGCCATGCCCCGGAACCCGCCGCCGGAGACGATTCAAGAGACAACCGTCCCAACCCTCTATTCCATCATCACACGCCAGATGAATTACTATTACGGCAATGGGATCTACTCTTCATAGACCCACCCATTCTCACAGTGGCAACACAGCACCCCCTGTTTGCGCACGACGTACCCATTGCCACTACAGTACGTACACTTTTTCTGCTTCTCGGGATCAAATCCGTGATAGACGCAGTGATAACAGGCTTCGTCGTTATCCACATACACCCATCCATCACCCTTGCAGTTCCGGCACTTTTTCTTCTTTGGTTGTTCGGGCATTTTATGAAAGGTACGGGATAGGTGAAAATGGATAGATTTAAACACTTTGGTAGTAATACAAATAAGAAAACATGCCGAAGTATACCTGCACTCAAACGGGCCAGACATTCTCTCGGAAGAAGGATTATCTGGAACATCTTGAAACCCTTGTCCGAGACCTTCCACCTCCCCAGATTAAAGTCCCTTCTGGACGGCTCGCAATAAGTCTGTTCTCTGGTGCGGGGGGCGATACTCTTGGAATGGAAGCTGCTGGCATTAAAGTCGTAGCATTCTCGGAAAACAACACGTCATGTGTAAATACGCACAAGGTAGCGTTTCCAGACAGTAAGTGGCTGGGTGAATCGGTAAAGGGTGATATTTCAAAGATCCCTGACGAAGAGTTCCAGCCATACGCCGGAAAACTCTTCATGGTCTTTGCGGGATTTCCCTGTCAGGGGTTCTCCAATGCAGGGAGGAAGGATGTATCAGATCCTCGAAACAAGATGTTTCATCAATTTCTTCGTGTTGTCCGGATAACCCAGCCTGAATGGATTATGGGAGAGAATGTGGCAGGGCTTCTAACAAAGAAGACAGACGACGGTGAAAGCAGTGTCATTGATGTAATTCAAGACCATTTCCGAGAGATCGGCTATCCTATAGTCTTCAATGTATACGATATGAGCACAGCCGGTATACCCCAGACTCGCAAACGTCTGGTACTAATCGGTAATCGCCTATCTATTCCATTCAAACTACCGGTGTTCTCAGATGCTCGTCGTGGACTACAGGATATTATTGAACCAACGATGGAAGGTGCTATGGAAACTGATCTTACTCTCCCCCCCGAGTGTATTGTTCGTGTACCGCAGGATGCGTCTCCCACTGGAAAACCCCACCCATTCCTGGTTCTCAAACACTCCGAGCACCTTATCTCTTTCCGGAAGCGTGACTCTCCAATCCACAGCGAGGTCCTCGATCTCCGCAATCCCTGTAAGACGTTTATATGTGCGTACACGTTCCAGCCAAGGCATTACGTTGGACTTCAGAAGCCCGACGGAAAAAATTATATCCGGTGCTTGACTGTTCGAGAGGCGGCACAAATACAGGGGTTTCCAGCAGATCACCCATTCCAGGGATCGCACGACGATATGATTAAGCAGATTGGGAATGCGGTTCCAAGCGGGTTTATTCGTCGGCTGGTAGAAGCCATGATACAGTCTTCTTGAAACGATCGGAAATGAATTCGGGAGTAAACTGTTTGGTAGAATATCCGTTTGCTAAGCGAAAGTAAATAGATAAGAAGTCCGTCTTGATATTTTTACGCATGGCATTCCAGGCCTTCTTGAGCCTGTTACACTCATCATTGGCTTCTGTATCCTTGACTGTTGAGATGTGCTGGCCAAGACCTACGAAGCAGATCATCTTACGGGGGAGTCCGCGTCCGGTGGCGATGCGGAAGGAGATAATATAGACCGTATCCTTGTTGAACCATCCATCATTCAATTTAAACGTAGTGTTATTGGTATGCTTGGCGTCGAAGAGCACCTCGTCCTTCTTAGTCCCGGCTTCGGTGCGGAAGAGGAGGAAATCACCACTCTTCTGAGAGCCGGCGGGTTGGTACCAGTAGTACATACCATCATCGGCAGGTACCACGTTGCGAGTTGCGAGCTTGAATCCGTTCGCCTCAAATATTATGGCAATACAGGCCTCGTGTGCCTTGACCTCGTTCGCCGAACTCTGACCGTTCGTCTCCATGTACTCGATGAGACGATCGGTCATTACGGTAGGGTGCTCCTCGAGCGTTCCCGGGTTCTTGTTCATGTAATCCAGTGAGTTGATAATAGATGTGCGGAAGATATTTGAATCAGAAGTCATCTTATAGTTGTAGTTTGCGCCACTCTATTATTTCTAGGTCACAAACCGATCCGTTTTCACCAAAACGAATCCGTCTATCCCCTGCCCTAAAAAGGCATACAACGATACTAGAATGGGCGGCCAAACTGCGTTTGCTTACTACGACAATGATTCCCAACTCCTCTCCTACTGGTTGATGCGTGATATGAACCCCCTGGAGTTCATCAACTATCTCAACGAGCCACTCCATGTGATCAAGGATGTGGCTCGTCCCTTACTTAAGGGTAATTGTCTGCTGGACGAGTTCAAGAGTGCAAAGTTTCAGGAGGAGCATGATCTTGTGTGGGCTGCTATCATTCTGCCCGAGTCTATTGTCTGCTACAACCACCAATATACGGTCATCATGAAGAAGCGGAAGGAATAACTAACGACGGCGAGCACCCAAGAATCCACGAATCATTCCGGGAAGAAAAGGGGGCAGGTCCTTTTTCACACCGACTTCGATTGCCATCTTGGGATTGCGAATACGTTCAATTTTCATCTTTGCCTGCGCAAGTGCGTCTGGATACTTTGCGAGAGCATCATACACCAGCTGGGGATTCGCACCCGCTTTTAGAAGGATCTTGATGATCGTGTTAATCTTTACAGCTATTGGACTCTTTACATCGTTTAGGGGCATATTGTCGGCCGCCCAGTACAGTGCAGTCCCACCCTCCGACCCCTTGGTATCAACCTGCGATCCAGCATCAATCAGAAGCTGAACGAGTTCGGGTTCGTCAGTATGCACTGCCTCGATGAGCGGTGTATTCTCAGACTCTGGATCTACCGCATTTGGATCTGCTCCATAGTCAAGTGCCTCTTTCATGCTGTTAACAGACTGAGATTGGATCGCCCTGAATAGTTCCCTGTCTGTAGGTTCTGCACCGCCTAGAAATCCCTTAATGATTGAAGGAACAGGAGTCGGCAAATCCTTTTTCACACCTACCTCGATAGCCCCCTGTTTTTCAAATATCGTACGTAACCTCGCACTGATTGGCCAGCCAGCAGGGTACCTGGCTCCATGAGTCATGAGGAATCCGAGGATTTCTGGACGATTTTCGCCTGCGTGAACAATAGGAACTCCTCCCATCCGGTCCTGCATATTAACATCCGCCCCACTCTCCACCAAGAGCTTGACTATATCAAGACGATTCTTGTGGATAGCCCAAGTTAACGGCGGAGCCTGCATTCCCACTCCAGCATTGACATCCGCTCCACGGGAAATAGCAGCCTTAGTATCTTCCAGGTTTCCACGTTTGACTGCAGCTAGAAGTTCTGCCTGCTCGGCCTCCGCTCCTCCCCGACGAAAGCGATTCTTCTGTGTCTTGCGTCGCCCGCCAGGATTGGATACCACGATTTTTGGAGGATTACCTCCCTTCCGGCGCAGAGTCTTGCGTCCTCCTCCCGGTTGCTGGCTCGCATGCCCCTTCCGCCGAAATGTGTGTTTGGCATTGGGTAACATCCCCGACGATAAGAGCCCCTTAAAATAGCGTATCTTCTTTTCGTAGTGCGGATCAGTCTTCCTGAGATCCGAGATGTAATTTGTAAGTTTGCTGTCGAGCATGTCCACTACCTCATCGCTAGGTGCAGGGGGGTTTCTACTCTCTAGTTTAATCCGCTCATCCTGTATCTCCCTCCTCATTTGAGGGATTGATGGAGCATTATCGAACGCCATTACCTTGTTCTCTATCTATATTTATTTTGATTTATGTGTAGACATCGTATACAGGTAAGAATGTCCGACGACGACGATATTATCGTGTGCGATGTTTGCGGAGATGAGACAGGGGATCCAGACAGAATCACTGAGGAAAACTGGGAGTTTTGCACGGGACTGGAAAAGCAGTTCTGTGGAAAATGCCGTGAGAAGCGAGAGGAACCACCCTGCAAGGATCCAGAGTGTGAGGCGGATGTATGTTACGATGCACGGATGGCAGAGACGAGTGGGTGAAATAGGCGACGTATACTTGCTTTGATCTGGGGACGATACTCTTCAATCACATGTTTCAAGACCGATGTCGTCACAATAAAGATGGCGGCAGAGAAGACGATCCGACGATCAGTTTCCGTGAACTGTCGTGTGTGGTAGTAGGGATTGAAGCGCAAGATGAGGAAGATGCTGACGTAGACCTTCACGTAGTATTCAATATTTGTAAGATAGGAAGGTTCAACTTCTACAAGTCCTACAAGGACAACCGCATAGGTTACATGAATAATAAAGACAGTCCACAAGTATGCAGAGGTATGGAAGTTCCAGAAGTCTGCCATTAACTATTTACGGAGATATTCCCTAATTCAGATGGTGGTCCCGTCGTATAGATGGTTAGTACGCAAGGTTCTGATTCTTGCAACCCCGGTTCGAGTCCGGGCGGGACCTTCCACTTCTCTCGGGATAACTCAGTTGGTAGAGTGGCGGATTGTAGTGGATTACAGACTGCTAAGCAATAAAACTCCGCATGTCGCTGGTTCGATTCCGGCTCCTGAGATTTTTAAAAAAGGTTCTTTAGCTCACCCGGTAGAGCATCTGGCTGTTATAGCGTCGCTAAGCGACTCTGGAGCGTACCGGAAGGTAGTTGGTTCGATCCCAACAAGAACCGTGAACGGTTTTTATACTTACCCATCACGGGTTAGGATAAGATCCCTTCTTCATTTTGAAGGCCAACGTTGCAGTGTTAATACTATTCTTCGGCAGGCGAATGTGGGCGTACCTTGCGTGATCGGGAAAATCAATACGGCCTTCCCAGGATACACCTGTATTCACCCATTCGGAAATCTTGGATTTCATATCAAGGTAGGCAGGTTCATCCTCGCCCACACCAGTTCGCAGAAGGGCACGAAGTAGTTCGAGTCCTTCGGCGAGACGTTGCTCTTTTGGTTTGTCGGGGTGCATTATACTTAGAACTTGTTCCTTCGCCCAAAACGGTATCCGGGAGGAAATGTCGGGGGAGGGGGAGGGGGAGGAGGAGGCATTCTTATACTTAAAACCCGAAAAGCTTGATGGGATTATAACCGTATGCCTTCTCTACACCCACATGGGAAAGACCGTGAACTCCGACGGCAATTGAGAGAATGAGAACGAGCGTAATGAGCTGGAGGGTAGGCAGGCGGCGGATGAAGGAGAAGTTTAGGAAAATCAGAAGACCACCTAGGAGGAGAAGTCCGCCATTCAGCGTGTGAGTCATAATAGACGGGGTTGTGAATAACTTCTCCATATGTATACTTATCATATTTTTACTTCTGGAGACCCATGGTCCTCATAATACCCTGAGGAATCGGGCACGTATTCACGGAAGATGTGGTGACATACGTCATAGGCGAAACAGCCGGAGCTACGGCGGCCACACGGGGCTGCGACGGCATGGTAACGAGGTAGGTGGCGGTAGGGGCGGGGGCAGGGGCAGACATGTTTGTTCTAGAGCTAGGGATAGATTTAAACGCTCAGAACGTATAGAATATGTGGCTCCCATATTTTCAGTTGGTAGAATTCCTCTCTTATACGCTTGTCCGTATGCTTTGTGAGGAGGAGGTCGGCAGTTCGATCCTGCCTGGGAGCACCACAGCCTCTTTAGCACAGTTGGTTAGTGCATCCGCTTTGTAAGCGGGAGGTCACCTGTTCGAATCAGGTAGGAGGCAACTTTTTGATGGTCTAACTAGATCTTCAAAAAATTGTCGTCATACAACAATGCGTGGACTGCGCCTGAAAACTATCAAGCGGTCTCATAATCCTAAAAAGAAATGGGATGCGGTGTTCATGAAACCAAACGGACAGACAATCACCCAACCGTTTGGTCAGCGAGGATACTCGGATTACACGAAACACAAGGACCTAACTCGTAAGAAGCGGTATATTGCCCGCCATGCCCGGATGCACGAAGACTGGTCTGACCCGACTCGGGCCGGAACACTCTCGAGGTATATTTTGTGGGGTAAGCCGACTCTCAAAGCTTCGATTCGATCGTTTAAGAAGAAGTTCCACGTATAACATCAAGTTGAAAGCTTTTATGAAAGTATTCGTCCCACGACAGTGTGTAATCGGATTTTTTGTATATCTCCATCGTGTGATTAAACAGGCGGATATATGTAAAAAAAATTACGCCAATCACTATGGCAGGCGTGAAGTCCTTCATTAGTTAAACACGTGATGCATTCTCCAACGGAAAAAACGAGTGGCTCCTAAGAGAAACTTTTCAACTCTGTAGGCTGGAAGAATATTCAATGCGCCCACAGTCAGCGTTCCTTCGCTCTTGGCTTTACGAGTAAACAATTTCAACACATAGTTCTTGGCTTTCATCACTGCCTTCACTTTCTCATCGACGCCCATTTCTGCCCTCAACCCTGTCTTGAACTCCTTGACCCGTTTCATAAACTCTTTCTTGAGAGTCATAACATCTTTTGATGCTGCCTTGTAGTCTCGCAAGCCCTCTCTGACCTCCTTGTCCTTCTTCACCTTTTCCATGATCTTCATACAGCGTCCCTCCATTTCAATCCGTCCGTTATTCCACCATTCGTCTCCTCGTTCATTCATCTGTCCGATGACATTACAGAGAGGACACGTTGACCGATGCTGGAGAGCACGAAGAAGACAAAGAGTATGATACGCATGGCCGCATTGTAGACGAGAGGAATCTCCGTCCACAATGATGTCGTCAGTAGTGTTCTCCCGATATACGGGAACGCTCAGGGGGTCGTAACAGAGGATACACTCCTCCATCAATTGTGAAGTTTAAGGTCCAACATGTAAGTTCATTTCGTTCTTGGCAGCCTTCGGAAGACTGCGACGAAGAAGTTCTGTTTGACGGCCAAATGTCGAGGCATCATCCACATCATCCGGAATACCCTCGATAGCCCGAAGAGCTTCCGATACTTTTTGGGGCTGGTCGGAGAAGTGGAGAAGGAGCTGGGTGCGAATCGTATTGCGTTTGATAGCAGGCTTGACGGTGCGGACTTGGCGAGAGATTGACCCGCCAGTCATCCCATCAAGCTTGAAATCGTCCACCTCGTTTTCACGCATGAACTCGAGAACAGAGGCACCCAATTTAGCCTTCTCATCATTGATAGTCTTAATACGCAGTTTCAGTTGGCGGATCTCGTCGTCCATAGCGATCCACTGGCGGAGCGTATCTGCTACCGGCGGTGTGTCTTGGTCCCCCATTTCTTTATACTACGCTTGCGACGTGTAAATCTGCCCCGGCCTCCCTTCTTGCCTTTACGTGTCTTCATTGGGGCAAACGCTTTCTTCTCGGGAACTTCAGACGGAGCCATATCTGCAGGTGGGGCGGATGGGGCGGGATCTGTGGAGGGAGTTGAGGGAGAGGACGAAGCCGTGGGCGGAGAGGACGAAGCCGTGGGCGGAGAGGACGAAGCCGTGGGCGGAGTGGGATCTTCGCCAGCAGCAGGAATGGGGGCGGGAAGCGGGGGGAGAGCGGCAGCAGCCTTGCTTTGGATCTGGGCAAGCGAAGGTAGGGCAGGGGGGTTGGGACCAGCAAACTTGTCTAGACTGGGGAGAGAACTCGCAGTGCTTTTGACTTTTGCAACAGCGCCCTGTAAACTTCCAAATGCCTTGGAAATGGACTCCGAAATCTTGTCGGCACGATTATAGAACTTTGTTCCAACAGTCTCTACCGCCTTGACTCCACGTGACAATGCTGGACCAATAACGGGAACCATTGCTGCAGTGGCTTCCAAAGCAGCCGCAAACTCCTTGCGAGATATTCCAATGACCATAGCCAACCAGAGAAACCAGAGGGAAAACAACCAGCCGAGAAAGATACCGACTGTTCCTGCCAGCGGAATAGGAATGAGACCTACAATTCCAGGTGTCATAGTTTGAACGGTTGAAGCAATAACAGGGAGAGTAGCAGCTGTCACATCGAGAGCAGCACCAATAAGGTCTCCGAACAGTGGGGTATTCTCGAGGGTATCTAGGATAAAAACGAATGGGATAATCATTCGAACGATCATTTGCATCGATTTAATCCCACCCTGAATTGCTGGATTCATAGGAGCCGGAGGAGTGATTCCAGCAGCGGAATCAATTGCCTTACGAATTGAATCGTTCAAGATGCTGTCGACCGGTGCACCACCTTTCTGGGTAGTCATCGGCTGAATCTTCCGGAATACGGACGCAGCCTGTTCTGGCGTAAAAAGAGGCTGTCCGTTCTTCGTGAACGAGCGACGAATATCTTCGGCCGAGTTGAATTTACCTTTATACAGGGCTTCGTATGCACTAATCATGCTGTCTACATTCTGGGCGTCAGGGGCACTGACATGCCGCCGGACTATTTTTCCAAAAGACGTAGCCGGATGCTTACTGTGAAGCTCCCACTGAACCATTATATACTCGCAAGAGAATTAGAACTTCCAGCGACGGTCACACTCTAGACAGGTGACGAACGTTGTCATCGGTTCGTCTGCAGATCGGGTCTGCATCTGGTAGTAATCGCACTTTGTCTTCTTCTTACATGCCGAGCAGTAGAAGTAGATGGATGCACTGCCAGAATTCGAGTAGAGATGCTTGTCCTTCTCAATCTGTGCCTCGATCTGGGCCTTCCATCGCTTTGGGTTCAACTCTACAACGGTCATGTCAGCAAACGAGGCAGCAGACAGTTCGCCAGACACCAACTTGGGGATCCAGGTCGGTGCATTCTCGTAGAACTGGATACATCTGCCACGATAATGATTCCAGAATGCTACGTTCGCCCACGTGACTTCAATACCCTGCTTAGCACAATCACGGATACACCTCTGAAGAAGAGCGACTTCAAGAGCGTCGGCGATATCAGGTGGAATCCCAATCTCAACGTATCGCTGCTTAACCAGATCACGAACGGGGCAGGGAGTATTCACATCGTGGATCACAACCTGTTTGGGTTTGCGTTGACGGGTAGGAGCAACTTCCTCTTCTGCTACCGGCTCTTCCTCGTCGGGGACAGGCTCGTCATTGTTTTCAGAGATGTCGTCTTCATCTGGAGCAGCATCGTCTTCTTCCTCCCCCGACGACTCGCCTTCAAACGTCCAGCTGGCGTAGATCGTCTCGTAATCTGCAGGCTTGAGATTGGTATACACTGACGCAGACTTATCGTAATTGTCGGCGTTGGAGTTCTTTGATAGCATCACAACGATACATCCGACAAACACTTCATCTTGGAAATTGCCTCCCAGAACATGCTGATTGATATTATCATCGTCATCTTCACTCCCAGACTCGGCGAATACAGTAACCCACGACTCCTTGTCCTTATCCTGGATCTTGCCCTGAAACTGAAGCCCTGGCTGCTTAAGTTTGGTCCGAAGCCACTCGAGGACATCAGCAGACTTTGCGGGGACATTGAGTTCCACAAGAGACCCAGCAGGCTGGACCGACGTGACTAGAACCATTCTTCTTAATGTTTCTATGAATCAAACGTTACGATCGGTTTTGTTGAATTTGCCAAAACGGATCGGATGTTCCTCAGAACACAGAGTAGCAGACCTAGGATAAACGAACAACAACAACATGAGCACGTGGCACGAGAAACTCGCAAATCGCAAGCAGAATCAACAAGATGAGGAGCGGAAGAAGAAGGTGGAAGTGAACGATATCAGCTTTCCATCGCTTGGTGGGAGCGCATGGGGGGCAGGCGGGCCGAAGACAACGGAAGAGGCACCGAAGCCGAAGTTATCATCGCTTCTGGCTACGTGGGACGCTAAAGCCAAAGAGGACGAGGAGCAGCGGAAGGCGAAGGCGGCGCTAGATGCGAACAATCAGTCATACCACCAGATGTATCGTTCAACATATCATGGATTCGGAAACACTCATTCTCGTGACGAGGATACGTATTATGAGGACGAGTATGAAGATCAGGATCTTCCCCCAGTTCCTACAGCCGACACGTCGTCAGACTGGCGCACGGTTGAGCGGCCCGTTCGTAAGCCGAAGAAGTCGGCCATCGAGAAGATGATGACGGAGCCTGAATACACCGAGTTCCCTATCGAGGACACGAGTGTTTGGCAGACAGAGGGGGTCTGGGAGCGGGAGCGTTAGAGCACAATCTTGAATACTGACGATAGTAACCATATAGCCGCCGCACGGACATAGTGTGGCACAATAAATGCAATCACGAAAGCAGTAGCACCTACTTGTTTTCCCGTTGAGGTAAAGAAGAGGCCACCAGAGACACCCAGAAGAATCAGGACTGTAAGAACACCATAAATTCCACCGATTGCCTCGTATTGAACTTTCGCTGCCTCTGTAGCATTGTTGAGCGCCTGCTGATTTTTCTCTTTATCTTCGTCGGACACAGCCTCGTTGAGTCCACCAGGTTGTACGGGAGCCACTTTGTTTTTCTCTTTTTCTTCATCTTCCTTCTTCTTACCGACCCGTCGGCAGCGCATGTATAACTTTCCATCACGAGGAGTGGTTAGCCCCTGCGATTGGGCGTCAAAGTAGGTGACTGTGCGATCAGAAACCTCTTCGAGTGGGCGACGAGCGGTCTTGACATTCCGCACAAGTTTAGCATAGTCTGAGGGATCAATGGATACTGTGCTAGAATACACGATCCATGTCACACCGGGCTGGCATGCGGGCCATACCGTTGTTCCCTTATAGATGTAGTAGGAGGGGGTGTCGGGAATAACATCCTGGAGAGACCAGGATTGTGGTAGAGTAATCGTTGATCCCTGATCCACATAGGGAACAAACGCACTGAAAAACTTGGCAGAGTGCGAGTCTCCCGGAACGCTCCGAAGCAGCACGGACATACACACAACCTTACCGCCGGGATGGGTGAAATAGCAGACAAGCTCTCCTTCTGCGAATACTCCCTCTAACGAATGTTGGGAGGTGGAAAAGAGAATCATTCCTTCGCACGTATACCCGTCTCCATTGAACTTGGCGGTAGGCTTGCCGTTCTGGAAATCGTTGAGTAGAAGTCCGCCAAGCCGAGCTTGTGCATTCGATACACTCGCAGTTCCTACAGCAGTGTCATCCACGGTCCATTCGCATAGGCGTTCGCATGTAACCGCAAACGACTGAGATAAATTTATGGGAGATTGGTGGGGAGCACCACAGGCCTTGTATTCGTCGGGCCACTTTTGGGCACTATCGAAGATACTCATTATTAAACAGTCATACTTATATTCAGAGATAGAGTCCGTGTTTCAGGAATACAATATTCTCGTTTTGTAACAATGGCAGATACTGAAGTGAACTTAGCGGTTGCTTCACTTACGTTCTCGATATTGTCCTTTCTAGTTATTGTCATTGGACTCGTCCTTATCTTTTACCCTGGACTACGAGAGTCTCTATCTGGCGTCACGAGTGGTATGTCATCCACGGGCAGCGGACTCCTAGACAACCTGAAAATTATGGGTGTGCTAGGAGGTGCGCTGTCCCCTGATGTTGTCCTACTAATTGGGTTCATCTCCGATCTTATGAATCTCAAGTTCCGTTACTCTGTGACGAGTCTAATTGGAATATTTGCTGTCATCCTTCACTGGATTATTGGAGGTGCGCTCTTTGGATTTTCGAAGGGTGCAACTACTGCTGTTGCATCGGTAGCGCAGGCTGTTACATCAGCCGTTGCTCCCACTGCTCCTCCCACTGCCGGTCCTCAGGTCTTTGGAGTGGGAGACCCGACTGCACCTACTGTGACACCACCAGCGGTAGTCGCCTCCGATGTTCGTGTGCGTGCCCCGAAGATCACAGCTCTCGGAAACTTACAGCGGTCTCGTCCTGCCCGACCGGGAAGTGTATCTACCGCACCGGATATGGGGGAACCTGCTGATACTCAACCAGCTCCAAAGGCACGGGGTGCACGTTTTACCCGAGCAGCTGCCGAAAAGTCTAAAAGCAATACACAAAAGTTAGTTGCTAATAAACAGCTTGGAGGATCTGTTCTACCAGACTACATCACTCAGAAATTCAATCCTTGTGCGATTCGTGGACTCGGGTATTTCGATATCCACGGTTCGCCAATGGGAATGGCTGCTCTCTCCTCTATCTTCATGGTCTATCTCCTTGATATGACTGTTGGAAACAAGCGGTCATCAGCTCAGGCTGGAGGATTTGCTGGGTTCTCTGTTGCCGTATTCCTCTTAAATATCTACGCCTACCGTGAGCTCAAGTGTGTGGATACGAGCACCGTGACCGCATCACTCAAGGCCCTGGCTCTCCCGCTTGCCATTGGACTGCTTTCGGGAACGACTGGATACTACGTTCTCAAAAACAATTATGCCGATTTCCTGCCTCTAGATGGAACACATTTTGACGATGGGACTGGCGGAGGTCAATCTGCTAGCTCTTCGAAACAGGCACACTGTAATGCCCCGAACGATGAGGGACAGATGGTATGTGAGGCCTACCAGGACGGTAAGCGCATTACGAGCGTCCCTGTGAAGTGAGACGCTTCACGAGAGCAAAATAACCCATCATCTGAGTTCCAGTATGCCGACCGACCTCATTGCCATTGTATACGCCAACCATCGTCGGGACGTGGGTCACCTTGAATGACAAGGCCAAGGCAGGATCCTCCGCCGTATCAACCGTGCGCCACTGAATTTGCTTGTAGTCATCTTGAAGCTCGTTCACCACAGGTTTGACGGCCTTGCACGGTGCGCATGTTGCCGAGGTGAAAAAGTAAACTTGCATGACTATATTACTCTTCTAGCTTTTCTATGGTTAAATGGGTTTTCTCCACCAATCTGTATGCCACGGCCCCGTGAACCTTTGACTTCTCGAGATCATACGCCTTCGCATTCAAGGTCTTCTTGAGAGCAGAGATCAGGGCGGCGGACAGGAACTTTGCGTCCAGCGATCCCGTATTTGCTAGAATAGCGTTTACGAGATCGGTTTCTGATAGCGGCGCACCCATAATCTTCAGGGGGATCCCTGAGAGGACATTGTCAATAGACGTTCCTACACGCACCACCTTCTCGGTAAGATCGGACATCTGAACTTCCTTTCCCTCGCTCGCTGCCTTATTCGCCAGCTGATCCGCATAATCGTTCCACTTGCTATCCGTATCCTCTCCACCCGTATGTGCCTTGACATGCACGAACTGATGTCCTCCAAGTCCTTCCAGCTCCTTCAGAATCTCCTCTAGAATCACTCGGTGAACCACAGGCTTCCCCTCCGATGTTTTCCAGTCCTTCTTCCGCCATCCAGACACCCACTTTGTCAGACAATTGATGGAGTATTCGGAATCGGTGCAGATGCGTACAACCACGCCTGATACGCTGCGCTGTGTCTTGAGCCCTCGTATTCCCTCCAGAATACCGGTGAGCTCCGCTGTCTGATTTGTCTGTGAACCTTCGGCCGCAAGAGGACGGCCAAACGAGAATTCAGGGGAATCCGGATATACAGCTGCGTACGCCCCCCGACTGTTCTTACGACCATTGTTGATCGAGGATCCATCTGTGTATACACTCAACATTGCTATGATTTATACTGGTGTGCGAGTTGCGGCGTCCGTTTTAATACGCTTCCACAGATCTACAACCTCCCGTGTTTCACCAATGTGTTCTGGAATTATAACGTACGGAACGGTCTTGAGTTCACGGGAAATACACCGGCTCTGAATAGCTGTCTGAACGTTATTCACATATTCAACATGGAACCATACCCGTGACCTGTAACTCTTGGTTTCTAGCCAGCGACGAAGAGACTGTTGACAGGCCAGTGACAAAAAGTGTGCGTGCCAGACCATCAGTAGTTTAATACGTTTAGATGATTTCGAGGTCACCCAGATCTCAAACAACTTTCCAAACTCATCGACGGAACACACAGTCGCAGCATCAATCTCAAACGTCTCAAGATCGGCGGCATGTGTAGTCCTGTAGTCGTTCCATACCCGAATCATCTCACGATCGTCCATTGGTTCGTGAAATAACATGTGAGGCGGAGGGAACTGAATCATCATTATATTACTCACCCTTCAACTCTGAAACAATCTTTCGCACGGGGATGTCCTGAGAAACAATGTAGAGGCTGTTCTCTGTAAGAACAATGAAGCACCCATCAATGCGAAAAATGTTCTGGACTGTGGATGTATATTCGCTCTCGTTCTTCACAAGATATTTGGAAGTGTCCTTGACGCCAATGCAGCACTTCTTGTCACGGCTGTCCGTCCAGTAATCTAGGAGGATCGGACGATCTTCGTCGACCGAAATCTGAGCGGCACGAAGGAGAACCGAAGCCGGTGGGATATTGGGCGCCGGCGTCGTCATTTGTAATGACTACTGTTTTGCGTCTAAACCTTGTGAACGCAGTCCTCCAACTTAAACCTCGAGCGCATACCGAGGCAGGGAGTGTCCGACTTGGGGATGGCGAGGATCTGCTTGGCCTTGTCTGAGATGAAGCTGTCTTCTTTGCCGAACAGTTTCGCCATCTCTGAGAGGAGAGTGACGACCTGGTCGACCGACTCCGACACCACTTCATTCTTCGGCTTCCGAATATTCTCCTCGAAATCGGATATGACAGTGCCAACTGCCTCATGAAGCAGGGTCTCTGAAATCAGGCCACGGGTGTGAAGCTCGCTTGCAAACACACCGAAGCCACGGCGAAGCTCCTTCTGCTTGTGCCAGATACAGAGCGCATCCTCGAACTCTGGCTTGCTCATCGTTGTCAGGTCGGGGAAGGAGATGGTCTTGGATTGATCGAACATCTTGTTGAAGGTGTCGAGCGAGCAGTAGATCTGTAGGTCCTCGTGCACTGCCGGCAGCGCTTCACAGAGCTGGGCGAACATGTCAGCCAGCAGCTTGGCGTAGAACGGCATCGACACGCCACGATCGAAGATGAAATTGACAACACGCATGCGGAAGGTCTGATCCCGCTTGCTGATTGTCTCAACAATCGTCTTGGTCTTGTCCTTGAGGTTCGAGGCTACAACCTTGTTGACGATGCCAATGATGACCTCGTAGTCGGGGTCGTCCTTGAGACGAATCGTGGACTTGAGTTCCGTAATAATATCACGGCGCCAGGAGTCGTCGTGCGGGTTGCGGCGCTGGACGGCAAACTTCTTGGGCTTCTTGATGTAGATCGGTGCGACAGGAGCCAGCTGCATCGCAGAGATCATATCCAGAACGGCAGGTGGGATGGGGAGATGAACGGCGGTCCGGAAAGAGTAGAGTAGAGTAGAGTTCATCATGATGATTCGATGCTCTGTTCCAGTCTGAGAGATTACGTATCCGTTTTGATCGGTTCATAACAGTGAAAACGGATTTAGAGTTGTGTACCTAAATAAGGTAGTGCCCGACATCATGACATCTCTTACCGAATCAACACCTTTCTCGCACACATGGGTACTGTGGTACTTTGATCCCCGCAACAAGGACTGGAGCCTCACCAACTACAAGAAAATCGCCGATATTTCGACGGCACAACAACTCTGGACTATCATCTCCGCTATTCCCCGTGAAGCTTGGGAATGCGGCTACTTCTTCTTCATGAAACGGGGATTCCGGCCTATTTGGGAGGTTCCCGAAAACGAGCACGGCGGGTCTTGGAGCAAGAAGATTCCTACGTGTGACATGTATGATATCGCCGTCGATCTCATCGTTCACTCCATTGCCGCTGAAGACAATATCATGCTGGCTCGGCACGATGCGTATGTCGGCTTCTCCACGTCGCCCAAAGGGGACTTCAATATTGTAAAGCTGTGGACGAACTCTGTCATGCCCGGAAGTGCGAGGACGTACCTCAACAGCGGGATGAAGATGACCGTCACAGACGATGTAGTCTATACAGCACACAAGTCTCGCCGATAATCAGCTAGAATTCTGAACCAGTCAATTTTTTAGATTTGTAACAACTATCAAGAACAGGTAGATAGCTACCGCAAATACGAGGACAATCCCCATACAGTATCCACACCACTGCGTATCCTCATCCTCGAGAATTCTGGAAAAACGGGCGGCGGTCATATATATCTACTTGTTTTGGCGGCTCCTTAAACTTCTTTAGCAATTCAACCGCATCTCCCCGCTTCTGGATCTTGTAATCATTGTCATTGACACGCTCCCAGAGTGTGGTCCGTCCATACATGGTTTCAAATGCATGGTCTGCCGGATACTGGATCCCCATTTCCCTCAGAGTATTCAGAATACCATACAGCTTTCCACCGTCGTCTGTGATCACACAGAACCACGCATCATTCAGAAGAACAGATGGATCATAGACTAGCTTCCGCTCCTTTCCGACATGGCCATAGAGGGAGGTAGATGCCTGGTCCTGACCCAGCTCAGCAAAGTCCATTGTCATGCTCTCGAGACCAACAACATTACCGACTGAATCGTAATTATAGTTCGATACTTCCGGTGCCTCCTCCGCCGACTTACGGGCCATCATGCGCTGCCCGCCCTCAAAAGAACGTTCCATGTACGGAGGCGGCTGGTGAGGCTTACTTGGGTCCATTATTCTCTTGAACCGGACTTCTTCTAAGTCTTTTTACTTGGGAACAATGGACGAAACTCCAGACGGTTTCATCTTGGCACCTGTGTCCTGGATCGCCTTTCCAATCAGAAGAGGCATAGCAAGATTTTTCATGAGAGACGCAGCAGCTGTGGTGGCGTAGGAGAGAGAGTATCCGATTGCAATTTCGTTCTCGTTCTTGGCATTCTTCACCATAACTTTGGAGAATTCAGAAACTGCGTTAATCATTGCCATACGAGTATCAAACGGCAGGTCGACATTGAGTGTCACACCTTTTGGCAAGTGCTTTGAGAGATCCTTATTATCCATGAACCCTTTGATGAGTTCAGGGGTCGGCATACCATAGATGAACTCTACCATTCCTCCCAGCATTCCGCCCTGTCCGTTCTTCACAGCGTCGTCAATGTTCTTCATGAGGAAAGAATAGAGTTCCTTCTGTTTTGCTGATAGCTCGGCAAGTTTCGAGGCGTCATAGTCGTAATGCTTATCTAGAATTGTCTTGGTTTGGGCGATCACCACCGCCCAATTCGGGAAATTGCCCTTCATGTTTGTGAACTCTTCTCTCCGCCGGTTCTGGCCGTAGAGAACAGCGATCAGGATTAGGATGGATGCTCCTATCAGAATGTATCCGATAGTCATTATTCTTATTCTTTAAGCAGAGGAATTGGAGCACGGCATCAAGCACAGCTTGATTTCACCCAGGTTGGCAATGACATACTTAATCATCATGAACCAATCGTTCTTCATGTAGAGCTCCAGGTTGTTCGAGAGGTTCGTGCACTTGGTAAAGAGTACGAGGTGGGGCAGGGAAAAGCTCCCGGAAATAATGGCGTTCGTCTCCTCCTTCTTGACACTGAACTCCGAATCCGAATCTCCCAGAACTGTTTCACGATTGGCAAACTGGCCCTTGCATGACAACACCAGGGTAGATCCCACACTCTTGATATCCACCGTCTTTGCCATCAGGAGCGTCATATCACGGCACTTCTTCTGGAAATCGATCGAGGGCATCGTAATGCGAGCCGAGAACTCTGTGGATGGCATCTCGATATTGGGCTCGTCACGATCGAGGAGGGAAAGGGAGTACCGTGTCACCTCCTTCTTGTCCCCGTTCTCCAGCAGGATACGGAGATGGTTGTGATCGCCCTTCTCAATGTAGAATGTGAGGGTATCGTCATTGGTTGCCGTCTTCACAATACGATAGAGGTGGTCGGTATTCAGACCAATAACGGTGGGCGTAGAGCACGAATACTTCTCGAACTTTGAAGCCTCAAGACGGAGGTGAACCAGGACAGTGCGAGTATTATCCATCGCCGCCATCTTGATCCCGTCCTTGTCGAAGGTGAAGTTCATCTCGACCAGGATACACTTGAGAGCCTCAACGAGAGTGCGAATAGCTCCAGTCTGAACTGTTTTCGCCTCCACCAAATAGCTCATTTTATTAGTTCGGGGCGACTTGCTTAAATACAATTGAACACACCTCCTAGGATGTATCCACATAGGAACTCCACGATATCCACAAAGACATTGACGTCGGTGATATCTAGAAACTGGTAGAGAATGAAGACGGGAACAAGCAGTCTGAGCTTGTATGCCAAGACCCCAAAGGCCACATGCCAAAATGAGTTCCAGTTGTCTGTAAATAATCGGCGAGGAGAGTAGGATGTCATGGCTATATCTCTGGCCGCTCGTATTGATGGGTGTTCTAGGAATCCTGATTTTGTTGGGAGTGCTGATGGGCGTGAACCTAGTTTTGGGCTTGCTGGTCGCATCCTTATACGGTCTATTTCCGAAAGAGGTTCTGTTTGAGTCGGTGGCGTCAAGATTACGAAACAAACAGGTGGAAGAGAATATTCAGGCAACATTTCGGATGGAGTGCCAAGAAGCACCTCCTCCGTCATGCCTCTTTATTTGGCAGCCACATGGTTTAATCTCAGTTTCGTCCGTGTTATTCAATGGCGGTCTCTGTAAACACCCAAACTATCGTGCCAATCATGCTGTCACTATGCCATTCTATCACTACTTCCCCGTGATAGGCGATATTATGCGCCACCTCGGAAGTATTCCGTCTGATTCTGGAAGTATCACAAAAACTCTTCGGAAAGGAGAGTCTGTGTCTGTCATGCTTGGAGGCGTGAGGGAAATGCTGACTGCTGAAGGAAAACATATGAAACTCTATATCCGCAACCGCACAGGTATATTCCGCATTGCTTTAGAGACTGGAACTCCGCTAGTCCCTGTTTTGACCTACGGAGAAAATGAGTTATTTCCCCGGTCGAATGAATGGTGGGCTACTGATCTCAACAATCTATTACATTCTTATGCTGGTATGGCAGTAGGTATTCCCACATGGAAAGCTCTACAAAACTGGTTAGAACTGTCGTATCGACCTCTCAAACCAATCGTGACACACGTGGGATCGCCAATCCCTGCTAGCGGGGATATACCTACCTTGCGGAATACCTACATCAAAGCTGTAGAAGACCTGTTTAAAAAGACTGCTCCAGCTGGGTATACTCTGGAGATCATTTAAGCAACAACCTCCTCCTCCGCCTCTTCCTCATCGGCACCGCCCTTCTTGGCCTTCTTGCCGTGCTTGACCTTGACGGGCTTGCCGTTCTTGATCGTCCAGCGGTGGCCCGTCTTCTTCTCCCACTTCTTCAGCGTGCCCTTGCTCTTGGCCGCCGCTGACTTGCGCACAGACACAATCTTGCCGTACTTGTTGTACTTCAGGTGCTTCTTCGTCAGGCCACCCTTGGTGTGGTGGGCGGTTCCATGCATCACCGACGCACGAGATCCAACCGCACGCTGAGCTCCTCCAGTCATGAGTCCATCTAGAGCATTCATTGTTTATTATACTTGTAGAAGAATTACTTCTTGAGCTGGGAGGAGACGTCCTTGTCCGACAGAATCACTTCGGATGGCATTTCGAGGTAGAGAACGCTGCTGAAAAACGGCGAGACTCGGTGGTTAAACACGATGCCTCGAATCTTGTCGTTACTGGATAGGGTGGAGACCAGACGGTTTTCGATGATATTTTTCTGTAGAGTTTTCCGTACAATTTTCACCTGAACCTTACACGAATCTCCATTCCAGGCGCACAGACCAGTGCACGCATCTTTAGGAGACCCAGTGCACGAATGCCGCATCTTGCTGTAAAACTCGGGTGGGTCCTCAGCTTCCGCAAATGTGAGCGAATCATCCATCCACTCGTGGAGTAGAGGGCGCAGAGCGGTGACATCGGGCGAGGGATGGGACAGAACATTGCGAAGATCGGGGTAGTCGTCCGTCATAATATCTTTCGAAAGTTGATAGAGCAGGAATTCAAAGATCTCAGCTTCATATGTGATAGACCTGGCAAGTTTGGTATCAGTTTCAGCTGGGTCGGCGTAGGCGATCTTCTCTTCTGTCTCATCATGGACGGTTTGGGTAATTTCAGTGGGATCCTGAATAATGATCTCGCCCGATTGGACGGGAATACGAAGTCCGGCAGCAGTAATCAGTTCCACAACATTGTTCTGATTGTCCGTCGAATCGTGGGCGTAGGCGTATCCCGGATGCGTCTCTTTCGCATGGTTCAGGATATCTACCATTGCGGATTTCTGAGGATACTGATCTTTCGGGATATCGGCGTATCCGGCAATCCGTTCCGTCATAAATGTTGGGATCTGGGATGTAGGTCGGAAAGGGAGCACAAACGTTTCTGGGAGGAAAAGAGCCTGTGCTCGGCGGTATGGATCCATGACAACTTTGAGTTCCATAAAACGATCTTTGAATACCTTGTTTGCAAATGCAACCGCCTTATCAATTGTAGGAATATTCCGGACACATGCCGATGTCCGGAGTCCTTCGAGCTTCCCTACAAACTCTTTCGGGAACGGGTTCTTGTAGATGTTTGCATTGTAAACCGGTGTAGTAGATGTCCTCGATACGTGAACCAGGTAATCCACACTACGAGGATCATCAACATTGACTAAGATAACGGCAGCCCGCTTCACGTCACGCACGGCACCGATATTCATGAAACATCCAGTGGAAATAGACTCGCCGACGTAGAGAACATAGAGCATACAGTTGAGTGAGAGTGCCGAATACTCCAGCTCTTCAAGCGGTGTCAATTCCCTTTCACGGAACGCCTTATCGATGGAGGAAATTCGGGCCTTGATCTTATCTTGATCGTCAGTATCTGCCATCTTCCAGGTGCGGAAGAACGAGCACCGCTCAACAATATCGGGGTTCTCGGCCGGGTCACGAACGCTAGATGATGCGAGTCCAATCACCTTTGACAATGTTTCTGACGCCCGACCTACACCTGCCCGGAAAAATCCCGAGTTGCCTGAATGAATACGATTTCCAGCATCAACCGTGGTCGAATAATCAAGTTTGAGATCGGCGATCTTTCCAATATCTTTCGGAACGTAAGCTAGACGCAGTTCATCCAGACGAGTTTTGGTATCTCCAAGGACGTAAAACAGTTCGGCGAGTTTAGGCTGGACGCTCGCAACTACCGGCTTGTATTCCTGCGACCCCGTAAAGCAGCATGGGATCTGCTTGTTCGCAGTTCCAGCCTTATACTTGACATACCCAGGGAAGACAGAGGTGGCATCACGCTGGATCACCGGGAACTCAGCGGTATCCTGGGTCTTTTCCACATTCTTATCGTTTGACCGCACCTTTCCACTGCAGACCGGGCACTTACCATCTACCAACTGTTCTTTCTTCAGGGGAATACGGTCGAGGGTGCACCAGAACTCGGGGCAAATAATCAGACCGTCAGGATCCTTGACATCCATCGCCTTTGATCGTCCATCACTGCGTGGATCATACTCAGACATCTCGCCTCCTTCATCGAACCTGGCGAGTTCGTCCGATCGCAAGACAGCGGGTTGGCGATTCTTCTCGCACTTCTTAGACGCCGGAGAATCGGAGGAGTAGAGATCGGGGTTGAAATCACGGAGCTGGGTCAGGAAGTAAGTGGATAAAGAGGTAGCTCCACGAGAACGAACAACCTTTGCCTTCTTAATTTCAGGTGCTGCTTCCTCCTTCTTTTCCGATACAGATAATCCAGCAAGTTCACCCAGAAGTCCATCGAGGAAATCGTTGTCATCGTTCTCAGACGATTCGGTCACGGGAACTGTTGCGATCTCCGATTCCACTGTCTCCATCCGCTTGGGACATACAGCATCAAGATCAGGGTTGTCTGGATGAATCAAGATATCACGCAGGATAGAAATGTATCCTACCGTGCGACGCATATCTGGAGCATGAGTCACCGCTGCCTCCTTTGCGCTGAATTTGAAGGATGGAAGAAGGGAATATCGCCGCTCTCCGATATCTGGATTGTCGGACACAATCTGCTTGACGCCCTGGAGAAGAGCAGTGATTTCATCGGACGATAGATCTGGAAATTGGTCCCGGATATCATCTGGGCCGACAAACTCGTTCTCTTTCAGCATTCCAAGAACACGTAATTGACTGTCGGTCAGTCCTGTATCGCTCTGGTCGCTCCGGAGGAACTTGAAAACCAATTTGTCCTGATCGGTGGTTTCAAAGATCTCACGAAGACAATCGAAGCGGCGGAAATCGGCGTCCCTGAGTTCAGTGGAGTAATGAATGACTGCTGACATATCCTGAATAACCCACCGATCATCTTCGTAGTCTGCCGGATCCAAGAAGGCGGCAAGTCCGTCAATCGATACGAGGAACTCCTTGACCTCTTTCTGGAGTTCGGCATGATCGAGTTTTGAGTCAGGGGTTCGGGAGCACGAGATGGTGATTTCGGTAGAGTTAACAGTAATGCGATCGTAAGATGCCCGGGATGTTCCCCTGTAAAAGACGAGAGCAGGCTTGTTCTTTGACGGTTTCGTAGCAGCCCACCAGTAAGACCATGTCCTCAGATCGAGGTGGGGAGTTTTGGACTTGTTATCAGTAAAGAACTTGTGACGAGACTGTTCGGCACGGCTAGAAAAGAAGGACACTACAGGGATGGACGGAGATAGCGTGGTGCCGTAAAAGATCTGTTCGAATCGGTTACGAGACGCATTCCCAAAATCCGTATCGACTAGCGGCAGTTTCCACCGGACTTGGCTGATTGTCACGTGATCTGGTCGGGGAACGCTGAGATCGGAAAGGGCAGAAATAAGGTTGGTCTGGCGTTCTACCGATCGTAAGATATCTTCGGGGACAGCTGAGGGGGATCCGGTGCGCAGGCGAGGGTAGTATAGAACTTCAAGTTTGGGAACAAGAGTTGTATACGGAACAACCGTGAACTGTTTCACGGAGTATGGGTGAAGGTTCTTGAAGAGAGATTTTATCTCGATAGTCACCTGGGACGCAGGGGGTAGATGTTCTGGAGTATCTGTATTATTCAGTGGAAAAACCCAAGACCGCTCTTCGGGGACACCGAGGAGACGCAGTTCATGGAACGACGTTTCTCCGGCAGAATCGAGGGACATCCATGCCGACTTGTCATAAGAGGACGCATCAAGCGCAAGTTTGGGTTCACGAGACGCCTGGTAATACTCGATTCCCTTGTTGACAACCTGTCCTTCAGGAGACATACGTAGAAACAGGTTCTCCCATTTCCTGGAATCTTTCGAGTAGTAGTTCCCCTCAAACTGGCCGTTCACGTAGATACGTAAGCGGTCCGGATGGGTTCCCACAGCTTTACCAATACGATATTGGACGGTGTCGATGGTATCGTCAGTGAACATCGTAATGGAGGTAGAGGACCCGGTTTGCGTATTAAGAACTGGGACGGTGACTTCCTCCGACATTATTATATTGCTCAAAAATAATGTCATCAATCGGACTTGGAAGTAGCAAGAAGGGATCTCGTGTTGCTGATTCATCCATGATGACTCGCAATATTCGGCAGACGGCAAATTCTAGTTCTGTGAAGAATGATACATTAACTCTAGGGAATCTCGGTATTCCTAGCTTTCGTGTACCTGCTACCCAAACAATTCAGACAATTTACAGGGGACTAACACCCGCTGATATGAATGCTTTGAATTCTGCAAATCAGGTGGCTAGGTATATTCGCAATTATGCTCCAAACCCAATATATGAATCCGGCTATGCGATTCCCGACTTTACCATTCCGAATGTGACGTATGTCAGTGGAACCGGCACAGACTCACCGTATGTTGTTAGTTACAATGGTGAAACGTACATTGCGAATGGCGGATCATCGGGCGCCGGTTCTGCGTTTCAGAACGTATTTCTACGTGCTGTTGTTGCTGTAGAGGGTGCTCCCAAATATGTATCAGGAAGTGACTATGATAGCGAAACTGGCATTGCAAACGGTATTTTGTCAACGGTAGTTAGTGGAGTGTCTGTTGAAGGTGCGTGGCTTGAGATCACTGCACCCTCTGCTTTTGTTCTAACATCATATAACCTATTATGGCTCAACGGCGTTTCTGCTGGAATTCCGGATGACTGGGTTATTGCCGGGTCAACAGACGGAGGTGCTACATTTACACTCGTGGATACACAGATAGGCCAAGTTGCTACTTTCGTAGCTAACGGTCTAACCAATGTTTCTTCGTGGTCGCTACCGTTAAACACAAGGGCGTATACAACTCACCGGATCATTGTTACAAAGATCAGCGCCGGAACAGAAATTGTGGGTATAGGATCATGGAATCTATTCACAAATATACAAATCAACTAATTTTATAATATTTACTACAAGCAAGTATGTCCTCAGCGTTCAATGCCAAAAATGGAGGTCTATCCAGCTCAAGTGATCTCACCCGCCTTCGTCGCCAGACAGCTGAACTGGCAGCGTATGCGACATATCTGGCAGCTGGAAACACTAAGAAAATATCCGCACAGTCGGGAACGACTGCAGGGATATTGGCGGTGCAGACATCATGTAAAACAATAACGAATGCGTCTACAACAGGGAGCACAGTTAATCCGTTTACAAGCTTACCAGTTACCCGGCCTCTCTTCCCAGTAACGTTTCGGTATATACCAACAAACTATTAGAGTGGAGAGTCTGTAATCTCCATCCCGCAGTAGGGGACGGGTGACCGAGAATAATTGATGGGATTATACACTCCAATCTGTGAAGCATCCTGTAAAAGTCGCCGGAAATTCGCCCAGAACTCTGGGGTGTGCTTTCCTGTAGACAACTCGGTCGTCATCAAGTGAGCCATTTCGTGAAGCACTACAAACATCACAGTATTCAAGTCGATAAGAGGGTATCCTGGCGGATTGGTCTTATCACGCAAACATATCACAATTTTTTCCCCCTTATTTTCGGAATAGGATGTATCGGGGGACGTCATGGAGTTCTCCATGATACTTCGTGGATTGTATCGGTCCACTAGGTTCTTAGCTGTAGGATCACTGACAAACTCCTCCTGTCCGTAAAAAGCCGCAACCTTGTCCATGTTTCCCTTGATCGTTGCCAGCATTTCTGCTGCCTCTTTCTTATTGGGAAGATCTTGAACGAGATACCTTTGACCATCTTTCTCAGATTTGATGGATACTAAATTTCCGGGACCACCATTGACATACTGGTAGAGCAAATAGCCCAGCATGGCAATGATAATGACCACCACATGTGGTGTAAACTTCATTATATCATCGCTTTAAATTATCGTTTGTCGTTTAGTGGACGGGCTTGGCACCGGCACCCGACTCGCCGATCTCGAGCTCACGGCGGTAGAGGTCCGGCTCGATCGTGGAGTTCAGGAAGGGCGAGATAGCCGCACGGGGGTTCGGCGGGTCCGAGCGCACATCGAGGTTAGCGTTACGGAGGGACTGGCCGACCGTGTTAATACCGTAGTGGTAGGTGGGTGTCAGGAAATTCTGGCCCTTGAGATCACCGAGGCCGACAGGGTTGGTGGCCGCCCAAGACGCACCGAGACCTCCCTTAGGGAGCAGCTCCTCGGGCGACAGAACCGTCTGGGAATACGACTGCTGGCCGGTCGGGTGGCGGCTCTCCGTCGACAGAGAAGGGGCCTGGTCGCCACCCTCCGAATGGGGGTTCACGACCGTGGGGGCAGAGGGGTTGTTCGAGAGGGGTCCCTGGGGCTCCATTCCACCGACCTCGAGGCCCTCACCAAGGAACTTCGAACCGCTGTAGGCATTCACAACGGCGACGAGGACAACAATTCCGGCGACGACAGCACCGAGGCGAACGAGGCTGTTCTGAGATAGTTTCATCGCTAGTTTATATTGTTCTGTAGACAAAAAGAATGGATAAAAAGAAGCCAGGCTTCTTTGACAACGTTTTCCAGGACGTTCTTGATTTCAGTAGTCGGCCCGAGACGCACTCCTACATTGAACTACATATTATCAAGCCCCTGCTCTCCCGCATTTTTCACCAGCTCTACCCCTACCTTATCGGTATCCTGATCCTCTGGATTCTCATGTTTGCTTGTCTTGCTGTCATTCTTCTCATGCTGATGCGTGGAAGTATTCTTGACAGCATCGTTGTCTTCCGGAAATAGAACGTTGGTGAGCTGCTGCTTGTTTAGACCCCAGAACCCCCTGAGCTTACGCTGCTTCGCAAGGTCACGGAGTTCAACGATTGTCATTTTCTCGATCTTGTATCGAGACGGGAGTTCGGGCATACTTAGAAACTCAACAAGCTTTGCCTTTGGTAGAATGTAATAGTTCTTGAGCTTGAGTCCACGCTCCACAACGAGCTTCTTAAGGGCAGATAGAGGAAGAGAGTTCAGGTCAGACATTTCGTTATTTAATCTGTTTTTACCATAACAGAGCAGGATGGATCTCATATCCGTTTTGGTGGTTTTGTTATGTACGCTTGTCGCCATCTTTGCGGCACTGTATGCATACGGCATGTCAAACCTCCAGGAAATCAAAGACAACTGGGTGAAGTATCGCTGTAACCCGGTATACATGCCGATGGCGGGAATGGTCGGCTCCGATATTTCAACAAACTTCCTAAACTGCACTCTCCAGTCCGTCAATACATATGCGGGGTTCATCATGGATCCAATTTACCAGAACTTCAGTATTCTTACAGATACGCTTGGAGGACTCATGAAGTCGATTAACGATATGCGTGGAGCTGTTACGGGCGCATCGTCTGGATTTATGGGTATTATTCAGTCAACCTTTGGAAAGATTCAGAACACGATTCAGAGCACCGTTCAGCTATTTGGACGTGTGCGAACAATCATGAACCGTATGATGGCAGTCTTTGCCGTGATGATGAATATTGTGTCTACAGGAGTTCAGACAGGAGTATCGGTCAAGGAAGGACCGGTAGGACAGGCGGCTGAGTTTTTCTGTTTCGATCCGTCTACCCTCATATTCACATCAGAAGGCACAATACCGATTCATGCTGTTCGTCCCGGAATGCGACTTGCGGACGGACAGATGGTCCGCAGTGTTCTAGAATTCGACAGTCTTGGAACCAAGATGTTTACAATTGGCAGTATCCATGTATCTGGCAACCACAAGATTATGTTGGATGGGAAGTGGATACGGGTAGAAAACCACCCCCTCGCACAGGAGGCTGAGTCTTGCGAGCGGGTCTTTTGCCTGAATACGGAGAATCACACTATACATATAGGTGGGTTTCACTTCAAGGATTATGAGGAAACAAGTAATCCAGCGATCTTGTCCGAATTCTTCCGCCAGGTCCAGTCACATTATGGAGGATATATCTCCGCAGAAAAGATTGAGAACCCCGAGAAGTATCGCTATACTGGTATATTACCCACCTCCCATGTGATACTGGATGACAACAGTCTTGTTCTAGCGAAGAATGTCAGGATTGGGGATGTCCTGAAGTACGGAGGAGAAGTAGACGGAATCGCACATCATCAGATTCACGGAGTCTCTCTATACAAGGACGTTCAGATTGCTCCCGGATCGTGGATTCTTAATGAGAACGGAGTCATTCCAGTTACAGACATTCACTCTAGCAAGAGGCACGATTATATCCAATTCATTACGAGGGCGTGCCATTATGCGGTGGCTTCACCTACGGGTGAATTTGTCATTTTGGACGACCACGAAGTTCCTGATGAAGATATTCATACGTGGCGTGATAATGAAATTCAAAAAGAGGTTGTGTAAAAGATAATGGATGCCCTGTCAGTAGGAGCAGTGGTGATTGGCCCCCTTCTTATTTTGGGAGTCATAGCATACACCTACGTCCAAGCAAACCTTGAAAAATTACGTGACGAATGGACGACGTATCGCTGTAACCCCCTGTTTGTTCCCTTTGCAGGTGGGATTCAACCTGATGTGTCGACGATTGACAACTTTCAATTTTGTTTGAATATGATGGCGAATGAGATCTTCAGTAAGTTGATGGAGCCCGTTCACTTAATGTTCAGCGTGTTTGCCGGCATGCTTGGAGCGATTAATCACGATATGGGATACATTCGTAATTTCTTAAGTGGAATCCTGACATTTATCACGTCGTTTGTAGGGGACATGATGGCCAAGATCCAGAACACATTTGGGGAAATGGTTGCGCTCATGGCTCGTATTCGAAACTTGACAGCACGTATCTTGGGATCGGCGGGGTATGCCGCAACCATCATGATCACCTCCGCCAACTTAATCAAGTCTCTCTGGGAAATGTTGATAACACTCGTTCGCACAATTGTCACAATTCTCTTTGCGCTTTCAATTATTCTTTCTTTCGTATTCCCTCCGCTGCTAGTGTTTGCCATCGTACTGGGGAATTCACTTGGTATGTCCTTCTGTTTCCACCCCGACACATTGGTCCACGTTGTTGGAAAAGGTGCCATTCCAGTTTCGAGAGTCCAGGTTGGCGATGTTCTTGCAGAGGGATGCGAAGTCACTGCCACAATGCAATGTCTTGCGGACGGGGTTAAATTATTCACCTACGAAGGTGTCGTTGTGTCTGGAGAACACCTTGTCCGTGAAGCGGGAACGTGGATATACGTGAAAGATTCAGAAAAATCTATTCCGTATGTCGGCGAGAACCCAGAGTTCATCTACTGTCTGAATACAACGAATCATCAGGTCCCGATCGGAGGAACAGTGTTTGCGGACTATGAAGAGATCGAGGAGCCGCCGAATTACGAGGCTCTAGATCCAACAGATAAGGTCACAACTGCGCTCGGACATACTCCACTACTACTTGCATACCCTGGAATGCGGACTTGGGATGGTATTATCAAAGCAGTCGTACATCTCCCCCATGGCAAAATGCAGATATTCATAGGAAATCATGATGGACTCTTCATGCTGAACGGAAACCGTATGGTCCGAGACTACCCCGATTCTCACGATCCTGTCGAGCTGGCCGAAATTCAAAAAAGAGTTCTAGCTGAACTCAACGGAACTGGAATAAAAATGTAGTCGGGTAATAACAATAGAACTATGAAGGACAAGACATCCGTCGTTCTCGCTGTAGGTGTTGCTGCGTTCGCCGTTGCGCTTATATCCCGTTTTCTCCTGACAGGCCAGGTTACTCGTGAGACGTTCATGCAGCAGGATATTGGTGCTCCCGTTGGCGGTGACAACGAGGGGGTCTACAATGGAATTGATATTTCTAATGGAAATGCGTGGTCGCAGACGACTGCCCCCACACCCCTGAAGTCGTATGAGGCGGCGAACGACAATGAACTGTTTGCTTTCCAGAACTCAACATTCAAGCCGGAGTGCTGCCCTTCCAGCATCACGGCCGACACAGGTTGCCTGTGCCTCGGGGACAAGGATGAGAAGTCGCTGGCTTACCGTGGCGGAAATCGTGTTGCTTAAAGACTCCAGTATATCAATAAACAATGTCCTTTGAGGTCCACACCGTTCTCAAAGAATGCTTTGATGATATTCGTAAGGAGTTTTCTTCTTTTGCGCAAGTTCTTGATGCAAATTACCCTGAACCTATCAATTACAAAGCCGAGGTCGAGCGATTCAAGACAGAGGTCCAGCCTCACTTCATGGCAATTGTCAAGAAGGATGACACACTGTTCGCCTCACCCCGCTTCTTTCTCCGTGGACTTGATTTTTCAGTCATGATCGCTGATGCGTCCGAGAAGAAGAAGGAGTCGATCTGGACCTATGCCCGCATGTTTCTCATGTGCTCGTATCTGGGATCGGATATCATGGAGACAGTTAAGGGTCTGTGGTCCAAGGTGACGGGCAAGGAGTCAACGGACGAAGTTGATAACATCCTAAAAGATACCGAGACGCAGTCGGGGATCACCGATCTTTTGGAGACACTCAAGGAGACACGTATCTTCAAGCTGGGAATGGAGGTCATGGAGAACTTGAATGTCGAGGCCCTGGGTCTGGATGCGATCGATTTCACAAATATTCCTGCGCTCATTGAGATGGCAAAGAACCCCGAGCACCCGGTCACGAAGAAGGCTATTGGGACAGTTCAGGCTCTGATCGAGCAGAAGATGCGATCGGGCAGCCTGAAGAAGGAGGATTTTGTGCGTGAGATTGAGATGCTGAAGGAGAAGTTCAAGCATTCTCTTGGCAAGCTGTTTAAGTCTGAATTTTTTGGCGAGACAAACGATCGCCCCACACAGGCAGCCGAGACAATCCTCAGCAATCATCCCGAGGCTCGTCGGGCCCGAATGTTGGCACGTCTACAACGTAAGGTTGGGAAGAAGTAAACTAAAGTCTCCCTATCACAATAATGAGTCGGGAGAAGTTCTGGTTAGACGATCCCGCCAACCTCTTTACCAACTGGAGTCGGTTCCTTCCCACAAATGATATGACCGTTCCAGAGGCCCTGAATGCTGTGATTCGGTTCACGGTCTATTCAAGCCTTCTGATCGCTGTTATTACGCAGAAGACTTGGTATCTCCTCCTGATTCCGATTGTCATGTTTGCCTCCGTGTTTTTGGTTCGGATGTTTCCTACGACACAGGTTCTAAAAGAGACATTCTCAGGAAACGGACCCATGCGCTATGCCACACCCACAGCGGCGAATCCGTTCATGAACGTTCTCTTCACAGACTATGTGGATAACCCCGACCGCTCTCCAGCTCCTCCGGATATTAACAGTCCTGGGGTCAAGCAGAGCATTGACGAGGCGTTTTCCAAGACAAGCGATCTGTTTATGGATACATCAAACAAGTATGGACTCATGCAGTCTGCTCGTCAATGGATGTCTCAGGCAGCCACCACCATTCCAAACGATCTCGACGGATTCCAGACGTTTCTGAACCGCGACAACGTTTCTCGTAAACATGATTCTGAGGCATATGTTGTTGCCAAGGGATCAACAACTAAGCCGGACGGCTATCTATGAGCTCCTGAATATCTCCAGCATTCATCAGAGCACCAGTATGGTGCCAACTCTGACCGCCCTTGTGGACGGCATAGGTGGGAAACCCCTCTATACCCTTCATAATCTGAGGAGGCATTGCCTGCTCCTCTACCTGAATAATCCGAAGTCCCTTGGACTGATCGCAAAAGTCCTGCCATGGTTTCTCGGAATTTTTGCACGCCGGACACCCCTCCTTATGAATCCGAACGATCATTGGAATAGACTGCGATAGTTCTGACATAACCTTGGGCTTATCGGACGGTTTCGAATACGACATAGGTTTCTTAGGCATTATTCCCTCTACTGAAAATATAATATCAGATGTCTTGCCCGACAAGTCTTTACCCAGTCAATGCCGAGTTATATTTCGGGAAAACCGCAGACGGAAAGCCAGTTCAGTTCAAGGGGATCCCTGCTTACCGTGAATTTCTCGCAAAACTTGCGGCGTCCGGGCACCCCTGTCCCGACGTATCCATGAGTATCACTCCTCCTAATCTAAAAGAGCCAGTAACACCATTTACAGGGTTCCTAGAATTCCAGCCGGCGAATCCTCGTCAACAATCTATGTATTCTGCTATGTCCTCTAGCTGGATCGGAGCAGACTCTACGCAGTCTGCGTTTGACACGGGACTTAATACGTCGCTTTCCCGATAGGCACGCCCCCCGCTGGCATAGGGTCAGGCAGAGCTCCCGCATCGTTCTTGGGGTAAGAATCGGGAACCTTGCCGTGATCTCCACCGTTGGGTCCGACGGGAGAATAGCCCCCACGAAACTTACGACGGTATGTCTTACGACGCAGGGTCCGACGAGACTTGCGACCGCCCTTCTTCGTAGCCTTGCGATATTTTACCATTTATACATGTAAGAGAAAGAGTAATGATACGCTCCGAAGTTATGGCGTGGGCAGCGATCCTACTCGTTATAGTCTTTGCGTTTGTCCTAATGCCAGTTCACGAACAGTTTGTGGATGCTCAGGGACGGTATACAGATGTGTCTCCGAACGCTCCTGCCCGTCCTTCTTGGATGAGCGCACCTACAACAGGTTCTCTTGTAAGTGCTTCTGGAGTACGGCCAGTGGATACGTCTACCGCTTATTCCCGCACAGCACCGCAAGTTACACGTCTAGGAGCTCCCACATCAAATATAGGATCGGCACCAGTAGGCGGTGGAGGTTTGTCATCCTCCACGTGCTGGGGAGATCCTGTGGATGGCGATTCTGGAAATTTTGTAAGCGGCGAGGCATACGGAAACTATACGAGCAAGACGATGGCTGCTGCAATGGCCTGCTATGGTGGCTCTTTCCCACCTCAGGGAACTCAACCTACATCGGCTCAAATGGAGTGTATTACAAAGTCCTCGGGATCATACAGTACGTTGGATCAAGCGAAAACTGCTTGTTCCGCCGATGCGTCATGCAAAGCAGTCCTCAGCCAATTGCGGGGGCCTGGTGGAACCGTTTATTCTAAATTTAACGAAGACGCAACAATCGGACCCACTGCAATGCGTAACCCGGGAATGAAGATTTATGTCAAGAAACCGTGTGCTGGTTCTCCGCCCGCCTCAAATCTCACACTCCTTCAATCTCCTACGGCGTCTGCTCCCCGCATAACGTCCACACTGGGCGTTGGCGACCCGTCTCTCTCTGGAATGAATGCCGCATACACATCTGGAATTATCCCACCATCAGGGAGTCCGTGGGAGGGACTCCGGGGTCTGACACAAATGGCATCAGAGGTGACAGATCCAGCGTTCCAGGCACAGACACGTCCAAACCCTCCTCTTGGAACTCTACGGCCAGTCGAACCAGACATGGGACTCTTTGGCCCCGGACCAAATGTCCTCCGTAAGAATTTGGTATCGTGTACGTGCGCATCCCAGGCTGCGGGGTGTTCCGTTCATCCCAGGCAATGATAATTTAACATGTAATAGTAATAGTAATAGTCGTCATGAAGTATATCCTTGTCGCTCTCATTCTTGTCCTGGCAGGAGTCCTTTGGCTCCTCCTGCCAGAACGTGAGGGACTGGAGAATCCGCTCCCATATACTGACCAGGGGTGCTGGAAAGATCAAGGAAATCGTGCACTGAATGGCGGACCCCAGCAGTATGGTTACACCGTACAAAGATGTTACGAGTATGCCAAGAACGCAGGGTCTGATACGTTTGCGCTCCAGGATAACGGTTGGTGTGTCACAAACAAGACAGGAGATGATTACAAGAAGTATGGAAAGGCAGAGGGAGCTTGTCCCCCCCTCGGAGGTGCCTGGGTCAACCATGTATACACCGTGAATCCTCCTGCTCCTCCTCCCCCTCCTGCCCCAGCTGCGTCATGCCCGACAAACGGCGAGGGAATCTCAAGCGTAAAACAGAGCGGCGGACAGAATATTCGTCTGTATACCAGCGCTGAGTGCTCTGCACTCCGAGGTAATTTTATTGGAAATGGTCAACGTGACTGGGGTATGAAAACTAATGATGTAGGTGAATGTTACGGAATACCTGGAATTAACATCTCGTTCTGTAATCAGACAGCTCCGCCATCAACTAACGCTGCTACAGCTGCGGGTGTTGCCCCTGCAGCTCCTCCTCCTCCCCCGCCACCCGCTCCTGCTCCTGCACCCCCGCCGCCATCTCCTCCTCCTCCTCCGCCTCCGCCCGCACCTGCTATCTCCTCCACCGACTCCCAAATGGGAACCCTAATAAGTCTCCTACAGCAGGATATCACTAGCCGTCGGTCCTCTCTCCTGAACACCGCAAATAATCCCAACGTTCCTGTCGGATCACTCCTGACCCAGTCGACTATGAATCCAAACTGGCAGCCTGCCGTAAACGGAACAATCCCAGGACCTTCGGCGGAGTCTATGGCAATGGGCCGAGGACCGTACGACGAGATCCCCAAGAGTTCGCTCGTCCCCTGTACGTGCCCTACCTATTCTATGAACTGCCCGATCCATGTAGGATCGCAGCCATCGTCCCAGGTTCCGGGAGATGTTGCCTCTGCTCTTTCGAAAGCCCAGGATCAGTATGACTTGATGCGGCCGTTCACAAACACCGATCGTGACGTTCCTGGTTTTTTAAACACGTTTAGCGCTTTTGGGTAATATATAATAAGTAGAGTATGTTCGGACTTCATAACCATCGTGGAAGCTGCTGGGTAAATGCCGCACTTCAAGGATTGTTCTCGTGTCCGATTCTCATGGATCGTTATTCGGAACGAACGAATGTAGATAAAGAAAATCCCGTAGATGTATGCCTTGAATCTATTTATCGCAATAAAGGCACAACCGGTCTTCGTGAATTCTTCGAAGTGATTAAAACAACATACCTCCCAGCCGGTGAAAACATTGGAGACAGTCATGAACTGATCGTTCATCTGTGTGACAAGCTGCCATGGCTCGATAAGGAGTTTCGATTTGAGACCGGGGATCGAATTGAGTGTGGAGGGTGTAAGACTATCCAATTTGAGAAAACAACATCTATCGATATAAACTTGGTTCCTTCTCAAGCTGGAATGCCACTACTTGATGCGATTCACGATTATGTTCGTCCACAAACAATCTCTGACTGGAAGTGCGACAAGTGTTCGCACGTGGGGTGTACAAAACAGGTTCTCTTTGGAACGTTTCCCAAAGTCTTGATGTTCTGGTCTACAACACCGATCGATTACTCGAGCTTGCTGGTATTGAACGGGAAACGGTATTTTCTATTTTCAGTTGTGTGTTTCAACGGAGGTCATTGGTGGTCGTATGCGAGAAAACTCCCGCCGGGACACGCCTGGTATGTTCTTGACGATACTAGCGTTCGAGAAATGGATTCCAAGAAGTTTCCAGTCGATCGCACGATGCGAGTCCTGCTTTATTTCCTATATGAAAACTAATGAGTCAACCCGACCTCTCGATAATTTTGACACTTGTGGCAGGTGTCATTGTCGTCGTTGTTATGTTAATGCTGGCAGTGACGGACTTTCTTGCCTTCATAACCTTCAGTGTTCTCATTGCTGTCATCTCGTTTGTTCTGTACTACTTTGGGTTCGTTACATTCAAGCTGGAGCCGAGGCAGTTAGATATTATATACAATGTAAACCCGTTCGGGAAGCGACATGATGATGCGGGGACCACCATGCCGGCACCTGTAGTGAACGAAGTGTTCTACGTATCGGACAATAAGTTCACATACGAACAAGCTCCGTTGGTATGCAAAGCCTACGGCGCTGAGATTGCGTCGTATTCTCAGGTCGAGCAGGCATACAGTTCTGGCGCCGAGTGGTGCGGTTACGGATGGTCGGAAGGAGGAATTGCCCTGTATCCCACCCAACAGGCAACATGGGACAAGATGCAGAAGGACACTGATCCCGCAAAGCGGATCAAGTGTGGTCGCCCCGGTGTGAACGGAGGATACTTCGACCCCAAGACAAAGTTTGGAGTGAACTGTTATGGACTCCGGCCATCGAAGCCGTCAGGAAGTGTTCCATCCACCGATCCGGCCATTGACAAGCTCCTCCAGATGCTCAAGAAGAACCTCAACTCCTTTGTTGTGCAGCCATTCAACTCCAAGATGTGGGCCGAGAATCCGGCGGTGAATATTCAGGCTGCACTGACATCCACGCCCTCTGCGTCTCCTGTCCCCGGCGCAACACAGCCTACGACCTCCCAGACTACAACACCCTCAACTACTGCGTCTACAACCTCAACACTCTTGAGCTCTCCCCCTGCTAAAGCCGCAACAACTACATCGACCGCTGCGCCCCCTGTGAGCTCATCATCATCATCCTCGACTGGAACTGACCCAATGGGAATAATTAGCGACCTGTTTAACAACCTAGAACAGACTGCTTCAAATTTTATCAACTGAAGAGATAAGATAGAATGAGTACCTGGAACCCCGATGACGCTCATGTATTACAGTCACGCTGGATGTTCCAGACACCTGTCAACGCACAAGATGCACCTCCTCGTACGCCCTTTGTCGGCTCGTTCAATGTTCCTCTGGCACGTGAACGTCTCCAGCCTAATAATTTTCAGTGGCTTCTTTACCGCCCTCAGGAACATGCGATCCCGCCCTTTGAGTATTTCAAGAATACCCGTGCTCCGTCTCGGGTTATGACGTCCACGAATTTTCACCAACCTAATAAGTAATAGCATGATCGAAGTTGCTCTGTTTACTGGTGTCGGATTGCTAGGTTATGTACTAGCTACCCAATACAAGGATGAACCTGTTGTTGCTCGTGAAAGGTTTACAGATGCGGCAGTTACATCGTCAGCCATTACGCAGAACGATAGTGTCACATATTCCCAGGACAAGGGTCACAACAATATGGTCCCGTTTTTTGGAGCCAAAGTGACCCAGAACATGCGTGCAAACGCCAATTCGTCTATCCTCGATACGTTCTCTGGAACGGGAACTGACTATTTCCAGAAGCGTGAAGTCTCTTCCTTCTACGATGTAGTGCCGGGCCAGGGCCTTCCGTTCGGAAACCAGAACGAGTCAGATTTCTTCCAGTCTCGTATGGTTGCTGGAAAGAACATGCACAACGTATCACCGATTGAGCAGGTGCGTGTCGCCCCGGGTGTCAACGACGGATACAACAATCTTGGTTCAGGTGGATACCAGCAGTTCAATGCGGCTCAGGAATTTGCCAAGCCTCGCACAACCGACGAGCGCCGGGCGGCGAACAAGCCCAAACTGTCGTATGATGCTCCAGTCATTCCTGGTTCGCATTACGTTACGCAGCCCGGTCTCCAGGCTCCAGTCATGAAGAATCGCCCAGATACGTTCCAGGTTCTGTCCGACGATAAGGGGGAAATGTTGTACTTGAATACCACAACAGGTGCGCAGGTAGCCCCTGCCTCATTCCCCCAGCAGATGTTCAAGGAGCAGCAGCGTGAGACAACAAGTACAGAACATTACGGTGCGGGTGGTGCGGGGTTCACGTTTGCCAATTACATTCGGGCGTTCACAGAGCCGTTCGAAGAGTTTATGAAGCTGACTGTAGGTGAGTGGTCTGGACCTGGTGGCGGTGCGGGTGCTGCGACTGAAGGAACATACCTCACAGACCAGTATCTCCAGGCATACACGAACCCTGGGCGTGAGGCGTCGTCTATGACAAATTACACGCCCCCGGGTAACATTCAGGTGAATATGGGAGAGGGTCAAGTGGGTGCTGTCAAGGTCAATAAGGATGAGGACATGCTCATCAACGCTCGCCAGTTCGTGGACCCTGCGAATATTGTAGGATCGGCTGCCTCGTCAGAGCAGCAGGGAGTCTACCGCTTCAACGAGCCGATCCCGCAGGATCAGCAGATTAAGAATATGGATCCTTCTATCCTGGATGCGTTCCGTTCAAATCCTTATACACAGAGTCTTACGAGTGTAGCATAAGAGTAAGAAGAGAATGGAGATTGGAGATGCTCTACAGTCTCTACTCTATGGTCAGTTGACGGTGGATATACAAAGGCCTACCCACCTTGAACAGCTTGAAATTTTGAGAGCAGTCGTAGCGAACCCGCCGGCTATTCGGAGACTGAAGATTGCGGGAGAGGTGCACCCGTGGGTGTCGATGCTCCTTCGGACCGTGGGCGAGACGGAGAAAATACCTTGCGAGACGACGGAGCAGATGAAACCAGTGTCGGAGTTGGCAGGGTCGGGGGTGTAGCAGAGTCCGCTTTGGGAACAAATCCACTGAAATGGTCGTCAGCAGCCTTTTTCAAGAATTCGTGTTGTCCCCGCTCGGTCGATTCAGGTGGGAATGTCTCAATCTTCTTGGCGATTGCGACGTAGGATTGGTTTAGGGTTTGACGATCGGCAGTTGCCATCATGACATCCTGGAGATTGGCACGGCCAGATGTATACGCATCAATACGCTGTTGAGTAGTAAGAGGTTTCAGTTCGTTGAATGTCAGTAAGTTTACGGTATTCAAGGTTGACTGGTTCTTCAAAATCTCAGCAGGGGTGACAGGTTTCACTGGAAGCATCATGTGGGTGGCATAAGCGGCACCGAAACAGCATACTGCTGAGGCAGCGGTTAAAGCGGCGATCATTATGTATAGCTGAAAAACAATTATGCGTTTGGTGGACGATGGAACACTCATGCGGGTTCAAAACAATCTTTTACAGTCCAAAAACATTCATAATCTACATGGATCATGGTGGTTCAACGTTCTCATATTCTTCCTTGTAGCTGCTGTTTTCATCTTCTTCCTCCGGACGCAGTATACGTCGACCAAATACATCCTTGAGGCAGAAGCGACTCGCAAAGACATTCCGTTCAAAGAGAATTCGTTCCACAACGCCGTGCGAAATCGTATTGATATGTAATATACGAATGCCTCGTCGTGCGGATCTGCTAAAACTAAAATTTGAGATGGTGTATCGTGGACTTCCGAAAGACAAGGCAGAAGCTCGGTTCAATGAAATCGTGTTTCCTCCGCCGCCGCCGCCTGCTCCTGCTCCTGCGCCTACAAAGTAATAAAAACGAATTGGAGTGTTCCCAATGTTGGAGGGAGAGATCCCGAAATGAATATCTTCTTCCTACACTGGAATCCACGAAAATGCGCCAAATATCACTGCGACAAACACGTCATCAAAATGATCCTGGAATCATGTCAACTCCTCTATACCTGTCACTGGGTTCATTCGGATGCCCCGCCTTACCTGGACTGTGCTCCAGGTGGGGGGTATAAACCCACTCACCGCAAGCATCCGTGTAATCTCTGGCTGTGCGAATCACTCGATAATTATCGGTGGCTCATTCAGCTTACCCACGAACTTCTGGACGAGTATCATTATCGATACGGATACGACCGCATCCATGCTTGCGAAAAACATCTCGAGTGGCTGGGAGCGGTATATCCTGTTGGTCTCGTATCTCGGGGTATAACCTCGCCTCGGTGTGCGATGCCGGACGAATACAAGACTGCCGGAGACGCCGTTGCGTGTTATCGGGCATACTACTGCGGAGCCAAACTTCGGTTCGCTACCTACCGAAAACGCCACCGTCCTCATTTCTTGCCCCAGTATAATGAGTGAAGGCGGTGCTAAACTATCTGTAACCGCAGCAGCCGCTTCTCAGAATCTTGGTATACGAGCAAAACGTGCTAAGAAAACTGTAGCCAAGCGTCGTAAATCTGACTCAGATCTATCCAAAGCTCTTCCTGCTACAGGAGCTATGGGTATTGAGAATCTGAAGTCTCGTGCCAAGAAGGCCAAGGACGCTGTAGCGGCGAAATCAGATGTAGCAGCTGATACACCATCAGCAGTATCTGCATCAACCCCGGGAGATGATGACGTATGTATCCCATCGAAAAATCCATCGGGTATTCCTCTTCCCGCTGGCTGGGATTCAACAATTGACCCAGCGTCAGGCCAGCCCTATTTTTACAAGGAGGGTGCGCCATTAAAGACTGGATGTGGAGCAACCTGGGAAGTTCCTACCCAACCTGCATTAATTCCACGGGATGATGACGTATGTATCCCATCAAAAAATCAATCGGGTATTCCTGTTCCCACTGGTTGGGATTCAACAATTGACCCGGCGTCGGGCCAGCCTTATTTTTACAGGGAGGGTGAGCTCTTAAAGACTGGATGTGGAGCAACCTGGGAAGTTCCTACCACCCCTGCGGCAATTGCGTCGTGGGTTGAATCGCAGCCAGATCTCGATCTCAAGGCTACAGTGGATACAACAGTTGTCGGAGAGAAACTTGGATTTCCTCCCGAACTGACCGAGTGGAGTCGTGTTGATACAGCAAGTGGCGGACAGAACGATTGTTTGATTCATGCAATTCTCACTGCCGTTAGTCCCCTGTTTCGTAAACAGACGCCGGAGGTCAAGAAGACTCTGGCTGCTAAATTCCGTCGGGAAGGTCCGTTCGCAAAAACAAAGGGGCTAACAAAGGAAGAGAAGAAACGTATTGCCAGCAATCAGTTCCTTGAAACTCCCGAACTCCAGAAATTTAGCAAAGAACAGGGGTTGAACTTTATGCTGGCTGCAAACACATCAGCTGAGCGGCAGAAGGAACTGCTTAAGGATACACCTGTGACTGACACGAACTTCACGGGACAGAAAGAGGCATCTATCATTGAAGGAAAGGCTGGGGAGCCCGTGTATCTTCTCTATAACGCAGAGCAGTCGCACTTTGAATCCGTCCAGTCGCCAACGGGGGAGTTTGCCCTTCCTTACGAAAAGGCAGAACAGATTGCCAAGTCATTCAACAAGGACGTCCCGAAACCTTCGGAAACTCCTACGCCCACGGCTACGGAAACTCCTACGCCTACGCCTACGCCCACGGCTACGGAAACTCCTGCGCCCTCTCCCGCTCCAGCTCCCACCGCCACCTCTACCCAAACTCCCGATCCATCACCTCCTTCGACTCCTGGAAGTGCCCCGGTATCTGACGATTTTGGGTTCATTCATTTAACTGATAATGCGACACCTCCGGATGTGATCGTCCACGACTTCGTGCTGAAACGGGAGGGATCGACACTGAAACCCTCCATGAAACTCATGGGAGATTCCCCTGCAACTTCCAAGATTGAATCTCTCCGCAGCAAATCTCGTGAACGCAGCCGTGCCGAAAAGAAACCTCTGAAGCGTGACGGTAAGGTTGTCCCTGAAGATTCGGTCATTGTCGGTAATCCTACGTCTATGGAGATCCCTCTATTCCACTTTGCCTCCGATGTCGAGAAGTTCCTTGATGATCCCAAAGTTGTTCTAGCAACCGCTTCGTCAATTCTCCCTCCTAAGAGCCCTCTCCTGACCCCTCGTGATGTCAGCGATGCCGATGCTCTAGATTTTCCACTCAAGGAATCGCCTGGAATCACCTTCAGTACTAGCACTGCTAAGTTCAATCATTTTTACGTTGGACCAGTTGGCGATCGTGATCATCGTGTAGCTCTCCATGGACTCCTTGTAACTCCTCTGAGCGCAACGATTCAGGGACGTGGTAAAATAGAACTCCAGAAAGGGTTTGAAATGATCTCGATTCTTACCGGAACATTGGGAACTGAACCGACGGGCGATGTTGTGGCTCCTCTAATCCCTCCAGAGACACCTGTTCTTGCTCCCGCCCCAGCTCCCGCTCCTGCTCCCGCTCCCGCTCCCGAGCCCGTTCCGCCCACGGCTACACCTACACCCACAACTGTTCCGCCCACGGCTACACCTACACCCACAACTGTTCCGCCCACGGCTACACCTACACCCACACCCACACCCACACCGATATCCCTAGTGCGTGGACGTTCAACAGTTCCAGTAACTGGAGATGTAAATGTCGCCCCCTTGTCATCTCCTCCTCCAACGGATGAAAATATTCAGTTAACGAAGAATCTGGCCGAACAGTCGTCCGACCTTATCAGGATAGAGGCGAGACGTGACAAGGCCGAAGCTGATATTGCTGCAGCGGGAGATGTTTCGCCACAACGGCGGCTACAGCTCATCAATGAAGCCCAGCAAATGAAGAAGCTTGCTACAGATGCGAAGAAGAAGTGGGAAGCTACCGGGAAGAAGGTGGTGGATGCAGCTCAGAAGGATCACGAGCGGGTGAAGAAGGCACATGCCAAATACATGGCCACATTAAAGGAGAACAGGGATGCGGCAAAGGCAGCGAACGATAAGGTCGCAAAACTGGAGAAGCAGGCAGCTGATGCCAAAGTCACCTTAGATAAAGAAATCGCCAAGGGAGACAAGTCTACCAATAAGCGTAAGGAAGCTCTGGCTAAGACTTCGGTTCAGATAGCTAAGGATATTATGAAAGCCAAAGCAGATGCCACCGAAGCAGATGCAGATGCAGCACTCTGGTCGAAGGACGAGCAGATTGTAGAAGACGGTCTTGCGAACTCTGCGGCGAAACTAGAGGAGATCCGTAAGACAGTGAAAGATCCCCGTTACGTGTCCCCCAAGACTGTCATAGCAGCTCCTGGAGCAGTCGGTGCAATGGCCCAGCAGGCAGCAGCCCCTGCAAACGCCCTTCAGACTCCTGTGAATACAGCTCTCCAACATCAACCTGCCGTGCGTGAACTTATCGCTCCCAATACTATGCGTGTAGAAGGTCAGCGCCTGCCGAATTCTGCCGCTGCTGCCCGATCCCTAATGAAGCAGTATGCAGAAGAACCAGCAGCTCCAGCTCCAGCTCAACTGGTGAACCCTCTTGCGCCCACCCCTGAAGGTCTAGCTGCACGTGCAGCTGCTGAGCAACGCCTAGGTCTCGGAGAACGTGGATCTCTTGGAGCCCCCATTACTCCTCAACTGAATACTCCACTAACCCAAGGTGAAGTTGTCCCACCAGTTGTTCCATCCATCGCTTCCACACTTGCTGCGTCTCTAGACGCCTTCAATCCTAACGCAGCCCCAGCTCCGGCTTCAGCTCCAGCTCCCGCTCCAGTATCGAATACTCCACTAACCCAAGGCGAGGTTGTTCCCCCGGTTGCTTCCTCCATCGCTTCCACACTTGCTGCGTCTTTAGACGCCTTTAATCCCAACGCAGCCCCAGCCCCAGCCCCAGCTCCCGCTCCCGCTCCAGCTCCTGCTACAACTGGAACATCTGTCCCCGCACCAACAGTATCGATTGATTCAGGAGTCATTACATCGCTGGACCAGTTTGCTCCTCGTCGTCCGAGGTATACTGCCCCCGTCACTGAAACTGCCCCGGCTCCGACTTCGGCTCCTTCCCAGACCAGTATGAGCGGAACTATCGACGAGAACTTTGATACAACTTTCCGGGACGCAGTCACACAATTCATGAAGAGTGTGGATTCAGATCTGAATCTCAAACTCATCAATGATAAGAACGTGGACGAAGCATTCAAGGATAAGCGTCTATCATCGTATATCGCCGATGTCAAGAAGAACCACCAGGGGCAAACATTTACACTGCAATTCCCTGATCGTGAACTTGTGAAGTCCAGTGCCGCCAAAGGAACTGGCTGGAATGTTGGTGGTGGAGAATGGGAGATCCCAGCCGAACGCAAGATGGGTGGAGATACCGTGTTTATCTCGGTCGATAAGTTCAAGTATGGATCCACACTTGTCAAGCAGAAGAAGACGGGTGGAATTCGTCCAAGTGGCCCAACCTTCCGTTTCGAGTTTGAGCTGAATTATCCGCAGGAGGCGGTCGGGGGTCGGCGGCGCCGTTCATTTAAGCGGCGTCGGAATCCGGCTGCTCGGAAGACGATGCGTCGTTAAGATGTATCCTGTGACATACGTGACAAACAGAAGATTAAACCATGTGATATACGATGGTAGCTTGTAGAGCGCCAGGGCTCCCAGCGTGGTGAGAATCATATAGATAGCATCCACGACTAGAACCCACTCACTTCCCTTCATTGTCGTATACGATTTCATGAGGTCCATGATATCGTTTTCGCCTTCAGGAATGAGAGGAACTAAGAACAGACCAAACAGAATATCGTGAACCATCTGCACTGCCACGACGACAATGAGGAAAAAGAGGAGACTGTACGAACCTCCAATCGCATATGTTATCAGCTGGGCTAGGACGAAGCCAATCACCATAGACGATACGTCAAGGACATAGGCAATCACTCCAAAGCGGTCGTACCACATGTTGATAGGTCCATCTCGGTCGGCAGTGTACCTCCACACAAACAGGCCGACGGTATCAACGACTGCCGCCGATGCCAGAGCTGCGAGAAGAAGCTTGCCGTCCCAAAATCTACGAAGATCCATTATTTACATACAATAAGAAGATGTTTGTCGTTCTTGTTGGAGGCAATGTAAATCAACGTAATAAGTTTTATGAAGAGGTCATGACAAGTTGGGTCCTGCCGCATATTGTGTGGGTCAATGATCGTCGATCGTTCTATTATATTGCCGATCTCTTCGTGTATTTTGGGGGGCGGATGAAAATTCCAGAGGACAAGAGGTTTATCACATGGAGCGGAGACAATCAGGAAACCGTTCGGCGTGTCTATAAAACTCTCGGTCTAGAATAATTGATGTTTAGTATCCTCTGGGTCTTCGGAGGGTTTCTAGTTGGTATGATTGTCACAACCATTTTTGTTCCCCCTCAGACGAAGAAGAAGATGGTTCCCGATGTCAAGAATCCTTCGCTCATTTTCCGGAATCCTGATATTGAGAACGGCTGTTTCAGGGCAATAGCGTATCCCGTCCAGTGCACGGATAGTATTGATTTTCTAAACATGTAAGTAAGAGATGAACGTTGCGCAAGTTCTCAAGAAACCAGAAGCAAACTTCTTTTTCTCCTTCGTTGTTGGATTGGGGCTGGCTGTCCTGATGTTTCATCGTCCTCAATCGCAAATTGAAGTGTCTGCTATTCCTCCGTCTCAGTTGAGTGACATGGTGACTAGAGTGGACGGAAAGTGTTATCGCTACCGGATGGAGGATGCGTCGTGCCCGGCGGCAGGAGTTTCGCTCTAATAGATATACAAATGGACGCCACTCCTCTTGACCAGCTGATGCCTCCTGGAGGTTCCCAGCAGCCGGCCATGTCTCTTCCCTCTGCGACCACCTATCCTCAGATGGTAACTCCGGGAACGTCCGCTGCGATTTACACCCCCCCTCCTCCTACCCAGGTGAACCAGTTTCACCCCGGTGCTGCCAAGAGCGTCTTGAAATCAATTATGACCTATGTCGCTATCTTTGCCGCTATTTTCCTAATTTCCTTGACACCGGTGCAGTCCCTGTTTCTCCGCTATATCCCGAACGCCTATGGCGGTTCCGGCGTTGTTTCGCTGACGGGTGCGGCGTGCCTTGGTGGACTTGGTGTTGTTCTAGTCTACATTCTCCAGACGTTCCTCCAGCCTCTAGTCTAGTATAAATCGGATTGCTTAATGTATTAGACTACAGTAAGTATGATTCAGTCAATTCTGGATAAAAACAGGAATAGGTCTCGTGGACCAGTATACGATCCAATCGCAGCTGTGTTTGATCGCATTCTTCTTGGTCCGGGACTTCATTTAACTCCTCAGTTTGTCCGGAACCACAATGTGACACATATTGTGAATTGTGCTGAAAAGGAGGCATGTCCGGCGTGGGCGTCGACACATGTTGGTCCATCTGCGTATATTTCTCTGGGTGCTCAAGACACCATGGGGTTCCCACTTCTTAAGGACTATTACTCCACATTCGAAAAGGTGATGGATATGTTTCTTCGTGAACCGAGCTGCCGATGTGTATACGTTCACTGTATGGCAGGGATGAACCGGTCTGCTACGCTCTTGGCTGCGTATCTTCATAAACGGTTCGGGATTCCGATGGAGAAGGTGGTGGACGTCATGGCACGTCAGCGGCCGTGTGTGATGACAAACCCAACCTTCGTAGAACAACTGGAAGAATTTGGATCTCGTGGAAAGAATAAGTAGAGGAGTTATGTGGAAAAGTATCCAATCCTCCATTGCCGAAGCGAACTCAAACCCGATGGCTGCGGGAAATGCTGTTCTAGACCAGGCACTTGGACCTTCTTTCGATTATCTACAGACAATCCAGTCACCGGCGGATAAGCGTGTAGGAAGCGCCGGAACGATGGAACAGGTAGGAACAAACGCATCCGCTATTTTTGGATATGTGGATAACCTCATTGTTGGTCCGAAAGTTGGTAATCAGTTTTTCAAGGATACGGGTGGAATGTGTCGTCTGGCTGGAACAAAGGACAAGGAGGGCAATGATAATGGCGACGGAGAAGTTGTTCCTCGGTTCTCCTATACGAACAACAAGTTGGGAGGCGATGATGCTGCAGCGATTCTAGGTGCTAGTTTTCAGAAGGCAGTCGGGGGCAGTGGATTTGACGGTATTATCCCTGGAGCGGGAGGAGACTTGGCAGCTATGAATCCCTTAAAAATCATGAATGGTCTAGTTCTTGACGGTGTCCCGCCATGTAGTGCGTTCACATGCCCTGTAACCGATATTCGAAGTGGGGTGAATCAGGGGGACCAGACAAAGTTTCTTTCTCCGCAGTTGGAGTTCAATATTAGTCCGTGTCGGGCTGCGACAGCCGCCGAGACATCGAATTTGATGGCAATGATTAATGCTGATAAGAAGGCCGCAGAAAAGGTAGTCAAGGAAGCTCAGGATGCGGCAGCCGCCAAAGCCAAAGCAACGGCTGCAGCGAATGCTAAGCGGGGTGCTGTGAAGGGAGTTCAGGCAGGTGAGAAGTATGCGAATTTTCAGGAGAATCTGTATCAGGCTCCAGTCCAAATAGAGTATATTGATTCAGCCTCTGCCGCCGGACTTCTCATTGCCGTGGCCCTGTTTTTAGGATACACTCTGAGAATGACTTACAGGTGAAACTCGCAAGGACAACAATGTCAGACGTTTTCAAAGTCAAGAAGGCTCGGGATGGAGGAGGAACAAAGGGACGAGAAATAGGAACACTAGATTCCCTCCATGAACGATATGTCGACGAACTTCAAACGGGGTCGTCGGACCAGTCGATCCGTGAATTGGAAGAAAAGCTTACAGGAATCCGAAATGATCTTTCTGGTCCGTTTAGTCCCTTCGTATTTGAAGACGTGATGCGCCTATCTAAACTCCAGGCGGATCATGATACTCTTATCAAGCAGCTCACCGATGCCCGTGAGAAATCAGAGATTCAGAAATATTATTTGGAGAGTGGTGATCTGATGTTGGATTACTATGCCCCACCGGGAAAGAAGACCACATCCAAAGTAGATTTTGGATCAAGAGTTCCTGGCACCTTCGACAAGCTGTTTTCAGTGACTGAGATGTCAGCTGGACCGTCCAAGAAAAAGATGTTTGACGAATACCTTTCTCGCCGTGGTCTGTCTAATGGCCTCAATATTGCTGAGAATGCCGACAACATCAAGAAGATGGCCGAGCACTGTGCGCCCTGTAACATTCCTCGTGAAGAGATTACGTCAGAAGGTATTCTAGTGTGTCCCAAGTGCGGGTCGGAAGAGTATGCCCTGGTAGTCTCTGATTTCCCTAGTTTCCGTGATCCACCGAAAGAGCGAAATAACTACGCTTACAAGAAGCAAAACCATCTGAACGAGATCCTGAACCAATTCCAGGCGAAGGAGAGTACAGAGATCCCCGACGAAGTGATGAACGAGGTGATCTGCGAGATACGGAAGCGACGTATTGATAATATCGCACTCCTCACCGAACAGAATATTCGTGAAATCTTGAAGAAGCTAGGACGTAATCGTTATTACGAGCATGCGGCACATATTCTCTCACGTCTGAATGGAAATCCTCCTCCCACGATTACTCCAGAGATCGAGGACAAGATCCGAGCGATGTTCCAGGAAGTCCAGGCGCCCTATCTCCTCTACTGCCCCGACGAACGGCGGAACTTCCTCTCGTATTCGTATATCATTTACAAATTCCTGGAGCTGCTGGAGCTGGACGAGTATAAAGTCCACTTCCCGCTTCTCAAATCCCGTGATCGGCTCATTCAGCATGATACCATCTGGAAGAAGATCTGTGAGTATCTGCAATGGGAATTCATTCAAAGCATTTGAAGTGACTCAAGGTGGGAGTCACGTGAATACCAACCATTTGTTCCGTTATGAACGTCCATAATACACTTAAACGCATACTCATACTTCCTCGCTACATTGAACATGTCGTACAGACGCACGGCACGTTCACGGATGTAGGCCCTATCAAACTTACCGTCAATCGCCATCTGGATTCCAAGACAGTAATCTTGAAGGGTATGGCACAGGAGTCCGGTCTTGAACGGTTCAACCGTTTCCGTCTGTGCACCGTAATCAGTGGTCAAGGCAGGGGTTCCACACATCTGGGCTTCGACCACTACACCGCAAAAAGGTTCAATAAACATTGTGGGTGCCAGAAGAGCTTGGAGAGATCCTAGATACTCCCCACGTTCAAGACCGCTGATTGGGGGTTTATACACAATATTTGGGGATACGAGGAACTGTTCCGGGTTTCCCTGTCCGCAAAGCACGAATCGAACATGGGGCATCCGACGAGCCATTTCAACGATGATGTTACAGCCCTTGCCATCATAAATGCGTCCAAGAAAACCAACAGTATTGATCTGAGGAGTCAAGGACAGGGGCCATTCGGCGGCATCGAAATAGTTGGGGACAACAAACCAGTAATTTTGTCCCCACTTTTTCTCGTTACCCAGAACTTGGTGGAGCCACGCATAACTCTCGAAGATACGGTAATTCCGCTTCGAATCATTGTATCCGATCCCGCTCTCGCAGATAACCATATCAAGTCCTTCCAGTGCGGCATCGTGGGAGGCACCAAACGGTAGGCATACGATATCGGTCTTGGTGCTCCGGTAATTCTCCTGGAGTAGGGGGCGAAGCTTAGCATTGAATTCACGATACATCGGAGTCGACCAATTCCCCAGATCTCCAATGAAGGACTTGTGATCGCTGAGATGCTTGACAACGTCTTCGTGTGAAAGTTTGGGGTGCAGATGTTTATATGACATCACACGCAGGATATCCCATTCTTCCCGAGACATTAGTTCAATCTCTTTTGTTGCCCGGGTAGTTGAACCTTCGATCCCGTAATGATAGACTTCAAACCCCCGAGACATCATCATACGTGGAAATCTGAGAACTTTTCCGGTATACGCACAGTGGCTGAAATCATTGTTTGTGACAGTGTGTGGCAGAGCCAAAATATGGAGACGTATTGCCATTTAAATAGAGTTGTCATGACATACGTAAATGGCGGGAAAAGGAGTATCCTTCATTGTTCGGATTCATAACGAAGAAGCGACTCTAGAAACGTGTGTCCGCTCACTGACTAGTTTTACGTTTCCGCACGAGATTGTCTTGATTCTTCATCGGTGCACGGATAGAAGCGCAGAGATTGCATCAATCCTGGCAGCTGAAAATACAAACGTTCGTATTCTTACCTATGAGAATGCGGTGTCAAGGGCGGGCTACGAAACTCTAGCTACTGATGTTGAATCTCCACACAGTTTTATCCGCTATTCCAACTGGTGTGTCCAGCAGGCGAAGTATTCGTGGGTATTCAAATGGGATGCAGATTTTGTAGCATCTTCTCCTCTTATTGCGTTTATGAACTCTATCTGCTGGGAAGAGAAGAATATGAGTATCACGGTGGTCGCCAAGAACTCAACATCTTCCAACCGGGAAAACTACTTGTGCGGCGGGCCTCGTGTATTTACCAAGCACATCTTTTGGGAGAATAATCGTTATTCTCCGGGCACAGAGTTCTGGCACTTCTCGGATGAAATGTTTATTCAACATGCGTCTGAATTGTCGAATCTTAAATCTTACTGGAACGAGCCGGCGTGGTACCTGACAGAGGACTCCGACGAGGCCCGGCTGGTTAAGAGCCGTATCGACCGTCTAACTGCCGACTTTGGTCCAGAGCCGCCGGGGCTCGCACGAGCATCCAATCCCGAGTGTGATCCAGTGTTCAAGGCAATCGCCTCGGCAAATAACTGTGCCGGTCCAGACTACGTAAACATGTTTAGTTAAAAACGGAACAGTTTAAAGGGGAATGGGTTAGAGAACAAAATGAAGCCCCGTTTCTCAGCATCCGATGTCGCATCTCTCTTGGGTCTTAACCCTTATCGCAGCAAGAATGAGTCGCTCCTTAAAGTTCTATCTATGATGCCAAAGTTCAAGTCGGTAGTCCTGGGAGTGAAAGATACTATGGGTGCCAAGACAGAGCGTGAGATTGTTGCCGAAGCGTCTCCGACCGCTCTTAAAGCTATGTGGGCCTCTGTTGACATGGCGTGCACGGCTACGACGGATGCCCAAGTCGAGAAGGCAATCAATACCTTCAAGCAGGAGCACGTTCGCCAGGTGGTTCAGGAGACTCTGGAGGGTAAGCGCCCAGCTGTATCCCCAGAACTGGAGGAGGCGGTAGCGAGGGTCATTGCTGGTGAGACGACCTCCGAGAAGGAGGCGGCCGTGCTCTGTGTGAACCCAGCTGTGACAACCAAGATCGAGCAGACACAGGAGCACCAAGTTCTAGCGGGCGAAATCCAGAAGCGCCGTGGAACTCGTCTGGAAGACAAGGCGGAGAACGACCATGCTGCTGTCACTGGTGTGGAGGTGACGAACCGTAACTCGTTCGTCGACTTTGAGTGCGACTCCTACCGCCTTATTGGATACCTTGATGGAATGCAGGGTGATAAGGTTGTAGAGACCAAAAATCGTAAGCGGTTCTGGACCACACCGCCAGCCTACGATTTCGTCCAGCTACGGTGCTACATGTTCATGAAGGGAAAGAAGGATGGCGTGCTTCTCGAGAACTTCCCAGGTCGTGGTCCTCGCACAACACCACTCCCTTGGGACGATGAGGCATGGCATTTCATTCACGATGGTCTCTGCAGGGTATCAAATACAATTGCGAATATTGGTGAGACAGACGTACAGGATCTTGCTCGCAGTGTCTTTGCTTCGACCAAGAACTAAACGAAAACGAATTGATATAGTCTCTTTTTAGATTGAGAGTATCCAAATGAACGGACTACTCCATACCATCTTTCTCGAGAATAAGGACAACAAGAATCTCTGGGATACATTTGAAGGCGAGTGCCAGAAATTCTACAATGAGCCAGCACACAGCTTCACCGAAATGCGGGCGAGGGATAATAAGAAGATAAGAGGCGATATCTTTGAAGAGTTCTGTGTTCTCTACCTCAAACATATCAAGGGATATGACGATGTATGGCTTCTGGCAGATGTCCCCGACACGATCTTAACGGAACTGGGAATGAAGCGGCCCGATGTGGGTATTGATATTATTGCAAGGAGTGGCAAACTCTATTCGGCGGTACAGTGTAAGTATAAGAAACAGGAGGTTAAAACCAAGATTGTAACATGGAAAGCACTATCTACCTTCTACGCACTGTGTATGAGAACTGGTCCATGGGAGAAGTATATTGTGATGACAAACTGCTCGTTCGTGCGGCACATGGGAAAGAAAAGCAGGAAGGATCTATCCATCTGTCTCAAGACTCTCCAGGGTATCACTAAGGCACAGTGGATTTCCATGTGCGGAGTGGAAGGACACAAGGTGGAAGATCTCCCGGATCCGGCTCCGCTTCCAAAGACAGATGAAGATGTCCGGCAGGCACGATTGAAATTCTTCGGTAAGATATAATGGCAACATCTCAGACGAGCACTAGCAATATTGCGGCTACCCCCGGAGCGGTGCCCTCCGATCCTAAGTCTGCTGCCTCTCTCCCCCCTGGATCTCCGGCTGCATCGCTTCCAACAAAGACAACCGGCGGTGCTCTAGCTACCGCTCCTACTGCACAGCCCGACGCAGATAAACGCTGGACTGTGAAATCTGTTCTTGCGGTAACCGCCTTGGCTCTCTGGCTTCTTTTTGGGCTGATTGGCTTTGTGATGTCCCTCATCTGTTTCGGATACTCAGGATCGACTGGCGAGAAGATTCTCGGAATTGTCATTGCGCTACTGCTAGGACCTTGGTATTTCCTATACTATTTCTCGAGTGGTTCTTACTGCAAGGCCATGCCCCCGACCCTGTTCTAAACAAAACAAAACGGAAACGATAGGATTGGAAAACATGGAAAGCAATCAAACAGAAGAAGAATGTTACGAATCACAGATACTTCTCGGGCTCCAGAGGTTGAGACGTCTTACACGTTTCCTCTCGATCCTTTCCAAAAATGTGCGGTAGCTGCTATCCAAGCTGGTGAAAATGTGCTTGTCACTGCTAAGACCGGCAGTGGTAAGACGCTGGTGGGCGAGTATCAGATTGAGTATTCTCTCAAGAAGGGCGGGCGAGTGTTCTATACTACCCCTATCAAGTCGCTATCAAACCAAAAATTCAACGATCTCAAGCAATTATATCCTGGGAAGGTGGGGATCATGACTGGCGATATCAAGTTCATGCCCCATGCCGATGTAGTCGTGATGACAACGGAGATCCTCCGCAATCTCCTCTTCAAGCTTGGTTCATCGACCGAGGCGTATGGCAATACTGCCTCCCTGTCATTAGACGGAGTCGATGCTGTGGTCTTCGATGAGGTCCATTACTTCAACGACCCAGCGAGAGGAAAGGTATGGGAGGAGTGTCTCATCCTCCTTCCACCTTCGATTCGTCTGGTTCTCCTCTCGGCAACGATTGAAAGCCCAGACGTCTTTGCTCAGTGGATCGGTGAAATGAAACAGGTTCCTACCCACGTGATTTCCACACAGTACCGTGTTGTTCCACTGGAACATCGGGTTGGAGAAAAGGTGGTTATGGATGAGAAAGATGTATTCCATGGAGAGGCTTACACGGAGTATCTCCGGTATCTGAAAGGTCTTGAAGATGCGAATCGGAAACATTCTGATGCTGTTCGGGCTCGGGCTGCTGGTGATCCTGTTGTAGCTCGTGAGATCCGTTCTAACGGGTTTCTTCATCAAATGAACGAGATGATCGATGATCTCAACGTTAAAGAGAAGTTGCCGGCGATGTTCTTCGTGTTCTCACGGAAGAACTGTGAAGTGTATGCGTCCAAAGTCTCCTCCACACTCATCGATGCGATGGAAGGATCAAATATCAAGAGCATCGTGAACTTTCATCTGTCACGGTATCCTGAACTCAAGAAGGTTCCGCAGTATCATACACTCATGGATCTTCTTATGAAGGGTGTGGCATTCCATCACAGCGGCATGCTTCCAGTCTTAAAAGAAATAGTGGAAATGCTCTTCTCACGTGGGCTGCTTCGTGTCCTCTTTGCAACAGAGACGTTTGCGGTGGGGATCAACATGCCGACCAAGACAGTGATCTTCACGAGTTACCGCAAGTATGATGACGAGAAGGGCGATCTACGCCTTCTTCGGACGGACGAGTATATCCAGATGGCGGGTCGGGCGGGTCGACGTGGAAAGGATACTCGTGGACTTGTCTACTACTTGCCCGATCGCAAACCGGAGACGCTGGAGGATGTGCGACAGATGATGACGGGACAAAAACAGTCTCTGGAGTCCAGGATGGATTTCCATTACGATTTCCTCCTGAAGTGTCTCCAGAGCGGGACGACAGGATGGCTGGGACTGGTGAAGCAGTCGTACTGGTACGTTCAGCGGAGCGCAGAGACGGAGGGTCGGCAGGCTGAACTTCTGGAGCTGCAGAAGAAGTATACGGGTCTCGATGTCGCAGTATTTGAGCTGCGTGATATGTACGAAACTCAGATTCGGGCGACACAGAACGCCGAGCGGAAGAAGGCGCAGGCGTCCCTGGATTCGTGGAAGAACAAGCATGTGGGACCCAAGTGGGAGAAGGGGTGGCAGGAGTTCAAGGAGTTCAAGAAGAACCGGGCGGCGGTTCTCCAACTCCAGGAGAAAGTGGATGCGTTCAAGACTATTCGGGTCCCGTTTCTCGCAAACCTGCAGAGTCTGGGGTATGCGGTTGGTGAATCGCTGACGGAGATGGGTGTGCTGGCTTCGGAAATCAATGAGGGTCATCCTCTAGTGATGTCCAAGATGTTTATGCAGGGCGTGGCACTTCCACGCTCGGAGCTGGTAGCTCTTCTGTCCTGTTTTGTGGAGGGCGAGAAGACTGATGACCCGATTACCGTGGATTGTCTTCGTGTATCTGATGGACTGAAATCTGAGTTACGGAAAGTTCATGCGATGGCAGTTGCTCTGTATGCCCGTGAGAACCCTAAGAGCCAACCCGAGTATTGGGATATTCACAACTACTGGCCGGAGATTGTGTATCGTTGGATGGAGGGGGAGGAGATGGGTGTTCTGTGTGCCGAGTACGAAGTGTATGAGGGGAACTTCATGAAGGCGATCTTGAAGACCGCCAATATCGTGGACGAGTGGATCACTCTCGCAACCATCACAAAAAATCTGGGAGTCCTGGAAACTCTGCGTGAGATCCGGACAGATCTTGTGCGTGGCCTCGTTGTCCCCGATTCCCTGTACCTGCGTCTTTAATCTTAACGGACCTTGAAACTAAAGCAGATCTTGTTTGCTGCGTAAGAATTCCACCTGCTGTTCAGAATCCTATCAATTTTTAGATAATCGATATCATTGTCGGGATATAGGAAGACAAATTCACATAGACCATCAGTAGGATCGACCCGTTCACGATGTTCAATCGAGAATAGATCTTCAATATCAAACTCGTATTGATTCACCCGCTGTCCCATTCCCATCGCAACCTCAATAGTCTTCCTGATCGTCCAATCACTGTGAACCCACTGTGTTGGGCGATCAAGAATTGAGTACATATACGCTTTCTCGTGTGGAACACTCCAGCGAACGTAGACGAGATCATTGTCGTTAAGATCATTGAACTCCGCAATCTTGTAATCGGAGTCGCTGTAGAAATCTTCGTCATCAGGCGCTTCAGGAGAAAGGTTGGATGATGAGTGGGGTTGGTTCATCTTGTGCTTGCTGTTCCCCGATAGATAAGTAAACGGATTCGTTTTCCCCCGAATCAAAATCAGACTCGGAATCACCTAAGCGAATCACCAGCCGGATTTGAATGTTGTGTCTCGCATACTGTTTCCAGTGACTCAAAAGAAAGGTGCGTTTCTCCCATGTGTGGGCGGCTCTCTCTCCTCGCATACCCGGATTATCGAAATACAGTTCCTCAATATCGATATCGGTAATTGTTTCACCAAGAAACCAATTCAGTGATTCTCCGATTGTCAAATGAGCTGGGGCAAACTTTCCGTCCATAAACAGTGTTCCCGTATCTACGAAACATGTGACTGCAACCCGTTGTTCGTCATCACAATCTTTTATTGTAATATCACCTACGACTACAAGGCGATGCCGGGGCTTGAAACATTTAAGGTCCATTCCTAGTAGAAAGGACATATACTCGCTAATTCTAACATACACATTTTAATTTAATCGTTTCTTGGGAAAGGTGATATTTAAGCATCGGCACTCGGGGATGTTCTTCCAGATCTCCAGTTCGTAGTCGTAGGGATAGTCGTCAACGTTGAATTTAAGAGTCATAATAAGAGTGTTCAGCATGTTAGTGTCTACCCCTCAGAAACCTGATAAAGGTCAGATTCTTTTTTATATATATAAATTATATGAAGTGCTGTTTCTGTGTTTGTGTTTATAACAACGAACAGGGTCTACCTGCTGTTCTACGGAATATAATGAAACTTCGAACACTATTTTCAGAATCTAGAGTGATAGCAGCCTACAGTTCATCAAATGATACATCGTTGTCTATTCTCCAGGCACATGGTGCGGAGATCATTATAGTTCCTCCTTACCAGGAAAAACCTCAACTATCATTTTTACCCAAAAAAGCTGCAGTGCCTACAAGAGCGAATCGTACAGCTAGAATTGCCAGTGCTCGCAACTGTCTACTCCAACATATTCGGCAGGCGTATAGTGATTTCGAGTTCTTCGCAATGATTGATGCTAACAATTACTCGTGTATTGGTGAAGTAAACCTAGATAGTGTTTCCTCTGTTCTTCAGAGGGATGACTGGGATTCTATAACGTTTCATAGGGAAGCAGGATACTACGATATGTGGGCTCTTTCATATGAACAGTATGTTTACAGCTTTCTACATTTTCCAGACACGGAACGTGTTGTTGCCGCAATGCGGAAACACTTTAGCCATCTTTTGATGGACTATATAACCAATCGCCCCACCGAATTAATTCCAGTTTACTCGTCCTTCAACGGATTTGCTATCTATCGAACTCCCAAGTTCCTGAACTGTAGTTACAGCGATGTTATTCATACTGAACTGTTTCCTGATATGCAGGAACAACTGCGGATGTATGGGCCACCAGTTCATATGTTGACAGGGGACTGTGAACACCGTAAATTTCACTTTGAAGCTATACGAAAAAACGGTGCACGTATACGTATATCTACTCAACCTGTTTTTCGGAAACTTGTCAATCCTCCGACAGGACTAGGGGGACCTGCATAAGCTATTGTACTACAGACGGGTCGATCTTGATGTGAAACACCAAACGTTGTTTCCAGGTCGGTCGCTGCATATCCAGGAAATAGCGTACGTTCACAGGGGTTCCCTCCACTAGGTCATTAGGGCTGGTAATCATACGATTCCAGTCGGAGATCCAGATACGGGTGGGAGAGACGACAATGCCCTTGATATTCTCCGGCCTTCGCTGGAGAATATCCAGGAACGCCAAGTCTCTGGCATGCTTTTTGGCAAACCCCTGGAGACGGTTACAGTCCTCTTTAGCATTGGGAATAGGCATCCCCTTCATTGCCATTTGGTTGACGACATCCGCCCACCGGCGAATCGGCGAGGATCCATGGCAGTACCTAGTCTGAAATCCCCAGTGCATGACCTTTGGTGACGTATGTTCGTAGGTAGCAGCAGCATAAGCGAACATTCGAGCATTCAACCCAAGTCTCTCATATTTATCCATCTTCTCGCCATCGGGCATGGAATGGTGCCGAAGCAAGCCCTTTCCAAGCTTTATCAGTTCCTCGGCCATCGTCTTGTTGTAGAAGACCATGAGCTCTGCCACCCAATCGTGGGGATCAAGAAGGGGGCGACCAGCCAACTGTTCACAGATCGAGATCAGAATGGGGATAGAGATCTCGGTGGCTAGTCGGCAGTTATCGTAGGTATACGATGCCTTATTGATGATCGTGACCTCCTTGAATTGGGGATCACGGATATACCCATCCCAAGTGAACATCAAGGCATACCCCAATCTCCTCTCCCCCGGCAAGAGCGACATCTTGTGTTCAACCGTCTTGGGAAACATACTCCTGACAGACCCCCCACCATCATAGAGGGATTGACCGATATGTTGGGCATGGGACATCCACGGATTTTCTGCGACCCACTCGGCAACATCGGCGATGGTGATCGCAACCTTGGTAATCCCCGCCTCTTCCCAGATAGAGATACAATCGTCAATATCCTGGCATCCGGGGGGGTCAATATTGATGGTAGGAACATCAAGAACCGAACGGAAGAAGAAGGATGACGGCTCCCTCGTTTCGGGGATCTTAGTCCAGTAATCAGGAGAATATGCGACATGAATTGCTTTCCTCTCTGCCAGGGGATCGCCACACGTTCCCACGACTTCCACGATCTGACCACGTGGGAGTTTATCGTCATTGATCTTTTCGGCGATAACCAGGATATTCCGTTTCAGATCACGGTGCGTGGATGCCACGATCATCTGAGGGAATTCATTGTTCAGGGGACTAAAGAGATACATTGGAACGTTTCGGGATGTGAGGCCATACCTCGTTTTATTCGTGAGTTGAAGAACACCGGCAATACGAGTCATCTTGTTCATTGGTTGGTCCCTATTTACTGCCACGGTTCCACATTCGTTTTTATGGAGTTTTTGGCATGGGGGCATTTGTTACATGGTGCTGGGGCGGAGGAAGCGGACACAACATGTGTAGACATGATATAGTAGGCAATTCCTGCTAGAAGAACAAGACCAAGAGCCCAGAAGATCATATCCTTCATTCGTATTGTTTTCGGGTAAGACATTTTATATACATAAATGGGCATACCTTACTACTTCATCAGTCTTATCAAGAGTCACAAAAATATTGTATCCAGAGTCAGGGCCAAACTCCAGCCCGATGTTCTTGCGATTGATTTCAATTGTCTGATTCACAATTACATGGACGATACACGTCCGATCGAGAGTGTTATTGAAGCGCTCATGAAACTTCTGGATGAGACCTGTCAGCCGAAGATGTTGTATATTGCGATGGATGGTCTTGTTCCCTATGGCAAGATCGTCCAGCAGCGATACCGCCGTTTCCGGATTTCGGAACCCGGTGTCTTTGATCGTAATCAGATTTCACCTGGAACACCTTACATGAAGGAGCTGGATGAAGCTATTCGTTCTAGACTACCTCATGCGGTCGTATCATCTACCGAAGTTCCGGGAGAGGGCGAGCACAAACTGTTTGAGTGGCTGAAGACTCTTCCTGCACCACAGCGGCAAAATGTCGTGGTCTACGGTCTTGATGCCGACCTGATTCTACTGTCCCTCTCCCAAACTATGCTCTGCCCTCAACTGTGGCTTCTACGTGAGAACCCCAGCTTTCAATCAAAAGTCGAGGGATTCTCAGTATTATCAGTCCATATGCTGGCAGGAGTTCTTCCTATCCCAGCGGATCGCTATGTTGCCCTGTGCGTCCTTTGTTTTGGGAATGATTTTATGCCGCCCATCGGAATGTTTTCCCTGCGTGAAGGCGGTCATGAACGGGCACTGGAATGTTACCTCCAGGCAGGGTCTCCTGATCTCTTGACAGCTTCTGGGCGTCAGGCATTCTTACGCACGGCGTCGCTCCAGGAAATGAAGGTTTACCAGCAGAAGGTCGGACAGCGAGATGTTCCTGCCGAGCGGGCTATTCTATCTACAGATTCTTCTCATTTCGAGGAGCGATACAATCTCCATCTTCTAGATGGAGTCACAGACACCCAGAGCCTCGTACACTCCTTCTGGAAAACGTTTCACTGGACGTCTCACTATTTCTCTAAGAATGAGTGTCTCGATTGGAACTGGGTATATCCCTATGCTGAAGCCCCATTGGTCTCGCAGCTTGTGAGATATGAAGAGATCCCCACACAGTGGACCTCGCCTACTCCCAAATTTACTATTACGAAACAGCTGCAGTTCATTCTTCCTCAGAGGTCGCTGAGAGCAACTCACAAGCGTGTTGTGTTTCCAGACGAGTGTTACAACGAGGAGACAGACACCCGTATTCCGTGGATGCGCAAACATCAGTGGGAATGCGAACCTCGTATTTCTCTTCCCTCATTTTCTACCGAAGAGCTAACCTCGGTCCAATCTTTCCAACATTCAGAAGCTTGAATCCAGACGTTGGAGCCGTTAAACGTGGAATGGATGCTCCTCCACTCGTTAGAGCCGATGTAGGATTTGAGAGAGGGGATACATTGACATCGGAAAATACGGAGAGATCCGACCACTTGAAGGTCCGTTTGGACCAGTAGTTTTCTTCAATGACGTTGAGTTCACGAAGTTTTGGCGCATTAGAAATTCCAGCCATTGTCATATTCCGCATCCAGTCCGCACGGATGTATACGAGATATTCTTGGCGCCTGGCGGTTGCTGTGTGTTCGGGAAGAAATACAGCAAGTTCCGCCATACTCTCTTGGAATGTATAGATCTTCCGACGGTTCTGGTTGTTGACAGAATTGTGTGCACGCAGGACGAATTCTACAACACCACGACGGGATGTTTTCCAGTTTGGTCGTATAAGTGTGTACGCTGCAATACTATCCGTAAAATGCTGAAGACAGCTCGGACACAAGATGGTGGATGTAAAGGACATAAGCCATCGTGAGAACATTTCCTGTTCGTACTCAGATGGGTTATCGGGGTATAACGCAGAGATAGAATGGAGAGTTGCCCAACCGAGGGGCCCCCAACCTTTCGTCATTGTATTGAGTATTTAAGAAAGAAGACCGGCTCCAACCGAATCTGCGTAGAGTGTCCGAAGAACGGCGGGAGGAATATTCTTCTTTTCAGCCGAAATAATCTTCTTCTCAATCAGGCGCTTACGAATGGTGGCAATATCGGTCTTTGCCGCCTTAGAACGGGCTGTCTTACGGGCTTTCTCGATACCACCCTCCATCATCAGCTTTACCGAGCGTTTGCGGGTAGGCGGGGCCTTGGACGGATTCTTGCTCGGATGAATCTTGGCCGTCTTACGCAGGATTCCCCGGGGGAATGTTTTGGTGCTGCGGCGACGCCGTCCGCCGAATCCTGGTCCACTTGGCATAGAGCCACGAGGGTTCAGCGGGTGCTGGATCTGATACACCTTGGCTAGCTTATCTTCCCCGTTAAATGCGGGATCAGTCGCCTCATTGATAATATCTCCTCCGCCGATCTTTGTGACCTTGTATTTGTTGGGGTCCGGAGCCATTCTTATAGAAAACGGATAAAATGTCTTACGGCGAGACTGTCTATACAAGAACAGGATGGACGCTATCCGAGCATATTTCAAGCAGGGCATTTCCAGATTCTCTGAGTCGCAGATTGAGCCATATGAGGACTTTCTACGTAACAAACTCCCGCTGATTCTTCGTTCCACTCCTCCGATCGTGGTGTGGCACGACCAGGACGAGACGACAAAGAAGTACAAGTATGAGTTCCGGCTGTCGTTTGATAACGTATCGTATCTGAAGCCCCGTATCCAGGAGGCTACGGGTCGCCTGAAGCAGATGCTCCCGTGCGAGGCTCGGATCCGCAACTTCACCTACGCCGCCCAGATGTTTGTGGATATCCGCCTGAAGGTCCGCTCGTATTCGGGTGCCGATCTCACGGAGTTCAAGGAGGAGACCAAGTTGTTTGAAGGCATTTCCCTCGGTAAGATCCCCGTGATGCTGGGGTCGTCGCTTTGTGTTCTCAAGGACTACCCCATGACGATGGAAGAGCTGGGTGAGTGCCCGCAGGATCCTCTGGGCTACTTCATCGTCCACGGTGGTGAGCGTGTGATTCTGTCGCAGGAGAAGGTGGCTGACAACCGTATCATGGTCTTCCTCAACAAGAAGGCTACCACGAAGCACTCCCACTCTGTGGAGATGAAGTCGCTCCACGAGAGCTTTACTCTACCCCCCAAGAAGCTGGAGATCCGTGTCTCAGCCAAGTTCAATGGTCTGGGCTACCCCCTCTCCATCTGTCTTCCTCGCTTCCGTGAAGACATTCCTCTCATGGTCTTCTTCCGGTGCCTGGGGATCACCAAGGACCGTGATGCTTACCGTCTCCTCAACGTGGACGACACAGATTATCTGGCAGCGTCATTCAAGGAGTGTGCGGATATCGGTGTGTTCTCGCAGCAAGACGCTATCGAGTATCTATCCCACCACCTCCAGTATCCTCCGGCCACCGAGGACAAGACGGGTCACGTCCGGGCCCTTCTTCTCACCGAGTTCCTGCCGCATGTTACGCTGGCTGGCGAGAAGTTGGAACCCGAGATCCTTATCGCACGCAAGGTCAAGATTATTGCCAGCATGGTGAAGAAGCTTCTCGATACGGCAAGTGGCAAGATCCCGCAGGATGATCGTGACGCCTACCCTAACAAGCGTGTTGTCACCACGGGTGCGCTCCTGACCCATCTGTTCCGCCAACTATTCCAGAAGGTGTGTAAGGATATCCGCTCCAAGTTCGTTCACGAGATCAACAACGATAATTGGAAGCGGTCGGGCAAGCCCCTCGATGTCCTGGTACTTTCCAACCTTTACAAGATTCTCAAGGTGTCCTCGATCGAGGGCAAGCTGAAGCAGGCTCTTGCCACGGGCAACTTCACAGTTCAGGGTCTTGGGACATCAGGGTCTACTTCGCTCTCCAACGCCACCAAGTCCGGTGTCTCCCAGGTTCTGAACCGCCTGTCCTACAATGCCACGCTCTCCCACATCCGCCGTATCCAGACGCCTGTGGAAAAGTCAGGCAAGCTGTTGGCACCTCGTAAGCTCAACGGGTCGTCGTGGGGCTTCGTCTGCCCCGTGGAGACGCCAGAGGGTCATTCGGTCGGTATCGTCAAAACAATGAGTTTGATGTCTACAGTGTCAATGCACGTCCCATCCTTCGTTGTTCTCAATCTTCTCAAGGAGATCTCGGGAGTCAACTGGGTTGACAATATCTGGTCGGGGGGACAGGTTGCCATCCTTGTGAATGGTGTGATTGTCGCATACACAAATACGCCGACAGCCGTGCATTCCCAACTGAAGAAGGCAAAGTATGTGGGAACCATTCATCCGCATATCTCGATTGCTTGGAACATTATGGCAAACCGTATTCTGATTGAAACTGATGCCGGTCGTCTTGTGCGACCCATCTTCCGAGTTGAGAAGGGTGTACTCATCCCTCCTCCCGCCTCCAACGTGTGGGATGACTGGGTGCGGTCCTGTGTCGAGTATGTCGATGCCAATGAGTCCGAAGTGATTCGCATCGCAATGTTCCCGGGGGAGATTACTCCCGAAAGCACCCACTGCGAGATTCACCCACACATGATTCTCGGTCACATGGCAGCGATCATTCCACTGTCAAACCATAATCAGTCGCCTCGTAACGCCTACCAGTCGGCCATGGCAAAGCAGGCGATGACCCTGTACGCTTCGAACTACCATAAGCGTCTCGACAAGAACGCCTACCTCCTCGCCTCCCCTCAGCGCCCGATCGTGGAGACGCAGATCATGTCGATCTTGAATATGCATAAGATGCCGAGCGGGTGTAACGCCATTGTGGCGATTGCCTGCTATTCGGGCTACAATCAGGAGGATTCCGTGATTCTCAATCGTGCGTCCCTCAAGCGTGGATTCATGCGGGGGTACTACTATACTGTCTACAAGGATGAGGAGCATCGCAATGTAGCGTCTGGTCGGGAAGAGCGGTTCTCGAAAGCCAAGCACGAGAACACAAAGGGATACAAGAACACTTCCTACCACGCCATCCAGGAAAACGGTATTCCTGTGAAGAATGCGATCGTCCAGGAGAACGATGTTGTTATCGGTAAGGTCGTGAACCTCCGATCGGATCCGCACGGCTACCTTTACCGTGATCTCTCGACCACACACAAGAATTCAGAGCCTGCTCGTATCGATGGGGTCTGGCAGGATAAGAACTCGGATGGATACCCCTTTGTCAAGGTCCGTGTAATGTCCGAGCGCACACCGCAGATCGGGGATAAGTTCGCTTCTCGTGCCGGACAGAAGGGCACATGTGGAATGATTCTAGACGAATGCGATATGCCGTTCACTGCCTCGGGTCTGCGTCCCGATATTATCATGAACCCTCACGCCATTCCGTCTCGCATGACGATTGCGCAGCTGCTGGAGACGATGTATAGCCGCATCGGAGTTCGTACCGGAAATCTGGGTGACGGTACGCCCTACTCTCATCTTGGAATGGAGGATCTCAAGGTCCACATGTCGAACTTGGGTCTCCACCCCTACGGTAATGAGATCATGTATAACGGTCAGACAGGCGAGATGATGGAGGTGGAAATCTTTATGGGGACCACACATTACCAGCGGCTGAAACACATGGTGATTGACAAGTGTCATTCTCGTGGTCGTGGTCCTATCGTGTCCCTCACCCGCCAGCCGTGCGAGGGCCGGGCTCGTGATGGCGGTCTCCGTGTAGGCGAGATGGAGCGTGACTGTTTCATATCTCATGGAGCAGCAGTATTTACGAAGGAGCGCCTGATGGATGTATCTGATCCGTTTGCTGCGGGTGTGTGTACCGGATGTGGTTCGCTGGCAACAATCAACGAGAAGGATCATCTCTATGAGTGTCGGTCTTGTGGTGCGAAGGCTGGTCTTGAAGACAAAACAATTCCGTATGCTGTCAAGTTGTGGCTCCAAGAGTTGGAGGCGATGCATATCTCTCCCCGAATGATCTCTCCCACTTAAAAAATTAAGAGGACAGGGTGTACAGGTAGTTTATTTTTGTTGTGGGATCAAAGGCTACAAATGAAAGTTTGTTTTGACTACCGATGATTGGAGATGTTCGTATAGTCCCCGGTGTCGTCCACTGATAAACATTTGGAGTCGCTGTATTATTGGCAACCGGTGTAGTTGTTAAAGGAGGAGTAGGATACCGAAAGACTGCTGATGATGTACACACATATAGCGATCCACCCCCATCCAGAACTGGGGTCGTAGTTGGAAGAATACCCGTATCCCCTGATTTCCAGAATGTTCTAACATTTCCACCTGTTGAATCAATGTATGGTCCAACTACACCTAGAAACCCGCCAGCAGCATACAGGTTACCAGTTGTTGTTGTGAAATATAACCATGTTGTGCCCTGTATATCCGTAAAGAGTAGGGGGGACGACTGAAGTGTTCCTATTCCAGACAGTGTTACAAGCGTATCGGTTCCTCCGCCTCCACGTGTAGGAGTCTTATTGATAACATGAACGATATTTGATACATATGTTGCCATGAGATTAGCATTTATAGTTGGAGTATTTGAAACAGGGGCAGTTCCGACAGGATACGTCCAGAAATTTGATCCGGTGGTTGCGCTGTAAGATACCATATTGCCTCCGTTTGTTCCTATAAACACAGATACACCGTCGGTTGTCACAGACGTTGTGAACCTGTCGGATGGAAGGGTATTCGACCAAACTGTTTCCCACCCAACGGTGTTTCGTGCGATAATGGTATTGCCATAGGCCGCAATCAGTAGATTTTGGGTATCAATGAACGCCGGCGACCCCGCAACCTGTTGATTGAATTTTGTGGTGTACTGAAGCCTGCCAGCCTGGTCTATAACATTCAGAGTTCCCAGATTTGTTGTTATTGCAGCAAGACCGGTCGAAGACACAACAACAGGCTTTGATACCAATCCACCTTGCGGCAATGAAGAAAGAAGGGATGGGTATCTTGTTCCTCCTGATGTAGTAAGAATATTGAGAACTCCTGCGCCTGTCATAAAATAGATATATCCCTGGGGACCAAACGACATAGGACTATTTGTTGTGGATCCAGACGGATCGAGTATACTGGTAAAAGATGATGATAGTCTGAGAGAGTTCATCACCCCTGTTGATGTGAATACCCGTGTGACTTGAGACGTTGGAGTTTCAACTGGATAGATTGGAGCAACAGGTTGAATCGGTTGAACGGGTGTAACGGGATCAACTCGGGGAGGTGGGATCGTAGGACACAGGATTGTCACGGTGTTCACACACGAATATTGAACCTCGCCTGGCCTGGCACGTTTTGTAGGGATGCGCTGAGAGTTTGCGAAGGACCAATACTCAGTTGGGTTGAATGGAATCACGACCTTTTTACAGTATCCTGGAAGAGGGATTCCGCAATTAGGGAAATTGGGGGTAGGAACAGGTGCGGCAATTGGAGATCGCACGAATGGATTGAAAACTACCTTTGTAAACAATTGAGCGCCAGAAGGACTGAGGCTTGTAATATATAGGTTTGTTTCCGGATCTACAGCGATACAGTTGGGATTAATAAATTGATAGTTCTGTGCGAGACTCGAGACCGTATTACTCCCACCGCCAGCCACAAGAATATTGGTATTCTCTTCCGTATTGTAGAGGTAGACACCTGGAACAAGCGATTCTGGCTGGGTATACAGAACTTCTGTTGGTGAGAGAACTGCGAGACTTGTTATTCTACTCTGTGCTGATGCAGCAATTGCTGTCATAAGTGTATTTCCTCCAGATGTGAAATCGAAATAATATATGATCCCGGTGTAGTTATCGGCAACATAAAATCGAGACTCGTCGGCGCTCAGAACAAGTCCTTTAAAGGTTGAATTTGAACCAAGGGGCTGTTGAAACACCAAATTGATAAGTCCCTGACCGTAATTGTCGACGTAGGAGATCGAATTGCCATCGGCCGTAACAAAGTATACTGTGTTCTGCGAATTCACAGTGATGCCTCCCGTGTTTGTTCCGAACGATCGTATCGTTGCTTCGACTGGAATCGTTGTGGTTAGGCTGGAGAGTCGTAGACGAAGAAACTTTTGATCGTATGGTGCTCCAAGAAAGAGATACTTTCCGGCAGGGTCGGTTGTAAGCGATGTGATTTCACCGCTTAGTGTTCCAGTATATCCTGTGACAGTTATTCGATTTACCGTGCTTGCCTGTTCGTTATACAGGTAGAGATTACCATTCGATGTTCCAAAAAAGAAGTTGTTCCAGTAGTATGAAAATCCGAACGACGAGGGAGCCAGACACATGGCTGAAATTTTTTCACCATTTAAAGCTACCTGTAGATTCAATGAGTATTCTACCACAGCCCCGCTCATTATACTGAGAGCGGAGAATTACATGTAGGTCCGCACGAGGAAAAGAGAGATCGCATCGTGGAGGACGGCGCCCCAGTAGGCTTCATACCACGACGTCTGGAACCCCAGTATCATAACCGCAATGACGACGATCGAACGGAGAAATGTATTAATTAACACATTCTGGGTAGGGACAAGGAACAGGTCCATTTCAGTCTAGCAAAGAAAAAAATATAGGACCTATGGACGCATTCGTCAGGGGGAAACCCGCCGTGGCGATGTCCCCGAGAAAAAAATAATGTCCGTTAGGAGCATAACAAACAATGGGAGGTGGACTAATGCAGCTCGTCTCGTATGGTGCTCAGGACATCTACATCTCCGGCAACCCCCAGATCACGTTCTGGAAGGTGCTCTACAAGCGCCACACCAACTTCGCCATGGAGGCGATTGAGGTGACGTTCAACGGCCAGGCTGACTTCGGCCGCCGTGTCACGGCTGTCATCAGCCGCAATGCTGACCTGATGTACCGCACGTACATCCAGGTGACGCTCCCCCAGATTGCGCTGACGGTCAACAACACCCGCTTCCGCTGGCTCAACTACGTCGGCCACCGCCTGATTAAGCAGGTCGAGATCGAGATCGGCGGATCCCGCATTGACCGCCAGTACGGCGACTGGATGCAGATCTGGACGCAGCTGACGCAGCCCGTCGGCACCCAGGTGTCATTCGACGACATGGTTGGCAACTCCGCCGACCTTGTGCTGCTGAAGGACTCGGCTGGTGTTGCGCTGGACGCCACGTGCGCCGCCTCGGAGGCCACCAACTCGTGCTTGTCCCGTGCCGGCACGCCGCTCAAGACGCTGTACATCCCCCTCCAGTTCTGGTACTGCCGCAACCCCGGCCTGGCCATCCCGCTCATCGCCCTACAGTACCACGAGGTGCGCATCAACGTCGAGTTCGAGCAGAACTACAACTGCTGCTACGCCGAGGTTGCGTCGCTGACGCCCTCGACGGTCCAGCCGACGGTGACGGGCACGATCAACCTGGGCAACGGCGTCACGGCCGTCTCCCAGCTCCAGCTGGTTGCCGCCTCGCTGTACATTGACTACGTCTACCTCGACACGGAGGAGCGCCGCCGCTTCGCCCAGCAGTCGCACGAGTACCTGATCGACCAGCTCCAGTTCACGGGCGACGAGACGGTCACGGCCTCCTCGAACAAGATCCAGATGAACTTTAACCACCCGGTTAAGGAGCTGATCTGGGTAGTCCAGCGTGACTCGTTCGTTGACTGCAACGCCCCCCCGGTGCCGTGGATCCAGGAGGCGTACGGCCAGCAGCCCTTCAACTACTCCGACGACTGGTCGACGGAGGGCATCGTGACGGCGGTCCTCGGCCGTGGTGCCCTGGCCACCAACGGTGCGGGCACCCCGGCGACGGGCATCCCGACCTACTCGCTGTCGGCGGGTGCGGGTGCCGGCCAGCCTACGGGCCAGCAGCCGGCATTCCCTTACCTGCCCGGCGTGGGCCTCGCCTCGGGTGCCGGCCTCTCGACGGGCTCGCAGATCTACGATGGCTCGTCCGGCCAGAGCGACCAGTTCTTCGAGGGCACGACCAACTACCTGCTCGCCAAGGTCATCCTCGCCTCGAACGTCAAGTGCGAGGGCAAGAACCCGGTGGAGGTTGCCAAGGTGCAGCTCAACGGCCAGGACCGCTTCGACGAGCGCGAGGGCCGCTACTTCGACAAGGTGCAGCCCTGGCAGCACCACAGCCGCACGCCGTCGGTGGGCATCAACGTGTACTCCTTCGCCCTGAAGCCCGAGGAGCACCAGCCCAGCGGCACGTGCAACTTCTCGCGCATTGACAAGGCCACGCTGAACCTGACGCTCTCCGTCAACACGGTCACGTCGGCCCGCACGGCCAAGGTCCGCATCTACGCCGTCAACTACAACGTGCTGCGTGTCATGTCCGGCATGGGCGGATTAGCGTACAGTAATTAGAGTAACACTACCACCCATGTGTGTGTTGTTTATTCTTTATTTTTACTAGCTAATTGACATCTAAAACGAATTTTATTCTGGTAAAATTCAATATAAGTCATAAACAATGACTCATATTGAAGGTGAAACACCACGAGGAATAGGTGGGCGAAAAGCGAATCCCATTGAATATTTCGAGCACCAAGATTTCATAGAAGGTAGAGTTATGTCGAAAGGTAATATTCTATCATTCAAGATTGACAAGGATGATCTTGAAAAGGTAAAAACACGGCATTGGTATGCGTCGGTTGGAGGTGTATACATAGCATCACATATCACAATACACAATAGTAAGAAGATGCTTTACCTCCATAACTTTATTATGAACCGTCTCACATTCGACGGAAAGGGACAGAAGGAATCGGTCGATCATATCAATCGAGACGGCCTTGACAACCGTAAGTCGAATCTAAGAATCATAACACAAACGTTTCAGAACATCAACCAAGGAATAAGACCTCGGACTACCAACTTACCAGAAGGATGTCCGGAACTTCCTCGTCATATATGGTACATCAAATCCGATGGAAAACACGGGGACCGCTTCGGGATAGATCTAAAAACTGAAGGAATTAAATGGAAATCAACATCATCAAAGACGATTTCATGGGAGACAAAACTAGAGGAGGCAAGGAATAGATTAGAAGAATTGTATACCGAATACCCATATCTTAAACATTAAACATTTGTCTGTAAACAAGCGTCTAAGAATCCCTTGACATAGGCCACCTTCGGGTGGAGTAAATCATTCGGACTGTTCAGCATGTGGATAAATCCATTGTTGACCTGTACCTGACCGTACACCTTTTTGCCTCCAAATATGAAATAGTGCGTTTCATATGGGTGAGGTCCGGCGTTTGATACTTCATCAAATGGAAATAACATCTGGATATTTTCTCGAAACCAGTAATCTCGCTTATTGAGTCCACGTTTTGATACAAGTGTTTCCCAGAGTTTTCCACCTGTATCAAAATGTTCGCATGGCATGAAATCAAGGTGATAATCCTTGACAAAATCGTACCTGTAAAAAGATAGCCACGGATGAAGGAACCATGGTCCGTTCACAATATCAGACTTATTCGGGGAAGGAGTTTTGGCGTTATCTGGTTCGTCAACATCTCCCCACATACCATACCGATCAAGAAATGGAATAATACTGAATGGCTTGAACATAAACATATCCTGATCAAGGAACGCAAAATACTTCGGCTGGCGCTTTTTTACAATTTCATGATACACATAGTTAAGTTTTGTTCCCAAAATCAATGACCCATTCTGTTCCTTCATAGCTAAATGATTTGGTATTACAAGAAGTTCAATATTTGATGAGTCACAAAGTTGTTTTAGCTTCCGTGAAACCTCTGGATGCTCCCCACAGTTTGAATCGAGAATGACAATATGAAACGGGTCCTTACATAATTGTCTGATGGTCTTAATTTGATACTCAGCGCAAAAGAGATTGTTGTGGGTGAGAATATAGAACTCTATCATTTACACTAACAGCGTCTTTTTTATGTAAATGAAAACAGCGGTGCTATTTTATGGCGAGATACGAGGGCATCCTCTGGGTTGGAAACAGTTGTTTGACAATCTAGTATCTCCAAACAATGCTGATGTATTCATACATGGATACCGATATGCTCCTGATTGGTTAACCAAATTCAGCGAGGAGGACAGGAAAAATATGCTTGATTTCCACAGGAACAAGGGGATTCATACTACACCACCCCAACTACTGTTTGATATTTTTAAACCAGTGAGTACACTTATCGAAGAACAGATTTCCCATGTAGACGAAAATATGGAGAATGTAGTATCCATTCTTCGCAGGGAAAATTACATGCTTGAATCGGCAAACCTATGGGGATATAATATCGCACGAAGTCAAACCTATACTCGTAAGCGTGTAATAGAACTAAAAAAGAAATATGAAGAAGAACATGGATTTAAGTATGATAACGTTATTCTCACCCGTCTAGATTTCAATCTTATGCATCCGGTTAAGTTCACAGAACGACTTACTGTAATAAAGGTTCGTCTGTGGGAGTATTGGAAGATATGTGATCAAATCATGGCGGGTCCCTCTTATCTTATTGACACTATTGTAGGATTCTACGAAGCTGCTCCAAAACTATGGGTACAACACTGTAAGAACGGTATTCATTTTCAGAACGGAGAATTCTTTTTAGGGGTATATCTTCGTATCAACAATATCCCCCTAGATTACTTTGAATGGCCGTCTGATTGGACATCTGGCAAGAATGGTCTTTATCGGTTCAGTAAAACTCTGATTGGAGAGAATGAGGACTGTTCAATTTTGATTCGTTAAATACCCACCAATTTATAAAAACTAAATAACTTCTGAATGAAAAAATATGGAAAATTTTTATCGATAAGATCATCTTCGGATGTGGTTCCAAACCAAATTGCAACAAAGAACGGAAAATAATGAGAAGCACTGCGTAAGTCCCTAGTGTATTCATCGTACGAGTAGTTCTTTACTCCGCATTCTCTCAGTTTCATATAGTAATAGTTCTTCAACAGGGGGAAGTAGAGGGGTAGTGTTTCAACAGAGAAGCTTTCAATCATAAAGAATACTAAATCTTGAACTCCCTTACCTTCAACAATATACTGCCAATCTAGAAAATACGGTTTATATACCTCATTTTCAATACTGTAAAAGATATTTGGAGACTTTACATCTCCGTGACACAGGGTTAGATATCCTTCACTGAGCTCATTTTGGATATCTGCGAACCTTGATACAATTGTATCAACTATATCAATATCATTCTTAGACAATGCGAGTCTCCACTTGTCTTTGAATATATCTGCACGATCTGTAATAAATTGTACCCAATTAAACCTGCGAGTATTGTTTCGTCTTAATCCGTTAAATTTTGAAACCAAATTCTTATTCCAAAATTTGGCATGAAGACATGCGATAGAATCCACGACAGATAGTGATGCCTCTACTGGAGCAGTATTCAAATCGATATTCAGTATGTAATTGTCCTTCCGGAGATCTTCCAATAAAATACCTATACAGCGATAGTCTTGATCATATACCTTGCCATAAAAATGCGGAACATTCACAGGTACTAGACTTGAAAACGACTGATAAAATAAGTATTCACTTTCATAAAGATCTAGATTATTTGCCATTTGACTAAGAGGTGTAACGTTTGAATTTTCTACCTTTAATACCATCCTACAATCGTTTACGTTAACAGCAAGAACATCTGAAATAAACCCACCTTTAAGTTTGATAGGAGAGATTATGACGTTTTCACCTGGAAAAATACACTGTAGGTATTCGTTAAGGTTTATAACAGGTGGGCTGCTACATATCGTGTTTACGTCGATATTCTTAAAATCAACAAAGGTATACGTAGCGCCGTATGTACGAAGCATATCGTGTACATCAGTATTTCCAATGCCTATAATGCATTGTGGACGTACAGACTTACCACTCAAAATTCCGTTTTTTGAATCTTCTAAAACAACACACTGACCTGCAGGTATATTGAAAAAACGAATTGCTTCTTCGTATGGGTCTGGATGGGGTTTTGGGCGGATACACTCACTACCTACAACAATGATATCTAGGTTTGAATAAACACCCATTTCTTTAAGAATACTTTCGGCGGTTGGTCGGTTGCAGTTTGTAACAACAGCTACTTTATCGCCTAGTGATTTTCGTGATAGAATAAACTCGGATGCACCGTCAATAATCTTTATATTTGATATACGCTGTTGAAACATATCATTTTTCATCTCACTTATTTTTGATACATCGCACTCTATATTTTGAAGCAGGGTTTTGATGACTATGTCATCACTATTTGAGTAGATATAGGTATTGTATAACTCTGGAGTGATAAGGAGACCATATACTTTCAAAATATCCTTCCATACTGAAAAATAGACATCGTCGGTCTTTACAAGTGTACCGTCTAGATCAAACAACCATGCACGTGTACGCTTAATATACTCTCTGACATGTGTAGGAGTTCCAAGACAAATGAATCTGTCTTTAGGTATTTCTATGCATACGAAGACTTCGTGTTTTTCTAACATACATTGAATTACGCAGGATATGTAAGGTTCTCCCTTATAGTATATCTTATTATCAAGGACATACTTACAGTACATCTTAAGTTCATCTGCATCTTTAAAAAAATAAGCTCCGGTATTTGCGAGATTGCTGATTTTTTCTTTTTCACGTATTTTGAGTATTTTCATTGTTTCGTCCGTTTCAACATAAGAATATACCGGGTGTTCTTTCTCTGTTCGAAAGGAAATAACTGCATTTGTATCGCCTAGTATGTTTATAATATCTTCGGTATAGAATGCATCGCCATCTGCAATGAGACATTTACCCCGTATACCTGCTATCTGCAGGCCGGCATATACTGTATCGGCAGCTCCTATTGTTTGCCTACCGATTGAAATAACAGACACCGTTGGATTTGCCGCCACGATCTGTTGTTGATAAACCTCTTCGATATTTGTAAAAATGTATATTTTGCAGCCCTTAAAACTATCCAGAGCATATTGCAGTATGGTTTTCTCAAATACCGGTATACATGGTTTAGGAATACTGTATCCTTCATCTACAAATCTTTGGCCCCTCCCGCACAAGGGGATAATTACACTTATATCCATTTACTAAAATCAGTTTACATCATCTAAATACATTATTATAATGAAAGTTATCGTATTGTGTGGTGGATCTGGAACCCGCCTCGAAGACTATTCACTGCCAAAACCTCTGAATATGATCTACGGTAAGCCGTCAATTTCGCATGCTCTTGCATCAATCCCCGTGGATACCCTTCATTTTATTGTTGCTCCGCATCTTCGCAAATACAATTTTGAAGAGGTTGTAATCAACGAGTTCAAGACGAAGACGTGCATATTTAGTTATCTTCCGTATTTCACTCGTGGCCCTATTGAGTCTGCTTTTCTTGGAATACGGGATATTACCGAGTCGGACCAAAACATTGTGTTTCTTGACAACGATGTACTTTACAATTTTCCAGCCGGTCTGTTTGATCGCAAGGAGCATGCCTTTCTAGGGTATGCTCGTGATACGTCTACATCCGAAGCCTTTAGTTTTTTAACACTTGACAAGGAGTTGCGGGTAACTGCTTTCAAGGAAAAGCAGAGAATTTCCGATATGTTCTGTTGCGGAGTATATGGATTCAAATCGGTAGAACAATTTAGAAACATTGCTGCGAACATTCTTGCTAGAACTGGAGAGAAGGAACTATATATGTCGATGGCGTTTCAGTTGATGTTACAGTTGGGGCAGCCTATATATGGTGTTGAGTTTCCTGGTGAGATTCGTGCCATTGGCTCCCTGAAAGAATTGCGCAATACCTGGGAACATATCCCAAAACCTCAAATGAGAGTGTGTTTTGATCTTGATAACACATTAGTGACATATCCAAGGGTCCCCGGAGATTATACAACCGTGCTTCCGATTCAGCCGATGATTGACCTAGCACGGAAAATGAAATCAGAGGGGCATACTGTAATTATACATACTGCTCGCCGTATGAAGACACATTCTCATAACGTGGGAGCAGTGATCCGTGATATTGGAAGGATTACGTTTGATACATTGGAAAAGTTTGAGATACCCCACGATGAACTGATATTCGGTAAGCCGTATGCCGATATCTATATTGACGACCGAGCCGTGAATCCGTATAGACAGGACGTGTCCAGCATGGGATACCTAGGTCCAGTTACTCCCAACCTCCCTATGAATTCTCTATCGCCAAACAAGCACAATACGTTAACTGTCGAAGGTTCTGTCGTTACAAAGCGAGGACCGCATGAGTTTCTACGAGGAGAAGCGTTTTATTACCAGTCAATCCCTAAGTCCTCAAGTATATCTCCATACTTTGCGGGATTCGTTGGGTATGAAGAAGGCTGTCTATGTATAGACCATATTTCAGGTGTTCCAGTATACACGCTGTATAAGTCAGGCCTGCTTTCAATAGAAAGGGTTGACAGGATATTTGACTTTATTGATCTCCTGCACAACCGGGGAGGTTCTACATCTATTACACCGGACAATGTGCGAAGGAACTATATAGATAAATTGAAGAAACGATTCGAACGTACTGAGGATTATCCATTCGAAGACGCAGCTGCTATTCAATCAGCATGCCTAGAAAAACTCGAAGAGTATCTTTCCGGAGATGTTCAGATTGTTTCGTTCATACACGGAGATCTCTGGTTTAGCAATATCATTGAAGAGTTCTCAACGGGGATGATAAAGGTTATTGATATGAAGGGAGCCGTAGATGGAATCCTAACAACGGGAGGAGATAGACTCTATGACTATGGAAAACTCTATCAGTCCTTTTTAGGGTATGATAGTGTTCTGAACGGAGATAACATCCCAAGGAATCACAAAGAATTGTTAGATCATTTCATGCAGCATGTTCATAAAAGACATATATCAATTGAAGATCTCCGATCGGTCACATTTTCCCTAGTCATTGGAACATTCCACGCAATAGACAATCTCGATACAAAACGGCGAGTCTGGAAGTGGATTAAAGATATCTTGATATGAACACAGAATGAAGATTGCAATGGTACTTTTTGGACAGCCAAGGTCCATTCACACGGGCGAGGTGTTTAAATCTCACCAAGAATGGATACTTAATAAATACGAGACAGATGTATACGCACACTGCTGGTTTAACAAAAATGGGTCATATGAAATTTCTTCCCATGCACGGTCAGGTTCGAAAGGTTACTGTCCGCCAAATTCTGAAGAGATAATACGATCAACATATAATCCTAAAGCTTTGGTTATCGAAGAAACTAGAACATTCAAACTACGCAGTGATGTACACGATATCATACTACAGAAGTTCCAAAACACTATATGTTACAAAAACACTGAAGAAAATATAGGGAATTATCTGTCACAGTTATATAGCATAGAAGCAGGGGCCAGACTTGTATCAGATCCTAAACAATACGATTTAATTGTGATGTGTAGATACGACATTGTTATTGAAGACTTTCCGGATCTGTCTACTCTTAACTCATCGAATTTTCATTGTATGAACCATCATCCCAGGTTCCCTGATGTATTTTTCATTTTCGGTCCATCTTTTTTGTCAAGTCAGTTTACATCCAGCTGTGTTGAAAATGAAATAATAGCCAATCAACATCTAATAGGTGACCCAAATTGGTTTTGGGAACCGTCTCCAGAGTCATTCAAGTTTTTTCATTATAAATTAAACTATGACAATAGTCTCATACGTCCAATTTATATACGAGAACACCGTGTGATAGAAGACCTCATCCCTACAAACGAGCAATAGTCCAACTTTCATCAAGATACATTATAAATGGTATATTTTTTGAAAGAAAGAATATCATAATCTGTGTTTCATTTGCTACGGTATGTATTATATTATGTTTTATATATGTCGTGATAAAACTGCCCGTTTCAAACATTGAAGTCCAATCGTGAAAACACATAAACGCATCTCTTGGACCAAAGAAAAAATGGTCGTTATAGAGCCATATGGTTTTATTCAATTCAGAAGGAGACGGTATATTACGATGGAGAAAATACGCAGCTCCAAAATTAATAGGACGAAGTTGCTCTTTTACACGTAATCCGTCCATACCATTATCTAATATATTTGCAATGTGATATACAGTTGGATCAAGATGGTATCTCCTGCAGTAATTTTCGTACAATACCCATTGCTTTACACTATGTTGAAAGTAAAAATCTGAAAATACATCTGTCTTACTATATCCGTATGGCAAAAATCCATCGGGGTATATGATATCAAATCGAGTTCTTATAATATGGTCAAATACCATTGACTCTGTTTCTTCATGTGTTTTCACTGCATCAAGCCCTATTTGTATCTGACTTATTTGTATCAGAGACTGGCGTAAAAAATAGCTATCAATATCCGGTATTTCATTTCGGGCGATATTGTTATGCTGAACATCTAAGATTTTTTCATAAGAACATGTCTTTTTTATTACCGAAAACATCTTCTGTGAAAGTTCTGCGCTTTTTAAATACGTATGTATAACCGTATACGGACAGTCATACTCAAACGAAACGCTTGGAATATGCTCGTCATTAATTAGAAAAAAAATATGAACCTTATATTTGTGCTTCATACGCTCTATAAATTTTCGAAATGATGTCTGGGCGTCAGTCCGAAAAAATGTTCTTAAAAGACCAGTTATAACTATAGCAAATTTCATTTACATAGTAAACTAGATAACATCTAAATGCGAGTTGTTCTGATAGGTCCAGGTATTATGCCGATACCCCCACGTGGATGGGGAGCGGTTGAGAGCCTCATTTGGGATATCTCCGAGACCCTAAAATCTATGGGCGTTGATGTTCATATTGTGAATACCCCGAATCCCACCGAGATTGTTCTGCAGGTGAATGCACTCAAACCCGATATTGTCCATCTTCAGTATGATGAACTCTATCATATTATGAACCACATCACATGCCCCAACAAGATTGCAACTTCACACTACGGGTATCTCGAGCACCCTAACTTCAAGGATGGGTCATATGATCGTATATTCCGAGAATTTGTCAATGGAAAGTTTGTTATTTGCGCTCTGTCGAACGGTATTCGCCAGCGTTATATCGATGGTGGATGCAGTCCCAACCGTATTTATGTAGCTCCAAACGGAGCCAACAACAGGATCTTTCGCTATTCAGAGTCATGTAAGTATCCTGATCGTTCAGTCTACCTAGCAAAGATTGAAGAGCGTAAGAAACAGTATAAGTACCAGTGGATTGATTCGCTTTACTTCGCAGGAAACATTATTTGTCCAAAATTTGCATCGTCAAATCCCAGGTATCTGGGGGAATGGACGAAGTCAATGTTATATGATTCCTTGACGGACTACGCTAACCTTGTGCTCTTGAGTGACGGTGAAGCTCATCCGCTTGTTATATGTGAAGCTCTCGTTTGTGGACTAGGAGTTGTTGTGAGCAAGGTTGCGTCGGCAAATCTTGATCTATCCAAGCCGTGGATTACCGTGATTCCCGACCATAAACTAGATGATCTAGACTATGTATCGCAGAAAATAAAGGATAATCGAGAGATTTCGGTATCTTCACGTGCTGAGATACGCAAGTATGGAATTGAGAATTTTTCATGGGATGTCCGGGTTAAGCATATCTATGAACTATACAAGATGATGTCAAAGAAGGTGTAAAAATTTAAACCATTTATTGATGATCGATTCTTCGGCATGTAACACGAATAACTCAGGTTGTTCCCGTATACACGACTGTGTAATATACTGATCGGAAATTCCTGGTATTCTGTATTTATCATATTTCATCAGCATGTCATCATAGACAGTTCGATAGGATGTCCACGCAGACTTGTTTCCACATATAATTGCCCCCGCTACAAATACGTTTGGATATACATAAAAATTGAAATCACACGGTGGCTCTATAATTTGAAGATGAATCCGCCCGTCGTCCGCATTGAAGACAGCTCGCTTTCCGAAAACGACAAGTGCTTTTTCAGAGAGTTCATCACGCACGCACCCAGCGTCACACCAAATGTACACGCTTGCGTCGACAATATCAATTGCTTTCTTAACAAATTCCCTTTTCTCGTACCATATAACTCCAAGTTCGGGAGAATGATAACGTTCCGAATCTCGAGAATACTGGCGCTCCCAAAACTCTCGCCCCCACACACGACCGAGCGCATAACAGTCTTCAAAATTCATATACACAATGCGAACACGATCTACCGTTGTATACTTCTGTATATCGTCAATAACATCGGGAGTTGTAAAAAATACTACGTTTCCACGAATACTCCGAAAGAAACGAACAAGATGTGGAATATACCATTCATGTGAGTTTTTACCGGGTATCTTAAAGTATGCTGACACAATACACGTTGTCATACTATGATTATTATTATTGTAAAAAATAATAGTTAAATGCCTTACTCTAAGAATATAACATGGCCGGATGTATCCCTCTTTCCTCCAACCGATAAAAACGTGTGGATAGTTGTTGATCATCCACTGTGTCAACCAGACGAATGTGTCACCATGATTGGATTACAGGCCGAACCTCACGCAGTAATCCCGCAATCACGCCAGCTGTTTATTGACAATCACAAGAACTTTGACACCATACTCACCTATGATGATGAAGTTCTCAAGGCATGTCCGAATGCTCGATACTGTACGCTTACAAACTCATGGATATCTCCATCCACCTATAACAACATCGATGTTTCACGAAAGCAGCGAAAGATATCATGTTTGACTGGTAAAAAAAGAATGACAGAAGGACACGAGTTCAGGATTATTCTATATATGAACCAATCCCGCCTATTTTCTCCGGTTACATGGTTTAGATCGTCTAAGGGCAATATACTTCCGGCAATAGGGAACAATCCAGTTATGGGAGATAGCAAGGATCCGCTTTTCTTAGATTATCAATTTTCTATCGCTATTGAAAACTCCCGTCAGCTTAATTATTTTACTGAAAAGCTCCTAGACTGTCTCATTACAAAAACTATCCCAATTTACTGGGGATGTCCGAATATCTCGAACTGGTTTGATACTCGTGGCTGGATTATACTTGAAACAACCAGTATCAGCGAATTCAAACTAAAATGTTCTCGGCTACCAGAGTATTCTCGCTTTATCAATGTTATCAACGAAAACTATGAACGGGCAAAGCAGTATGCGAGTATCGAAACAAATATTCAGCGTGTCATGAACTTTGGTGTTTGAATTTGAGGGAGACTGCTAAGTATAGATCCAATGTTATAAGGTGGTTGACGGATTGATGACTCTGTTCTTTCAAACATGTGTCCGTAATCGGTTTCTTTGGTTTCAATATCACTGAACCCAGGAACCTGATCTGCCAAAAAGGGGGTCACTACCTTGACACGAAACTTATTGAATAAGTAGACATCAATCTGGGGTTCATTGGTCTGTTTCCATTCAATCATTCGGTCGTATGACGATGCGTTGTAAAGAATCCAGTGTGTTGTGAATCCGTGTGGAAGATCATATACTTTCACATTCTGGGTAGATAAGAGTTGATTGTATGTAGCACCCTTATACGCCGCCGACGTCGCACCCAAGACAACATCCCACTGATCTGGATACAATGATAATTTGTAGGATACCTCGTTCCAGAGTTCCTTTATAGCACGGGGGTGACGATTCCGTGGTTTACAATCGTCTTCCCACACAAGAACAGAGGGATCTCCCCGTTCTTTTGCGGCTTCAATAATCTTTACATGAGAGAGTGCACAACCCACCCATCCAGGACTTGCATGGGTTGCGGATACACGTTTCAGATCAAATGCGCCCTTCCATGCTGTCTGTAGAGCCTCCCAACGGTCTGGCCGAGTATCTAGATTAATAACGTATGCCGACGTCATTACTATTTACTTCTATATAACCGCTTTACATAAAATGGGTGTAGTTGTTCCATACTTGATGGGAGGTCTTGGGAATTGGTTATTTCAAGCGGCAACTGCTCGTTTTTTTGGAGGAGATAATGCGATTTTATCGACCCAGCAGTGCTCTAGGTCTCCACATTCTACAATTGATTATCTGAAAACGATCCTAGCTCGATATCCACAGGGCAACGTTCAAGATGTAAAATTTAGTGTAGTGAAGGAGAACGAGGAGATGCAGTTTTTAGATATACCAAAGGTACTCAATACAATTGAGAACCTAGATATACTCTTTTATGGTTATTTTCATTATCACGACTATGTTCCAGAGAATTTCGGAGATCTCCTAGATTACAAGAACACCGATATTCTTTTGAAGTATCCAGATATTGGTGAAACATGCTTTCTGCATATTCGGGGAGGGGACTACGTAGGAAATCCTGTTCACGACGTAGGTCTTTCATCACGATACTATTCATCGTGTATTGAATTTATGAAAAGGCAGGGTATTCACAGGTTCACGGTGTTTACCAATGATAGGAACTACTGTGCCAGCCAGAAATATCTGGATGATATCCGTTACACGATTATTGACGAGAATGAGATTAATACACTCTACCTGATGACACAGTGCAAGGCTGGAATTACTGCAAATTCAACCTTCTCGTGGTGGGGGGCGTACCTTAACCGCAACAGACCGATCTGTATACCTTCCAAATGGTTCAATAATCCTGCTATGAACATCGTGGGTTATTTCTTTCCCGGTTGTTTTATCCACCAAGTGTAATATGCGGGGCGTAGTCATGATGACAAGCTGTTATACATCGAATCGCCCAGACAAACTTGATTGGGTCAAGGATTTGCCTACAAACATAGACTATGTAATTATCCGTGGAAATACAGAGCTCGCTACAGAGTATGAATTTCAACGAGAAACTCACCAATGCGTGCTTCGGTGTTCAGATACGTATGAGGGCCTTCCCGATAAGATTCGAGCTGGGTTTAGATTTGTATACAGGGAATTCAATCCCGATTTTGTTATTAAAGTCGATGATGATGTTTTTGTCAACGTTCCAAGACTGCTTGAATTCATACAATCAAATACCTCAGACTATGCAGGAGTGGTAACATATTATCGTGGTTATGTATATTGTGGAGGACCGCTCTACTATCTATCTGCTCTGGCGCTTAGGTATATGAAAGATATGGACATTACGGGATTCACAGAGGAAGATATATGTGTTGGTCGGTGTGCCAATAAACATGGCATTCCGATTTACTTCTATAAACTCCATCATCATAATTATCAAACACGTAATGAATTTGTAGCATATCATGATCATGACCGGATCCTATTACCAAACGCAGAGACAGCCCCAGTCCCAGCCCCCCCACTTCCTAACCCGATTACTCCAAGATTGCCAAGATTTCTTATTACCCAGGGTATACGATACAATACATATCGGTAACCCTTTACGGTTGGAATCTATTTTTATGAGTTGTCTAACTCAAAAAAATAGACGCTTGTGGGCGCTGTTTTATATTTTAAGTGCTGGGATCACTCCATTCGTCCCATCGTTTAGGCCTTAAGAAAATGCACCTTCAGGAACGACTGGAGGTTCAGGTAGGTGACCGTGTCCGTGTCCTTGACCTTCAGCAGGCGGGACAGCACGCCATCGGGGATGATGCGGCGCTTGTTGGAGGGGTCGAAGCACGAGTTCTCCTTGACGTAGTTCGACACGAACTTCGTGACCTCCGTCTGCGAGCGCTGCGAGCCCGCCGGGAGCTTCATGAACGAGCACAGCTCCGTCGAGAGACCACGGGGCTTCAGGAAGGCGTTCTTGGAACGGCGCAGCTCCCACGCCGCCTTCTCCTCAGGCGTCATGTCGGCCACATCCTTCTTTACACGGCGCTTGCGCTTGGCATCCTTGACCTCACGGGCCGCCGTCTTGGCAGCCAGGAGCGTGTCAGCGATGATCTCCTTCAGCTCGTTGGCGATGCGGGTGCGCACCTCACGCAGGCGCTCAACCACCGACGTGATCGAGGCAGGGGCAGCGGCCTCCGTCGTGGCCGGGACAGCCACCTCGGGGGCAGCCACCGTCGGGACAACGACCTCCGTCTTGGCAGCGGGCGCCTTGCGGGGCGCCTTGGCAACCTTGGGCTCAGCGGCCGGGGCCGGAGCAGCGGCGGCAGGGGCAGGCGCAGCGGCCTTCGCAGCCTTGGGGGCAGCAGCCTTCTTGGCGGTCTTGGCATCAGCAGAGCTCATGTTTACAATAGAGGCAGACGGCTTTGCGGACATTTCTAACGCGGTTATGTATATACTCCTGCCGGACGGCGTAAATAGGTCATGATGCGAAATTATGAGGTCTAGCAATGCTCTACTGCTTCGTCCTTGGTTTCAAATAATCCAATCAACTCTTCTTCAAAAAAAACAGCCCATTTGCATGGGACACTCACATAGACAACACTGTAATTTCCTACAGTGAAGGAATCAGAGTCACTCGTTCGGATAGACATGTCCTCTGTGGAGGAGTCTTCTTTCTTCCTCCCACCCGTACTTCTCGTGGTCCATTCTAGATTTTCCACTGAGTTATCATGTGTATTTGAATTTTTATGACGTATATACTTTTTCGATTCTGTATTTGGGATAAACGTATGTGCAACGATATGGTGTAGATTTACGTCCAAATTACCATAACACACTCGATGAAATCGTCCAAAGTGTTTTGGTTTAATGTCGTATCCAGTTAGAGCAGACCTTACCCTGCCGTGGGTTGATACTATAAAATCTTTATTTTTTGGATATGCCTCCCATACCTCCTCCTCCATTATGCTTGGTTAAGGTTATTTTTTTCCACAGCGAGATCCTCTAACTTTGCGTTGATGATTGCTAGTTTCCCTTCAAGTTTCTTCTTCTGATCTTCCAGGGGAACAGCTGCGGCGACACGGTCAATATACATAGATTGATGATACTCCTTACGCAAACTATCTCGGCGTTTCATAGACTCCTTACGGTATTCTTCGGGGGATAGATGAGCTAGATCAGCAAATTTACGTCCAGGCATTCTATTATTTATCCACCGAGAAAGTCTAAGCCAAACAAAAGAATCAAGTTAATCAAGTTAACTACCTAAAAACGAAAGTCCCGGCCATAATTATTTTAAAAAATCCAGCCTACTTTGAGTTTAGTGAATTAACTTGATTAACTTGATTAATTAGTTAACTTGATTCTTTTGGTGCCTGAATTAATATTGAGAATCCTCTGTTAATTCAGTGTTTTCAATAAAAAATCTAAAATCCTTAAGTCCTTCCTTCAGTGCGTTTCATCTACGTTCTAGACAAAGGGGCAAATCATGTTGAGGACACTACTTCTAGCTGCAGCCTCATTTGCAGCTGCGCAGATCATGGGGTACGACTGGAACGGATTTAGTGCATCCACACTTGGTTGCGGTAGCGATTCGGGCGCTCTCAATGTAGGTCTCGGTCAGTCGCTCCCTCCTGGTGCTACAGGGTTGAAAGTCAAACAGATCGCATTTGCGATTTACGGAACAAACTCCCTTCCTGCGTTTATCCAGTTGGATGGCAGCACTGCTACTCCCCGTCTCTCAACTTCCTCTGCCATTCAGTGCTGTGGAAGTGGGTGTGATTTGGCTGTTCAAGTAGGACTTGCAGGCTACTCGTGGTATAACTCCCCGTGCGGACAGGCCCCGTGCGGTAATGCCAATAAATGGTACTATATGGACTTCTCGGGAACAGCAGTCGGAACCACGGAACAAACAGGTATCTCACAGGCAACCTTCTACAATTCTGGCGGGGGCCAGATCGGTGCCAACATGATCAATCTCGGTGCCGGGTCCGTGTTTTTCATGTCGTATACCGCTATCATTCCCTCTCCCACGCCAACACCGTCTCTTACAAAATCTCCGGTGTCGCCAAGTTTGACGGCTTCGGAGACTGCGTCTACCTCTGTATCCAGGAGCGTAACGGCCAGCGGATCAATAACCCGAACAGTGACTAGATCCGTAAGTGGAAGTCGGACCGATTCACGAACCACGTCCAGGAGTATGAGTGCTTCTCGGGCTCCTTCGGTAACCGTATCTCCGTCCCGGGCTGAGTCCCAGTCTGTGTCTGTATCTTGGGGATCCAGCTCTAGTATATCTGAAACTACCTCGTCTAGTCCCAGTGTAACACTAGCAGAATCTCAAAGTACCACTGTATCTTCAACTCCCAGTTCCAGTGTTTCACCAACCACCGATGTATCTTCAACTACAACCCTGTCTGAATCCGGGTCTTCAACGTTAAGCCAGAGCCAAAGCCTTTCTCTTTCAGCGACATTAGCTTCCACTCCATCAATAGGCGCCACAGCTTCTTCTTCACCTTCTCTAACTACTGCAAATACTGCTTCCCTAACTAGGTCTCACTCCATATCTTCATCCATGAGTCAAAGTGTAACTTTTTCCGTTTTACCATCTGAAACCCTATCACAGACGTCTAGTGTGTCTGTTAGCATAAGTTTAGCAGGTAGTTTAAGTGCGTCTCCCCAAAGTTTCCAGCAGGTGAATAATATAAGCACAGCAATGTCGGCGACGTCGACTCCACAGTTTTATACAACTGCGTTCCCCACTACAACTCCGACATACAGCCCCACTCAGAACGCAACCCTCCCAATCATTGTGGTAGATGGTCAGGCTACCAACATGACCACTACGAATGCCCTCATCGGCGCCACGCTGGCTCTCATCATTGTTGCCGTAGCGCTGGCAGCTGGACGGTATCTCCCTGCTGGTTGGGCACAGCGACTTCGCCGTATGGTTCCCGATAAATTCAAGAGTGACCCACTCGGATCAGTGACCGCTATGGTCAATGATCCCAAGAGCATACTTAAAGACATACAGATCCCAGACAGCGTGAGGAACCTAAGCAATATGGTTCCCCAGAGCATCAAGGATAAGATTGTTCCTAAGGAACTACAGGACATTGTGGGTGTCGGTCCTTCGGCAACAGTTCCACGTATTGATACGCCGGAAACGTCTCCCCCTCCCCCGGCCTCCTCACGAAAGATTGAGATTGCTCCCCCGATTCGCCGAGCAATAGCGCCTGAACCAATACAGGAAGATCGAGCACCGTCTCCTCCTCCCCCAGAACCCGAACCCGAACTCCAACCCGAAAAGAAGGAGGTTGTGAGTGTTGATGCGGGTGTCGTTGTTCTAGCCAAGGATGAAACAAAGATACATACACCCACCACAATTGAAATCAAACCGGAAGACTTAGATGCGGTCAAGGCCTTCATGGAAAGCCGAAACGTTCCGCACGTTATCCTTCCATAAGTGCCATCTCATTCGCACGATGGTAAGCGCCATACACTAAAAACACAAAATCCTCGAGATCCTGGATCTCATACATGATTGTCAGGATCAGTCCTGCAATATCAGAACTGAGTTGCGTCATAGACCCATACGTGTATACGACGTTACGAATATTTTTCAGAAGCATGTGGTACCGATGAAGATGGGGATCGTGGCTTTCAAAATACATCCATCGTGTATCTTCCGTGAGACCGTTGATAAAGACTGCGAACTGAGGAATATCAAGTGAAATAAAATTTTCATGATGAAGTTCGTATCCGAACTCCCGTATAATCTGAGCGACTCTGAGCCACCGATTATCACGGCGTTCAACGAGTGTCATAGGTGCTCGTTGCCCTTCATGATACAGTTGCATCCCCCTCTTTTGACGAAACGTCCATAGTTTGCGAAGACGGCAAGTGTCCTCCTTTTTCAAAATAGTTCGAGTGTATGGATTCCGGATATCGAGTTCCTTCTGCGACCACTGGATCATTGTTCGCTGATCGAACCAGTAGACTTTACCACTCTCTTCTACGGCAAAATAGTCATGGGGATGAACTGCCGATTTACTTTCCATAGTAATCAATTCGTCATCGTTATGACACACTGACCGTTTGAGAACACCTACACCTGCGAGCCGTAATGGCATCCTGGTAAGAATTCCACGAATACGGGACTGAATCCGAACAATTCCACGAAGGATAGCAGGGTGCCGGAGGGCCCACTGATTGATCTTTTTACACTTCATATGCGTCCCGCAGTAGGCGAGATGGGACAGGGCCTTTCTTTCACAACGGTCAAGCGAGGATTTATTTTTACATGCCAAGCAACTCATACTCTATATTGTAGTTACAAGTTTATGATATGAAAATACAATAGAGACCAATTCGGTGAGGTGAAAACGGATCAGGCGTAGATTAGAGAGTAGAATAGCACAACAAAGAATGGCAGCCCCCGCAGTAGTCAGCGTCTCTAAGATCTCCGCCTCCGATATCCAGTTTGCCGAGCCCCGCCGTAACAAGCAGGGGGGTGTATCCGTATCTTTCAAGTATCTCAATCAGAATGTCCAATTCCGCTTCCCTCAGCTTGGGTTTCCTGGTGGTTGTCTCGTGAAGGAAAACGAGAATAAGGATGGGTCCACGACGATGTCTTACACCATGTCGGCGTCCCTCCAGGGCTGCGACCCCTACGGTCGTGATCGTGCTACGGGCACGGATGATGTCTCCAAGGCTTACAACTTCCTCCACGATTTCCAGGAGGCGGTCATCCAGGCTGCGGTTGCCAACTCGGCGTCGTGGTTCGGCAAGAAGCGTGGCGAGGAGTCGATCCGTGATTCCTTCAACAAGTTCCTGTCCGTTTCGGTGGATAAGACCAACGACGGCTGGGTCCCGAACGGCAAGTATCCTCCTTCGCTCCGCTTCAAGCTGCCGGTCTACGATGGCAAGGTGTCGATGGAGGTGATTGGCGAGGACGGTGTGGATATCCCGCTCCAGCCTAGCGGGCTGCAGGAGGCGTTTCCGAAGGGCTGTGCCGCCAAAATCGTGGCGCAGGGCAGCATCTATGTCATCGGTCAGGGGTTCGGTCTGACATGGAAGCCTTCCTACGTCCAGGTCAGCAAGCGCAAGCGTCAGACGGCTCGTGATATGTTCAAGGAGGACGTGGACGACTCTGAGGCCCCGACGGTCGTCGTTGGCGGTGCCAAGGCTGCGTTCGACGAAGAGGAGGAGGAGGCGAATGCGGATGCGGATGCGGAGAACGAGGAGGCCGAGCCTACGCCTACGGTCGTTGTTGCTGCGCCTGCCCCCGCACCTGCCCCTGCGCCTGCGCCAGCTCCTGCTGCGGCATCGGGTCGTCGCAAGGTCGGCAGTGCAAAGGCCTGAGTGTCTCCCGGTGGAGTGTAAAGGACACCATCATCATCCACAAATAATGTAAAGAAGACATCGAATCTCGGCGTTCTTTTTTCATATGTACACCCAGGCAACTTATCGTTCGTGTTGCAGATAAGACAGGTTGTCATAGGTATTTCATACTTCACCAAATCTTTTGGTCGAACAATAGTTAGCGATGTTCGACCCTGCAAGGATTCTACCGTGGTCCAGCCGTGGCGCATACAGTCTTCATAGGCAGGCTCGGACATCATAGACCATACTGTCCGGTCCCTGGATTCCCAATCTTCCTGTAGAAGGGTGGAAAACACATTGTCCCTAAACCAGTAGGCGGTATGACCCCCTGCAGTGGTGTGCTCGACCAGACCTACTCGCTTGTTCTCATCGTAGAGCCAGTACACCTGAAACTCGCTATCCGAAAACTCGGGGTCCAAGTTTCCCCTAAAGACTGATCGGTCATCATACGTGTATTCTTCAACATCAGTACCGATATCAAAGTCTGTAATATCGGTATCGACAGGGTAGAGAATGCCTCGCTTCCGTGAGAGCATCGGTTCGTTATGGTTTCATGACAAGTTTTACCAGCAAATAACCCGCAAGCACTTCAAGGAGTTTAATAACTGTGTGTTCGAACGAGTTACCCGATCGGATCTCTCCTTGGAATCCGAAGAAGCGGATATCCATCATATACTGGAGTGCGTGATACATAATGATGAAGGGAATAATCACGGGGACAAAGTATGCCAGAATCCCCGAGAGTACATGTATGATAACGTAAATAGGATCTTTATACCAGACCCGCATCCTCTATTCAAACGACACCATAATTTTTACGTCATGTTTCTTCAGAGACTTGGTCGCAGAGTGAGACAGCTCGTGGCGCTTCTTGCGAGTGTGCTCTGTCTTCTTATCGCCGGACGACATACGTGTCTCCATATCTGCATGGATATCCTCGTAGTGGGATGTGAGGTAATCAATCACATCATCCTCCATCGCCCAGGCAAAGAAGTTGAGCTGACCGACAGTGGTGGAAATTCCATGGAAGTTGACACGGGTCCAACGACAGAAGGGATCAAACATCTTCTTGCTATACGCCTTGAGATGAGACTTGTAGGCGAGGTAGACAATGACATGCTTTCCGGCCTTGGAGATATAGGACACATTGTTGAGCTTGGAATAGTTGGTGACAAACCAGTCCAGAATACGGAGGGATATATCGGTCTTATTATCAAGGATCTTGCGGAGGAGTTCTAGACGTTCGGGAGTATACAATGATTCAAGACGATGAAGGACCCAATCTTCCTGTGTGGAGATTTCGGTTGTAGTTGTGGTCGCCATTGTGTATGACCGACACCTTTTCTGTAAACCAGTAAAACGAATACCTTTTCATAGAACCTACTGGATAAACTAATGGATGTCTTCGAACTTCCACTGGATGCCTGCACCCACATCACTCACCGAATCAAGGCCATTTGCCGGAGTCGTGGATACCACTACAAAAACTATAAAGCGCAGGTATACCGACTTCTGGATTCCCACATGGGTAAAGTTTGGGCTAGGCGGCGGTCAGTATTCAAAGTCCTTCGAGACTACGGCGTTGCTGACCAGCGCACGGACGCCTGGCATGCCAAACGCTCGGAAATGATTACAGCATCGGAAGTTACCAAGGCGTTCAAGACTGCTACTCCGTCGGGAAAGAAGGAGCTTCTTATGCGGAAGTTGGATGGTCCAAAGCCGTCGGGGGGTGGAACAATGACAGCGTGTCTGTGGGGGACCCAGTTTGAACCAATTGCCAAGGAGATCTATGGAGACATTCAGGACGGGGCAGAGATCGTGGATACAACCTGCGTCGTCCATCCGGTCCACAAGTTCCTGGGTGCATCCCCTGACGGCATTGTCCTAACCAAAGACAGGATGGATTATCGGTGGGGCAAGCTTGTGGAATTCAAGTGCCCCATTTCCCGGAAGTTCACGCAGGACAGTCCGGTCCCCGATGATTACTATCACCAGATGCAGATGCAGATGGAGTGCACGAACATTGACGAGTGTGATTACGTGGAGATGCAGTTCAAAACATGTGGTCGCACGGAATGGAATGCTAGCGATTCTCCTTACAAGGGAGCTCTAGTTGTCCATGACGATGGTCGGATCGTCTACAAGCCGAAGAATGAGGATGCAGATACTTGGAAGGCGAAGATTGAAGGTGACGAGCATCGTGTTGTATGGTGGTTTCTAGGGAATATTCGAATTCAAAATGTTCTTCGTGATCCTCAGTGGCTAGGAGATCATATCCAAGAATTCGTTGAATTCTGGGAGATGGTCCGAGTATGTCGTGCCGATCCGTCTAAAATAGATCAGTATATCCAGTCCACTGTCCCACCCGAACCCCAATCGGCTCCCCCTTTGGTGGTTTCTTCGAATCCGGAGCCCGGAAATGTGTCGTCGTCTGGGCGTACGATGAAACTTCTCCTTGGGCCTGAGCCTTCTGATCCGTCCGATCTAGAAACTCCGGGACCCCAAAGCGCTCACGAGATCCAGCAAACAGGACTCCCACAACAATAAGGCCTACAATAGCGAGTGCTAGGAGTCCGGCATTTTTCATCTTTCCGTCTATTGTAAAACGGATAGAATTAAACACATCAGGAAACAATAATAAGACAGATGCCAACAACGGAAGAGGTTCTCAAGATAATGCTGGGGCAGCGTGGTGTAAATACGGCAGCTCCCCAGGTCATTGATACAGATTTCCCAGCTACTGTCACCAAATATGGCGAGACCCTGGTATTCATGAGCGGCCGCACCCGTATTACGGAAGATCAGGTCTTACGGCTCGTGGCTCTGACACAGGAGCACGGTGGAACTCGTGGAGTTGTTGTAGTCCCTATTCCTCCGTCTGAGACGATTCTGAATGCGGTAGCCGCTCAAAGTCATATTCTCCAGATCTTCCATCTGGGACAGCTGACGTTTGATATTACGACACATCGGAGTATTCCTCGTCACCGGGTTCTGGATGCAGAAGAGGTGAAGAACTTCCTACTTAAATTCGGGATTTCTCTGGATACGATTGCGAAGAAGATGATTGCGGACCATATCCAGATCAAGTCCGAGGAGCCACTGCTTCCCCAGATTGCGATGAAGCACAAAGAGTATATGCCGACGCCTCATATCTGGTCGCAGGATGCCCCTGTGCGATGGATTGGCGGAAAGCCTGGCGATATTATTGAGGTTCTACGCAAGTCTCCAGACGCAGGTGCGACGCCTTATTACCGATTTTGTGTAGCGACTGTATAATAATAAATAAGATGGGGGATCGTGGAGACTTTGAGAAAATGCTGGACGAATACAAGTCGAACTACGTTCAATTTTTAACGACTGGAAATTCGGCGTATAAGACAGCATATCAGAACGCCCAAAATGCTATAGAAAAGATGGTTAATGCACGTCAGGCGAAAGTTAAATCCCAAAAGGATGATATGCTGAAATTCACACAATCCTTCAAGGAGGGAAATGATGCGATGGGGGCTGAATACGACAAAGCTGCTGAATTACATTCGAACGCCCAGAAGATTGAGGATGATTACCTGGGAGCAAAGAACCGCTACGATGTTTACAAGAAAAAGACCCCCGATCTTCCAAGGGTCGATGTCCCCAATGGGTATGCCATCATGCTGCGTCTCGGTATTGTGCTTATCCTGATTCCTATCCTCTTCTTTATTGGGTTCTGGTCTCCTCAGATGAATCCTTTTTCGTCTTCGTTTATGCGACCAGGGACTCCTTTTGAAATGAATATTACATCACCGATGATGGGGCCGGTGCGCTAATACCTAAATCTGGGATTGTGGGAACGGGGATGGAGCTAATTATACTTGATGCCCCAGTCATCAGCGATGTAAACGTAAACATAATAAGGAGAATGATAAGCATGATAAAGATCACGATGACATAGATGTAGGAAGGGTTGGCAGTTGTTGCCGATGATGTTAATGTCGAATGAACGGTTTTGAGACGAGAGAGTTCATCCTTCTGAATCATCAGCTCCTCGAGATCAGCCTTGTACTGCTCAAGAGCAGTCTGAAAATCTATAGGGGGCATTCCACTGAGAGTCTTTTCTCCAGACTGATACATCTGTTGGAGAGACATTACAATGGTCGACAATTGCTGATTCATCTGAGTAATTGTTGATACTAGACTTGCCCGCTCCTGGGGATCCTGTGTGCGAATAGCATCTTCGAGTATCTGACTATACCGTGACCGGAGCTGGTTATACTTAGCTAGCGCTGTATCAATAGTGCTGAGTTCTTGAGGGCCCGCGCCAGAAAACATTTCCCTTTCAGGTGTTTCTCCAAGGAACCCTGGCATCATACTGGTATTCGTAAGAATGCTTGACTGCGTTCCTGGAAGACTCATTACTTTTACACATGAAAATATCGTGGGTGTATATAACAAGATGGCACAGTATGCCCAGGACTTTCAGACACAGTCACAAGGTCTGTTATCCTATATACAGTCACAGCTTGCCAGCGTCGTCTCCTGGACGGCCTTGCCCGGCCAGCTGAATAAGATTGTTGCCTCACCCACGGGGTTTGTGTGGGGATTCAATTCTGCCGGGGAGGTATATACATGTAAGGAACCGTGCGATGGACAGAACTGGAAATATGTAAGCCCTCCTCCTGGGCGCACTGGTATGCCTGCTGATATTGCCGTGGATGGAGACAACGTGTATATTCTCTATACGACAACAGTCTCTTCCCCAAATCTTACAGGAACGTGGAATATGGGAAAAATCGTACAGACAGGAAATACCTGGGTTCTTACACCCACTACAACTGCCAATGGATGGACGGCAGTGTCCGGAACGTTTGACAGTGGATCCACTACATCTGGAAAACTCGTATATTCAACTCCGAATGGACCCCTGAATATGACATTTACAATCGACAGCACTGGAAAGACTATTACTGGAAGCAATGGCGGAACATTTACTCGCTCTACCGCATCCACAAGTGGTATTACTGATTTAGGGTGTTGGAAAGATGGTCCTCGCCGTGCTCTTTCAGGACCTCCTCAGCAGTACGGATACACTCCCCAGACTTGTAAAGAGTTTGCATTAACACGTGGAACAGATATATTTGCCTTGCAGGATGGAGGATGGTGTGTGACGAAGAAGGCGGGAGATGATCATACAAGGTATGGAAGAGCGACTGGACCGTGTCCTGAGCGTGGTGCCGGGTGGATAAATCATGTGTATCAAGCGACCCAAGAGCCCGATGCCGGACCAATTACAGTTAACCAGCTGAGCTTTTCGATGCGGCCCGTGGATGGTGGTGGTAATTGGTCAGAGCCGAAAGCAGTTCCTGGAACTCCTTCAGCAACTCCTTCGATCAATGTTACCGACCAGTTCATCTTTGTCGGGAGCCAGGGATGCTCGAAGCCCTGCACAACAAATTCATGGGTTCCTATTTCCCAGCCAGCTGGCTCACAGGGTATTGTGGCCGCAAGTGGAGGCAGCACATATGCGTCTGCCACATCAGCTGGGGGCGGACAGACTGTATACCAGAGTTCGGCAAACGGACAGGGCGGATGGAAAGAACAGGCCGGATTAGCGGGTGTTATCCCCCTTGCAGTGGAAGGCGACAACAAGTTCATTCTGGGAGTATCACAGTCTTCCCAGCGCCCAGTACGATGCTCTCAGCCGTACACGAATGAGAACTCGTGTAAAATTGACCCTACGATTACATATAAGCCTATGCCAGGCCTCCACACGATGTCGTTGAATCCTCGTTCTTATCAGACATACGTGGCGGCTGCAAGTTCAGGACCAAGTGGCAATATTTACCAACGTGTAGATCCGGGAAGCATCGACAATTCAGCTGCACTTGACCAGACTACCCAGTACACGGCAAAGATGGATAACAATGTAAATGCACTCGGCAGCGCTGCCACAAATCAGTATGCGATGATTGAGGTTGCGAAAGTGAAGAAGGAAGCAGATGCGGTGATTAAACAGATCACAGATATCAGCGAAGAGCGCCAGAGCACCGCTCATGAGCGTGAGAATATTAAGCGTAAGATTGAGACAGTGGGTGGTCCTGCGTCCCAGTGGAAGATCCAGGTACTTCAAATCATTGCCGTAACCCTTGCGCTTGTTCTTGTCGTGTATTTTGGTCTTGGCTTTATTGTTCCCCCAGTTGTGAATATGAGTATCGCAATTGTAGGTATGGCGGTCGGTTTAGGGTTCGCAATTTACTTTGCTGTGAATAAACAATAGCGGTAATGGACGCAGGCCTCAAGAAACAGAAAGAACTACAGTCTGCGTACGAGTCGTTCCAACGAGCTTCCCAGAATGCCGATTCCGACCCAGATACCTTCGAGCAGACACGATTTCGGTATTACAGTTTGAAGAACGGCGAAGAATGGGCGGCGCAGGAACGTAAAGTTATTGCAGACAAGAAGATGTCACCGATTCTTGATGGGTATCGACAACAGTATACGGATCTTGATAATCAGAGCGCAGTGCAGGCCGCATACACAGACTCGATTGCCGCTATCCGAAACAAGCAATCATCTCTCAAAGATAGTGTATCCAACAACATTGATTATCTGGGGAATCTCTTGTCAGACAAACTCCAGAAGATCGGGGCGTTCAATCGGTATATTGAACTTACAGATCCAACATCTGCCACACCTATCCCAGCTGTAGCAAATCCAGTGGTCGCATACTTTGCCGGGTTTCCTGCGTCGTTTGCGACGATCATGGATGTTTTCATTGCAGTTCTCATTCTACTGACACTGATTCTGATCTACCGAAAATCGGGTATTGCGTTCCAGGGACTCAATCAATGGTTCGGTCAGACTCGTGCGACGGGACTCGGGCAAACAACTATGCCAAACATCCGCATTTCCAGCCCGGGATTGGGACCCACAACACCTAGGGCAACATGAAATGATCGAATGGAGGGAGATCTTCAAAGTATAAGTTTGCGAGGTAGACCCGACAATTACCAAGAGGATTGAATGTTCTGGAGTATGCTCCTGGAATCGGAAGTCCGTCAAATGTCGAAAGTGAAAGAAGATCATCGTAAAACACGATATCGTTATGAGGATCCAGCAGGATTCTGTTACCGCTACCGCTATATTGAAACGCCTTGTATCCAGTGGTATCTGTTGGATGAAACCCCGGGAGGGATTTGAAGGTGTCAAGGGGAATTGGAACCCACTTGGGAGGAACAGAGATCGTTAGAAACGGGATCCAAGTGTAGGTAAAGGTCAAGAACGGTTCAATATCTGTCAGGCCACGGGGGATTCTATGTTGAATCTCAAAGATGAACGGTGTGGGTCCCCAAGTATCTGTTGCTTTCCGACAGAGCGACATAATCATTTTTCCCGACCATCCCATTTCCCTGTATCCCCGGTCAACATAGTTAAAACATACTGCTACAGCCATGAACGATTTCTTGGTCCCTACCCAGTATCCACGTTTTCCTGCAAGAATACCGATACGTGGAACCCAGGCAAGAATATCAGCGTCGCCCATAGAGGGTCGGCGCAGATTAAATTCGTCTTTCCAGATGGATATAGACCACTCACGAATATTGGGTGGAACATCCTTCCAGTGTGCGGTACGTACATCGGGAAAATCGGGATAAAGAAAGTCTCTATTCAACATTGTTCCTTCGTGTCCCGGGGTTCGCTGGATTGGAAGCAGCTCCCACATTTCTTACATAGATACAAGAGAGAGATGGAAGGAACTTTAGCATATTGGCTTATTGCCCTAGCCGCCATCGCTATCCTGTTACTATCGCAACTTCATACCGTTCATCGTGAGATGTTCGATAATGAAGGAGAGAAGACTGGGGATACAGACACGCACGAAGACTACACAGAGATATATGATGAGTTCTATGCCACTGTCTACGACAAACTGTTTACTACCCCAGAACGTGTGTCCTTCGAAAAAGCATCGATCCGTGAATACGCTCTTGCCGAATGGCCGAAAGAGGAAATCAAGCTCCTAGATGTCTGCTGCGGAACAGGACCTCACGTCGACTGGATGTGCCGTGAAGGTATTGATATCGTGGGGGTTGACGCATCCGAACCCATGCTGAAGAAGGCACGAGAGAAGTGTAAGAGCGCCCGATTTTATAAGGGTGATATTGCTCGGGCTGAAACATTTGCCCCGAAATCGTTCTCTCATGCGACGATGCTCTACTTCTCCATCTACCAATTCCAGAACGCCAAGATGATTCTCGACAACATCTATTCCTGGCTCCGTCCCGGTGGAATCTTTGTGATTCATCTGGTTGACCCTAACAAGTTCGATCCTATTCTTGATATTGCCTCGCCGTTTGGACCGTTCTCGGTGCAGAAGTATAGTACAGAACGTGTCATTGATTCGGACGTGTTCTTTGACAAGTTCAAGTACAAGAGCAGGTTTGTTAAGGATCCAGATAGTGATAAGGCACGGTTCGAAGAAGTATTTGAATTCGACAAGCCAAAACGTTCGTACCGTGAAAACATTCATCAACTGACAATGCCAACAATCCCAGCAATGCTGGATATTGTCAAGTCGGCCGGATTTACTCGTCATGAGATGGTCGATATGACCCCAGTGGGTTACGAGTATCAATATCTTGTCTACTTTTCTAAGTAAGAGGTAAGAGCCGATGAGTAGTAGGATCACGAAAAACTTACAGAATATTGGCGGTGGTTCCCTTGCTCTCGGCACCACCCCTGCGTATGCCAATATCGACATGGATGGTAAGTCTATTTCCAATGTGAATGAGATCAACGGTCAGATATTTCCGACGGGTCCAGGTGGAGCGGGGTACTACATGTCTCTTTCGGGCGATGCAAAGACTATGTATTGGGTGAGTGGTCTCGGACAGATAGGAGCTACAGGTGTTACGGGTCCTACAGGTCCAGTAGGTGGATCTCCGGGTCAAATTCTCTATAATGACGGAAGCTTCACAAATGCGACTGGAAATGCGGCACTAACATTTTCGTCGGCAACTGGAATTACCACGATGTCAGCAACAACAATCACCAACAACCTGAACGTCGGTGGAAACATCTCGGGGAATTTTGGGTGCAATTCGTATACGATTGCGAGCGTTCGGCTAAGTAACGGAACTATCTCGAATGCGACTGGAACATCCAATACGATTGGGGGGTGGACGCTGTCAGGGGCAGTGCTCTGCAACGGACAGACGACCATTTTTGCAACGGGGGCGATCACCGCACCTTCAAGTCTCTTAAGCTCGATTGGCGGAGTGGCACTGTCTAACGGAACGATAAGCAATGCTGGAACAACCTCGAACTCTATCGGTGGATGGCTAATATCCAATTCAGTGCTCTCTAATGGACAGACGAGTATTATCGCAACAGGGGCGATTTCTACTCCTGGGGGTGTATCGAACTCGATTGGCGGAGTGGCACTATCTAACGGGACAATTAGCAATGCATCCGGGACAAACAATTCGGTAGGTGGAAACATCCTCTCAAACTCTGCTCTGGGTGTTGGTCTTACACCGGGAGCCTACGCCCTGAACGTCTCAGGAACCGGGTTTGTTTCTGGAACACTCAATGTGAGTGGTATACTTACCGCACAGGGAACACTAACAGTTCAAGGGGCAACTCTATCTGCCGCATCGACTGTGGCAACACTCTCGGCACTAAATGTCTCGAATTCGGTGAACGTCAGCGGACTCCTCACAGTCTCTGCTGCCACAGTTCAGAACAACCTTACAGTCGTTGGAAATATCTCTGCGGGTGCTGCGATCACAACTATTTCATCCCTCCAAGTCTCGAATGCTGCTAGCATCAGTGGACTTCTGACGGTATCCGCTGCCAATATCCAAAATAATCTAGTGGTATCTGGAACTATCTCTGGTGGGTCAACGACTATTTCATCACTCAACGTCTTGAACGCTGCCACTATCAGCGGATTGGCTACCTTATCTGCTGCCACAGTTTCAAACCTGCTAACTGTGGGTGGCAATATCTCTGCGGGTGCTGCGATAACAACTATTTCATCTCTGAATGTCTCGAATGCTGCGACGATCAGCGGACTCCTCACAGCCTCTGCTGCTACCATCCAGAACAACTTCACGGTCGGCGGAACCACGTTGTCAGCAGCAGGTGCGACAGCAACGATTTCATCCCTCAATGTATTGAACGCTGCCAATATCAGCGGACTTCTCACCGTCTCTTCAGCTACAGTTCAGAATTCTCTCACGGTACTCGGAAACATCTCGGCAGGAACAACGACAGTCTCATCCCTTCAGGTCTTGAATGCTGCGACTATCAGTGGACTCCTCACAGTGTCTGCTGCGACAATTCAGAATAATCTCACAGTGACTGCGATTACAACGATTTCATCTCTGAACGTGTCGAATGCTACAACTATCAGCGGACTCCTCACAGTCTCTGCTGCTACAATCCAAAACAACCTTACGGTCGTTGGAAATATTTCAGCGGCAGCGGCGACCACAACTATTTCATCACTCAATGTCTTGAATGCTGCTACTATCAGCGGACTTCTCACAGTATCCGCTGCTACGATCCAAAATAACTTTACAGTTGTTGGAAACATCTCAGCGGCAGGGGCAACCACAACTATTTCATCACTCAACGTCTTGAACGCTGCCACTATCAGCGGACTCCTCACACTCTCAGCTGCTACGATCCAAAATAACCTTACGGTCATTGGAAATATCTCTGCGGGTGCTGCCATAACAACGATTTCATCCCTCCAAGTCTCGAATGCTGTGACTATCAGTGGACTCCTCACAGTGTCTGGTGCTACCTTCCAGAACAATCTGGGGGTATCCGGACTGTCTACACTGTCTGCTACCATCACAACCAGTCTATCAGCAACAACACTCAGGGTATCAGGAACGACTACGCTGTCAGATACGGTTACTATGCAGAGTAGTGCCACCGTCGCAGGTTCACTAGGTGTATCGAATGGTCTTACTGTTTCTGGTGGGGCTACCATCACAGGGGTAGTCACCACTTCAGCGCTCCTAGGGATCACAACCATCAACAACATGTCAGCATTAATAAGTTCAGTGTCGAACAATGTCCTTATTGGGAATGTGTGCGGCGCAATACCGTCTGGAACGAATGTTGTAGGCATTGGATTTGGAGCAGGACGGAATACGACAGGAAGCCATGTAGTTGCTCTTGGATCTGCTGCAGGATTGAGTGGCGGTAGCAGCAGTTATGTGAACGCAATCGGATATCAGGCTGGATTTAGTAATACCAAGAACTACCTGAACGCAATAGGATACTCTGCGGGCCAGGGAAATTCTGGTTCAAACCTTACAGCCATCGGAAATAACGCAGGGGAAAGTAACCGGGGCGATTCCAATGTTTCTATCGGAGACACTGCCGGATCGAATCAGGGAGGGTCATCCAACATTGCTATCGGACTACGGTCTCTCCTAAATAATAGTGGATCCCTGACAATAGGTATAGGATACAATGCGGGTGCGGATGCCAGTGCCACCGGATGTATCTATATTGGTGATGGAGCAGGATCAAACAATACCCGTGCAAAATCTATTTTCCTGGGAAGCAATCCTGGTTACAGTGTCGGAGCCGCTAACCAATTTGTCGTCTATTCTATGTCATCGACTGCTCCCCTGATCCAAGGAGATCTCAGTTTTAACCGGGTGGGTATTGGCAAGGCTCCCGGTGCATATGCCCTCGATGTATCAGGGACGATCCAGACATCCAACATCTCTCTCGCTCAACTCAATGGTGTTCCCTGGCCGTCAGGTACACCGGGCGGATCGAACTATATTCCGTCATACAGCAATGGCACTGTAACATGGATTGTAAACCCCTCCGGCGGACTCGCAGCTGGGTGGTCCACTTACCCTGCGCTACAGACCGTGAATGTATCAGGCTACAATATGTCTGGTATAGTATCCTTCAATTCTATCCCGGCGGTCTTCGTATCAGTGTCTAGCCAAGTTGGATTCGGAACAGGAGTTCTTGGTGGAAATACTGGAACAAACGTCGTAGCACTTGGAACAAATGCTGGAAATGGAGGTTCAAGCTCAAACGTCGTATATCTAGGAAGCAACCCGGGATACAATCCGACCAGCAATAACATGTTCCTTGTATATTCTACGAGTGCTGGTATACCCTTCCTCCAGGGTGATGTATCTTCTCGTATACTGGGAATCGGTCGTTTTCCTCGCACATCGTATGCTCTGGATGTATCGGGAGGTATATACGGAAACACAATTGTCACTGCCACCGGGTCTATCAATCAGATCGGGGAAATTTATACGGTACTAGGTGGAAACGTTGGAATAAGAACAGCAGTACCAGCATACAACCTGGATGTAGGAGGAACAATCCACGGATCCAATATTGTTACCGACGGAGGAGGGTTTACTAATACCATCGGAGGTATTACCTTATCGAACACAACCCTGTCGGCAGCGACCATACATGCGGTGGCCTTGAATGCAACTACCGTATCCGCCGGGAAACTGCTTTTTGGAACCGTGGTGGCACTGGGATTCAACTCTCTCTCGGGAAACACCGCACAATACGCAAATGCCCTTGGATACAATGCTGGATGGGGAAATAATCAGTCAAATTGTACCTTTATCGGAACAAACCCGATCCCGACCTCGTCGGGGGCTACTCAACCCAATACATTCCTAGTATACTCCACATCTGCCGCTCCAACCATCCAAGCAGACACCTCGAACAACTACGTTGGAATCGGCAAGATCCCTGGCCCATTTGCACTAGATGTCTCGGGAACAGCGAATGTTGTCACTTTGAGTGCCCGAACGGTGATTACAACCAGCATAAATATAAACTCTACAGTTGTCGGACTGGGATTGAACTCTCTCTCGGGAAATACCGCACAATACGCAAATGGCTTAGGATACAACGCCGGACACGCAAACGCCTTTTCAAACTGTACCTTTATCGGAAGCAATCCAAACCCTACGTCTTCAGGTTCTACCCAAGCCAATACATTTTTAGTCTATTCGACCGTATCAAGTGCTCCCACCATCCAGGCAGATACAACAAATAACCGTGTAGGAATCGGTCGTGTCCCCGGAGCATATGCTCTAGATGTATCAGGTCAGATCCGGACAACATCCAGCATCATTAACACTATCAATGTATCCACAGTTACTTCGCAGACGTTGGCAATCTCACCCAACAATTACTCGACGTATTTTAATCTCGTATACACTGGCGGAACCAACGTAACAGTTCGTCTTCCAGGAGCGGGTGGAGCACCACCGTCTTTATCTTATTTAGTTGTTGGCGGAGGTGGTGGCGGCGGAACACGTTTCGGCGGAGGCGGCGGAGCAGGAGGATTTCGAACAGGCACACTAGGAGGATTTAACACTGGAACATCATACACTGTCACCGTTGGTACTGGAGGCGCAGGAGGACTAGCGGGTGGTGGAGGAGGAACACAGGGTGCAGGTCGAGGACAAAACGGCGATAATTCAGTATTTTCCACAATAACATCCATTGGAGGTGGTGGTGGTGGTGGAGGAGATGGAACCAACAATGGCGGTGTAGCACCTACAAGTGGTGGAAGCGGCGGGGGTGGAGCTGGACGATTTCCGTCAGCGGCAGCAGGAGGGACTGCAGGACAAGGAAACAGTGGTGGAGCGTCAATTGTAGAAGCGGGTCCGTATATCGGAGGTGGAGGTGGAGGTGCAGGAGCGGCAGGGGCGCAGGGAGGAGATGGTACAGGTATTGGAGGTATAGGAGCTGTAAGTGATATTACAGGACAGAATATACTCTATGCTGGTGGAGGTGGCGGCGGAGTCGGCAACCCCGGCTCCGGTGCAGCAGGAGGTGAGGGTGGAGGCGGAGCCGGTAGCGTAGGTACTTCCCCCGGATCTCCGGGACAAGATGGCCGGGGCGGCGGCGGGGGCGGCGGTAATTATATTATTAACGTCGGAAACGGCCCGTACCAGACAGTGGGTGGAAGGGGTGGTTCAGGTGTTGTTATCATTTCGTATTCTACAGAGTATTCTGAAATTACAACTACCGGATCGTTGAATCCTCAATATTCGATTGTGAATAATCAACGCATCTACGTATTTACTTCTGGAACGGGTAGTATTAGTTGGACCAGTCAAATTGTCACAACTGGTGTTGCCGAAGGAAGTTATTGGGTTGTCAAAAACAACTCGCCAGTGAACTATACTCTCAATTTCACCGGTGGATACCTGAATACGGTTGGGACAAGCTCGATGTATCTCCAAGCAGGAAATGGTCTGACGCTCATTTACTCCGGAGCCAATTCGGTATATTACACGTTCTAAACTGTTGGACCATCACAATACGTATGATCGCAGATACCCGAACTGTCGCAGATTTCCAAACGTTCACATTCTCCGGACACGCACGCACATTGGCTCATAAATCTCTCCTTCAAAGCATTCAGCTGGGCCACGCAGATTATGCCTGTTACTGGACGCTGGAACTCCTATGCTCGGGTCTCGTCCATTCCCTGTGGAATACCCTATTCGAGGGAGCGGCACTTTACATCCATCGCTGTCCCAATATGTTTACATACCTCACGTCGCAATATGAACGGTTTGCGGCAATCGAAGACCGGTTTACTCTTCATACCATGACGGATATCCGCAATCATGAAGAAGCCAGGGCACTAGTATGTGAAACGGCTGTAGCCTTAGCAGTCGCTCGGAAACAGAAACCTATTGCGCTTCCAACAATCAAACCCCTTCACGATTTCCAGCCAGAAACTGTTCGTGAGAATCTCCGAGCAACGTCTCAGGCGGCATGTATGCCCTTTGTGAAATCTGATGATCCGTATGAGCTGAAAATACCGTTTAACGAGTTCTGTTTTTCAATTCAGAGCCGTGATACCCTGCGTGCCCTATATTGGATGTCATGGATACTGGCATACGCACGAGAACAGAAGAAACGGACGAAACAGCCTCTTCTGGGTGCGGAACGCCGGAACCCATATGTCAATTCTAAATTTGCCAGGGGGCTCATATGGATGTTCTGGGATGTGATAAACGCCCACTCAAACACGTATGTTGAGGCACTTTATAAACTCTACTGCCTCCGCTGGGAACCCAAACTTGCCAAGCCCCGCCAGGCACTTCTACTGGCAGCCGTGGTCTTTGTGACGGAGACGCTGGATGCCCGTGAACCTGCGAAACGTAATGACCTAGAAATTTCAGCAGTTCTTCACAAGATTCCACAGCTGCTAGAAACAATACAAGCCACTCGCAATACTTTCCAAGCTAGAGAGTAATGACTGTGACCGACACGCAGAAACTCCAGATCTCGGCCTTCCAGGGTCTGCTCTTCTACATCCTTGCCAACCCAATCACGTTTCGTGTCGTTGATGGTCTAGTTACATCGCTCACAGGACCGTATACAACCATGCGTGTCTTTGAGAACGGTATTCCTACCGGATTTGGTTTGATGGTTCATGCCTTCGTCTTCTTTGCGGTAACCCTGGGCCTAATGTATATTTAGGCGTATCGTGAGACTATATACAATGTATCGTATCACAAAGTTGGGTATGGTCTACATGAAACCTACTATCACATATACTACCAGCTTTCTTTGGTGTGGAAACCAGTGTTTGAATCCACACGAAAGGACGTGTCGGACCCTTCATCCTCAGAAGGATGGGTCGGTAAAAATTGAAGTGTATCCGTATCCCAATATCCTGGATCGGATCGATTACAAGGAGGAGGTCAGGGTTCAAAAGTATGCGGACGGCTCATTCTCTGAAAATACTGATCTGTTTACGCCGACGGGGCCGCCTTCTTCGCAGAAAACCACGACGGGCAGCACTTCTTCACCTCGGCCAGCGCAACGTTCGCAACCTTCCCGAGCTCGGCCTTCACGAGCTTAACAGCCTCAATGACGTAGGGGAGCGCAACATCGCACCATGTAACAAGCTGAGTCTTCTGCTCCTCTGACAGGGGAGATTCACGGATCGCCTTCTTCACCTCTTCCACAATAAACTTCGCCTTGTCCTCATCGGAACGATCGGCGAGGATCTCTACCTCGGCGATCTTCTGAATAACAAACTTCACAAGCTCAGACTTGTTGGCAAAGTCAACAACCGCAGCCTTGGCTACAGCCACGACCTCCGCAACAACAGGCGCAGGGACTGGGACGGCTTCGGGAACAGGGGCAGGAGCAGGAGCCGGGTCCGACATTGTGTTTAATTTTAGGTCTTACAAAACTTTCATTAGAATAACATGGAAATCTCTGATATCGTATACCTTGCCTTTGCAACAATCGTGGTGATTGTTGTGCTTCATATTGGAGTTTTCTGGATTTCCAGGATGATCCAGACCCCCAAGCCAAAGATTGTGTATGTGGATCGCACGCCTCTCCCAGCTCTGATCCCCGAGGTCCAGGCTGTTGTTCCTCCCCAGATTGTCCTTCCGCCAAGGGTAGAGCCGCCGCCGCAGACTGCGAATGTCCCAATGTATGCTGCGATGCCCCCTCCGGTTGTCCAGTCAACGAAGTCAGATCCTCAACTCCCTCCTCCAATCGATACACGTGAGATGGATAAGGTTGGTTGGTCCGGATCATCAGGTGGAGCGCCAGTGAAGTAGGAGTGATTTTGACAGACCGTGTGTGATTACATAATGAACCGTCTCAAGACCTTGTATGGATGGGATCCGGCTCTACGTATGACCCGCCAGGGGAATGTAGGAGTGTTTACCCATAAATCTCCCCAGACCAATGGAATGCCTGGATGGCTGTGTCTGACACGGGACGAAGCGTCGAAGCCGGTGGCTTACTGGGTTCCGAGGAAAGATGGAGCAACCGCCCAGGTGTTTAGGATGGTATGGGATGAACGCTGTTTTGAAGATACTATTTTGCGTGTTGAATACACCTCCACACATGTGTACCTTGCGGATGTGTGGATGTGGAATGGAAATCCTCTATTCAAGAAGGCTACATTTGCGAAGCGGGCAGACCTGTTGAAGTCGGTATTCGATTCAGCATACACGCCGTGTCCGCTATTTGAAACTCGTAAAGTTGATCTGCGAGAGAATGCTACCGATATTCGGGGTTATGAATATTATACGGACGCCTACGGAGAGAAAGGTGTGTTCGCAGAATGTAAGCCAGTTGTGGAGACCGTCGATAAGTATGAGATTGTAGCAACAGATATTCCAGATGTCTACAAGGTTGCGGATGTAGGGTATCTCCGTGTTCGGACATTGGAACTATCGAGACAGCTTCGTGCTCTTGGACGAGTATTTACTTTGGAGTGCGTCCAGAATGAAGACGGGACTTGGACACCGAGAATCTAGTGTTGCTCCAATACAAATGGCTCGTAAACACACAAAGAAGGCCGGTCGTCGTCGTGGAGGCGGATACGGATTCGGCGGATCTATTCTGACTGATCCCGGCAGGCCGAACGCCGGTAACTCCCTCTGGAACAACCAGGGTGGCAGTGATTGCGGTGCGGGTTTCCAGGGACGTGGCGGAAATAACCAGATGGGTGGTCGTCGGAGGCGTGTAAAGACTGCGGGTCGTCGCCGTCGTTCTCGTTCTCGTCGTGGAGGCGGACTTGCTCTCCAGCAGCCCCGTACAGGATACACGTTCAACGGATCTGGCGTGGCCGGGACGGCGGATACGGTTGCGGTAGGAAGCCCTGTAGTGTCTGTTTAAATTCTACTCTAGAATCAATGAAGGCAAACGTGGATACTGCTGTCGCTTCTCTACTTTTGTTGGTGACTATCGTATTTCTCGTCCAGCGCCAGCTGGGATACCTTGCTGTGTGGCTTGTTCTAATTACAGTCGTAGTTGGGTATGGTGTTCGGATGCCCCTTGTTGCGGCTGTGACTCTGGGAATCGCTACCATTGCCGCAGTTGTGCTGATTTCGGGACATGCGCTCAAGGAGAATTACGAGAACCCGACTGAGAGCGATGAGAAGAAGAAAGACAAGAAGGAAAAGAAGAAGGAAGAGGAGGCAGAACCGGAGCCGCACTCAGATTCTAGGTCATCGAAGATCGAGGATTCCCACCTCGATGCTGGATCGACTGTTCTCCATGCCTTCCAGAAACTGAATCCCGAGCAGGTTCTCCAGATGCGTGACGATACGAAGGAACTGATGGAGACGCAGAAGCAGCTTGTGGAAACGCTCTCGTCTCTGGGACCACAGGTCCAGCAGGGAGCAGAGCTTGTCAAGAGCTTCCAGGGAATGTTCGGAGGAAATCTAACTGAGGTTCTGAAGCAGTGAGATGGCTGCCGCATACTTGAAATATTGATGATTCCTATCTGCCGAATTAATTTTAATTAAGGGAAGACCTAGACCGTGAGCGAGGATCTTCCAGGTATACAGTGTTGTGCCGAGATTGTAGTGATCTACAACGTCGCTCCAGCACGAGAAAGCGTTCCAGAGAACTTGGAGGGAGGATACAATATATAGGAGAATAGAAAAGGTTGTCATCTCGAGCGTTCCTCCAAAATAGACAAAGAGAACAGGGAAGAAAAAATAGCAGCCCCAGAAGAGAACATGACCTATCGGCTGAACGAACAGGTTGGAGTAGAGAGTCATGTAGTCTATGAAGGGGGCTGGATTCACCTTCTTGTCGAGAGAGATATACTTCCACACAATATCTGCGGGATTTGGGTGATCAATCATCTTTCTTAGACTCGGAGGGAGCATCTCCAATTAGAATACCCTCGGATGGAAATTCTACCTGGTCAAACGTCTTGGGGTTCAAATACACCCATGTCTTACCCGCTGAGTCCGGCTGTAGATAGTGTAGAAGCCGGATTGTAATGAAATTCCCAACAACTAGAAGATGCGAGAGGGACTCAGTACAGTCTACAGTGTTCCCATGCTCGTCTAGATACCCAATGAAAAACCAGGGGGGCGCCGGCGATTCAAATACATCCTCAAGTTCATATCCCCAACCCGCCTCCTTTAGCCAGTGAACAACCGTTCGATCGGATGAATGAAGTCTATGGTACTTCCTCACGCTATGAAGCGCCACATCGGCATCTACACGATTAAGTTCATAGTATTCCGTGGCGTGCGCTGAAGCATTGTTATCCAGATTTACCGCCTCCCAACCAGCACTTAGATATTGTGGATGACGGCGGGCACAGCACCGTTCTAGGGCGACGTAGAGTCCTGCGAGGCTGTAGATAATATAGGTTCCCACCTGCTCTGCTACACTCTGCATTTGATAAGTTAGTGTGCCAATGTGTAAATTAAAAAGACTGGGTGAAGACCAGCCGATCGATCTCTAGCCCCATCGCAATAGAGGTAGCAAGGGCAGTGATGATGAACGGAGCGGCCATGACGAACCACGCAACAATACCGAGGTCAAGGCGGCAGAGCAGATCCAGAATGAATACGGTGGCACCGCCAAACACAACCTTGGTAACCGCTGTTATCCACGCAAAATCAGCAACATCGAACCCGAGCTGGATGGCAAGGAAGAGAGCATACAGGAGAGCCGGGGGACAGAGGTTCTCGATGAATTTCATTTTGAGCCTTTATGTAGTATACATAAAAAATGACTACCCTGGCAGAGAAAGTGAAGCTTGTCGTTGAGTATACGGGGGTTACGGAAAGCATCGCCGAAACAACGCTTTTGGCGCACAGCGAGGACATAATTAATGCCATTGTAGAGCTGTCTCCTCCTCCTCCTATTTCTGGGACGAAGTATATCCCTCCTCCTCCAGTTGTGAACGATGGTCATGATGCAGAGACCAAGGAACGTATTGAGAAGGGAAGGATGATGGCGGATATTCTTAGCGCCTCACCGAAAAACGACCTCCGCGGAAAGGCATCACATTACCCACAGGAGCCCGCAGTGTCAAAATTGGCTGCTGTGCCAGAGGCTGAGACGCTGCCGTAACAGCTACAGGTGGCGGGTATGTGTTCGCATAGTCTACAATCTTCTTTTCAACTTTCTCGAAATCACTGAAAATATTCATTGCGTACGTCTGATCGTATGCCTTCTTAGAATACTCCTCATACGTTGTCTGGTCGTCAAGATCTTTTATGGCAGCCACCCAATCCTCAATCTTATCATAGCTACATCCGTGCTGGGTTCCCTGAATCCACTCCTGCATTCCTTCTGAAGATCCAGATTTACGTGCACGAGTATCCTTTCGATCGTAAGGTAGGGTGTGTATCACGGGTATACCATTGTACATGGCCTCAAAAGCTACTCGTCCCCAACTTTCATACTGGGATGGAACAAGCATAATGCGTGTTTTCTGTAGGATAACCCGAATATCGTCTTGAACGTTCATCCATTCGATATTCGGAATATTTTCAGGGACATGAATTCGGTTGTAGTAAGGCCGAATGCCTAGGAATTTCTTGTCCGGAAACCGGATAGCAAGATCAATAAATATAGGGAGACCCTTCAGCAAGTTGGCGTTCACTAGCGTAATACACTCTCCGGGAGGAAGTGTTCCACGCTCCTGAAACTTAACTTCGTTTTCAAGCATGAGAGGACGAATGCTCTCACAAATCTTTATTGTCGAACAGATTGGTGTTGTTTCCAGAATGTGATTCTTGATATGGTCTGAAATAATCCACAGGATTTCAGCCCATTTCCCAGTACGAGGATACTCGGTAGCAATGCTATCCCGGTCTTCCCCAAAATGCATGGTGATTAGAAGAGGTTTCTGGAACCGTTCGTTCAGACGACGAACCATACCCAGAAACGGAAAGTGAGGAGAACACCAGAGATTTGCCCCATTGAGTTCTCGCTCGGATATACTGAAATGCTTCCACGGTATACCACGATAGACACCCTGCTTCTCGGGCATCTTATTCGCTGTAACAACAAAGCTGGCGGAATGTCCACGACGTTGTAGCTCTTTGGCAAACACAATGTCGTGAAAAAATGCTCCACATGGATCTGGCATATGCTGCGAGAAGAATACTACTCGCATTTATTAGGTTAATCTAAGACAGCTTTCTGACGAACAAGACGCGTAGGTTCTCCACCACGAGCCCAGGTCTGGACGAAACTGTTCGCCTCCTTCATGTCATCACGAACACTCTGTAGGAGTGGATCAAACTGCTGGGGGAAGAACTTATCCGACACCGTCGAGCACTCCTTGCGGGTGCGGATCGGGGCGCTCTGGATGAGGCGGCTCTCAACATCCTTGTTGGCAGCCGACGGACCTCCGCCCATATTGGGGGTAGTGGCCCAGGGGCGAGCAAATGTCTGCTGATGTCCCTTGAGACGCTGGGTACCCGGGTCACCTAGAGCCAGGCGAGAATAGAGATCTACATCACATCCGCCACCAGCAGTATTACCAAAGTTTCCCGTGTAATTCATGGTGACGAACGAAGATGCAAAGTCGGCTACGGGCTCAAAGTTCTGGCATGGTTCTGGAGGTGGACGAGCCGTAGTGAGGTAGTAATCTTGCTGATTCTGGTTATCACGAGCATCATATGCCTGCTGCACCGTGTCGTTCTTCTGACGGGTCGGCGCATAAAACCACTGCTGCGGGTTATTTGTCTGCGGTTCCTGGGACGACATACTTATTCTTTAAAACGGATAAACTTTCAGCGGTTCATTCTAGTTGTATCAACAAGATACGATGTCGGTTCTTTGTCCTTGCGACTGGATCGACCATGACGATTATGAAAAGAAATATGTTATCGATATTTACGGACGGACCGACGAGGGTTCTCCCGCAATGATCCGAGTTCGTGGATACAAACCTTACTTCTATGTTGCGTCCGAATACGACTTTGCCACGGAAGATCATGGTATCTCGAAGATTGTCGTGACGCACATGGAGAAATACGATGTGTTTGCGGGATTCAATAATTTTAAGACGACGAAGGTTCAGAAGGTGGAAGTGGAGTCCATGAAAGATTTCCGGACGGCTACCAAGATTGCGAAGGATGCTCGGGAAGACGGAAAGCCGATCTACACTGTCTATGAAGCTAATCTTCCGCCACTTCTCCGCTTCTATCACGATCACGAGATTCTTCCGGCGTCTCCGATTGCCTATGTAGCAGGGCAGAAAATCAAAGGGATGGAGAAGGCGTGGAATGTAGACCTCGTAAATATTCGTAGCAAGGCAAGCGCAGATACTCCCTTGAAAGTCTCGGCCTACGATATTGAGTGTATGTCTGAGAGCGGTCAGTTCCCAGTCCCTGAAAAAGATCCGGTTATCCAGATCGGAATTACGACCCGGTGGTCGAATGCCATGACAAAATCTATCTCTCGCAAGGTGTTTGTGTGGCCGAGTGTTGACAAGTCAGACGATCCGTCGGTGGAGTTCAGGGGGTACAAGACGGAGGCGGATATGATTGAAGCATTTCAGGAATACGTCCAGCAGGAGGACCCCGATATCATCTGCGGATACAATACGTATGGCTTTGACGACAAATTCCTGGCAACTCGGGCCCGAGTCTGTGGGATGAAGCTGAATCTCGCACGAGGTCAGGTGTGGGGAGAAAACCTCCAGAAGAAGACCTTTGATCTGGCATCGGGGAAGTATGAGGTTGAGTATCTGAAGACCCCGGGTCGTCTTACTATTGATCTTCTCCTGTCAATGCGCCGGGAGCATACCCTAGATTCCTATAAGCTCGACAACGTAGCCTCAACCTTCCTGCGTGACAAGGTCGTGAAGTTCGAGGGAAATACTGTCTATACCAAGACCACACGTGGTCTGTTCCCGGGAAACTATGTTTGCTTCGATCTTGTGGCTAACACGATGAATCCCTACCAGGAGGGCCGCAAGTTCTTGGTGAAGTCACTGACGCACAATACGTTCACGATTGATGCCGATGGATTGTTTGTCGATCTGTCGGTTGACGAAAAGAAGACGCTGGAGTGGTCGTTCACCAAGGACGATATTGGTCCACAAGATATCTTCCGAATGCATCGGGGAACATCTCGGGACCGGGCGACAATTGCCAAGTATTGTATTCAGGACTGCGACCTGGTCCTGACGCTGATGGCAAAGCTCGACACTCTCAGCAATTCTCGAGGTATGGCCGATGTCTGTTTCGTCCCTCTCCAGTTCCTGTTTCTGCGAGGACAGGGTATCAAGATCTTCTCACGGGTTGCGTATGAAGCGTCCAAGCGCAATCAAGTGATGTTGACGCAGGAGGCTCTGGATGGTGATGGTATCGGATACGAAGGTGCGATTGTCATTTCACCGAAGATCGGGATGTATCTCGATACACCTGTAGCCGTTCTTGATTTCAACAGTCTGTATCCGTCCTCCATGATTGGGGAGAACTTATCACCAGATACCCTGGTATGTAAGAAGAATTACGCAGGAACAAAGTTGGTAGTGTATGAAGGAATGTCGGGAGAACAGGTCAAGGCTCTCAAAGACGTGACTCTTCGAGAAGTATCGTATGATGAAGACGGTGAGAAGTGTGTGTGTACCTACGTCCAGCCCACACCCGACCAGCCCCTCTCAATGGGTCTCATTCCCACAGCACTTCAGATCATGTTGAAGAAGCGTAAGGAAGCACGAAAGAAGATGGAAGATCCTACACTGGACGACGCCCAAAAGTCCGTCTACAATGGTCTTCAGTTGGCTTACAAGGTAGTCGCCAACTCCATCTACGGTCAGCTTGGATCCCGAACCTCGCCGATCCGGAAAATGTGTATTGCGGCGTGTACCACAGCCGTGGGTCGCCGATCCCTGCTATTCGCCAAGTCAACTGTTGAGGCCGATGGGGCGGAGGTTGTATATGGCGACACAGACTCGATCTTCGTGAAGTTTCCAGGGAAGGATCTGCCCGGCGCAATCAAGGCAGGTCAGGAGGCGGCATCGAAGATCACGTCCCTATGCCCTCACTCGGCATTTGTGATCGGGTATGAGAAGACGTTCTACCCGTTCATTCTGTTCTGTCGTAAGCGGTATGTCGGAATGAAGTATGAGGAAGATCCCACAAAGTGTAAGCGTGCGTCCATGGGGATTGTTCTCAAGCGGCGAGACAATGCGCCTATTGTGAAAGATGTGTATGGCGGTGCTCTGGATATCATCCTGGAAGAGAAGGATGTCAAGAAGGCTGCCGAGTTTGTGAAGAGTATGTTGGTGAAAGTGATAAAGTCGGAACTGCCAATCGAGAAGTTTGCTGTCACCAAACAGCTGCGGGATGATTACAAGGCGATGAAGGACGGGTATACTGGCCCAGCCACGATTCCCGCCCACCGAATTCTGGCAGATCGTATGACGAAGCGGGATCCGGGAAATGCGCCTTCGGTAGGAGAGCGTCTCCGTTATGTCTACATCCAAAATGACAAGAAGCTCCAGGGCGATAAGATCGAAACCCCCGAGTTCATGATGGAGAACAAGTTGAAGTTGGATTCTACATTCTATATTACAAACCAGATCCAGAACCCTGTGGCCCAGCTGTTTGCCCTCTGTATCGAAAGCCTGTCTGGATATCACGAACCTCGTCCATCGTATTCAAAGATGTATGAGGGTATGATTGCGGAAGGAACCGATCACGAAGAAGCAACTCTGAGTATTCTGAAACACAAAGAGAAGCAACTAGACTCCCTGCTGTTTCTGAAGGCGGATTATATGTTAAAAGCGCAGGGTAAAGCAGTTCAGACTCGTCTAGATGCGTTCGGCATTGGGTTTAAAAAGAAGTAGATTTAACATACAAAATGAATCGTGAACTTCTTGAATCAATATCGGATATTACATACGCACAAGCTCGCTTTTTTACTCGGCCCGCTCCCTTCAGTCTTCAGCGTCAGTTTATGACGCTCCAGGACCGGATCATTACGCTCCTGACCCAGTTCCCTGCCCGTCTACCCCCTGCCCCTGCCCCTGCTCCTCGACAGGTTGATGTTCCGCTAAATCTCATTCAGACTCTTTTTGGCCCAGATGCGTTTGTAGGTCTAGGACAGAACAATCAACAGCGGTTCTGGGAAGCGGTAGTAGTAGGTCTGACGCCCGAACAGTTTGCGGCAGCTACTCGGGATTACTATAATACCGATTTGGCAGAGGAGGATCGGTGCTGTATTTGCCAAGAGAGCATTTCCACAGAAGCATCTATTGATACACTGTGTCCTGGACCTACCTTGGGCGATGGTGTGACTGTCACGAACCACCATAGCCTCCATCGCCGGTGTGCGCAGACATGGTTTGCGATCAGTACTAGGTGCCCCGTCTGCCGTGCTGATTTACGAACACCGAACCCAACTACTACAAATGTCGGAGCAGCAGCAAGTGCCCCCGGCGGTGAACCCCCTAGTGGTGGTGTGCACCCCAACGTTTAACCGTCGTTTCTGTCTTGATTTTTCCGTCGAATGTTTCAAGCGCCAAACATATCCTAACCTCCACTGGATCATCGTTGACAATTCCGATGATCCTGAGAAGGATTGGTCGCCCGTACAAGAGAAGGAGGGAATTAAGGTCACATATTTTCATATCAAGACTCGTAAGCCTGTAGGATCTCTCCGCAATGTATGTCTGCGTGAAGCCATGAAACTGAACCCCGAGTTCATCGCATTCTGGGATGATGATGATTACTATATGCCCCAGCGTATCAAGGTCTCTGTCGAAGCACTCCAGAAAGATCCGAAGTTTGATATTATCGGGTGCGCTGTTATGACAGTGTTCTTGACCCGTGAGAATGTTCTGATGGATGTGGGTCCTTACGGTCACAACCATGCGACTGCGGCAACGTATCTGTTTCGTGCCAAGTGTGCCGAGACCCGCTACTTTCTGGAGACTGCGAACAAAGCCGAGGAGGGAACGTTCACCCGTGACTGGACGCTAGAAATGATTATGCTTCCAGCCACGGATATTCTACTTGTCATCGGCCACGCTCATAACACAGTGAATAAGAGCGAGATCTTTGAGGACCAGCGCAAATTTGGAGGGCGAATTTACAATTCGGACAACGCCAAGAACATTGTCCGCTATCAGTGGGTCAAAGATCCCAGTATGTGGGCTGTACTCCGTAAAACGTTTCTTGATGCTTAAATAGATCTGCAATTACGTCACCTGTCACAGGGACTTGTTTCAGTGTATCCGACTGGCCATACTGAAATCGGTTCATCAACCGCCTCACATCATGCTGACACTCTTTGACAATCGTTTGGAATTCGGCGTATGGCGTGGGCGTATATTTTTGTAGATTCTCATAGAGATCTCGAGTATTCAAGGGCATACATCTGTGAATAATCACGCTGTCGGTAGCCCGTTTGAAAATGACCGGGATTTCGTTGGAGGTACAGATGATCGGAACAACTCGTTTTGGATCCCTGATCCATTCCAGGACTTTTCTCTGTGCGTGTGGATCGCTTCCGTCAATTTCGTCTAGAATAACACACGTCTTTCGGGGTTTATCGCCATACTTGACAAAGGAGGTGAACGATACTGGAGCCATACACGAATCACGGAGGTTTGTGACATCGTCGTGGGAACGCAGAGACCGAGACGCATTGATTTCCAGGGGCTCATGTTCCGTTGTCCGTGCAGCCGTCAATGCCAGCGTCGTTTTCCCAATTCCTGGACTTCCGCAGATGAGGACACATTGGGAAGGAGTATTCGCACGGAGGTAAGATGACAGGACTTTCTTGGCTTCGGTGTGACCTATAATATCATTGAACGTTTCAGGCCTGTATGTTTCCGAAAGCATGTCTTATCCTGTTATACGACTACTTACAAAGTCCTTTCCACCCAGTGCCGCACGATTTCGCAATTTCACATTCATGTCCTTTATAATTCTTCGGATTGAACGGATTGCACTGTGTCTCATAGGACGGATTACAGTTCTCGCCATCAAAAATCCACAGGTCGGGACAGGGATTCAGCTTGACATTACGCTTGACGTAGATCACAGGCTGTAATTCGACTAGATAGATATAGGCAAATAGGGAAAAGACTCCGAGTGTAATTCCAACAACAAACAGATCTTTCATAAGTTTATTCATAAACCTGAACGTATCGGAACACCCGGTCGCAAACTCAGGGCTGAGCCAGTTCGTGAACGGTCCGGTGAATACTTGTTTGAAATAGGTTCCATAACACGCTATGCCGTTAGACATTCTCTTCTATTTATTAACAAGAGTATAATGAGTGTGGAAGCTGCTCGCCACGTCTGTAACACGTATTATACGACAACGCTGAACCCGATAGTTCAGCACCACATTGATTCCTACAATGATTTGGTCGAACGCCGTATCCCCCTGTTCCTGAAAGCGTCGAATCCTATCAGACTAGTCTTGGGCGACGCTCGTGAGATACGGGTATATCTTGGAGGTAAGGCTGGTGATGCTCTGGGATACCGTCCCCCGCTGGACGAGCTAGAGTATGCTGTCATGCCAAATACGTGCCGCACAGAGAACAAGACCTATTCTCTCGACTGTATTGGCGATATCGATGTAGAGTACCAGATCGGCGATGCTGTGGAAACTGCGAAGTTCGAGAAAGTTCCCATTGCCCGTCTGCCCCTCATGATCCGCTCGAAGTTCTGCCACCTTTCTGCCCTGACGCCCGAAGAATCATACGCCCAGGGCGAAGATTATCATGAGCTTGGCGGTTACTTTGTGATTGACGGAGGTGAGCGTGTTCTCCTAGCACAGGAACGTCTGGGAAACAACATTTTTTACGCCGGAAAGCGGGCTATTGTATCCACTACGGAAGAGGAGCAGGTGGGAGGAAAGACGGAAGAGAAAGGGGAGGATAAAGAATACTATGCTGGATTTCGTGCTATCTCTGATGACGGAGCACGTGGACCATCATCTCACTACCTTGTGATCCCGCCCGCAAAACATGAAGTATCCTTGCGTGAGCTTATCGATGCGGCGGGAACGAAGAACGCTATTAAGGATTACGGAGCTACCCGTATTCGTGGCATGCCGGTTGTGACTTTGCCGGGCTTCAAGATCCCAGTTCCCATTCTCAGTGTATTCCACCTTCTGGGATTGACATCCGACAAGGATATTTATGATACTATGCTGGTTGGTGTCCCCGAATCTGATCGCACGGTGTACGATGACATTTTCATGCAGCTCATTCTGGGACACAATGTTGAGTCGGATATGGAAGTTCTCCGGGTAGCCACAAAGACACGGACACAAGAGGAGGTATTCTACAATCTTCAAGTTATGCTATTTCCCAATATTGAGGACGAGGATATTGGATCCCTTTACCGCCGCAAGGCATATTCTCTCGGACACCTCCTGCGCCTGGCAGTTGAGAATGCTATAGGAATACGTGAACCGTCTGATCGGGATCATTTCCGGTTCAAGCGGTTCGATGTCTCAGGAGATCTGTGTTTCCAGGAGTTCCGGCGTATCTACAAGGACGTTACGAAAGCCATGATGCTCGCAATGGATACTCGAGTTCATTTCGAAGAGCGAACGTATGCTGGCAAGAACCTTGCTACGCTTCTTCAGCGTGAAAATATTGGATACTACTGGAAGATGAATACGTTTCTTAACGAGATGTCGAAATCGTTTAAGGGTAAGTGGGGAAACCAGGACGGAGTTTCACAGATCCTAAACCGTTATTCAACTCTCGGAACAGTGTCTATGCTTCGTCGGTCTGTTCTTCAGATGGATCCCTCCGTCAAGGCTCTGGGTGCTCGCCGTCTCCACGGAAGTTCGTTCGGGTTCACATGTCCCACAGATGTCCCCGATGGACGCAACGTTGGAATGACGAAACACTTTGCTCTCCTAACCTTTGTGTCAACACAGGGGGATACAGGTGAACTCAAAATGAAACTCTTGTCGTCACCGGCATTTCAGCGCATATCAGCGATCCATCCTGCCAGGTGGAATCCGTCATGGACGAAGGTGTTTGTCAATGGAGATATGTATGGCGTAGTGGTGGAAAAGACCCCGGCTCTTTATTCAGATCTTATTCTGTATCGCCGCCAGCACCCCGGTATCTCAGTTGCCTGGAATCGCACGGACAATGAACTCATGCTGTATTCAGATGCTGGCCGCCCTTGCCGCCCTGTTTACCGGCCAGATGTGACACCAGATATGGTCATATCCAAGAAAACGTGGAAAGATATGGCAGATATATTTGAGTTTATTGATGCCGATGAATCGGATACGATCAAGATTTCTATGGCACCCTTCTCGAAATCTGAACCTTCCGAGATCCATGGAATATTCATGCTGTCTCCCCTATCTGCTGTCATCCCCTTTTCAGACCACAATCCAGGAACACGTGTAGCCTTCTCGTGCGCCCAAAGTCGGCAGGGTGCGTCATGGTATCACTCAAATTTCAATAAGCGCTTTGATACCATAACTCTCATCCTAAATTCTCCCCAGCGCCCAATCTGCGAAACATGGATGTATCCTCATGTCCTTGGTCGTGGAGGCTGCTTGCCATACGGATTTAATGCGATTGTGGCGATCTCCATGTATTCAGGATACAATCAGGAAGACTCTATCATTCTGAACCAGTCGGCTATGAAGCGTGGCCTGTTTTCAACAACATATTACCACTCGTATAACGTGGTGGAAGACATGACAAATGAAATGGAGGGGCTCCACACATTGTTTGGAAACCCGGCAAAGCAGGGACTCAAACTAAAAGCTGGGAAAGACTACTCCAAACTTGATGATAACGGTATTATTCGTCTGGGGTCGGAAGTAGATGATGATACAATCCTGGTGGGAATCATATCAGGACAGTCAGATTCATCAACAGCAGCAAAGAGGGGACAGCGGGGACGAGTGGATGGAATCCAGATGTTTACGGTCACTCGTGGTCTTGGTAAGAACAAGGTGACGTTGAACGGTGTCAAGATCCGTATCGCCGAAGCCCGTACTCCAATTCTGGGGGACAAGTTCAGTTCTCGTGCGGGACAGAAGGGAACTGTGGGTATGATTATGCCTGAAAACGATATGCCGTTCACGGCTAAGGGACTGCGACCTGACATTATTCTGAATCCTCACGCAATGCCTTCACGCATGACAACCGGACAGTTACTTGAATCATCGGCATCCCGTATTGGTGCTTCTCTGGGCGCCCTCATTGATGCGACTCCTTTTTCGGCTCGGGATCAAACAGTAGAGTATCGTGAACTCCTTCGCAGGATTGGACTGGAATCTGGGGGATCAGAAATCATGTATAATGGCATGACTGGAGAAATGATGGAGATGGAGATTTTTGTGGGACCCACATACTACATCCGCTCGAAGTTGATGGTGGAGGACAAGATCAATTACCGAGATACAGGTGCCAAGACGCTTCTCACCCACCAGCCGCTGGAGGGACGGTCGGCTGGAGGCGGACTGCGTATCGGAGAAATGGAGCGTGATGCCTTGATCGCACACGGTGTTTCAGGGTTCATTGAAGAGTCGTTCATGAAACGGTCCGACGAGCATGAAGTTATTTTCCAGAAAGAGACGGGACTGCTTGATAGCACTGGAGAGGGTGAAGTTGGAGTTTTACGTATGCCGTATGCGATGTCCCTGTATATCAAGGAGCTCGAGTCAATGCATATTCGTACAAATATTATAGGCGTTTAAGAGTATGACGGGTGATATAGGTAAGAAGATGTACGTCATTAAACGGGATGGACGTCAAGAAGAGGTCTCGTTTGATAAGGTCCTTCACCGCATCCAAAAGTTGGCTGTTGGACTCGAGCATGTTAATCCTGCCCTAGTCGCACAGAAGGTTTGTAACCAAATTCAGGATGGTATCAAGACATCCGATCTCGACGAGTTCGCCGCCGAGACTGCTGCAATGATGGTGGGTCGTGCGCACCCCAATTACGGTAAGCTTGCTGCTCGGATTGCGATTGATAACCATCACAAGAATACTCCTGATACATTCCAGGAGTGTGCTGAACGTCTGTGTGGAAAGGGCATTGTATCGCAGAAGATCTGCGAGGTGTCCCGTATGCAGGGGATCCAGGAGATGATTGATTATGAGCGTGATTTCGAACTCTTTGATTACTTTGGATTCAAGACGCTGGAGAAGAGTTATCTTCAGAAGATTGATGGTAAGGTTGTTGAGCGCCCCCAGCATATGTGGATGCGGGTAGCAGTCGAGATTCACACGGACGAGTTTGCGACCGAGCATTACGGCTACCCCGTCCAATATGTCCCCAACATGCGCCGTATTGCTGAGACGTACGATGCTCTATCCAAGGGGTACTTTATCCATGCAACCCCTACCCTCTTCAATGCTGGAACCAACCATACGCAGCTGAGCTCCTGCTTCCTGCTGGATATGAAGGAGGATTCTATCAAGGGTATCTACGAGACACTTGGGGATTGCGCCCAGATTTCCAAGTGGGCTGGAGGTGTGGGTCTGGCAATCCACAAGATCCGTGCCAAGAACTCCAGAATCGCTGGAACTAACGGGGCCTCTACGGGCATTGTCCCGATGCTGAAGGTATTCAACGATACTGCTCGCTATGTGAATCAGGGTGGAAAGCGCAACGGTTCGTTTGCCGTCTACCTTGAGCCATGGCACGCCGATATTGAGGATTTCCTACGTCTCAAGCTGAATACGGGTGCAGAAGAGGACCGGGCTCGTGATCTCTTTTACGGTATGTGGATTTCGGATGAGTTCATGCGCCGTGTCAAGGAGGACAAGGAGTGGACGCTCATGTGCCCCAACGAGTGCCCTGGTTTGGCGGACGTTCACAGCGAGCAGTTCACTGCTCTCTATCGCAAGTATGAGGCAGCGGGCAAGGGTCGGAAAACAGTTCCTGCTCAAAAGCTATGGCAGATGATCCTGGACGCCCAGATCCAGACGGGGACTCCCTACCTGTGCTACAAGGATGCTGCGAACTACAAGTCGAATCAGAAGAATCTCGGAACCATCAAGTCTAGTAATCTGTGCTCGGAAATCATGGAGTATACAGATGCGGGCGAAACAGCAGTCTGTAATCTTGGTAGTATCTCCCTTACCAAGTTTGTCCGAGAAGATGGAACGTATGACTTTGAGGCTCTCCGGCATTATACGGCGATCTTAGCTCGTAATCTGGATATTGTGATTGATCGTAATTATTACCCTACTCCCGAGTGCAGGGCTTCCAACATGCGTCATCGACCCATCGGGATCGGCGTACAGGGTCTTGCGGATGTCTTTGCCAAGATGAAGATTGCCTGGTCGTCATCTGAGGCCGCAGATATTAATCGCCGGATCTTCGAGCATATCTATTATTCCGCTCTTCACACCTCCTACAATATCGCACTGGATAAGGAGTCGTATCCCTCATTCGAAGGATCCCCTGCGTCTGAAGGTATTCTCCAGTGTGATCTGTGGCGTGTAAATCCGGTGACCGATGATCTTGATTGGAAGGGTCTTCGCCAGAAGGTGAAGAAGTGTCTCCGCAACTCCCTCTCCATCGCCCTGATGCCTACGGCGTCTACCTCGCAAATTCTCGGGAACAATGAGTGCTTTGAACCGTTCACCTCGAATCTGTATGTCCGTCATGTCCTAGCTGGCGATTTCATCGTGATCAACAAGTATCTCATCTCTGAGCTGGTAGATCTGGGTGTTTGGACCCCAGAATTGCGAACTGCTATTATTGCGAACAATGGCAGCGTACAGAATGTGGCTGGTATTCCGCCGAGCGTTCAGGAGCGCTATCGCACCGCATGGGAGATTCCTATGAAAACAATTATTGATATGGCTGCTGATCGTGCTCCGTTCGTATGCCAGTCCCAGTCGCTCAACCTGTTTGTCGCTGATCCGTCGTATGCTCGTATTTCCAGCATGCACATGTATGCGTGGCAGAAAGGACTCAAGACGGGGTGTTACTATCTCCGAACCAAGGCGGTCGCCTCGGCACAAAAATTCACTGTTGAACCTGAGGCTCGTTCTCAGCCCGACTGCCTCACCTGCTCTGCGTAAAATCTTCTCCAATGAAGTATAAAACAAATGAGCTCCCTGTCCCCTGCCGACTTTGGTGCTGCTTCTCCTTCCGTTGGCGGCCGCCGCCGCCGCTCCCGCCGTGGAGGTGACGAGCTCGTTGCGGGCCGTCGCCGCCGCTCCCGCCGTGGAGGTGACGAGCTCGTTGCGGGCCGTCGCCGCCGGCACCGTGGAGGTGCTGACATGCCCGCCCCGCCGCCGGCGGAGGTGAAGGAGGATGCCGCCCAGCTCGCTGGTGCGGATGCCCCCAAGACGCTCGAGGGTGGCCGCCGCCGCCACACGAAGGCGAAGAAGGTCGCCAAGGCCCTGCTGAAGCTGTCGAAGAAGCTGGGTGCCCGCCGCCGGGGTGGCAGCTCGATGTACTGAACAACCAACCTGTTTAGCATTTTTTAGGTAGAGCAGTTGCTCTTCCGCTAAAAATGTTGGTTACTGTTGCTGGTTCTGCTTTAGATACTCTCCCAGCGTGGAGAGCATAGTAAAAAGATCTTCGGTGAATCCGTAGTGGCACCCGTTTGGTTCCGTTCCTGGTGGAACCCTGCGACTAGACGTTGTGCGAGGATGTACCAGACTCACAATGATTTCCTGTGGAGACAGTTCAATACAGTGCTTTTCACGCCCCTTGATAAATAGATCGCCCTCTGCGATCTTAATATCTTCCGGGAACCCCTTCTCTTCCCAGAACGTTTTAGTGTAACACATCGTTGCCTCTGATACCCGCATAGACTGCGGCAGACGTATAGGTGGAATATTCACAAACGATATGTAATTCGCAATATCGTAGGATGGTAGGACGGTGCAAAACGCACATTCCTTCTTGGCTCGCAGCATCATAGACACACGAAAGAGAATGCTATTGGGAGGATAGATGTCGTCATCATCCATATGGATAATCACTGGGAACTTGGCAAGCCGAGCACCGAGATTACGCTTCCATGCAATTGTTTTTCCAGCCATTTCTAGAACGTAACGAGCATACGGAATATGCTTGATAAACTCTTCACATGTATCCTTGCCGTCGTCGATGATAATCCATTCTAGTTTGTCTTTGGGATAACACTGAGAGTCTACAGCGCCCGCACAGATCTCCATGAACTTCTGGCGATCACGAGTTGGTGTCACTATTGTGACACCGGGCAACTGGTCTTCTGGAATTGCCGTATTGTCTACAGAGAATACATCTGCTGTAGTATACAGTTTCAGAAACTCCTGCATATGTTTCGTCCATTCCGTCTGACGAGCAAGATACTTGTCGGCATTTGTGTTCCCCATCTGCTTCCGCTCCTTGAATGTCATGGCCGCATACTCTTCCAGCGCAACGACTACCGCATCTGGGGTTGTCTTGCAAATCACACCCAGACATTCGGGGTGAGGAACAGTCTGCTCGGTGTTTACCCAAACTGTCTCATACCCAAACTCTTTAAAGGGCAGAATATCGTTCAGCAGAAGGATGGAACCTGTAGATGCCGCCTCGTTAACAGCGTGGCCGAACCCTTCAGCCCCGGAGCAGCAAATAGCCAGTCCACACTCCTGGACGAGTAGATCATACTCCCCCTGCTTCAGGGTAGAGGAATGAAGGACAATATTTGATGTCAGAGCTTCAGGAACATCAACTCGCAGCCGACTTCCATCATAAACAATGTGGAGTTCAGGGAGTTTCACATCCTTGGCAACAGCGAGAGCATACGCATCCACAATCAGTTGGGGGTGCCGATAGATGTTCTTACCTGTGAGAACAAGTGCCTTGTGAAAGTTCTTCTTTTCAGGGATACCCTTGGCAATCGACGTCCAACCAATATATTTCACGTTTGGATGAAGATCCTTGAAGATCTCCACTGCCTCGTGCGTCTTACACCAGATCTCATCGAGAGACGCAAGGTAAGGAATCCAGGTCTTATACGTCCACTCGGGATTCGGGATGAGAACGTTCCGAGCAGCATAGGTGAATAAGGACGGGTTCAGGACTTCTAGGAACACGTTTATTTCAGCTTCGGGGCATTCAGGCTGTGCGTTCAGGATCCGCCGGAACTTCACAGTCTCATCTGCAGAAAACCAAATACCCTGTAGCAAATCAGCATCTTGGGAAAGACCGGTTTGGTTGCGGTGCGTTGATACGATATTGATTCGCATCTTGTCTTCTTAGTGTTTCCTTCGTTTAAGTGTTCCCCTGATTTGACGAGGGATACGTTTAGCCGTCTTAGCTCGTAGTTTCATGATAGTCAAATACTCCGCCCTACTTGGTTTTCGAGAACAGGGGTGAAGAACTATTTGGCGATCATAAAACCATTCGGTTGGCTGGCCCGTCCACGTCCAGAATTCGTCAATAGTTTCGATGTGCGGAGCAGTCTCAATATCGGCAATAAACTTGTCCGTGAACTCAACACACTGGGGATGTGTATCCCCGAACCCGTAATGGATATCAAACAGTTCAGAACATAATTGGCCGTAAAGAATCTGTATGTCACGGCGCACCGGGTTCCATACAAGTTTATCGACGGGACGGAAGGTATCCCACCCTGCGTCCCACACGAGAAGTTTATTCCCATCTTTTCCGTAAATTCGGTCTCCGAACTTTACGATCATTACTAGACAACAATCTAAAAGAAAGCCTTGAATTCCGCACTTTTCGTTCCGTAAATGTGAGGATTGATCGGGCGGCTGATCTGATCTGGGTAATTGAGGTTCTGACTGCGATTGTAGAGCCACATATTGATAGATCCGAGAATATCGTCCACGCAGAACTTCAGGACACGCTCATTGAGATCTTCTAACTCCTTGGCGGCGTTCTTCTCGTCATTGATCTGATACTGGAGGTAGTAGGCACGCATAATTGTCTTGAGATCGTCGGGGCGCTGCTTGTCAATCACATGTTTGCGTTCGCTCTTTTCCCATACACGGTAGCGAATCTCATCCTGTAGGTGCTGGATATTGGCATCCGAGAAAAAGGACTGGTTGAGAGGTGTTGCGGTGTGGACCCGGATCACCGCCTGCTGCTGGAATGTCGAACCGTACGCCAGCTTCGGATCTTCGTAGTGTGTAGAAAAGAGCTTGAACGCCTGTGTATCCTGCGTCTCGGGATCGACTAAGTTGGGGACGAACCCGGTGTGCTTTGGGGCACTCCGGATAGCTGTGTCTACGTAGTACTCGTTGAGGTCGCCTGTCCGCCGGGGATAGATTTCGCCATTCTGAGGGGCAGGCATGTCTTATCTTTAGTTTGGGATGATTTTTTGTATGTTTGTCGTGTCTGGTTCCATCGTTGTGACATCAAGAACAAATGTTGCCTGGGCGTTCAAGTTCATGAGGGGGATCACATAGTCGCCCTTCAGTGTTCGTCTATTCGCAAATGGAATACTTGGCGGGGCACTTGTATACTGCTGAAGACATACACGGGACAGTGTTGTGATCAACGAACGAATAGTGGAGAGTGCGTTTGACATACCTGCGAATCCAGCAACTTTGGGAACTGCGGTGAAAGATGTTCCAACACTGAAAAGAGATGATGATACCGGAGGTGTAAAGTCTGTTCCGCAGATATCTGTCACCAAGAAGTTGTTCGACATCAAGCTAAAGAAGGAAGAGAGGGCAGTGCTACAGGATGGATCTGATGAGATCTGTGTGAGGGCAGGTGAATAAAATGTAATCTCGTCACCCACCCGAATATCTGTTGTCAGGAACGCATTGCAGTCGCCAAACGTCAAGTTCGATGATGATTGGGTGACAAAGAACTTCACCTTACCAATATTCGTGGTATCCAGCACAAAATCAATGACGCTAAGATTATCAAGCTGAGAAAACACATCACCAGCTGGGTTCCATAACTGGATATTCGCATTTGACATTTTTGACATTGGAGGATCGAACTTATACGACTCATTCGACCATGAATAGTAATCGGAATATTGTCCGGGGTAGTTGCCAGTGCCCGTATACAAATTGCGAGTATTCTGAGTTAGGACAGTAAACGACTGCTGGACTATCTGTGATCCTCCCAGGTATCCTCCTTTCAGGTTCTGAATCGTCATTAAAATATACGGTTGGGAATGGAAGGACATAGGATAATCGATAACAGACGAAAAGGCGGTGGGGCGGTACGGCTGAGTTGCTCTTACAGGAAGAATCGCACGGGACAGTTTGATTTCAGATACGTTTGACAATGCAAGTTGCGTAGAATATGTATACTCGTTTGTTCCATACTGTTTTGGCTGAATATCAATTCCAACTTGTGCGCCCCTCGGTTGAGCTGCATCATAGGTAGGGTAGAAGTATACCTTGGTGTTTGGATCCGTGTATACAACCGGTGTAGGAGAATGAACGAGTTGCCCGTTGACTAACACGATTTTCCAGCCATAGGATGGACGAACAAGACCTTGATTAAAGTTATTGTAATAGGACGGAATCTGTGCCCCGGGAGGAAATGCCTGTGGTGAATTGTTGGGAGTCAGAGTAGCTCCAGAAAGTGCTCCAGACCCCACCTTGGGCGGAATTGTTGGACTTTCCCATGCGGCCAATGGAATAGTAGGATTGTTGAAAAAGAAAGGAGTTTGTGGACCTGCTACCTGCTGTGGAGCCTGGGTTCCAAATGAAAAAATGTTCGAGTATGCGTCTGGCTGAACCGTCCAGTCCCGACGTGCAGAATCAATAATAACATTACGAGTTTTCGGGACCATATCTGGAGGATCTTGAACTGGAAAGTCATCCTCTTCCCGATCTCGTTGTTTGAGTTCATCAATGGTTAGTTGTCGATCACCCGTTGATGTAACTGTCTGCTGTCTCTGCCCTGCCGGAAGAACCTCCTGCTGATTTCTGGACGTCTCCTGGAACGCAACTCTAGGATCAAAATTATAATCTTCACGTGCTTCTGCATCGGCGCCTGCGAGAAGCCGTTGATACTGCATTCTGTCTACTTATCTCTTACAAGGTGAGATTCTCTAAATCCACAACCCACAACTGTGAGGGAGTTGTGCCCTCAATCTCGGTGATCCGAGTCCGGATACGGTCCAGCTCCGCCTGGTGCTTCTGGACGTTCTCGAGGGTCATACTGCTGAATGGCAGCTTGAGGAGATCGGGAATATCTGTGAGTTCGTGCTTCTCGAGGATCCCTACACACTCAGCATGCGGCTTCTTGCGGAGATCGATCTGATCCTCACACATCAGGGTCAGGAACTTTACAACACTGGAATGCCACGGCAGCTTACCACGAAGTTCCTTCAGCATGTTCGACTTGCGATCGCCATACAGCGCCAGACGAGTTGCGGCATACTCAGAGAGAATCTCATTGACCGATACGAACTTACGGATCTTGCCGTGACGATCGAATGCGTGCATGTTCGACAGGCGGATACGGGATGAGAGACCCAGCTTCTTCTCGATCTCGGCGGGTGTCATATCATCTTTCATAACAATCTCGAAGTTGATATCCACGTCCGTCGACGTGTCCGTGTAATCCTTCACAATCTCCTTCTTCTCGCACTGAGAATCGAGGAAGGCTTTGAAGTCGGACGTCCAGTACTCGATCGGCAGATCACGAACCAAGACGGTCTTGGTCTTGGCATTATAGGAGTAGTCGGCCGTGACATCATAGCCATCGTCACGGAGAATGACTGTGCCCTTGAATCCACGATACCATGGGGTCAGGTGGAATCCAGACATATCCTCGCCATCCTTCAACCACCGGAGTAGCAGGCTACGAATGACTGTGGGATTGTACGATGGAATATACGTAGAATACCCTGTGCCAATACCACGAGCACCGTTGATGAGAAGCATCGGCAGAACCGGAGCATACCACTCTGGCTCCACCGACAACCCATCGTCGTCACGATACTTCAGACACGGGAGATCGTCGAACGGAACTAAGTTCTTCATGTAGGGTTGGAGGTAGGTGAAGATGTAACGGGACGCAGCTGAGTCCTTACCGCCTTCCAGACGAGTGCCGAACTGACCCTTCGGGACCAGCCACGGCAGATTGTTGGAGCCCACGAAGTCCTGGGCCATACCAATAATAGTTTCATTGAGTGACATCTCTCCATGATGGTAGCCAGCGTGCTCGGAGACGTAGCCTGCAAGCTGTGCGACCTTGACTTTGGATGTCAAGTTACGCTTGAGACATCCGAACAAGATCTTGCGCTGCGATGTCTTGAGACCGTCGATCGCACTCGGGATCGAGCGCTCGAGGTTGTAGTGTGAGAAGTGGATGAGATCTCGGTGGACGAACTCCGCATACGGCAGGGTTCGGTCAGGCTTTGGAATCACGATGGCAGCAGCATCGTGACCCTGCAACCACACTTTACGATCGTCAGCCCGAGCCTTGTTGAAGGCCAAGTCAATCGCCTCTGAATCTGCGTCGGCAGTGTAGCGGAACTGCGTGACATTCATGTTCTTGAAATATTCCTGAGCCTCCTCACGTGTCGAGGTACCAAGACCCTTGTAATACTGGATCGCCCAGTTGCCTGGAGCCGACGTCTTCCACTGATCGTACTCGAACTGTGTGTAGAACGTCCGATTCTCCTTGCCCTTTGTTGCCTTCACGATCGGCGTAGCCATGTAGGTGAGGAACCCCGGGATCCGGAACAGTTCCGTCCACAGCTCATGGAACAGATTGATGAGAAGACCACGGATATGTGATCCGTCGTAATCCTGATCGGTCATAATGAGAATCCGACCATACCGCAGGCTCTTGATGTCGGTGTACGTCTTGCCCGACTCCAGACCCACGATCTTCTTCAGCTCGGCGATTTCCTTTGCCAGCTCCACCTTGGACGCTGACGAGTCCTTGACGTTCATGATCTTCCCCCGCAGTGGGAACACGCCGAAAGACTGGCGTTGATTCTTCGTAAGGCCGCTGAGAGCCATTGCCTTTGCCGAATCTCCCTCTGTAAGGATGAGGGTACACTCGGCGGAGCGGGCTGTGCCTGCGAGGGCGGCGTCGTCGAGCTTCGGGATACCATATATTTTAGAACTCTTCCGTCCATCGCTCTTCTTATTCTCCTTCTCGTCCTTTTCTTTCTGTGCTACCACCAGCTTATCTACCAACTCCAGCTTGGAACGCACCTTCTTGAAGAACTCTTCGGGCAGCTTGCACGTCGAGCCGAATGCACTGCTCTTCGTCGTGAGAGCCTCCTTTGTCTGGGATGTGAATGATGGGTTCTCAATTGCGGCAGTCACCCATACTGCCAAGTTCTCCTTGATAAGCGACGGCTTCACCTTCAGTTTCTTCTTCGTCTCCAAGAACTCCGTCAAATTGGATACGATCTGATTCAGAATGTAGTCCACGTGGGTCCCGCCCTTGGACGTCCATATACCGTTGACGAACGATACTTGAAGAAACCCATCTGTCGGCGTATCGGCCACCACCACATTCCACCGATCGCTCGTGTGAGCCGCCACTGGCGTGGTGACGAACTCCCCCGCATACGCCGTAAGGTCACGGCACTTGATGAGTGTCTTCTCCTCCCCGTGCTTCCAGTGGACCTTGACATCCTTACCCACCGTCATTGCCAGATCGCTCGCACGCCGACGGAAGACGCCCAGCAGTCCCTCAGTAATCTCGGTCATCTTGAACCGGCCGAAGTCGGGCGTCCACGAGACGCTGACATACGGCTTGGACTTGCATGCTGTGATCTTGGGCTTGTTGACTACCGTCATGTTGTTCTCCCACGTCTGCGTGTACTTCTTACCTGAGATCGCATCCACGGTCTCCACCGTCAGCGACTTCGCAAAGATATTCGCCAGCTTTACGCCGTAGCCGTTCTTCCCGCCCACCAGCTTCTTCTCGTCCTTGTCGTAGTTCGTGGAGGTGAGGAGCTCGCCAAACACTAGTTGCGGAACCCACACTTTGTACTCCGGGTGCTCGGCTACCGTGATGCCCTCGCCGTCGTTCTCCACCGTGATCGTCTTGTTGTCAACCGAAACTTCGATTGTGATATTCTTGACAGGATTCGCAGACCCTCTCTGGCGCATGCGGACAACCTGATCGTGGGCGTTCACCACGATCTCATCGAACAGCTTGTAGAAGCCAGGATTGAACGGAAGCGTCTGGAGCTCGAACTTGTCCTCTTTCACAACGTACATCTCCTCCTCTGATGTCTCGATAGACCCGATGTAGGTGTCGGGGAGTGATAGAATGTGCTCACGGTGCGTATGCTTCTTGTATGCCTCTGCCATTTCGATGGTGTGTGTACCCCCCCACCACCTTCAAAAAGTCCAGTCCGTTTTACACAGAAAAACCATATTCATGTAAATGCCACCAGCAAGGGGAAAGAAATCAAAGAAGACGGAGGAGCCTGCTGTCGAGCTTCCTCCTGTGATCTTTTTTCTGCGAATAGGGAAGGACTTTGATTTTGAGGAGGAGCGAGTCGATATTCCTGCGCCTACAGGTGCCGGTCTAGAGTATTCTGATATTCTTCTTAAGACAGAAGCCCAGGAACGCCGGTTTGATGAGTCAGTCGTCCATGACCTGATGTCGAAGTTTTCTATTCAGACATCCTATCCTCCCGGCTCATCGTGCCTGTGGTGCTGCCACACCTTTTCGGGAGAATCATTCGTGATTCCTACCCATTACGACGTGTATACGAACATGTATACTGCTGAAGGAAACTACTGTAGTCCTGAATGTGCTCTGTCCTACATTTATCGTGAATCTGGTCTCACAGAATCAGACAAGTGGCTTCGACATTCTCTACTGCGAACGCTCTATCATCCCCTTTACATGAAACACGATATACAACCCGCACCCGACAAGCGAGTTCTCCGAATGTTTGGTGGAAATCTTGATATTCAGCAGTATCGTGAATTTGTTCAGCACTGTACAAAACCTCTTCAGCTCGCAATGCCTCCGGTTCGACTGTATATGCCCTCTGTAAACACACAATCATCAGTCCGTGATGTCAAGTCCTATGTATCTCTATCAAGCGAGACTGTGAATAAGGCTTCCCAGCAACTCCGCCTGAAACGGTCTAAGCCAGTTCACGAAGGCATTCCCACGCTTGACAAGTGTCTCACGGCGTTTGGCTCTCCACGATGAAATATTCGAACACAACAATGACATCTCTCGGAGATCTCCTCAAGATGTCAATGCTCTACCAAGTCTTGATGACGACGGGAAATAGTTTTCGTCCTCTCCTAGCCCTTGTAGGTCTATCACTCTACGAGCGGAGCATGACACTCTACCCTACGTGGTCCTCTTTTATCCAGACAACATTCCGTACAGCTGGGGAAATAGCCGATGAACGCAAACCTTCCGCCGTGATCGAGTGTGAACGTGGCTCACCTCCTCCCACGAAGGGCGGACAGGCCCCTCTATTTATGACCCGCATGGATGCCATCATTCATTATGTCGCATGCTCCCCCGCCACCAAACGTTTGCTCTCCATCGCCAACCATGACTACCTCCCATACGAATTTGAGTCTGTGCGACTGGACGAGGACATTTACTTCAAGCTCACCCAGGTCGACGTGGACGACGGAAACATCAAGAATATCAAGTTCCAGATTTTTTGCTACAACCACCCAATCCAGACCCTGCAGAAGTTCGTGGACTCCTGTAACCAGGATTATGAACGCCGGATGCTCAACAAGCTGGGGAATGATCTCTACTTCTTCGATCAGATGGTCGACAACAAGAAACGGAAATCTAACCAGAATCCCCTTCCCAACACATTCTTGGTGTATACCAAGCACAAGTTCTCCACGACCCGCACGTTTGAGAACGTTTACTTTGAGCAGCAACCGGAAGTGAAGAAACGTGTCAATTTTTTCCTGGAGAAGCGGTCCTGGTATGAACGCAAGGGTATTCCGTATACTCTGGGTTTCCTGTTTCACGGAGACCCGGGAACCGGTAAGACATCAGAAATCAAAGCCATCGCCAACGTTGCCCGTCGTCATCCCGTAAACATCCAGCTCTCGGAAATCAAGACCAAGACCCAGCTTCGCCACCTGTTTTTCAGCGACGATATTCATGTGTATAACGGCAACACCCTGGAGAAGTATACCATCCCCATCTCTGAGCGTGTCTATATCATTGAAGACGCCGACGCCATGGGCGATGTTCTTCTGAAGCGGGAGTGGAAGCGTCCTGAGCCTGCGCAGGCACCCAAGGATCCGTTTGCCCCCGAGATGGACGATGATATTATCAAGGACCCTATCGATCTTTCGTTCCTCCTGAACCTCCTTGACGGAACCCTGGAGTCGTCTGGCCGCATCATGGTCTTCACCTCCAATTTCCCCGAGCGATTTGACCGTGCTCTCATTCGTCCCGGTCGTATAGATATGATCGTCCATTTCAAGAAGTGTTCTCGGACCGTCCTGAAAGAGATGATTGAAGGATTTTATGATATTGAGGGTGGTGTGACCCACACCCTGTTTGATGATGCTGCGATGGATGAGAAGTGGAGTCCCGCCGAAGTCAACCAGATCCTGTTCCGCAACTTTGAGAATCCACAGCAGGCGATGGATGAACTACATACTCTGGAATCGTCCACTCCCCTTCTCAAGCAGCAGCTGGAGCTGGAGGAGACCCCGATTTAAATAGGGACATCGCAAAGGCAATTGTGGCAGGTGGCAGGTCAAATATCATAATGTATACGAGTGCGGCAATCATGATTGACGAGGCAATACCAACAACACTCAGAGTCCAGGCAGTGAGTCCTCCAGTTGACGAGTTTACCACAGATGCTAACATTCCAGCCACCGGGACTAGAAACGGGATAAGAATGAAGGTAGAATAAGCACCGATGGCGGGATACTTTTCGAAGACCAACGATTCAAGAGCGAACCATGCTGCTCGATAGTATATGAGGATCAGAATATGTGTGAATGCGAACAGTAGAAGTCCGTTCGCAGAGTTGACTACAGGGCCAGGGGCATCAGTAGCCTCCTGTTCGGGAGGGACATCGGCAATGGGGTCGTCGGTATTATCCGCCATCCGAATCTATTATGTATTGAAGACAAGATTTGCTTGTCCGTTTGTAACCTTGAGGAAGTTGTAGGATTCAATATACACCGTGGATGAATATCCATTATATTGAATTTGTAGGTTTGTAGGAGACGGGTAGACCGTCAATGTTTGTCCGGCCTGTATCAGCGGAGGAATACCAGGAGCAGGTGAGATTGTAGCACCGTCTGGGACCGGTGTAGGGGTAGAACTGAGAGCTGTATCTTTTATAATACATACTGGGATCTGAGATACAACCCCCGTTTGGACGATTGGTGGAACCAAGAGAGTATGTTTAAATGAGGTCTTGTTAAACATGGAACCATTTGCACTTCCCGATGGCTGTGTGATTGTATCTGGATCAAGAGCGAATGAGTAGACATTGATGCCTGGCAGAGCAACTGTATCACCCTCAGAAAAACGGTAGTTCTGAATATTACGGAAAAAATTAATGTTCTTGGTGACAAAACGGTCAGTTCCATCAAACACAAGTCGACCCTCCTGAAGAATATCTTGTGAGTTCATCGAGTTCAATAGCTGGATCCCTGTAGAATACCACTGGTCGGGTGTAGCAGGTTGAGTTAATGTAGGGAGAACAGATGGGTATGTCTGTACTGGCGGGTAATAAATTGAATCCCAGTTTGTGTAATTATCCCAGTCATTCAGGAGTGCACGATCTTCACGCTGAAAAAGGAATACAACACGAGTACACAAGTTATACATTGGAATTGAGGTATCGTTGTATCCGTACAGATTGTGATTTTTGACAAATCGCACCTGCGTCATCAAGAACGAACGTTCATAAGAGGCAATGTGCGCACGTTCCGTATCTGTTAGGAAAACATAATTGGCTTCAACATATGGATCCAGATTCCAGTTTACCAAGGATGCGTTCGTGGGATTCCCCATCGTATCGGGATAGGACAAATAGTTTTGGATTCCAAGGAAGGAGTCTCCTGGGTTTCCAGTAATCCGAGTTTGAAACGTTGGGTTGGTGGAGGCCTTTCCACGGGTATCGAGAATGGTAAATAGTTCATAGATATTGCGGAATGTGACTTGGATCACAACTTCTGTGAGGGGTAGAGATACAAGGGGTAGAGACTGACCGATCTCTTCACAAAACCAAAACGATAGTGGAATTGTCAGTTGGCGGCCCCGAATAGAGGGAGCAGGGGGCGCACTGTTTGTAGCAGAGATATTGATGGCGTTGGGATACTGGTTCATACGACCCGGAGCATTGGCGGGATCATACATATCTGGAGTATTGCCTACCATGACATCCAACTTCGCCCGTTCTGTCCGGTCGCTCTTAAGATAACTGTGAACCTTCATCCATTCTCCAGTCACAGTACATATAACATTGCCGTTGAAGAGAACAGAGGCACTTTCGATCATATTGAACCCGAGATTACGGCTCCATTGGAAAGCTGTTTCGTATGCGAGGCTGGTATTTGGATCGAATCCGGACAGAGGGGACCAAACATCTGGAATCTGCACGCACATATAGCAGTCGTGTAGAAGATCCGCATACCGAGGAACAGGGAAGTTAAATGTCTTCTTGCCAGCCCCTGGGAGAGTTGTGTCTGTGATGTTTGCGACATTCAGATGAAAATGCTCCATCGCAAAGTTGGTGGTTCGCTTATACATCTTCGTAAAATACGTCATGGAAGGATTGCCATTGACGAATACATTTTGGGCGCCAAAGCCTGTGAGTTGAATGAGGCCGCCGGGCATACTATATTATCTTATAGGGTATGATTAATGTATCGGAACTTGCCGTATATCGTTATTGGCATACTTGTCATCCTTGTTCTTATTCACTCGTACATGAGCGTTCGCTTCGGATACGACTGGATCGGGACACAGACCCGCAAGGTGATTCAAAAGGCATACACGACCAGCAATTCGGTTCATGAACTCTATCCTATCCCCCCTGTTCCGTTTATGGACCGGTTCTCAGAATATACCAAGATTCCCAAAATGAAAGAAAGCGGGACAGCTCCGGGCATGGTATATTACTGAGGGTTGTTGATGAAGGCATTCGTAGCAATATTCATATTGAGCGTCCGCTTCTCACCCATTGCGCTTGACTGAACGAACCCTGTCGTGTTCGGCGTGCATGTAGGAACGAGTGATACGATTCCACGACCAATCTGGTTGTAAACTGCTCCAGCTTTGAATGTTGTATACGTAGACGCATACGCCCGCTTCTGATCCTGCGGAAAGTTCCTATAGTAGTTATTCACAGCGGTACGCTTACGCATTGTTGTCACTTCTGACGCACTCTTGAAGCGTGTCTGTTGGCTAAGAGCGATAGGAGTCGTCATTGTATTTACAGATAGAAAAGGTTAATCATAAAATGGCTCCTCCTGTTCGCTTTCTCCTGGTCTCTACCCACACTGAGCAGGTGACGGGGTACTCGAAGGTGTCGTACAATCTCCTGAAGCAGCTCGGGACTCTGTCTCCTCTTGTAAAGATCTTCCACTTCGGATTTCAGCGCACGCCTGCCCGTCTTCCGCAGCCTGCCCGCCCAATCAAGGGCGTGATTCAATATGATGCCGCTGCTAACGAGGACCCCAAGGAACAGGGGTTCGGGTTCAACAAGTTCAAGGAGTATGTGGAAACGGTGAATCCCGATATCATCATGATCTACAACGATCCTATTGTGATCAACCAGTTCATTCAGCAGATCAAGGAGGTCCAGAAGTCGTGGAAGCTCTGGATCTACCTCGACCAGGTGTACAAGGGTGCCGACATGGGTCTCCTCCGCAACATTGAGAATGCGGCTGACCGTATCATCTGCTTCACGGACACGTGGAAGCAGCACCTCATGACCCGCCTCACTACGCCCAATATCAAGATTGATGTCATGGAGCACGGTGTGGATACCCTGGTGTTCAAGCCCCTGTCGGACTCTGAGCGCAACGGTATTCGCAAGAACCTCAACATCCCCCCGAATGCCCGTGTGTTCCTCAACATGAACCGCAATTCCCAACGCAAGCGTCTTGATCTGACGATTATGGGCTTTGCTCGCCTGCTGAAGAAGTTCCCCGATCAGCCATTCCACCTGCTCCTTGTTACTGGTGTCAAGCCCGAGGGCGGGGCGTTCTACCAGCCTCTCCAGATCTACTTGAACGAGCTCGAGCTCCTGGGTCTCGATAATCTCAAGTATGGTACTCGTGTCTCCATTGTGGACACCACGCCGCCCACAGCTTACTTCAACGATGAGGCGATTAACCAACTCTACAACGTGGCGGATGTTGGTGTCAACACGTCGAACGGCGAAGGGTTCGGTCTGTGCCAGCTGGAGCACATGGCAACGGGTGCCCCGCAGGTCGTTCTGGACTTGGACTGCTACAAGGCTTTCATGACGGACGAGACGAGCGTGCGCTGCCCTCTCACCTCCTACTCGTATCTCCAGATGACGGCGGGTGTAGGTCTGACGGAGTATACCTCGACGGCAGAAGACGTTGCGTCTGCGATGGAGAAGGCAGTGGGGATGATAGGCCGTGAGACGTCGGATAAGTGTGCGGCCCTTGCTCGTTCTCGCCCGTGGTCCAAGATCTGTGACGAGTTCCTGGAGAGCATTCTCGAGAAGAAGGAGTAACTTAATCATACGTGAAAAACTGAATCCGATCATCCTTGAGTGTCCCTAATTTGAGTAGTCGTTGTTTATCCCCAAATGCCGACTCGTCAAAGACCTCGTGAGTATCAGGATCCACCAGGAAGAGAAAGTCCTTGATCTTGACTTTCTGAAGACGACGAGACCGTTTCATCATATTTTTGAGATACGAGGCATCCCGCTCATCATCCTTGATATTCGGATTAAATGCTAGATCCTCGCCTTTCGCCGTGCTGTCGAATCGCATACATTGGAGCACGGGCTTCTCACGTGAATGGAGTTTACGATGGATCTCGCAGTCGACAGCTGCCTGTTTAATGAGACGAGTAATCCCTGCTGTAATCCGCTCCTTTTCATACGAGACTTCGTAAAGGAACTCGTCGCTAGACATGAACGCTTCTGGCGCTCTCGATCCTTCGGGAGCATCATACTTCTTCGACCCAGTATCTGACCGTCGGATAGGGACAATATTGAATGCTGTATTGGATGCTGCCTGGGATGGGGAGAAGACGGAGACGTAAAAGGAAATACGGATCGTCCTCTCTTCAATCGGCACAGTCTCTACTGTAATAGATTCCGCAGTCAGGACCTGGCGGGTAGCGTGGGAACACAGGCGAATACCACGACCGATCACCTGATCGTGACGAGCGGGATTCCAGTGAGGTTCCATAATGTGGAGATGGCGGACATTCTTCAAGTTAATACCTTCTGCGCCGCTTGATGTTGCCATCAGAAGACACAGGAGTTTCTTCCCTCCTCGTTTCAGTATGCTCTCTTTCATGCTCCCCGAATGTTCTGGGTATACCGATTGGAGAGTCCGGTAGTCCTCATTAAACATTGCCAGTGTAATACCCAGCTCATCCTTGTCGATACCACCAGTGTAGAAGGAGTAGGCGGGTTTAGCAGGGTCCATATCGGGAGCTTCACGATACTTTCCTCCCTCTTTTATCAGACGGTAGCGCTGGTATCCGTTCGCATCCAGAATAGCCGCAAAAATCCCGAGTCCTTCGAGCTTGAGATACTGGGAATAGACAAACTGGTTCTTGAAGTTTTCGCCGCCCGTTGTCGCACGGACATTCAAGAGGAGTTTCCGCATCTTGGGTGAGAACGTTGCGAGTCCTTCGTCACGGAGATACTTGTCTGGGTTCTCACGTAGTTTAGCGAGAATCAGTGACTTCTTCTCATCTTCGTTATCTTCCTCCGCCTGCTCCCCTGCAAGTTGCCGGAAATCAGACGGAACCGCATAGTTGCATGCGAGGCGAGACATCACCCGATACGTCTTCATATCTTCGTTCAAGGCAGCTGGCCCTGTGCGTTTCTTAGAATCCTGCTGAATCTCTTTCCATCGCACTTCGAGGTATCGATTAAACTGTTCGTCGGACATTTCAACCTTTTCCAGCATCTTGTCATCATCTATCCGCTTGGGTAACATGCGCTCATCCGACCCCTTGTAGTAGGACACAAGTCCCTGCACCCGCTTCTGGAAAAGAAGGGCGTTCTTCACGTCCAGACCTTCAACGAACGTATTCATAAACTCCGCAAAGTCAGTGGGGAGGCATTCAAGGGCTTCACGCTTAATGTTTTCACGAGCTGCCAGAACACCGCCAGGAAACGTAGCTGCAAATGATTCACGGATGGTATCCACCCAGTCTCCGGGGGTCTTGTAGGTGACTGCTTCATCATACTGGACCGCAATTCGTTCACCCTCCTTGCTGTATACAGACTTGAAATGGCCTGGATTACGAGTGATTTGAATAGACCGCTTCACACTATTGAATTCAATTGTATCCACTTCCGGTAACTTACGGAAAAACGTCTTCATTCCCGCCTCGTCCCACGTCGGCATCTCTTTCACGGGAACTACAATGCGCTCGATGGGACCACGCAGAAGATTCAGGAGGTAGGCGATTTCGTTTGGGCGATTAATGAGGGGAGTTCCCGATAGGGCTACAACTTTACAGTCCTTGGCATAGTAAATGGAATCGTAGAGGCGTTTGCCGATGACAGAATTGTTGATTGTTCGAGAAATCAGGTTATGGGCCTCATCAATAATAACAACCGAGTTATCAAACGGATTGGATTTGAGGGGGTCGTCGTCCGGAACAATGCGACGAACACTTTCGCCTGTTAAACCATTGTAGTTGATGAAGGTATACCGATTCTTGATAAGATCATCAATCTGGGCGTCAATCCCCTGCTGTGTATCACGGGGTAGACTAGAATAATTTGAGTCTTTCCCCGGAACAGTTACAAAATACCGTCCCTTGCTTAGAAACTCATTGGAAATACCAAGAGCAAGTGCCGGAGCCTTGTCGGCTTCTGTGCGAATGATCCGAGCTTCCCAGAAATTGTTCTGGACGTAGATGGCATCTCCGCACTTCCGGATTTCCTGTCGGAAATTGTCCTGGAGAGAGGCGGGAAGCATGACCCATACTTTCTTGGTAGAAAGGAGAGACTCGGCAACGCCCACTGCCGAACATGTCTTTCCCGATCCTAAGCCGTGGTAGACAAGGAGACCACGGTAGGGAGTCTCGATCGACAGGTAGTCACGAACAAGTTTCTGGTACGGAAGAAGTTCACGAGTCGTTTTTCCAGTCTGCTGGAGACACATATCCACTCCATCGTCGTCGGGGGTAGGATCCTTCCTGTATTTCAAGAAGATTCGGGCAATATAGTCGGCAAAGGCTTTACGGTTCGGCAATACGAATGCCGTAGTCATATTGTATCAACAACGTAAATAAAATACGTTCATGATACAATGAATTTGGACGGCGATCCTCGTGTTTGGATGCTTACTATCTACCTCTTTCTAGTCTCGGCACTCCTATACTTCCGACCTGCTCTGGTGTTTGACGGTGGGCGTGTCCGTGAATTCGGTGCGGGGCGCAAGGAGTCCACAGTATTTCCCCTCTGGTGGTGGATCATTATGTTAGCTATTGCTTCTTACTTGCTGGTGCACTATCTACTACCGGTTTAACAGCCGGTGTTGATTCCTGGGCGGCCTTGATTTCAGCATCCTTAGCAGCCTTGCGATCCATCATATTCTGCTTGAACTTTGTGGCTTCGTCCATAGTGGGAATACACACGTCCCGTGTCGAGTCTCCAATAAGTCCATACATTCCCACCACGCATGCTAAGGTGAGGAAGTACCCAATCGAAATCCATCCAGCACGCTCGATCCCCCCGGTGGATGTATCAAAACTGCGATAGAAGCGATCAAACTGGACACGCAATATCTCAAATGACCGGATAATAACCCACGCAATTCCCGGGTATACCGCCCAGATGGCTCCGTATTTGGCATTCTTAGCAGGATCTACTTTCTGGCATTCGTGAAACGTAGCGGCGGCAGAGAATCCGAAACCTAGAAGAAAAAAGAAAGCATACAGCCCACAACCAACACCTACCATAATACCCCACTCACGTCCAGTTGTTAAAGCAAAAATAGCCATGTCCGTTCTTATTATTCCTTCGGGAGACGAACTTCAATCGTTTCAGCGAGGTTTGAAAGTGTCTGGAGCATTCCGTGTCGCTGTGTATACTGGGGCCTCGTCAGATTCATACAGTCTGCCATAGTCTTCCATCCGATTGCGGAGATCTCTCGCTTCTGCATGTTTGTGAAACGCTGGTGAATATCAATCTTGTCTGGTCGGGACAGGACTGCCACGAAATACTTGTGGCGGTACATGATTCCATTTGTTCCTGCAAACGTTTCTTCTAATTGAATACCAGACACTATCGTATACGATGAACGTGTAATATTCGTCTCCTCGAAGAATTCACGTTCAGCACACACCTGGTCGCTCTCACACTTGAGACGCCGACCTTTTGGGAATCCCCACTCAGGTTCCATATACACAGACGACGATGCGTCAATATCGGTCCGGACAGCATCAAACTTATCTTTTGCAAACTTCAGTTCGTATTCGTGTCGGTCCGAGTTGTTCCACAGTCGGGCCCAGAGTGCTTCAAACGTTTCAGACTTGATACGAGCAATCTCCTGCTGTGTCATGTTATCAAGAAGTATCCGAACATACGCCTTATCGGTAGGGTCAAATTTTCCTCGTATGAAATCGGTGTAGCACATACTGTCTTTGCGACGAACCATCAGAACCTCTACATCCTCGGGAATAAGAGGAAGCGTTGACGGGTCGCCGGGGTTTGTCAAGTTTCGAATAAGTATAATTCCGCAGGACAAGACTGGTTCGCCACAGTCTCGAAATGTATGTCCTCGTTGTCCACAGTTATTACAGAAGATTGTAGACATTTTCAGTTGGTCTATCTGCCAACTAGAGAATTTGGCTTCCGTTTTTACCTCTTCTTCTAATAATAACAATGAGCAACCCAAGTGCTGCCGCTGTATCTGCTGCTTCAGCTGCCAACCCGAGCGCTGCGGCTCCTACCCAGGTGTCTGGACCTGCAAGTGGTATTTCGTTTACACTGATGGTAGGTCCGACGATAGCTACTATCGTGTTTATTGTGGTGGAACTGGCCCTTGCTTATTATTACTTTGTGCGTGCCAGCACTGATCCCTTCCAGACTCGTGCCATGTGGTTCATCATCTTCACCCTAGTAGCGGCCCTCGTGATTTATGGAACGTATTTCCTCGTCCAGGGAACGTGGACGGTGCCAACCTGGTCTGGAACGGTCACACCCGCTGCCGGTGTAACAACCAACACATCGATGGTGATCCCGGGATCCTCCATCCCTGTCTCTGTTGGAACCAACGGTGGCAACTACGGAGTCCAGTGGTGGATGTTTATTCAGGACTGGAACTACAAGTTCGGTCAGGAGAAGACCATTCTCACTCGTGGAGCTTCGGGTGCTCTCAATCCCTACGTGTTCCTTGATGCGATTGACAACACCCTGGATGTCAAGATCAACTTGATGTCGGGAGGCGCTGGTTCTAGCGGATCAAGCAGTCCTGCTCCTGTAGGATACTCTGGTGGTTCGACAGATGATTCCTACACGTGTAAGGTCAAGAATGTGCCTCTCCAATCATGGTTTGCTGTGTCCCTGTCTGTGAGCAACCGCAATGTAGATATCTACCTCAACGGCATGCTCGTCCGGTCGTGCCTGCTCCCGGGTGTCCCCAAGGCCCCTCGGGGAGATGCGGGTGTCATGACAAATGGCGGATACTCTGGCAACCTGGCGGCACTCAACTTCTATGCTGGTGCTCTTAACCCCTCAATGGCAATGGCGTTCTACCAAGCGGGCCCTCCCCCGGCGGCTGTTGCCCAGACCGTATCCGCATCAACAACCCCTACAAAACCATATGTCGTGAAATTGGCAGTTGTTGACCCGACAGGACAGGAATTAAACAAGTATACATACTAAATAATACATGGACACTCGGACCATACTTATATCGTTGATGACACTGATTGTGATTGGTGTCATGTTTCTCATTATCTACCAGTTTAGTTACGGGATGTGGTCTGGAACTCCAGCTGGGCTTACCCCTACTATGGCTAGCGTCACAATTGTTGGGCCCCTGCAGGATGGACTGACAAGCCAGGAATACAGCGCTAAGCTCCCACTCTCAAACAACGAAAATGATGGTATAGAGTTTTCGTATGCTGCCTGGATCTTGATTAAGGATTTTGATCCTCCGGTGCCGAATCCCATTCTCTTTACCAAGGGAAGCCCAGACTTGTCCTTGCAGTCTCCTTCGGTCGTGATGACAAGCGGAAAGAATCAGATAACAATTACTCAGGATACCTACGACAAGTCCAAACCCGAAAAGGTTGTGATTGGAAATCTGCCCGCTGGAAAGCTCAATCATTTTGCCGTATGTATAAATCAGCTCTCCATGGATGTCTATGTAAACGGCCTCCTCTATCGCCATCTAACCATGAAGAAGCTTCCTCTCCAGAATACACAGTCGCTCTATGTTGCCGGAAATGGCGGATGGAACGGACAGATTGGAAGCCTTGTCTACTACAATTATGCCTTGACTCCCGATCAGGTCCGCAGTCTGGCGAGCACTGCCCCGACGGTAAGTTCTAGCAATCTCCCATACTACCCTTCTTACCTCTCGACAGACTGGTGGATTGGTACCCATCATTAAGCACCAATACCGTCCATCGATGCCTTACCCGCCCCGGCATTCACAACATCCTGCACCTTCTCCTCCTTCTTCTGAATATTTGACAGGCGGATATTCAGAGGCGCCAATTCAGCAGCAATTGCGGGGTCTGCATCAAACCTTTCCCGTTCCTGTCGTGTGATAAATATCATAACGACAATAGCGAGCAGCACAAATCCTATGAGGACACTGGACGACATCTTCAGCTTCATATTTATTCTTAGCGGAGTGTTGAATTCAGGGTTCCAGCACTCTCTGCCCGCTTTTTATCAGACTCTTCAATCTTCGACTCTATGGCGCCGATACGGGTTTTAATACGATTTATACCTACCCTATCCTTTAGATTAAACCGCTCCCTGCTGGTGATAAGCGAAAGGGCTACAATCACAAGAGCAATAAACCCCACGAGAACATACGCTTTCATTATTGTATACATCTATATTTACTCCCCACCTTCGTCTCGCATAATCATTTCTTCCTGTTTTCCTATTTTCTGGTTGAAAATTTCATATGTCCCCTGCGTTCCAACTTTTTGTAGAGATCGCACAACTGCATTGTAGCTATCCTCTTTACTCATCGGCTTTACCTGTTCCGTTAGATGTTCCCGTGTTGTTCCCACAGTTGCGACCAAGAGAACGGTTACAAGGAAGAGAAGGATAAGATCCTCGGTCATCGTATCTTTATTCTTAGTCTTCAATAAAGATACAATGTCTACATGTTCTATTGCGTATGGCATTGGCAAGGACACGAGCGCAAACTTTGTGAACCAAATCCGTGATGCGTCCGATGTGACTCGCCTTCTCCGCCAGCAGGGCACGAAGCGCAATTACCAGAACCTGAGTTCGACTGGGAAGAACATGAGTCCAGTGGGAGGTATTTCGCACACGGATTTCCTGGATATGGCATATACTACTCAGTCGTATGGCCCGTCCAATGCGCTTATGTCAACTCGTGGATACCAGGTTCCCCAGTGCTCCCCTTGCGGCACGGGGTCTCTCACTCCCTTTAATACACTCCGAGTTTCAGTTAGTCTGATCCGTTACTAATTCCTCCAGTCGCTTTGTTTTCATTGTTTTCCTGAGAATGCTTTTTACACGAGCCTTGCGTGTTTTGTTCAACTGTCCGGGTTTATACGAAAAGAAGAGATGTAAGAACTCTTCGGATTTCTTGGGGATTGAATCATAGAGATCGCTCTTGTGTGCCTTCATTTCCGTGAGTGTTTCTTGACGACCTAGACAGTCTAGGGGCGTCAACAGGTCGAAGCGTCGTTTTGTTGAGGCTGCCAGATCTATTAGACGTTGGCAAATACATATGATACGATCCTGGTCGTATCCTCCTTCTAGAAAATGGGCGTCGGCGTATACGAAGGCAAAGAAGAACTGGAGAAGGGTTGGAATAGATGCTACCCGGACACCACTGCGGAGTAGATGGTAACTGTGACACGCAAACGTCTTGAAGACCCGAACCAGAAGCTCGCCTTTCTTATTCAGAATATCTACGTGCGGAGGTAGAAGCTCGGCAAATCCTTCACGTTCCTGGAGTTCGACATTCTCATTCCCAAACACAGCCATAAAATTGTTTATCGTGCTTGACATGTCCTCCGCAAGAACATCAACTGGCATCTGCCAGACGTTTGTCCGAGCATTGGAATGTAACTCTGCAGCGTGTAATCCAAGCAGGACAACAGATTTGGTATGTAGGATCTTTTCAATTCCCTCACGCTGTTCCCCCGACAGAGTCGTGTATGCGCTTTCGGGCTTCGCCTTGCACCCAACCGGATAGTTCTTGTTTAGACGTCCTAGACGTTTATACACCTTTTCCCAGCGAGATACATCGCCTTTGGGACGAGACAGTTCAAGATACATAGACATCCGCAGGAAGTTTGGCGATACATAGTGAATTCCTAATTTTGTCACATTTTCGGCCCAGAGGGTTTTAAACACCTGCGGGTTCAGGAATGTTATGTCGGCAACTCCAGTGTAATCTACAAACACCTTGAATGTCAGCAAGTGCGCCCCCGGCTTCACTTCGATGTTGCGAAAGCCCTGTGCGTAGAAAATATCGGCGAGTTCCATAGCATGAATCTGGGGCTTCTCGCTGTAGAAATCGTAGTCTGGAACATCATAGTTAGGATCGTAGAACCGATCCTCTTTTGGGAGAAGGTTATTTATCGCAGTTCCTCCGTAGCACAAAACACGCTTTGACATAACAAAGTTCTTGACAATCCGAAGTATCTCACGGATTGAAGGGTCGTGGGCGGTTTCGTAGTCTACGATGTTTTGTGCCTTTTTTATTAGCTCGGGATCCATTATACATATCCGACAAAATGGATTGTTGTGCGAAACTTTCTTTTAGAGGACAAGAGTAATATGTCCGAAGTGAACCATATTATGCGTCGTCGTCGTACGAAGAGCGGAGAGGCTGCTCCGCCACAGACTCCGCCGGACAACAAGAAGAAATCACCAAAGAAGAATCGGTACAACCTCCGTAGCAAGGCTAAGAAACAGGAGGAAAGTGTGCGTTGGGTAGATGACGACACCCTGTTCGACCAGGAGGGCGAGAGTGATGATTCATCGTTTGAAGGGTCGGAATCAGAGGGTAAAAATGAGGAGATGGATGTAGAAGAAGAGGAGGAGACCGAGCAGATCGTTCATGGAATCAAGGTCCCTTCTTCAATGCCTGTATCCGTCAGGATTCATCTCCATGCGAACGTCGATACTATTTCCGAGGAGGATGAGGATGAAGATGAAGACGAAGAGGACGGAGAGGGATATTATGAAGAGGAGGAGGATGAGGAGGAGGACGATGAGATTCCTCACGCATTCATTCAGAGCTTATTTGCCCGCCGCATAGGTCAACGTGGAGAATCGTTGTTCGTGATTGGCGATGACTCAAAGAAGGGGGGAAAGGACAGCAGGAAGAAGAATGAGAAGGACGAACCTCCGATTCATCTGTCTCGTCGTGAGAGCGAATACTTTGAAGGGCTTGGAAATCAGGCTCGTAAGGGTGTGGTGAAAAAGATGAAATTGGTCTCTGAGCTTCTTGGAGAGTCCGAAGTTCCATACAAGTTTCGAGTTCTCGATATTGAGATGCCGGCAAAAGTCCAGTGTGAAATTATTCGCAAGGTCGATGCTATGAACCGTATGGGTCCCGAAAACGGCGAGTCTCAGAAACTCCGTAATTGGATCGATGGAGTGCTTCGTGTCCCGTTCGGAAAGAATGTTCCCCTGCCCGTGACAATCAAGGACGGTCCCGAAAAGTGTTCGCAGTTCCTGAAAGATGCTCGGACGAAGATGGATACTGCGACCTATGGCATGCTTCCAGCCAAGACCCAGATTCTCCAGATCCTGGCGCAGTGGATTTCAAACCCTTCATCGGTCGGCAATGTGATTGCCATGCGTGGACCGATGGGTGTAGGCAAGTGTCATGCAAGGGATACGCCGATACTGATGTATGACGGAACCACGAAGATGGTACAGGATATAGTGGTTGGAGACCAGATCATGGGAGACAATTCCAGGCCTAGAATGGTTCTAACTCTGGGAAGGGGACGTGATATGATGTACGATATTATTCCTACGAAGGGACACGCATACACTGTCAATTCGGAACATATTCTATGCCTTCAGTATTCAGGGGGAAACCGGATAGTTAGACGTCCAACACGAAACGGTCTACATTTCAAGGCATATGTTCTAGATGCTGCAACGCTTACGTGTAAAAGCAGGACATTCGACTCGTATGAACCGGCGAGCGAGTACGTAGATATGGAGTACTCAGGAGACAATACTCTTGAAATCAGTGTAAAAGACTACCTAAATCTCCCAGAGTACCACCGGCGAAATCTGAAGGGGTATTCGGTCGGCGTAGACTTTGATTCAAAGAACGTAGACTTTGATCCGTATATAATTGGCCTGTGGCTCGGAGACGGAACGAGCTCTAAACCGCAGATTACAAACCAAGATGCAGTGATTCTAGGATATCTGAATACGTCACTACGTAGATACGACTCAATGCTTGTATATCGCAGTAAATATGATTATGCGATACGTGGATACAAGAAGAATCGCAATATATTCTTCGACGTTCTTCAATCACACAATCTTATTAACAACAAACACATTCCTACCGACTATAAGATCAATGACCGGAATGTTCGTCTACAACTTCTAGCAGGTATACTTGATAGCGATGGATACTTGATCCACAACTGCTTTGAAGTGACTCAGAAGTCTAAACGCCTAGCAGACGATATCGTGTTTCTAGCACGATCTCTTGGACTCGCAACAACTATGAGACCATGTGTAAAATCATGCACTTACAATGGAGAAAAACGAGAGGGAACATATTACCGGATATTCATAACCGGGAACACGCACATGATCCCTACAAAGATTCATAGAAAGAAGGCAAACGTTCGCCAACAGACGAAAGATGCGCTTCTGTCCCAGATTATGGTACGACCCGTTGGAGAGGGTGACTATTACGGATTTACGCTAGATGGCAACCATCGATACCTCTTAGGAGATTTCACTGTGACACATAACACATCCTTCGCCCGCAACGGAATCGCCGAAGTCCTTGGCCGTCCGTTCATCTTCACATCTCTCGGCGGAGCATCTGATATCGCTCATTATTCGGGTCACTCGTATACGTATGAAGGGTCTATGTGGGGCCGGATCGTCGATTCCATCATTCAGGCAGGATGTATGAACCCTGTGCTCTACTTTGACGAGCTTGACAAAGTAAGTGGCACCCCCCACGGCGAGGAAATCATCTCTATGCTGATCCACCTCACGGACCGATCGCAAAACTCCCAGTATCACGACCGTTACTTTGCTGGAATTGACTTTGATCTCTCCCAATGCCTCTTCGTGTTCTCATTCAACGACGAGAGCCGAGTCCATCCGATTCTCAAGGACCGCATGCGGGTCATCAATGTTTCGGGATACAAGGATCCCGAGAAGAAGGTGATTGTTGCGAACTATATCTGGCCCGAAATCCTCAAACATGCTGGTATTGCACGTGAAGATCTGTCTGCTGACGAAGAGGCCGCAGACTACATCATCAAGGAACATTCGGCAAACGAGGAAGGTATGCGCAACCTCATTCGTATCGTAGAAGCCGTTGTATCCCGTGTCAATCTTATCCGTATCTCCGATGAGGTGTCGGCAAAGGCATACAAGTTCTGGATCCCTGTAAAGTTCCCCATGAAACTCACCCGCAAGATGGTGGAGACTCTACTCACCGATTTCAACCCGGCTATGCCCGAGCACTGGCGTTCATTATACACGTAAACGTTTGAACGAACAGTATAAATGTCGCTCAAGGACGAGGCCCAGTTCGCCAAGCGCCACATTCGTAACCGTTTTTCTCTGATGGTCCAGCCCCACGTTGCTGATGGAATCTGGAGTGTTTACGAGAATGCCCGCACGATCTGCGAGAAGAATAACCAGACCGACCAGATTCTCAAAACGTTTCAGAATCTTCTTACCCGTATCCCCGTGTGGACCGATGATGTGCTCCAGGCTGAGGTTAAGCGCATTATTACGTCGTCAAAGTGCTCCTATCTCGAGGAACTCCTTACCGGTGTTCTCCTCACATACCTCCGTGCGTTTGCCGCTATCCAGTATCGTTCGACCCAGGATAGTATTGATGTGGAGTTTGAGCGCCCGCCGCTTCCCAAGTTCGTTCACGAATATTACAAGGAGGTTGCCCGCCGGTCGTGGGAGCATGCCTACCTGTTCCGCACATTTGGAGTCACAACAGAACAGCAGGCACGCAATCGTAAGGAGATCGACCTGATCCTCGACACTGCGTTTGATACTGTTCTCGACTCTTTCTTGCCGTGGCAGTCGATTGTCAATACGTATTTTTCGGTCGATGATACCCCGCCCACCCAGAAGGCTGAGGATGTATTCCATGTGGAGGATACTTCGTCTGGACCTCCTGCGCCAGCTCCTACCCCCGAACCCGTGTCTGAAAAGAAGGTAGCCTTTGAGGACTCTGAGGATACGGATGGCGAGAGCGATGTGGGGACAGATGATGAGGATCACCCTAAACTCCAATTATCTGATGAGACCGCCGAGATTGATCTGGGAATCGAGGAGGAGAAGAAAGAGGAAGAGCAAGATGAAGTAAAGCTTGAGGCGAAGGATGGTGAGCTCGTTTTAAAGCTGTAAACAAATCCGCCTGAACCTATCAAATAGAACAATGATTGACACGAACCTTCTGATTGTCATTGTTCTTGTAGCTGTTGCTGGTGTTGTCGTCTATGCTGCCGAGAGGTATACAAAGAAGGAACCGGTCGATTGGACGGATGCGTCTAAGATTGGTCTGCTCTCGGGTGCTGGTGCTGGTGGACTTCTGTTTGCCATGGGTGGAGATACAGAGACTGCCGTTGCTGCAGTTACATCAGCATCCTCGGCCGTCCAGGATATGTTCGTTGGGAAACCTTCATTTTAGTTCGTAGGAAAACCATTTACAAAACTCATTCAATCACCAAGCATGCTTCTCCACGAGGCACTTTATCAATAATGTAAACCGATCCGAACTTCTCAATTTGCTTGCGAGGCACCGCCGTATCACGGCAGTACCTGGCAATTGCTTTATAAAGGTGGAATCCACGATAGCGTTCGGAGAAATCTCCTTCTGCCGGATTCCTGAATAGAACAGACTTTCCGTCTGGGAGTGTCAGCCAGGACATAAACATTTTGTAAAGAGGATTCTGGAAATACGACTCATCTGCTCCCCGGGGGAAACAGTCCCAAAACATCGAGGTTGCTAGACGAACAAGATCAAATGACGGATTGAGTTTGATTTCCGGATATTTGGGGTTGTAGAATGGATCAATGTTATACTGCCCCCCTGCCTCTTCATCTTGGTGAAACTGGTCGGACATAAAGAACTTGGCATCCTTCATCTTGGGAACCTTGACAGAAAAACACGCACGGTCAAAATCAATGATCTTTATCAATTTTCCATACGTAGGGACCCGGTAACTCCGACCACCAACAATATAGTAAAAATACTCCAGGGGGGTAGGGACATGCATAACATTCATCACATGGAGATCATTGTGGACGAACCCGAATGTCCTCTGTGCGTACGCCAACCCAAAAATCACCTGTGATAACCACGCACACCGCTTCTCGATTTCGTGGTTCTCCTTGAATAGAGTATACAGTGTCCCAGAACACTTCTCCATAACCGTAATCTGAATCGGAGCATCCTTGAATACGGCGTGTGCAAATGGCTCATCGTGCTCGTCCTCAGAAAAGCCATCACCAGTATCCTCGTCGTCGTCATCATCATCTTCACTCGACGCAGACCGAACACCAAAAATATAATCAGTAGAACAGCTGTCCGATTCTCCCATTTCTTCGGGAGCGTCCTCGATATCTCCGTCATACCCTGCTGCGGTTGCTGGAATGTGAGGTGTAGGAAGTGCCACGGGTTCTATATCCACTGCACCCAGATCAATACTTTCCGAGGTCTCCATCAATTCAATCGTTGGCATCTCAGGCTTTCGTAGACGCAGATCAAAGAAATGGCCGATGTTCTGGGAGAACCACGGACGATCACACAGATCTTCGTAATCATCAGAAATATCTAGGACATGTCGCTCAGCGATCCCCGAAAACACTCCGTATACACGGGGAAAATGTTGGCACTCTGATTCCGATAGAACAAGGGATGCCAAGGATCCCACATATGCGGCATTATACGGATTCTGAATCCGTAGTGGTTCAGACGATACATCATCTGTGTTTGGGAGTCCGGTTCCCGCATACTCTCCATGCATCACACGGTAAGGAGAATACAACATCGTCTTTTTTAGATGCACGGATGCTTCCTTTCCAGAAGCATAGATAGATGACTCGCCACCGATTGTCTGGATTGGCAGACGGAGTTTCAGACCGTAGTGGTAGGGCATTCGAACATTCTCCAACTTAAATAGTTTTTGAATGGATGGGAAGTAAGGCTGGATGCGACGAAGACCCCAGAATTTCTGTGCCTGTTCCTGAAGTCCCTGAAGGTTCGTCCACTTCTGAACATCCAATTGGATGTTGGATGTTCGTAAGTCGGGCATTGGCTTTGGCATTCCTTCCCGTTATGTATACTTCCCTGCTTTTTGCTTCTCGCTATACCGCAGGGATCCATCGATGATCGACCCTTCGGCAGGGAATACTCTGTCAAAGACGTTCCCAAGAAACTGCTTGAAGACATACCTCATCTTATTTGAAAAGTCCTGGAGGAATATGAACAGGGAAAACATGAAGAACAGACCGCTCGTATACGAGTCGACAAAATCTTCCAGGCCTTTCCTGATTGGGATAATTGGCGTTGATACGTTGATAAAGTAGACTAGCCAGAATGCTACAAGTCCAATAATTGAAATTTCAAGAGCAATATCGGTAAGTTGGAACGCAAGTCCCTTTGTCTCCCATTCCGTTGTATTTGGTGGGTTATAGGTATCAAACAGATAGTAGAGAACAAACGAGAGAAACCCGCCAGCCATCGCATACATAATTGAAAAAACTGTAATATTGGCAGTGACACGAAGGGAATCATCCATGCTTAAATGAACTCTATGAATATTGTAGGCGTATGCGTGTTTCGCCATCTTATTATCTTCTGAGAAATGAGTATAGGGTAGAATGAACTTCAACATTCGGCAATTCAATATGAACGTCATAAAGGAAAGATGTGCGATGGATTCACACAAATCTCCTATGATTGTGATTATTGGTAAGAAAGATACTGGAAAGTCTTTCTTGGTTCGTGATATTCTCTTTCACAACCAGGATGCGTTCCCAATTGGAACTGTGATTTCCGGAACAGAGGTAGCTAATCGCTTTTTCCAGGATATGGTCCCCTCCAAACTCATTCATGACAAATACAAACCTGAAATTATTATGAACGTCATTCGTCGTCAGTTGGCCTTGAAGCAGCAGCGTGGTAATGGAGGGTCCGGATCCAGCGTAGACCCTCGTGCGTTCCTTATTCTCGATGATTGTTTGTTCGATAACACGTGGATCCAACAGGAGTCTACACGTTACGTCTTCATGAACGGTCGTCACGTCGATTTATCCACCATGATTACCATGCAGTATCCTCTTGGTATTCCCCCCTCTCTCCGTACGAACGTAGACTTTGTCTTCATTCTGCGTGAGAACATCATTGGAAACCGCAAACGTATCTACGAAAACTACGCAGGTATGTTTCCCTCCTTTGAGATGTTCTGTCAATTTATGGACCAGTGCACGGAGAATTATGAGTGTATTGTTATTTGCAACTCGTCTGTCTCCAACAAGTTGGAAGATCAGGTGTTCTGGTACAAGGCTAGCGACCATCCCCAGTTCCACATGTGTGCGGATTCCTTGTGGGTCGACAACAAGCCCTTTGCGTCCACCATGTTAGCGGCAAATGATTACAACGCTGAACTTGCGTCCAGTCGTCGTGGACCTTCAGTATGGGTAAAAAAACAGGGCACGTGAACCCTTTACTCCCGCATTCCACCCTCGGCCGGGTGAACGGGTGCCTCCAACGCCTTCAGCTGCGTCTGCTCCGCCTTGCGCCTAGCGTTCTCCTCACGCTGCGCCTTCATCGCACCCTCACGCTCCTCCGCAAAGAACAGCTCACGGTTCGCCTCATTCTCCTTGTACTTCCGCATGATCTCGTTGAGTTGCGAGTTCGCATACTCCACATTCTCCATGAGGTGCTCGGACGGCTCCCACGGCAGCCAGCAGCCCATACGGCCAATCATCAGGTTATCCTTGGGGTACTTGCGCTGGAGCACCTTGCACCACAGCTGCGCCTCCTCATATGACGGGAACGCACGACGGACCTTGACACCGCGGATATTGCACTGGAAGCTGTTGGCCTTGTCGAACGACTCCTGTATCTCCTTCTCGTGCTTCAAGAGGAACACTTGGTACTGCTCCGGAACATCCGTCTTCTTGATCTCCTCACGGTGCGTCTTCTCAAACTCGTGGATATCCTTCATGATATCGTCCACCTTCAGGGAATACTTCGTGGAGATGTAGGCTGCAAAGTGCTCGAGGCCCTTGACCTTCCAGTCATAATCCATCCACTGAATGAACTTCTGGAAGAAGTAGTCCTGTTTCTTCTGAATAACCTTCTCGGGCGAGATGAAGGAGACAATACAGTAGCGCTGATTAGGAAGCTCGGGGTCCTCGTCGAGGTAGTCTACTACCTGACCGTCCTCGTGCGTAGGGAGTTCAACCTTCTGGCGAGACGAGCTCATTTATACTTACTGACCCCGACTCTCAAAATGGTTTTTTCACGCAGATATACAAACCATTACAAATGTGGGCTATGATGGTGTATGCTGCTGTTCTCTTCTACCTCCTGACCCCGGGCGTCCTGGTCCGCCTGCCCCCGGGGGCATCCACCATGACGGTGAACCTCACCCATGCGGCCGTCTTTTCGGTTGTATGGTGTTACACTCACAAGATGGTATACGGGCTCGTTGGTCGTAAGTAAACACCAGTTAGGCCTTCAGTAGGAAGATTCCCACCACTGTCAAGACAAGACCGACATACTGTATCGGCTTCTCTAGACGGTCTCCGAGAACCAGATATGCCGCCACACTTTCTAGGATACCCGACATGCCGTCCCACATACCGTTCACGTAAAGGACGTTTCCACGACGTAGAGACTGTATAAGGAAAAAGACGACACCCGCATATCCTGCCATACCATGATACAGGTAGTTGATGTTGTTTGTTTGTGCGTAGAACCGTAAGGCAAAGTCACCATAGATTTCTACGACAGATAGGAAGAAGATAGATGAGAAGGCTTTATCCATTACTCTTCTACTCGGTGAATTTCAAGATCAGGACACCCAGACCGATCATCGCAATCGCAAAGTAGTCATGGAGGTGCAGTCGTTCTTTGAAGTAGAGGACTCCCACTGTGGTGGTCGCCATAACTGATAGGCCCGACCACAGTGCGTTCGTGAATGCCATCCCAGTGAGTTTGAATGTCTGAATCAACATCAGGCCAACCATGGAATAAAAGAAGACGCCGAGGAGGTAGAACCGCCAGTCTTCAATAGATGACTTGAAACAACTCATCGCACATACTTCCAGGGACACGATCACTAGAACATACAGAATGATAACTAGGTATGTCGAAAACATTTCTTCCTCCTTACTTATTCCCAAGCCACCTGAAATTTTCTCCTTCTTCAAGTATAAACAAATGTCCGATCCCTCTGCCAAGGCCGCCCCCGCCCCTGCCGTCGGAATTGATGTTGCCGACCTTGTCAAGCGCCTGGTGAAGTACGCCCTGGAGGGCCTCGCCGTTGCCGTGGCGTGCTACCTGCTCCCGGGCAAGAAGCTCCGTGTCGATGAGATCGGCACGATTGCCCTGACTGCCCTCGCCGTGTTCGCCATCCTCGATATCTATGCCCCCTCGGTCGGCTCCTCGGCCCGCACGGGTGCCGGCTTCGGTATTGGCGCCAACCTTGTCGGATTTCCTGCACGTTTTTAAGTAAGATGATACACCTGTAATACCCAAACTTACAGGTAATAAATGTATTATTGAATAATAATCGGTAGGTATGACTATGCGGAAACCAAACATGTCTGATTCGGAGTTTTATAACTGGTTTCAGACACGTTTAAAGTCTACCGAACATGACTGTATGGAATGGACGGGACAAAAACTACCAAAAGGTTATGGACATGTAAAAATTCACGGAAAAAAGATACAGACGCATCGTTACGTACTAGCTAAAAAGCTTGGAAGAGAAATTACAGAGGGAATGTGCGCTCTACATACATGTGACAATCCCCCGTGCTGTAATCCAAATCATATATGGGAAGGTACAAACCAAGAAAACGTAAATGATAAAATCAGTAAAGGACGAGCAGCCGTTGTAAAGGGTGAAAAACATGGGTCTTCAAAATTAACCGAAGATATGGTTATTAAAATTAAGCAAACGGGACGGACAATATCGCAGAGGAAGCTCGCCGCAGAGTATGGGGTTTCATCGACAATTATTTATAAGATTTTGAAAGGGGTAATTTGGAACCATGTAAGCGTACCAGAAAGTCCTATTACAGCCAATGCGATCTAATATATAATAATGTTTCGATTCAACGGTAGCTGGTATACTGTAAAACCCAAACTGGGCGAACCCGAGCGCCAAACGCATGCTCTCATGTGGAAATTGGCTTCAGGTACTCCTCAGAATCAAGCGTATCGTGAATGGTATGCTCGTGAGCGGAAAATAACCTCTGTTCTCTATCCTAATAAATAAATAGATGGACGTTCTTAAGACTGGATTGATTGCCAGTGGCGTCACGCTTGTGGCTCTCTTTGTATTCATTGGTCTCTACTGGGCCATTCGTGGCTACCCTCCGGCCAGCCGTATGATCGTCGAAGAGGTCAAAGAAATCGGAATCCCCGACGACAAGGCTAATTTCATGTTTTTCTATACCAAGTGGTGCCCTTACTCTGAAGAGGCGCAGCCGATCGTCAAGAGCTTGGAAACAATCCTCAACGACCGAACATATGGTGGAAAGACGATTACCGTTCAGTATATCAACTGTGAAACCGATAAGAAGTGTTCGGAGTATCGTGTCACGTCGTATCCATCGTATAAACTCAAGACGTCCTCCCGAACATTCGAGTATTTGGGTCCTCCGAAGGTTACGGTCTTACGTGAATTCCTTGTCGAGGCGCTTGGCCCTGAACTCACTGTAACTGGCACGACCGACAGCGATTAAATGTTTAACAATCTCAGCCGATTCCCAAAAACTGAACATCTGTGCGCTGTCTTCAATCAGCAGACACGTGTTCTCGGGATATGTATTCTGCGTCCAGTATGTTTCCTTGATAGATTTGCAGAAGGGAACCATTGCCAGATAATTCTGGAGGGTGATTTCAGAATGTTGTGCGGTTAAGAGAAGAAGAGCTGAACTCCGTTTCGATTTTGGGATCACATCGACTATACGCTGACAAAGCAGCGCTCCATCGACAAATATATGATCTTGAACGATGTGGGGAGTAAAGATGTATGGAAGCGAAAAGGATGAACGAAGGGCGTCCCAGACCTTGATTGACTGACCGAACACTGTAACTTTCAGGGTCGATAAATCAGATGCCACGATGTGTAGGGGGATAGCAGCGTCTCCGATCCGGAGGGTTCCAAACTCCAGTCCACGTTTCTTGAACTCAGACTCTAGAAGCTCGTAAATTTTTGACCCACTATCGATTCCATTGGTCTGTGTCAACCCCAAAAGAGTTTGGAGACGCAGGGGTTGGAACGCATCCTGCATATTTCCAAGCATTTCGGTAAGAAGATTCAATTCGTCAACAGAAAACTCAAACGCAATCATAGTGGCAATGAGTGCGCCAATTGAGATGCCATAGACCCCGTCCGTAAAAATATTTGATAGTTGTTTTTCATGTTCCTGTTCTGCCAATTCTTGGAGAGCACCTATTTGAAGAGACCCACGCATCCCACCACCGTTTAAGCCCAGTGACGTGTATTTCATTGATGCTTCTTTTCGGGGTTATATGAAAATGCTTCGGGCCAAAGACCTGTGGAAGCAGGAGGAGGAACGCAAGACATCAAAGATGCAGGCTATGCGCCCAGTTCTATCGAATTTATCAAGTCAATTGAAAACTTATGCGATTCATAATCCGTTGGCTCCTTACTTTGTCTACGATGTTCCCTCCTTTGTCTTTGGTTACCCACTCTACGATCATCGGGAAGCTGTAGAGTATGTTCGTGAGGCTCTGGTGGAACAGGGATTCCAAGTTTGGGTAACACCTACACTGACTCTTGTGATTTCATGGATCAAACCTCAGAATTCTCACCCTAGACTACGTGCTCCTCCCCGCTCAGGAGCAGATTATCGTCCCTTTGTGTATGATGACTCGGCTATGGATTTCTTGCGTCATTCTATGAACCGATAAAAACGAACCTTTAAACACTTAGAATGGCCTGGAGCACAAGAATGTGTGAGACCGAGCATTCTGAGAAGGATATTCGGGTAGAAGAAGGACAGAGAGTTTGTACGGCATGTGGAACGATTATGGAACAGACAATTGATGAGGGTGCGGAGTGGAGATATTACGGGGCGGATGATCGCAATGAAGATCCCACCCGTGTTGGTCTAACTATTAATCAACTGCTCCCCGATTCATCCTACGGATCTATGGCGATGAATAAGAAATCGTCGTCACCGGCATTCAAGAGTATTCAGCGGTTGTCGGCCTGGTCTCTTGCTTCTCATTCTGAGCGATCATGGTTAGCTGCTCTAGAAACTCTGAATCAGTATGCTTACCGTAACGGCTTCACCAAAGCTATTCTTCTAGAAGCGTGTGCCCTCTTTCGTTCACAAGATGATGCCCTGAAACTCAGGGGAGAAACTCGTCGGGCACTCATGGGTGCCGTCTTCTTTGTAGCTTGTCGCCGTATGGGTGTGTCCCGGACGCACGAAGAAATTGCCGGGATTGTCGATGTGTCTACACGTGCTCTTTCCAAAGCTATCCAGACGTTTGGGATCCATGCCGAAGAGAACCCCCTTCTGAAAACCCAGCTGTCTCTGGCTGAACGGATGATGAACGGTCTGTCGATCCAGGAACATCAGCGCACTGAAATTCTCGAAACGATCCAGCATATCTTCAAATCCCCAGACGAAGAATTGGAACATACGCCAAAGGTGATGGTATCAGGCATGATTGCGAGAGTTCTGTGCGATGGCAAGACGAAACCGGAAACTCGGGCGTTTCTGAAAGAGTTTTCGAAGCATTCGGGAGTATCTGTTGTATCCATCCAAAAAGTCATGAATGGAGTATAATAAGCAGTCTAGATGTCAATATCTTTGATAAACAAAGAACGGTTTATTCCATCCAGACTCTCAAATCTGTCGATCTGGCTGGATGGTGCAGATCCATCTACTATAATTCAGGAAGGAGGGTATGTTACGCAGTGGAAGGATAAATCGCAAAACGAGAATAATTTTGTTACTGGAATTTTTCCTGTTCCTACTATAGTTCTAAATTTTATTACCCCCTTACCTGCGAATATTCTCATCGACAACACTATTTATACGGGTCAACAAGTTTCATACACAACCTCAAGTGTTTTCTCTTCTACAGTATCTGTAGTTGTGAAGGGAGCTGGAGGTGGTGGGGGCGCTGGTTATTCTGGCGCAGGGGTGGGAGGATCTGCATCATATACATTCAACAACGTTCCTCCAAATACAACTATTGTGTACAGAGTAGGAAGAGCAGGTACTACTGGCTTTGATGGTAACCCTGGTGGAGGTGGAGAAGAGTCTAGTGTTACGATAGGTGGTTTAAAAATAACTGGAGGCGGCGGCGGCGGCGGCGGCGCATCCGCATCGGCGGCGGCGGAAGTCCCGGGTGGCAATGGAATTGGTGAATTCGGAGGTGCTGGAGGACCTGGAGGAAATAATCTTGGATATCTTAATACTCCACGAAGAGGATATCCTGGTGGAGGTGGAGCAAATCAAACAGTGACAGGGCTAGCAGTAGTCACAGGTGGGGGTGCTAGTGGCAATGGTTCGATTATGGTTACAATTACGTATTTTGGTGCATATACCATTCCATCGATCGAAGGATACTCTTCTACAGTATCTGTAGTTGTGAAGGGAGCTGGAGGTGGTGGAGGCGCTGGTTATTCGTCAGCAGGGACGGGAGGATCTGCATCATATACATTCAACAACGTTTCTCCGAATACAATCATTTATTACACAGTAGGAAAAGCAGGTACTACTGGCTTTGATGGTGTCCCTGGTGGAGGTGGAGAAGAGTCTATTCTTACGATAGGTAGTTTAAAAATAACTGGAGGAGGCGGCGGCGGCGGCGGAGGCCAGGAGACGGCCGGCCAGCCGGGGGGCCTCCCAGGTGGCAATGGAATTGGTGGATTCGGAGGTGCTGGAGGACCTTCAGGTATAACTCTCGGATATCTTGATACTCCACGAAGAGGATATCCTGGCGGAGGTGGAGCAAGTCAAACGGTAACAGGGCTAGCAGTAGTCACAGGTGGGGGTGCTAGTGAAAGCAGCAATGGTTCGATTATGGTTACAATTGTAGCTAATGTACCAAGCCAATCTGTAGTCTATGAGAATCCAGGTGTTTTCTTCCCCGTACGCAATTATGCGCTATCCTCTAAACTACCATCCTTCGCACAATCAAAAACTATGATAGCTGTATATCGGTGCTCCAATAGTGCTTGCTCTATGAATATTGGTGTAGGGGCTCCTCCTCCTACTAGTGTAAATCCGCCTCTTTTTGGAATCTGCCAAACAGGAGGTAATACACTATATTCTCCCTACCTGACCCTACCCGGAAATCTCACGTTCACTCCCACAAATTATACGGCTATTAATTATGCGTTTGCCTCCTATGATGCATCAAAGTGTACTGTCACTGGAATGTCTGGATTTAATAATATCTCCCTGAAGGCTGTAACTCTAGATAACACCATCACAGACGATAGAATTGTAATCGGAATAACTACTGGAGTGTATACATCGTCAAATTTCACTCTTTACGAACTGATTGCTACCTCTAATGCTTTATCATCGTCTGACCGTCAGGAAGTAGAATCATACCTTTCTGCCAAGTGGGGATTATCGGCTCAACTCCCATCCTCTCATCCTTACAAGAACTTTCAACCATCGGGTGACGAGTGGTTCCCCCCGAATCTTCCCACAACAATTTCAGGTCTTGCGTTATGGTTGGATACAGCAGAAAGCGCTACAATCACCTCAAACATAGCAGGGGGGGTTACAGGGTGGGCGGATAGGTCTGGGAACGGATGTAATGCGACGGCGGGAGGTAGCTTTTATCCTTCTTTTTCTCCTGGAGGTGGGATTCTATTTAACGGAACAAACAACTTCTTTACAACGAACTTGACAGTGAACTCAACTACACATACGCTGATTGCAGTTCATAGTCCTGCCTCAGTCTCAAGAAATACAAGCCTGTTTAGGTTTCAGGGGATTGAGTATATTGTGTTCCCGTACCGTCAAAATGATAATACTCCCCCTCGTGGATACATTAATTCAGGGGGATCTACTATTATTTTCAATAATTCACCGTTAGTTGACAACTCTGTTCCAGGCGCAGTAAATTTAATTATAGCAGACATCTCTCCGACAGCTCAGCAAGTATACTTGAATGGAACCCTTCAAGCATCAGCGTCGTCTGCCATCACATCGTTTACCAGCGATACTTTAAATATTGGTTCTTACATCGGTTCTGGCGAGTTTTATGGAGGAACTTTATATGAACTTATAGTGTACAATCAATACTTTGAACAGTCGGAGCGCCAACTGCTCGAAGGATACCTTGCGTGGAAATGGAATATTCTTACTAAACTTCCAAGCGGTCATCCATTTTCTAAGGAATCGCCGATCGGAGCTACCGTATCTGAAACAAGCGCACTCAATATTCCCGCAGAGCTTCCGGGGTTGATAACGTGGCTGGATGCAGCAGATCGAACAAGTGTGATTGACAATGGGGTTGTAGTTACACAATGGACCGATAAATCTGCTTCATTGGATAAATTTACCCCAAGTTCATCGGATAAAGCACCGATATATACAAAAACTCCTGTCTCGGTCGATCCATCTATTCCGGGAGTCTATTTTGGAGGTCAGAAGTCTCTTACTGGAATTGTGAATTCGAGGGTAGGAAGCACGGGGGTAGGCACATGTTTTATGGTAGCAACGGTAGGAACTGGAGCACAGGTTCTTACTGGAGGATATGCTGGAGGAACATCGACGGCAGGGAATACGTTTGGGTTTGTCTCTGTCAACAGTAGTGTTATTGCACCGTTTCAGGGAACAGATCCTCAGTACGCAAACGTTCTTAAGAATAGTGGAACAGGTGCGCTCACTGGTCCAACCGTATTCTTTGCACGTATCAATGCGACGGCTAATGCAGGAGATGGAAGTTATAATTTTGCGACTCCAGCAAATGTAGGGACAGCTCCCACACTTTGGCAGCCGTATACTCCATCCTCTACACCGTGGGTATTAGGATTTTCTGGATACCAGAACCCTCAAGATGTTTACATCCACGAATTCCTCTGTTTTTCAATATACTTCAACGATAGTCAACGACAACTCGTGGAAGGATACCTTGCGTGGAAATGGGGGGTACAGTCCAGGCTTCCTGCAGAACATCCTTACAAGAACGCAAGGCCTCAGAGTGCGTAATAGTTTGATCCTCCTCCACCAGTAAAGACGATCTTTGTTATCATGTTTGCAGAGAGAGTAAATGGTGACGAAAAATTCACGATTGTTCCACCAACTGGAGTCACAGAGAGATTCGATGTCGTCGCATTCTTGATTTCCCAATATACACCCAGAGACACTGTTGTTCCTGGAAGTGTTAGGGAGTTAAACCCTGTACTCGTCAATATGTAGGTGGTAGCTTGTGCGTTCCCTAGAAGCGAAAGACTGGTAGTTGCTACAATGGAAAAGTTGATGCGTGATATCACCGTCGAATTTTGAAGGCCCACACCAGCAATCGAATTGAGAACTGTCCTATCAGTTGTTTGAATACCGGCACCTGTTCCCAATAGTGTCATATTTCCAGTTCCATCAATCTGCACCTTATTGGTATTTGCGAATGGTCCAACGCCTGTATCTACAGTTCCCGTACAAAGGATTAGACTTGTCTGTGGTCCAACTGTTCCCATCCGCACATTGTAGCCCCCTTCATTCCTCACTACGGTCTGAATAAAGAAGGAGTTCGACTCCAGATTTGTGAGTTCATTCACAACACGAACAGGAGATTGGAGTATAGACCCGCCACTGACATTCAGTGAATATCCAGCATATCCGGCAGTTGTTCCGATACTGAGAGATCCAGACGCAGTGATACGGGCCTTTTCACCGAACCCGTTCGAAAATCCGATGACGTTGCTTGCCGGGTTTGTAATAGTTCCTCCAGCCGAAAGGGAGAGGAACGCAGCGCCCGATATGGAATTTCCGTTCATCACAATGTTTGATGACGCACGATAGTTAGCCCATGCCGGAAGACCGCCTGACAGTGTGAGTGCGACACCCTTCAACCAGTATTGGGATACATTGATGGTTCCAGTCGTTGCATCGATGGTGTAAGCACTTCCAGTATTTCCTCCTACAAACGTGAGTTTTGATAAGGATACGATCGATTTGGTATTCATATCAATGTTCGATGTCGCCCTGTAAAACGCCCAGCCCTGTAGATCGGATAGCGTCATAACTGCCGCACCGTTCACAAATATCTTGAAATCTGTCCCAGTATTTCCTCCCTGTGGACTTCCGGGGGCTCCACCAATCGTCACATTTCCGGGGAGATACGTGTTTACAAGCGCTTGGTAATACCCATTGCTGAGTCTGTATTGAGGGACAAAAATGTTCTTCAAGATGTTGAGATCATTTGTAGCCGTATACGTCGCAGGAGGCGGAGCCAGGCTCATCGTATTGTTTTTATGACACGGAAAGGATTTAACTACTTTCTGCGTGATATATACAGCAATGACAACTCTCGGTGACCGCTACACGCTGTTCCCCATCAAGCCTTCTGAGAACCAGCTGTATCAGCTCTACAAACAGTCCGTCGCCTCATTCTGGACGCCAGAGGAAATTGATTTTTCCAAAGATGAAGCCGATTGGGAGCGTCTAACAGAGAACGAGCAGAATTTTGTCAAGCAGGTCTTGGCATTCTTTGCCGGTGCCGACGGAATCGTCCAGGAGAACCTGGCTACCCGTTTCCAGCGTGAAGTTGAGAGCCCAGTCTCCCGTCTATTTTACGCATTCCAGAATGCTATGGAGGGCGTGCATTCCGAGACCTATTCCCTGCTGATCGACAAGTATGTCAAGGACAAGGACGAACAGCTCCGCCTATTTCGGGCAATGGATACCATTCCCTGTATCCGCCAGAAGGGTGAGTGGGCTCTCAAGTGGATCGAGAGCGGTGAATCGTTTGCTACTCGTTTGGTCGCCTTTGCGTGCGTCGAGGGTATCTTTTTCAGCGGTGCCTTCTGTGCGATCTACTGGCTGAAGAAGCGTGGTCTTCTCCCGGGTCTCACCTTTTCCAATGAATTGATTTCTCGTGATGAAGGGTTACACACAGTATTTGCTGTAGCGATGTACGGTCTTGAATCTCCCCTGCCTTCCGAAACAGTTCGGGCAATCATTGAATCAGCAGTAACTATCGAGACTGAATTTATCTGCGAATCTCTGCCCTGCTCTCTGATTGGTATGAACTCCAAGCTGATGACGCAGTACATTCGCTTTGTGGCTGATCGCCTGGCAGTTCAGCTAGGTATATCCAAGATTTATGGAGTCCAGAACCCCTTTGATTTCATGGAGATGATCTCGATGGAAGGTAAGGGCAATTTCTTTGAGCGGAAGGTGTCGGATTATTCCAAGGCAGGGGTGGGTGCCAAGAAAGAGGACATGACAATCAAGTTTGATTCGGAGGATTTTTGAATGAATCTGGTAGATCCATAATCTTTCTGAAACAAGTATAAGAATGGCACATCTTGCCTCATATGGCTTTAACCGAAACAATCGCAGGTCAAGCTCATCGGGTCCTTCTCAACCGAGCCGGAAAGACCAGTATCTGGCTACAATAGCCGATGATCTTGAGCGTGGCGATGCTGCTAATTTTGCCAAGCACACGTCTGCGTTTTATTCGGAGTTTGGATCAGACACTCCTCGGGAAAAGTTAGATAGCGAAATATCCCGTTTGCATCCTATGATGTATGCCATTATTCATGCCAACGTTGCGATGGTAGATACCCTTCTTAAGGAGTTTCCTGAAACGTATTATCTGGATGGAACCTTTGTAGGACCAAATTTCAATAATCAGTTTGACAAAACAATCCCCGATTTTCCTCCCGAGCTTGAGGGAAAGACGTATCGTGGAGTTGCAGATATCGCCAGAAAGAAAACCAGCGATCCTGCGAAGGCTGAACGGTTTAAGCAGATTAAGAATCTCCTTCTTCGTTCAGGTGCAAAGCCTAAGACACATTTCGGGAAGCTTGTGTTCCCCGAGGATAAGGAGCACGTTGATTATTACAATGCTACCCGTTCCAAGGGTGGACGCAAGACCAAAAAAACGTATAAACGCAAAGTATCTGCTCGCCGCTCGACACGTAGGCGTTTAAAAGCATAGTAAATACTAAGGTAGGAACATAAAATGGAGTTCTTTCATGGTGTCGTAGCCCTCGTTGCTGGTATTGTTCTGATTCTCACTGGTCTTGTTGCGTGGATGTACGTCCAGCAGTCCCGCATGGCCCAGGCGATCAATGCCCTTGCTATTGCTGTGACTGCGCCGCCGCCGTCCTTTATCCACCCTGAGCCCGAGGTGTCGCACGAGAATGAGATGCACCCCGAGGAGGTCCAAGCAGTCCCTGAAGTCCCGGAGGTTCAGGAGGTTCCTGAGAGTTCGGATGACCGTGTGAGCGTTCACGATGAGGAGGACGTTGAGCTCATGGGCGAGGATATGGCGACTCTGGGCGGAAAGACAGCCGCTCAGCTCCGTGAGATGCTGACGGCCAAGGGTATTCCTTACAGCAAGAGCGACAAGAAGTCGACTCTGATTTCTCTTTTACAGGTAGCTTCTTAATAAACCCAAGAGCGAATGAAGCTGATAAGTATTGATATCGGGCTTCGTAATTTAGCCATATGTGTCCTCGAAGGAACGTCTAGGACAGATATGTGTATTACCTACTGGGATGTGATTGATGTCGTGGGGGAAAAGAACGGACATACACGGACCGCATGTTATAAGTGCGCCAAGCCAGCTATGTGGGTTCAGGCAGGGGCAGGGACACAGGCATGTTCTCGTCATCGACCAAAGAACCTGACAATGACGAAGGCTGCTCTCGGGAAAAAGACGATCCCCGAACTTCAAGACATGGCTAAGTCCTACAGTTTATCCGGAAAGACAAAGAAGGATCTGGTTCCTGCTATTTGGGCGGAAATGTCAAAGAGCGGATGGTCTAAATTCAAGGGAAATGCTAGGGCAGCGGGCGGAGGAGTTCTGGATCTAGTGGGTGATATCATTACATCTCTTGATCGCCGGGCAGAGTCATGGATTGGGACTGATCTTGTGGTTTGTGAGAACCAACTGGATCGACGAATGTTTGCGGTCCAGGCGATGATCCACATGTATTTTGCCTGTCGTGGATTCAGAACGAAGGGAGTATCTGCCGTTCATAAGTTGGATAATATTACGTGTGCTACCGATGCGACAGGAACATACCGTGGACGTAAGAAAACGGGCATCGTTCACTGCGAACAGCTGTGTCCTGCTGCGAATCTGGCGTTTTTCAGGTCGCACAAGAAGAAAGACGATTTGGCGGATAGTTTTTTACAGGGCTTGTATTTCTTAGAGCATTCAGTATAATATGTCCAAGCTCGGACCCGCTCTTCGTTCACAGTTCATGAAAGGCGTGAAAGATGTTCTTAAAACTACTGCCAAAGAAACGATGAAATCTGCCGCTGAAGAGTTGATGACTGCCCGTCCTCGTGTATCCTCTGTAGGATCTGTATCTTTATCCCCCCTTCCTAGTCCTATGTCTTCTTCCTCCTCTCCAACTCCTCAGCAACAACAGTTTCCAGCTCTGTGCGTATGTAAGTATGAACCCAACGCCCCTGATTTCGGAAGTGGAAATCGGCAGTATATCTGTTCGGGATGCTCCAAATCGGGGATGGGAGAGTATAAAACAATCGTGGAAGGACGAAAGTTTGCGAATCTCAAGGGGGGCGGCAGGAGCCGCCGCAAGCGTTCGCGTTTACATCTTACAAAGAGGATGCGGGTGAGACATAATGGACGTTCCCGGCGCTGACCTTCTAATGAATTCGGCAACAATGGCCGCTGCGAATAACACCAAGCTTCCTGAAATGGAGTCTGTCAACCTCGATTTCACGGATCTCCCCTCTGAGCCCGCCCCTCCGCCCCGCCTTGTTCCTTCTGCTGACGATGTGGGGACGACCAAGACATGGGACGGCGTTGAGAACCTGAACGCCGAAGCCTACCTCAAACCCGTCTCCGTTGCCCCCAAGATGTCGGAGGATGCTATCATGAAGAAGAAGTATGAACTCCTCCGCAAATTCGAGCGCCTCAATAAGTTGGGTGTCCCGATCCGCAAGCGGTTCACCATGGATTCTCCGCTGGACGAGATGGAGATGGAACTGGAGTTTGTGCGCAAGGAGAAGGCGATGGATTCCACCATCAAGCAGTTCTCTGAATGGTTTATCACAGGTATGTCTGCTCTGGAATGGGGATCCAAGAATGTCAACATGGTGAAGATGTTCGGTCTCCAGCTCGATGGTCTGTCCCAGTCCGCCCAGATGAACGTGGGTGATCTCGAAGAGGATTTCGAGGAGTTGTATGATCTGTATGGCGACCAGATGAGGATGCACCCCCTCGTGCGTATCCCCATGCGCACCTGTTTCATGGTCTACATGGTCCATCTCACTAACCAGATGGCAATGAAAGCTCCCGTCCCAAATATTCAAGAGATTCTGCGCCAGAACCCGGATATTGCTCGGCAGATGGCAGCGCAGGCGATGCAGGGACAGACGGAACAGTTTCGGCAGCAGGCGGCCCAGCAGCAACAGCGTGCGACCGTCCCCACATTCCCCTCCGCCCAAGGCTCCGGTTTTTCCGCCCCCGCCCCCGCCCCGGCGCAAATGCCAGCCTCCAATTTCGATAATCCTCTGGCCGGTCTGATGTCGTTCCTGGGCGGAGTCAATACTCCTCCCCCACCTCCTCCACAGACACGCACCATCCCCCTGAAGGCTCCGTCTCGTGAGATGAAGATGCCCTCTGCCTCTGGGATGGGAATCGGGGATATCCTCAACAAGATCAATAAGGAGGAAAAGAAGATTGTGGTCGGTAACTCCTCCCCTCTACCCCCCACCCAGGCAGCCTCCTTCGCCAACGGCTCCGGGAATACAGCCCCCATGACATTTGCCAGCGGCCCCCCGCCTCCCCAGCCAGCTCGTAAGTCGGTTCTGAAACGGTCGGGAGGGTCGGAACGTAAGTCCGCCAAGAATTCCGTAGTGATTAAACTATAATAGACTACACAAATGGATGGAGCAACAGGAGCTACGGGACCTACGGGAGTTGAAGAAGAGATTGTTGTGGACGCAACCGGACCCACTGGACTTTACCCTTACCCCTTTCCGAGTGCCACGGGATCTACGGGACCCACGGGACCCGTCTACATCGCCACGATCGATCAGTTAGTGACCCAGCAATCCCTCGCTCTCGCCCAGGAAGCAACGGATCGGGCATCTCTTCTTCCTCTCACCAATCCTGGATCTTATAATTTCACTCCCGCCCTTCAAGCATGGGCGTCCGATGGCTTCCCTGCTCTTGGATCCCTTGTGACAATCACTCTGACTCCTCCTTCTCCATGCTCGGACGGCACGACACGAACCGTGTATGAGTACGTGTGCTACCTCCTTGGCGGGAAAGATCTGGGTGCGGCCACTGTGGCATTGGACGCCCAGTTTCTCGGAATTACGATCGCTTATGTTCTCCAGGCAAACACTCTGCGGATCTGTGCGAGTCGGGATTAGGGTGGGTGTTTAGGGTGGGTTGGGTTTTAAGGTGAAAACTTTGCATATGCATGTGTGGACGGCAGAGAACTCTGCAGACCCCATTTCCAAGCAAGGTATCCTTCCACTTGTTGAGCCTGTGGTATTGTAAGTGCAGCATTGAAAATCATAAATTCGTACATTGTTCCACTATAAAAACCAGCAGTAGTCGTTGCGGATCCCAAATATCCCCAATTTATACTTGTATTCTCGCTTGTTGTCGGACTTGCTTGTGTGCCTACTTGTGATCCGTTGTATCGTAAAGCAAGACTTGTTCCAAATGTTCGTATATACGATGCTATAAATGTAGATGTTGGTGTTGCTGCTAGTGTGTATCTTCCTCTCGGATCATCATAATACTCCAAGCTACTCCCAGTATAGTTTGTTATGAAAGCTGGGGCAGATGATGCATAGTTTCGTCCAAAAAGGTATGCTTGGGAGGCAACGGTGGTCGTACAAACAATATATATTGTATGCGTTGATGCGTATGGAGTATTCAGAGTAAAGTAAATACCTGTATTTGGGAATACGACTCCAGATCCAGCACTTGTAGGTGAGCCAGTTGCTATAGCATCGCCTGCATTCCCACTCTTATCTCTCCACGTAGTCACAGTTGTTCCCGAACGAATCATACTTGTCGTATCCGCCCCATCCAACCACAACTGGCATCCAGAAATAGATTTGACTGTAAAATTGGTCGAAAAGGCGGGCAGGAGTTTTCCAGGGTGGCCTGTGGCAAGAGGTCCGAGGGAAAATCGCCATTTCCAGGTGAGGTACTGTTCCACTTGTTGACGTTGGGGGGTGGAGAGAGAGGTGTTGAAGACTATAATTTCACCAATGTTTCCGTTGAATAAATTAGTTTGTGGATTGAATTCGTTACCAATTCTAAAACGAGATATTGAAAAGTTTCCTGTTCCTGGTACAGTAATGTCTGTTACAGTTCCACCATTTTGATACATACCAACATTTCCGCTTGTCGCTATAGCGGAAAATATATACGGTGTATTGGCTACGACGGATATAGGGGTAGCCCCACCATTTCTGTATACTCCAAAACTTGTATTATATTGATACAGGGCAACTAGATATAAAGCACTTGTATAATCAAGTGCACTTGTAGCACCCAAACTTAAAATACGAGGTGAGCCGCCAGCCATAACTGTTGTAGATGAAGGTACACATACTACAAAATAAGTGATAGATGTGCCTGTTAATGAGATAGGGCCATCAAAGAAATATGTTGGGTTTGGTGTCGTACCAGCATTGGGTAATGAAATTCCTTGTGCTCCATTGATTAGGTTTTGAGTAAGTATTGGATTGGCAGACCCCGCCGATGTTGCTGTATTTCCGTTTCCACTCTTATCTCTCCACGAGGAGACACTGGATCCCGAACTGAACGTCATACTGCTTGTGTCCGCTCCATCTAACCATAGGGAACATCCAGGAATATCGGTAGGGTAGAAGGGGCGGTTGAAAGGGATGATGGAGCCAGTAGAGTACGGATGAGTGGCGGGTAAATTGGCCTTCAGTCCCCACTTGGCCGCCAAGTATCCTTCCACTTGTTGACGTTCGGAGGTGGTGAGAGCTGTGTTGAAAAGTATGATTTCTCCAAAAAATCCAGACCAGTTTTCGTTGTTAGGGGAAACAACACCAGCTTGTTCTCCGATCCCGTATTTTGTAATAGAAAAAGAAGTACTGTATGCACTTGTTGGTACCGTACCTGCAGAACCGTTGAACCACAAGGATGCAGTAGTTCCATTAAAATGAGTGACTGCTAGAAAAGGTATATCTTTTACTATAGGATTACTGGGTCTTCCTAGGAAATTAGGGTAGTCAAATGCTGCTATAGTGCTTGTATTATCTTGATTAAAAAGAGCAATAAGACCATTTGAAGCATAATCTGGATTGGTACCATTGGCTAAACTTACGAGTCGCTGATCCCTTCTCGGATTACGAAGATTTGGTAGCGTGACGTTTGTTGTAGCAACCGCAAAACAAGTGAGGGTTGTTCCAGATATAGGTACCGAACCACGAAAATAAGTACCAACCGCCGTAGATATAGCTTGTACACCATTTATAGCATTCTGAGTTAATGCAGGCGAACCTGTTGCGGTTGCATTATTTCCGTTCCCCGATTTATCCCTCCACGCAGTCACAGGAGACGTTCCAGTAATGGATGTCGTATCCGCCGCATCCAACCATAGTTGTAAACCCGGTATGGATTGTGGTGAGAACCCCCATACCGATTTTTGCGATGCGGCAGTTGCGAACGACATGCCGTGCTTCTTATTTAGTTTAGAACAGAATATACCCAGAAATCGTCGCTCCATTCACTCCTGACACACTCACCACGATCGTGGTATTGTTTGAGGGCGTCAGAATGAGAGGAGACGGCGGGGTAGAATTGTATGTGCTTGCGACTGTGACGCTCAAATACGACGAGGTCGCATTCCGGAGCGTCCAGAACAGTCCAGCTGTGGTCGGAAGTGTTCCTGGAAGTGAAAGATTCGCAAACCCTGAGTTTATGAGGTTGTAGTAGAACCCAGCCGATGCCGTAGTGAGGGTCAGCGATGTTCCCGAGACGGTAAACACATTCACAGTTGGAAAGAGGAGGTTCCCTAAGACTGTGGCGTTATTGGTTACGGTGAGAGCGCTCAGGGTCGTCGTTGCTCCAAAGGAAGCGTTGGCGGTTACGGTGAGAGCGCTCATGGTCGTTGTTGCTCCAAACGAGGCGTTGGCGGTTACGGTGAGAGCGCTCATGGTCGTTGTTGCTCCAAACGAGGCGTTGGCGGTTACGGTGAGAGCGCTAATTGTTGTCGTTGCTCCGAACGAAGCGTTGGCGGTTACGGTGAGAGCGCTCAGGGTGGTTATTCCAGTTGTTGTCAGGGCACCAGAGACGGTCACGTTACGTCCTGCTCCGGATGTCAACACAAGGTTTGACGTGGCCGAAATATGGATATTTGATGTGACAGTGCTGATAGATCCGTGCTGGACGAGGGTTAGTGCTCCAGTAAACACTGCGAGAATGAAAATACCTGAACCTCCGGTGCCGCCACTTGTAAACTGTTTGCCTCCGCCACCTCCGCCCGATCCGCTATTTGAACTAGCACTACTTCCTGCTGAATTACCATTGATACCACCATTTCCAGCACCGCCTCCTCCTCCTGAAGCTCCTGCACCATCTGTACCAGCTCCTCCGCCGCCTCCGTAAGTACTTCCAGTGACTGGAAACGTGATAGCAGATCCTCCTACACCACCTGCAGCTCCAGAGATTCCTACACTTCCAATACCTCCGCCACCACCTCCAAAAGTTCCGTTATCGGTACCATTTCCTCCCCTAAATCCCTGAGTCCCTGCCCCTCCCACTATAGTTGCCGGCGATGATAGTGTACCACCGCCACCACCACATCCACCTGCTATACCTGCGTTCCCCCCACCAGTACCGCCACCACCTCCACCTGCTGCCGAAATCGTGGTAATTCCAGATCCGCCAAAGGTTGTTGCAGTTCCATTACCTCCACTTGCGGCGAATGATGCTCCAGCACCTCCACCATTTCCTATCACAAGTGTATAGGGTTGGGTGCTTGTTAATGTGATTCCGCCTGATACAGAACTATTAAACTGAGCTGCACACGCAGTTACCCCCGCAATATTCGTCTGTAATCCACCAGCTCCACCGCCACCGCCGCCGCCATGAGGGGACTGCCCCCCACCTCCTCCACCTCCGCCACCAACCGCAAAGTAAAACGCACTCACATTTCCTATCGGAGTGATCGTACATGACGTTGTACAAGTAAAGTAAGTATACGCACCACATATTGTTGAAGGTGGTGTTGCTACGCTGAATGTTACAGGGGGTTCAGTCGTGAATGATGAGAATAACTCAGTTCCCACATTTGAAATATTACACGTATTCATGTTGAGAGCTCCAGTCATAGACGTTGCGTTAGTCACTGTCAGCGCACCAAGCGTTGCTGTTCCGGTGACTCCAGCGTTATTGGTTACGGTGAGAGCGCTCATGGTTGTGACACCCTGTAAGGATACACTGTTTGAGACCACCAACGCACTTGTCGTGAGTGTTCCGCTAGTATAATTGAAGGTCAATACCCCGGTGGCACCAGCAATCCCTGCCCTATTGAAAATAATCTGCGTATCCGATCCTGCGACCGGTCCCGTCATTCCCGTCGGCCCTGTTAATCCTGTAGGACCTGTAGGGCCTGTAGGACCCGATGGTCCTGTTTGTCCTGGCCCTCCCGGTGTTCCGCCTCCTCCGCTTCCGCTTCCGCCACCTCCACCACCAACCGTTCCTAATACGGTTGCTGTAGTACCAACAGCCGAGCCTCCTAACATCTGGTTGGTGGCCATGTCCTTGTATTATACTCCGCATTTTTGCCAACTGTTTTTATCGGGTCTAAACACAAGAAGATGAGCGGTCCTGTCATGCGCCCTGTTACCGGATTCCAAGACCGAACAACGTTCGGAGCCGTCTACCCCACAGAATCCATTCCCCGTGTGGTGAATGTGGATACTCGGTTCCGAGACAACCCAACAATTACAAACGCCGGGTTCTGTACCGTCCGTCTGCCACGGACATACAAGAACATTATATCTATGCGCCTCTCCAGCATTGAACTCCCGAATACATGGTACGATTTCTCCGCAACACTAGAAAACACAAATTTCACAGTGAGTGGAGTCCAATGTACGATCTCGGACGGCAATTACGATGGCACAAGTATGGCAGCTGCGATCACGGCATCTGTATCTTCTGCTGTTGGATTTTCGATGGGTGTTGGATTTAATACTGTGACCGGCAAGTGTACGTTATCAGCAGCCACCCCCTTCTCCCTCAATTTTACTCCTGCGGTTACCTCTGGAACCTGTTGTATAACTCGTGAGGCACTACTTCGGCCGTTTGATACAGGTCTGGGATCGTACCTTGGGTTCACATGTAACGCCTACTCCGGAGCTTCATCGTATACTGGCGAATCCATCACAAATATCTGGGCCAATACATACGTTCTCCTGAACCTGGAGAAGTATGAGGCTATCGACCAGGTATCCTTCAACGGAACAGGCATCCCCGCCTTCGCCAAGATCGTTGTGTCCGCTGGCAAGAATGATATCATTTACGACGACGGAGCCAACACTATCACCAATAAAGTTATTTTCCCTGAACCCGAGAACATCTCGGTCATCAAACTGAAACTCACTGACTGCTACGGTCGCCCCCTGAATCTCTACACCAATTTCTCGTTCACTATAGAGATGCAGGAAGTTGTCAGTTCCAAGCTGTATTCTGCCTACAAAGACAATCTTGCGAAGTAGTAAACAAAAATGCCGGACTACATTGCGACGATGGACGATCTTCTGCAGAACCAGACGACCGCTCATCAACAGGAAGACACTGACCGGGCAGGACTCCAGCCGTTTATCACCCCCACCGATTTCAGCGCTCCTTTATCCCGCTGGGCCAGCTCGGGATTCCAAAGCCCGTTCACGATCTTTGCCGTTCAGTTTACTGTCCCTGCTGTATGTTCCGACGGTGTCAAACGGACACCGTATGACTATATATGTTTCCTGCTCGGTCAGAGTTTGGACGCCCAACTTGAACTGTTTCAGGCAAAATTCCAGGGAATGAAGATTTCGTGCTTGGTGTCTGATACAACCTTGAGTGTTCGGGTATCCACACTCTAGCCAGTGTATAATAATCGATCATCCACCTTCATCGCCACACGACGAAGAAGGTGAATAGTCTCAAGATGAATGTCTACGAAATAAAACTACTCTACAAGAGTGCGAAGTTTATCTGAAGCGAATGAAAGGTTGACTGAGCACCTCCAGCACCTGTTCCCGTTGCGACGACGTAAAGACTCTCCTCTTCATACAGTTTGTGCGATAGTGCATAGTTAGACGTCCTTGTTGTTCCTCCCGCAGCAGACAGGGAAAGCGATACAAGAAGATTGCTTGCGACAATACTATTATGGTAAATATCTGCGGTCATTACGCCACTGTTGATAATCGGATTGTTTAGGTTTAAATAGGCACCGTGGAGGAGACAGTCCTGTTCTACAATAAACGGAACACTAAACGAAGAAGTTGTAATTGTGGTTGTGCTATTTTGCGTTCCAGGAGTTAGATAGTATGCAGTATTGAACTCGCCCGCACTCCAGGTTCCTGTGGGTTCGTAGAGAGTATACACTATATTGGTCGGGAGTTGTGCGGTCGTGAACCCCAGACCGTTCGCTGAATGATACTGGAGCCGAGTATACGACAAGATGATGACCGACGAGACATTTGTCTGTGAGATTTCGGCAAGGCTACAGTTGGTGAGAGCTGTTCCAGATGCGGAAATGAGAGACGCTCGCATATCTAGGTATCCTGCCGACACGGTCTCTTTTGCGATAAGTCGGGTCCCCGAACAGTTGGTCCCCACTAGGAAATTGTTCATATCACGCTCAGACACTCGGTTCTGGCCCGCTACCCTCACGCAACTCGCATACCCGCCAATCTGTCCGCTCGTATTAATATTGAGTGTGGCTCCCCGCATAGTATCTGCCGACGTCGGGACTTCGGGGGAAGGAATGTCCCCTCGGGTGAGAACGCCCACGACGTTTCCTCCAGGGTTGTAATTGCTCATATTGAGAACCAGTCCTCGTATTTTGGAGCTTACGACATTGGACCCTTCTATGTAGAACCCTACATACTCGGCTCCAGATGTTAGGGTTGAACTGCTGGTGAAGGTGAGGGTCACATCTTCAATACGACAATTAGAATTCATCGTCACCATTGTGAAGGAGGTCGTGGCGTTCAAGTACTGAATCTGGACCGACTGAGTCCCTGCTCCACGGATCGCTACACTGTTGGACAGCACGAGGGGACCGGTGAGAGTGTAGGTTCCAGGTCCTACCCATACGAGATTTCCTGTAGTGGCGGCGGATATAGCTGCGTTTACCGTCAGGAAGGGGTAGGTTCCCACCGCACCATACGTATCGTTTCCGTACACCGAGTCAACCCGAATCACGTTTCCGTAAGAAGCAGAGGGAGGAGTGGTCCAATACAGAGTGCTGGTCGCCGATGAGATCGTGAGAGATTGTCCAAGTGTGCCGAATGTCTGAGGGTAGGCGGCGCCGTTCACCCGAGACAGGGAGAGATTGTTCGAGATGATGGCAGCCGATAGAGTTGCGAGTCCGCTGATGGTCGCTGCATTCAACACGTTGAGCGATGAGACGGTGGTTGTTCCTCCTGAAATAGTTCCAGAGACAACTAGATTGTTGGAGACCGTGGCAGCAGAAAGGGTAAGGAGCCCGCTGATCGTCGCTGCATTCAACACGTTGAGCGATGAGACAGTGGTTGTTCCTCCTGAAATAGTTCCAGAGACAACTAGATTGTTGGTGATACGGGCCGCTGACACCGTCATGAGTCCAGACGAGTAAGTGAAAGTGAGGTTGGACGATGCTCCTCCGTTTCCTGACTGATTGAAGACGATCTGTGTATCGCTTCCTGGAGCAGTTCCGGGTGGTCCCTGAGGACCTGTAGCACCCGCAGGAGAAACTTGAGCTCCAGATGCGTTCGTGAACGTCACAGTTCCTGATACAGCTGTGATAGCTACGTCACCAAGGAAGATGGAGGATCCACCGACATACAGATGGTGCCATGGCTTGCTCGCTGATCCGAGATCATGGACGTTGGAGGTCGCAGGCAGGAAATCGCCTGACAGCGTTACCCCTGAAATTGTATTGTAGGAGAACCCAGAGGCACCGGCAACGGTTCCCGATCCTGTCGTATACAGCACTGATCCAGGAACGCCGCCCGCAAACGGAGTTGTTGTCCGGAAGAGTGGGCGGCGAGCGGCTACTGCGTATCCGTCAGTAAAGAGGGCACTGGAGATCGATGTCCAGTTCACTCCGTTCGTGCTCCGAGCAATCGTGGTGTTCGAGTCGCCCACTGCCGTCCACTGCAGTCCGTTCCATGCCACGCTCCAGCAGTCAAAGTTGAACGTCTGGCTGGGAGACAGCGTCCAGTTGAATGCGTCGTAACTGTAGGCGAGGCACAGACCGCTCGCACTCGTTCCACCCGCAACCCAGATGCTACCGTTCCACGCCACGGTATTTCCCCAGCTCTGGAAAGTGAAGGCCGACGCATCGACACCTGCCCAGTTGATTCCGTCCAACGAGTAGGCGATCGTAGATACCCCTTGGTTTCCTGTCGCCACCCACAGATTCCCGTTGTAAGCAATGGCCTGAACTCCGGCGTCCCCAAAAATCGCATTGGAGGGCTGGGCAGACCAGTTGATACCATCGTAACTCGTGGCAAACATGTTCGAGCCTCCGCCCACCGCTACCCAGTAAGAACCTCCCCACGCAACTCCGAACCCGCCATACGAGAAGATCAGGGAAGACGATGTATCTGCTGCTGTCCAGTTCATGCCGTCGTAGGAGTAGGCGATGGAACACTCGGCGGTTCCATCAGATCCACCTGTCGCAACCCACACATTTCCGTTCCATGCCACGCTCCAGGCGTAATCGGGGAACGGCGAGGACACTGCGCCCTGCCATGTCTTTCCGTCCGACGAATACGCTAGAGTATTCGATCCATTGCCGGCAGCTACCCACATAGTCCCGTTCCATCCGACTCCCCAGGCGTATCCCTGTCCGCTGATATTGTTGTTTCCAGTAAAGATATTGCTATCTGCTCCTACCCAGTTGCTTCCTTCGTAGGAATAAGCAATATCGTAAGTTCCGTATCCGGTAGCGACCATGAAGTTTTCCGTGGACACGACAACCACTCCCGTAGGACCCTGGATACCTTGGACTCCGGTAGCACCCCCCGGATCACCTTTGGGACCCTGGATACCACGAATACCTGTAGCTCCTACTGGACCAGACGGTCCTGTCAATCCACGTGGTCCCGTAGGTCCTGAAAGTCCTGTGACACCTGTGACACCGGCACCAGTGGGACCGGTAGCTCCCATGACTCCGGTAGCACCTCCTGCCGCATACAGCGCCCATTCTCCGGGATCTTCGGAAGGGTCTGTTTCCGTATTGGATGTTAGAGCAAGACTGACATACGTATTCTTGTTGAGGGAGGACACCACAATTGAATTGACAGGATACGATCCGATCGCCCACTCTCCGTAAACTGCGAAGACAGTTCCCTGTGGCCCCGTAGCACCTAGATCTCCCTGTGGTCCCGTCGGACCAGAAGGACCCTCGACACCGGTAGCACCTGCCCTCGCAAACAGAGACCATTCACTTAGGTCAAATGCTGGATCAGTGTAGTTCACTGTTGTCAACAAACTGATATAGGTGTTATTGTCCGAAGCGGATACAATCACGGTATTAGCAGAGTAGCTCGTCGGAATCCATACTCCGGAAAATGTCAGGACAGTTCCTTGGGGGCCAGTAACACCTGTTGGCCCTTGGACTCCAGTGGGTCCTAACAGTCCGGGCAACCCCTGTGCTCCTGTCCGTCCAAGCGAACCCTGAATACCCTGGGGTCCAACTATTCCCTGCGGACCCTGTACTCCAGTGGCTCCGGTCGCACCGCCCGGAGATCCCGGCTCACCCTGCGGACCTGTTGCACCCGTAGGACCACCAGAAGGACCTGTAGGACCCAGAATTGTTGTTCCTAGTTCCCATACTGGATTCGGAATCTCGTCTGGAACTCCAGAATACAGAATACCTGAATCAAAGTTTCCTACTGCCAGTATCTTTCCGTTCGGCGACAGGGCAACCGGCCGAGACCCACTTGCTCCTAAACTCGCCTGATTGTACCATGTCGTACCCGTGTTGGGGCTCACGTAGACGGCTCCATCGTATGCTGCTGCTATGAGAACATTGCCGCTCGCATTTGCGGCTACACCCGACCAATCCTGTAGCGGCAGACCTACATTCGTCCATGTTCCGGCTCCGTCCGTGCTAACGTAGACATACCCAGCACCGCCATACGATTGCGATGCGATAATCGCTGAAAGATTTGCGGAAACTGCCAGAGCTCCAATTCCTGACACTGAAACGCTTGACGTCCATGCTCCAAGTCCACCAGACGTGTTATAATACACGGTGCCGCCACTGGCCTCGGCAGCAATCACATACTGTGCGTTGGACGAACATGCGACCGACGTCCATCCCAGCGCCGACGAAATGTCGGGGAGCACCGCAAGATTACTTCCGTAATCGATTGACTGATATACGCCTCCTGAAGCTGTGACTGCAAACAGAATATCTCCCACGGCCGAGCAGGCGAGTCCGGACCATGCGTCTACCGTAGAACTTAGATCCGCACGCCACGTGCTTCCCGCATCCTCGGAGATGAAGATAGTAGACCCTCCCTCTGCTACGTATAGAATTTCACCGTCCTCTGACCCTGTCACCGCCTTCCAGGACGCATTTGAGAAGTTGCTGTTGGATGCCAGTGTGGTAATTCCATCCGATATGGTTCCATTGTAGACGTTCCCCGTATCGGCAACAGCCCAGATCGTCTGTCCCGCATTTGCCAGGAATACTGACGACCAGGACGCCGATACGCCAAAGGACACCGACCACGTGACAGACGCATAACTTGTTGTGAATGTCTGTGCCAACTTGGGTCCCCACAGATTTCCGTTGGTGACATCGACATACGAGTCTCCGATGATCCCTGTATTGGAGGTCGGTGCACCCGTCCCCGACCGGATGGAGACAGCCTTCATCCCAAATTCATAGTTCCAGATCGGGGTCGGGACCTGAGAGGGTACACCGGCATAAATGTATCCGGGACCGTTATTCGTAGCAAGGAACCCTGTTCCGTCTGGGAATGCACGAGTTGAAGTCCATGATCCGGTGTTGACAAGGGGCTGAGTTATCCACGTAATACCTCCATCTGAACTTACCAGCACATCAGTAGGACCGTTTGCAGCAACAATATATTGCCCGTTTGAAGAGCATCCAATTGAGCTGAGAGGACCATAGACATCGACGACATTCCACGTCGTACCCTGGGTCCGACTAATTGCAAGTCCCGCTGTTCCTACCGCCAGAAGTAGCCCCGAACCGTCGGCCGAGCATGCAGCCCCATACCAAGCAGTGCCTACTCCCGTCGCTAGACTCGCATCAACCCACGTAGATCCAGCATTAGAGCTCACATAGACCGACCCGCCACTTCCACTCGATAGAACAGTCTGTCCCAGGATCATCACCTGACCGTTTGACGAGCACGCTGCACGGAACCCCTGCTGTCCAGCAACAAGCAAACTGGGGTCTGTAATCGCCGTCCAATTCGAGGCATTGCTGGTAATATACACTCCAAAATCAGGAGCAGTTCCACCCTGAGGACCCACTGTAGCAATCGCAGTCAGGCCATCCGAGGAACATGCGATTGTGTCCCAGTATCCTGTCGGAGCATCTGTGGGCGCCCAATTACTTCCCGCATCCAGCGAAAAATAGATGGGACCGGGTCCATTGCCACCAACGTAGACTACTGACCGATCTGTCGATGTAGCAACAGAAACCCACGGACCGAAGGTTCCATCCGGCTGATTGGTTAGAAGCGTGCTTGTCGGGACTCCGCCGGATACGCTTACGGAAAATACAAACGTATTATTGACAGCATATCCATTGCTCCCAGCCGTCACATCAAACCACGATGTCAGAGTATTGGAGTCATACGCCCAGCTGATAGTTCCATAGCTTGGCGTGTTGGAGACAGTTAGAGGACCATAGAGACCGCCCTCAGACAAATCAATGTAGGTATCGCCAATAGTTGTGATGGTTGTCGGAGCACCATACCCTGTGCGAACACTGGTTCCGTCATTTCCAACAACTCCAGTTGCACCCTGAATACCAGCCGGTCCCTGTGCTCCCGTCAGACCAGTCGGCCCGACTAGACCTGTAACACCCTGGACGCTTGCCACAAACGGCCACGGACTGGCATTGACAAACACTGATCCAGGGTTCCCGCTCATATCAGTTCGAAGAACGGCGACTCCTCGAATACCATTGGATGACAGAGCCAAAGACCCCCATGCTCCAGCCGGAGAATCTGTCTCAAGAGTCCAGGTAGTTCCTCCGTCAAAACTCAGGTATATTCCTCCATCCGTGCCCGCCGCCGCAATGACTGCTCCGTCGGCTGATACCGCTACCGAATTTCCAGTTTGTGATGTGATATTCCACGTCGTGCCGTAATCTGTGCTTATATACACGTATCCGGACGAAACAGACTCGGCGGCCACAATAAGAGTTCCTGTGCTATTCATGGCTACTGAGTTCCATCCCAACTGCGGACCAGCATTTATCCATGTCACGCCCGAATCAGAACTCGTCCAGATCTGTCCTGTGAACCCTGTGTCATCAACTGTCTGGGTAGCAGATAAAACCGTTCCGTCGGCAGATACAGCTGCCGACGACCATACTCCTGTAATCGTTCCGGCGGGAACTCCCCACGCTCCTCCGCTGTTTACACTAAGAAACAAGCTTCCGTACCCTCCATCCTGCTGGATCCCCTGGGTAGCCAAAACAACAACTGCATCTGACGAGCACGCAATGGACGTCCAGTTTCCGTATGCGGTTGTCGGGCTCCAGACCCCGGATGAATACTGATAAATGTAATGTGGGTTTCCGTTCACGTCGGTCGTAGGAGCTGCATACAGAATCGTTCCATCGGCGGATGATGCAACACCACCCCAGTTTCCAGCGAGATCTTGAGGGGCGAGCGACCAAATAGTATTGGAGTATGATCCAATAAACACATCTCCAGGACTCTGTGCGGCGACTATAGTTGATCCACTTGCATCTGTTGCAACAGATACCCACGAACCAGATATGCTCGCAGGAGACCACTGATATTGCGAATTACTAATCACATTGTAGGTTAGGGTCGTCGCCGATTTGGGACCATAGATAAGACTAGAGTTGATATCAAAATAGCTGTCTCCGGGAACACCCAACTTGTAGTTTGGAAGTTCGTTCTCCGCAATGAACTGTGTGCCTGTAAGACCCGTGGCTCCAACCGGACCAGTGGCTCCAGACTCTCCAACAACACCAACAGGGCCAATTAGACCAGGCTGGCCTTCGGGTCCCGTGGCTCCGATCAAACTTGTGACAGGGGCAGCACCGCCAATCACCTGAATCTCGAACCAAGGATAGGTTCCAGGACCACCCTGCTCGAAGTCGCCGTTTCCTCCTAGAAACCAGATAATACCGGAATTCTCCTTGACAGCCGTGAGACGGAAATCGATGAGTGTAGTTGATGTGACCGTAATGATAGCCTCTGCTGGCGATCCGCTGCTTCCGTTCTGTCCGAGGATACCAGTATAGGACGTCTGTGCGGACCCCACCGTCGTTCCTTCCGTCTGATTAAACCACTGGAAAGACGCAGCGGGTGTTCCGCTCACAACCACCCACGTAGGAACGCATGCCACCAGACGATATGTTGTGCTTCCGTTTGCGCCAGGGCTTAGTTCGAATACACCATTACTTACCGATACGATCCCTGTGCCATACTGCGCATCTGTTGTATCGAACGGAACAATGGATCCCGGGACCGGATACTGACCTTCACCACGTGAGGCGGCGAATGAGAGCGATCCACGCACGAAGCTAGCTACTACACCGATACCTTGAAGACCCGAAGGACCCTGAAGACCACGTAGAACTGTTCCACACAGAGGGAGGACACGGCGTGATGCTACCTGTGTTCCAATAGTGTCGAAGTTCAGACCAGATCCCGGAATCCATGTGATCGCATCCGAACTATACACGAATGTCGCTTCTCCTTCCTCCCCAAATCCACGACTTGTGACAATCCAGTTCGTCCCATTCCAGGAAATCGTTGTTGGCTGGTCGGCAAGACGGGATGTGAGAGTGGAAATCTTCGACCAAGACGATCCATCCGAACTCTTATACACTCCCAGATCACTTCCAATCAATATCCAGTACGTACCATTCCACGCAAAAGAATACGCTGATGATCCTGGGACATCGTATGTAATTGTCACAGTGTTCCAGTCAATACCGTTTGTGCTGCGAATAACACGAGGTATTGACGGAGAATCTGTTCCAGTCGCAAGCCATACGAGTCCGTTATTCGCAATGCTCGTTCCGCTCTCCGTGAACGATGAGATTGGAGTCCATGTAACACCATCCGTGCTGCGATACATCTTGTTGGTCCCGGATCCAACTGCTACAAATGTCGATCCGTCCGACGCAACAGCAGCACCATACCCTCCAGCTCCCGTGAACGTAGATGGAACACCCGTCCACGTATGGGCGTCAGAACTGTACCAAATACAGTTGTAAGGTGAAATGGGATCGTTACCTACCGCCGCCCACTTTGATCCGTTCCATGCGACTCCGTTCATACTGACACGTACATCGGGGGGACTTGCTGGGGTATACCACGAATGCCCGTCAGAGCTGATAACTACAGTGTTGCTATCGCCAGATCCAACAGCGACCCACGTAGATCCGTTCCACGCAACTGCTGTTCCCGTTGGTGGTAAAGCACCGGTGGCCGCACCCCAGCTGCTACCATTCGTACTCCAAAGAATCGATGTTGCGCCAGTTCCTACTGCAACCACAAAATTCTCGGTAACATCATCTCCAGGTAATGCCGAGACTCCACCGCTCGTATTCGCCACTAGAAACCCGTTCGAATCGACACCGATTGAGGTTTTGCCAATGTAAATGGTATTGGGTCCAAAGTGAGCGGATCGAAAGCGGGCATCCGGCGAACCCAGATCAAACTCTTCGTGTACGGATGGCATAAGGTGTCCTAAAACAGGGATCTGTGAACATCCTGTACTCGGTGCTACGGGTACAGGAGGACGGCCGGGCCCGGACATCTTTATTATAGATGGATCATACAAAATCGTCGTAAAGTAAACTGGAAATTAAATTACGTTGTCCCGATCGTCGGCTCACGCATATCGTAAGCCGGATTTTGGACGGAAGCAGGAACCCCCGACATTACTCGGAGAAACCCAAATGGACCATTTGTTTCATTCAACTTACTTACCGACGGGCGAATGCTCCTTGGTAGAAGTCCCATGGGACTCTTTTCATTCAGGAGTCCGTCAACTAGAACGGTAAAGACAGCAGTCAGGACCAGCGAGATAATGATATCACGAGTTCCGACAAACACCACAGCAAAAATGAGGACCTGGCGCAGGATAGAGTTTGTGAGATACTCTTTCTGAGTTTCGGATAAATCAATCGTGATAAACCGACTTCCGATATTCAGAAAAATCATCATGAGTCCCACAAAGAGTTTGCTGCCATTGAGAGATTCAAGGAGCATATTATTCATCTATGACATTAAAAGGGGGCGGCATTCATGAGGCTGAACTTCTCGCTACCGGTGGACTCCTTCTTGTCAGCCACCTTATCCCCCGCCGGCTCTACAGTCTTCTCTGCCGAATCACCCGATTTTGTGGTTGCCTTCTTGGTACCAGCCATCGCAGCCATCTTCGACAGATCCTTGGCAGCATCCAGAGTCGGGTTTGCCTCTTTCTTGTCCTCTTCTAGTCCCTCCTTCCCCTTCTTCTTATCCTTCTTCGACATGGTCTTGTCATCACGCTTACCAGCATACTCACGCACCGGCGTCGAGAGGACAACCGCCAAGGCAGCAACGACTGCTACAAGCAGGGATACAGACGCACCTACATAGATAACCGCACCCAGAGCAGCGAGTTGAGCAACGGGGGACGCAAGGATGTTCGACACCGCTGTCGGCGCAGGGCGAGTGAAAAACACAATATACAGAACGAGAAATCCAGATACAATATACTGGAGAGTCTTGGAGAGGGCCATTATTACTTTATCCCTGATTTTTTCTACATGTGAAACTACAATGGCATCGTATGCATCCTTAGACGAAGCATTCGGAGGATCCTACGGTCAGAAGGGAAAAATCAAGGATGCCGACAAGGTCTATAATTCCCCTACTCGCCGCACTGAGGCTGCGCTGGCCGACAACGCAGATGCAATTAAATCCCTAACACGCACTTTACCCATTCTGGCAAACGACGAAGACGGGACAAATAACTATTCGCCCGCTCGTATCACCGGAACACGGTCGGGGAATAATCAGATCGAGCCGTTCAGTGTTCGTGATTACAAGGCTCCTCCCATCCCGGGGTCGTATGGATTTGCTTACTCGCCGCCCGAACCGGCGAGCGATACTCGTGGAGATTGGGATGCTCGCATCGATCGCCTCATGCGAAAAATTGAGCGGAGTAATTCAGGAGGAGAGACGTCTACTCACGATCTCCTTCTTTACATTTTTACGGGCGTATTCATGCTCTTTGTTCTGGATACATTCGTCCAGATCGGCAAGCGGTCTAAGTAGACTCGCCGCCGACAGACCACTGTTCGACATCATACGGCCAGTTGTAGAGCACACTCTCTACAACTTGCACGAGCTTCGTGTACGTCTGGCTACCCACCAGAACGTCCGAACGTGAGACCATCACCACGGGGTAGCAGGGAAGATCGAACTGGAGGAACTCAAACCGTTCATCGTCCACCTTCAGCAGGTGGAAGATGTTCTCGAGATACTCCAGAACATCGCTACGACAGCAGAGGAACATCGTAGAATTCGTCTGCGAGAACGCAGACTTGTGATTGATGCGCCAGTCGTTGTGCGTACCCTTGCTGATGGTGAAGATCTCGTCCTTCAGGGAGTTGGCATTGTCACGGATGATACGGATCTGGACGACGGCAGGCATTTTACTTGGTTTGGTATGCTTAGTCCTAAACCTAAAAAACTGGTGATCCGTTTTGACTGGTTTAGAACTATCAACCCCCTACAATACATAATAAGATGGACTCACTTATTTTGTATAAACCACCCCAACAACTTGTTCGTATTGGGTCTCAGTATGGAGATGGGGGTTACATGGTATGCGATCTTCCCGGATCATACGACGTTATTCTTGCTTGCGGAGTATCCAGTAATATCGATTTTGAAATTGATTTTTGTCATCGATACCCTGGTCTCAAGTGTTTTGCGTTTGATGGAACAGTGGATTCCCTGCCGACGACTGCTGAAAAAGTTAAGTTTGTAAAGCAGAATGTCGGAAATGGAACCGATGGAACTACGAATCTCAAGGAATACATTGGCGAGCATGAAAATGTATTTCTAAAGATGGATATTGAAGGTCACGAGTTTCGAGTATTTCCAGAACTTTCAGATGTAATGAATCAGATCAAACAAATTGTTGTGGAAATACATTCTCCCGGTGATATCCAACTCCATCCTACATATTTCAAGGGTCTCTCTGATATTACTCATCCAGTCATGTTTGATATGCTCTCGATGATTAATAAGACACACACCCTTGTCCACGTTCATCCAAACAATGGATGTGAAGTCCATCATTATGAAGGTACCCTCCTTCCAAACGTGTTTGAATGTACCTTTGTTCGCAATGAGTTTGTAACCATCAAAGTTAAAAATTTGTTGCCTTTGCCTAAGAGTTTTGATGTACCAAACGTTCCTGATAAACCTATTGTATCCTTTACTGAGTATCCCTTCCGAAATACTGGAGGATCATCATGAAGAACTTCATGAAGTCCCGGGCCTTGGTAGAATTGGTAGCCCGGATATACTCGCCGAACTCCTCGATATGTTGAGACTCCTCGTCAAACTTAATACTCTCTACGATTTCGTCCACCCGCTGGCGAAATACAGAATCGTAGACATTATAGTGATTGTAATCGATGAACCTATCTGCCAGGAGTTCCACGAACCCCTTGAGTTCATCTAGGCGTTCTTCGGGAGGAGGTAGGGGACGAGGGGCGATGCGTCTGCGTGATGATGATGATACGTTAAGGTCTGTCATGAGTTGTTCGAGTTGGGTTGTCATGGTTTAGGGGCGGACACTATCCGTTTTCTAGATCCTAAACCGATCCGTTTTCATTCTTAGACGAGGGTTCCCACGACCCACACTGTAGCCGCAGCCGACGCCTGGGCCGCAAGGTAGATCATAAACATGCTCGTCGACATCTTGCCCGCAAGGTAGGCCCAGATAGAAATACCCGGGTTGAAATGGGCGAACGACATCTTACCCACAGCCGCAATCGCAAACGCTAAGGCAGCTATCACGTAGAGGGGATTGCCACTGAATGCTACCGTGCCATAAAAAAGCAGGGAACCCAGATACTCCGCATAAAACTCGTACATCTAGTTTATACTTCTATCCACAAAAAACGAATGACCTGTAACAAATACAGGTGGACGGCATGACGTCTTCGGTTTCTGGATTTCTGATTTCAGATGAGTGGATTAGTAAATATTCTACTTATGCAGGTGGTTACACAAAACAACAGTTGAATCTGTTGGGTATTGAGTGGCCACCAATAACTGGGTGGAAAAGTAAAGTTATAGGGAAACACATAGATTTCACGACTGTAGAAGAGTTTGAAGCAATTTCGAAGAAATCATATGAAGGGCAACCAGGCGTGAAATCATCTATCACACGCAACGGCTATAAAGTCCCCAAGTCATCCATAGATGATCTAGACTCCCTGCGGAAACAACTCACTGTTAAACCGTATATCCCCTCCGTCTTTGTGAATCCTCGCTATGTCAAGAAATACACCGTGTTCGGAGAAACTGAGAGTTTCCTCTACGTCCCTAAACAGTTCGGGATTTCTCGGTGGGGTCCTGTCCCTCTCGATATCACATCCACCTCGTCTGATCGCTGGACCTTTGCTGGATCTATCCGCCCCGCCCAAGTGGAGGTTGTCGACGCATACCTGAAACCAGAACCGCATGATGGTATGATCTGTCTCCAGACCGGCGGAGGCAAGACTGTGTGTGCCCTCTACATCGCCTCCCAATTGAAAGTGAAGACCCTGATTGTGGTCCACAACACGTTTCTCAAAGATCAGTGGGAAGACCGGATCAAAGCCTTCCTCCCTGGCGTTACGATCGGACATCTCCAAGGTGAAACAGCGGACGTTGAAGGAAAGGATATTGTGATTGCGATGATCCAGTCTATTTCGATGAAAGAGTATCCCAAAGAAGTATTTCGGGGTTTCGGTCTCACTGTGATTGATGAATGCCACCACATTGCGTCGGAAGTATTCGTCCAAGCCTTCCAAAAAATTACCTCCAAACACATGTTGGGTCTATCTGCTACCCCCGACCGCAAAGACGGTCTGATGTATGTCATTGAATGGTTTCTTGGCCCAATCCTCTACCGCTCTGAATCCGGCGATAAAGTGGACGAAGCGGTCCACGTGGAAATGTTTAAGCACGAACCCACTGATGTGGAGTTCAACAGAATGCTTTACAATAACCAAGGAGTCATGAATGTAGCAGGAATGGTGAATAAACTCGCCGAGTTTGTTCCTCGGACCGATATGCTCGTCAAGATTATCAATGATATTCTTGACCAAGATCCTGGTCGTCAGCTCCTTGTTCTTTCCGACAGAGTTCAGCATTGCAAGGATATATGTGCGAAACTCAACCCTGAAATCGCCGCTATTCTGTCCCAAGGTGTAGCTGCTTCTAAACGTGCCGAATTCTGTGCGTCCAAGCGTGTCTTGATCGCAACGTATTCCATGTGCAAAGAAGGCTTTGATGTTGCCACCCTGAACACACTTGTGATGGCTACGCCCCGCCCCGATATCGACCAGATTGTTGGACGTATTATGAGGACAGAACGAAGTGCACGAACCGTTCACCCTCTCATTGTTGACATTGTGGATTCAACCTTCCGCCGACAATTCCAGGCTCGTCTAAAACTTTATCGGGACCGCAACTATGTGGTGGACGAAATGGAAATCTAGTGAGTATATAAGACACGAATGAACAACGATTGGATGAAAAAGGTTCCCGAAGGAATTGCGCAGCCTCAGGCGCTCGCTCGACCGACCGCAAAGCGTTTTGCTCCGCCCGGTTGGGCTCCTTCAGACCGCAAGCTTGGTTTTTTCACTGCCAAGCGTGCCCGTGACGTGCCACCCGCCGGTCCTCCGAAACCCAAATACTACGACCCAACCGGCCGTAAACTTCAGACTAGCCCGTCTGCGTTTCCCATCAATATTGATTCGGTTGTATCCAATCCCCTGCGCCGAACAGTAAAGGCAGGTCGTCGTCGGTACCATCGCAAGGGAACACGCCATGGCCGAAAACTACGCCGATAGTATAATAAGAACAAGCAGAATGCCAGCCTATGATCGCCCCCAACGTCAGAGTGTGAAAGCTATGAGCAAGACAGAGGCTGCAGTTGCTGATGAGAAGCGAAACGCAGAGTTAATGAAAACTCGCCGCAATGCAAACGCTCTCGCTGCTACCAATAAGCGGCAGGCCAAAGAAACAATGGAGGGCTTGTCCGATCAGTTCTCGAACATGTCCATTGCCGGGCGGAGGCGGCGTGGGCGTGGTCGTGGTCGCATTACACGCCGAAGGGCCCGGCGTAATCCTCGAGCATAAGTAGGCGATAGTCCTCACTTGCAGTATTGAGGAAAAATCGAGCATTGTGCATCCAGTCGTTAAGAATATACTTTTCCTGAATCAGAAGCTTGACTCCGTAAGGATGTGCGATCTTATCTGAATTCGCAAACTCAATATGATCATCAAGGTTCCAAGAATACCGGCTCACCAGAAGACGTAGATTCTTTGTGATATTGAACCCTGCATCTGCTTCGGCTCGAACAATGAACCTGCGTGTATGATTAATGAAAAAGTCGGTCATTTAGATGGGTAGACCCACACTGTTAAAACCATAGTTAGAAGAAGGAGAGAACTGAAGTAAGCCTGGAACATCTCACGATTTTCCCGGTTTATTTCCACGCCCGCAATAGTGAGGAAGGGATCTAGAATTGTCACGTTTTGTCCGTGGTAGTATCGTTCTAGACGAGTAAAGGGGCATCCGTATCCAGATACGTGGAACAGGAATACTGGGACAAACAGAAGGATTAAAATACGTCGTAGTCCAGGACGCACAATGAATGCAGCCAGGAATAAAACAAAGACAAATTCATGTAAAGAAAATAGAACCCATCCCAGGTTCATCAGATACTTACTTACTTACTTGGAGAGAATAGAACGGGCACACAGAATGTAGAGGAACAGGGCATTGATGACCGGAATCGCAAAGGCCAGGACGCTACGAATGAGGAGACCCCAGCCCGTACGGCCTTTGGAGGCCACAATCACATAGACATCTGAAAGCACTACAAATCCAGCCAGGAGGGCTACTAGACCGAACATAATATAGAAATAACGGCAGACGTTCGAGCTCGTAATGCTTTTCATCCATGCAGGTTCACCAGAAGGTAGGAGGTCCATGTTTGTTTGTTTGTTTATACATCAGACTTAATCTTCATAAGTTGCTCCTTCCTCGGCTTCTTCTCCCCCTGCTGTCCTAGCCCGCCGATCCCCGTAATCTCCGTAATCTACTTCCAGTTCCTGTTCTCCAGCCTGCCGAGTCTCTCCATCTGCTCCCAGATCCCGCTCGGCATTCAGTCCTTCCTCTGGAATATCCCCCGGATCTTCTGGAGGATTGGGAGCAACAAGGGGATCATCTGTCGGTGGCTGGGCGTCTCCGTCCACTCTCTGCTGCAGTTCCCGCATAAACGCCTCACGATCATCTTTGGTAATGAGATACGGTGCCAGACCAAGATCAATGAGTTTTGTAGTGATATCACGCAGAGCATCGGGTAGACGACGTAGACGAAGACGGAACTCGTCACGTTCACGAGCCTTGTGTGCGTCCACAGCTTTCCGGTTCTCAGCAGCAGTCGAGGTCAGTGACCGAACTGTCATATCTACCTTATACGATCTCTCAAACTGTGTCAAAACCGCCTGATTTCCTGACAATTTCTGACCCAGTTCAAAAATGTATCCTTTATAGAGATCTCGCAGAAGCGATGGATCTCCTTCTGACATCGTAACTACTTCACGCACCTCTGAGATGTACTCCCTCATCTCTACTCCTGCCACCGTCTCTTCTGCTACAATATTCAGGGACCGCAAAAGAAGATTCAGTAAAACACCCGGATTTTCCTGGTTTTTCGCATCCCCTGCCAACTTGGTAGTGTCGCTCTTAAGTTTCAGTCGTCGGGCCACCTCAGCTTTTACGACTGGAACACCCTCGGGAGCGGCAAGGGGCAGGACTTGACGGCTCTTTCTCGAGGGTTTTAGCGTATCCGTAATCACAAATGGTTCCTGATTGAATGAGAACCGTGTTGTTGGCATAATCCAGGGAGTATTCACCATACACGTATACCGCAATTCAGGTCCGGTCATCACAGATTCGGTAGGCAGGAGGTAGGCCACCGATTTCTTTGGGAGAACTGGTGATGGAACAAAGGACTGAACGGGTATGTATCCCACTGCTACCGCATCCAGATTATCCTTTGAGTCAGCCAGCTGTGTTCCAAACTCTTTTGCGAACTGTCCCTTGAGTGACGATAAGACAACCCGCCGTGTTGCTTTCTTATCGTTCAAGAGTGTCCGCAGGAACACGACCGACGATCCCCGGAATGTAGATGGATACGATTCAAAGGTTTGGATTAAGGCATTTAGTAGAGAATCCACTAGCGGGGAATCGTTGATGTCATCTGTATCCCTCGGGAATCCACGGAGAACTAGAGGCTTTGATCCAAATGATCGACGAGGAATTAGTTGCGGTCGGTGTGTCTGTAGAACTAGGACAATCGCATTAAATCCAAAGATCGAGAGAGCCATATCGACATCTGCCGTCTGTTTGGCAGATAACTTCTTTCCAGCTAGTTTGGCTCTTAGCTTCTCCGATTCCCGGCGCACGTAATCGAGATAGACTTTCAGTTGTCCGTCCTCTGGAATCACTTGGATCAGTGAGAGAAGGAGATACATAATATCTTCCCCTGGATTATTGGTATTGAAGACTGCTTGAAGTCCTTTCAGCGATTCCGAAAATGTCATGTGCTCCTTCCCTTTTTCTCCTCCTCCTTCAATCCGGTCATGACGATTGATGATCCGTCCCTGTTCGTCAAACTGGTCCTGTGCCTCAATTACTTCCGAGACCCGTTCACCTGAATATTGGCACACATAGTATCCAGCTTCACGGACACACCACTTTTTTAGGAAAGCTTGGGGATCCTTCGCATACGATCCACGCAGAATCTCCAGTTCGTGCTCGCATACTAGGAACGCACCCGTATCCTTGTCAAGATATGTGTGGTTCTCTAATGGAGCATTTTTCACCAGTGCCTCAATCTCATACACCTGATCTTCCGGCGTCTTTGTTTCATCGTCCAGGATCGACACAATCATCAGACGTGTTTCATTGTGTGATTGAGCGGGTGCAGCTGGAACCACTTTCTCAAATGCAGGCCTATAATAATCCTTGAACTTCTGGAGCGTCTGCTGATGTTCTTTGAGTATCTGTTCGTTGGTTCCTGGCGTCCATGGACTCTTATCCGCATACGGCGCATCCGACCGCTCATTGTGAACGAACGACATCGGGAAACAACCATGACCCGGCTTGTAATCTGTCTTTGAGACTTTATCGGGACACGATTTACCAGGATGACCCGGGGCTCCACACGAAGCACATTTGGGCGCACGGTAAATTCCCCGTGTGAGGAAATCGTCAAAGCTCGTAATTTCCGGAGGCAGGCAGTCGTCCGCCGTTCCTTCAATCACTCCAGATTCGGGGAATACCACAGGAGGAGGGATAGCAGCAATACCTACATCTCCAGCCTGCGATAGAAGCATACGAGCCACCAACGTTCCGCCATCCACCTGCGAATTCAGCCACTTACGAGACGAAAGAGCAGGATACCATGCGGTCTTATACGCCTCCAAAATATTCTTTGATGGCGCATCCGTCTGTCCTTCTGGAAATGTGAGGTCCTGTGGTGGAGGCATTTCGTCGACTGCTGCTTCCGGCGGAAACTTTGTGGTCCACAGTTTATCGGGGACATCACGTAGATTTATGTCGTAAAGTTTGAGATACCGAAGACCTTCTGTATACGGTTTCTGCGTTTCAGGAACCGCATGGGTAAAAATAGCTTCCATGGTTGGCAGGAGTTCGGGCAGAGGTTCTGTGGAATCAATGACTACCGGATCCGGGTGAACCGAGAGAAAAGGGTGGTCGGCCAGAGGAGCAGGAGGAGCAATTGGCGGGTTGTCAACCACGTAATTTGTGAATTTTGCTACGTCTTGTGTTTCTTCACGGTGTACATAGGCTGTCGTATACGTTCCATCTTCGTGGTAGTTGATCTTTGTATACGGAAACCGATCTAGAAACTTGTGATTTTCAATTTGTGTGACTCCGTTCTTGTATACAGGGACACCGTCTCCGGCCGCATAATACACTGCCGATTTTGGTAGGGAGTCTAGGAGCACGAGGTAGTAATTGGGACTACGGAGGGAACCGTCGGTGAAGAGGGGAGACCATTTCTGGTTCCAGGTGTATGCTGTATACTGTAGCGGATTCGTGTTCTTATAGTGAACCCATGGAAGCGTAGAGGGACGAACATAGGCTTGATGAGTATACCCTTCCGCCGTCTCTTCAATGACTCGCTTATGTAGAACAGTGAAGGAATCAACTTCATACTCCGCCTTCCGAATAGCAGCCTTGGCAATTCGACCCGTTTGCGGCAGGAGCTTCTCGATGAAATCAGACGCCTGCTCTTCATAGGTGAAAAAGCGAATCGCTTCCGGTCGCTGAACCTCTTCTTCAAATTCAAATTCTTCGACGATTTGGTATTCGGATGTTTGGAATACCAGTTCTTCGGCTGACGCCATCCTATGCTTACTTATCAATACTAGAAATTGTCTGGTCGCACAACTCCACAATCGTCCGACCAATCGTTTCCAGAACTTCTTCGGGCGTCTTTGTCGTCTCAAATCGGAACTTCATGTCAGGGCGCAGTGGGTGCGGAACACAGTAAGAGACAACACGACACAGGTCTGGGATAGTATACCCTACAATCTGTGCGAGTGCTCCAATCGTATGCCCTTCGACCACAGAGACGACATTGTAAACATTGGGCTCCTGCTCCCGCACAATATTCTCTTTACCCGCCTTCACCCATCCAATCGTTCGTGTCCTGAGAATCGTGAGAGCTTCACGCAGCAGGTCACGAGCAGGAACAACGCCAATACTCTCCACTGTGAAATCAAACCAGTCCTGCTGTCCCTTTTCGTTGCGGTGTACTACACGCTGCCTGTGAAACACATCGAACGTCGCCTTGTCGGGGTGCTCTTCACGCAGGAGAGCGGCCTTTTCTTCGTCGACATGGATATTGTAGGTTGCTACACAGACATGCGACGCCCGAGGATTAATCGTGAGCCGAGCAGTTAGGTGGACGGCCTCTCCGGTATTCAGCTTCATGAAATAGAGCGGCGTCCCAAGATCCCGCCCCTTCATCAGGATATCTGACCGTGAACCGCTCACAACGAAATCGTTGGTTGTCAACAGCGTAGGTTCTGTGACACCAGGAAACCGGAGTTCAATGCGGGTATCACGAATCACATCCTCTTCCGTCGGCCGGACGTTGACTGGTAGCATCTCCGTCCGGTGCCGCATCAGTTCATGGGGCATCAGAGTCGTGTTCTCCAGAATCTGGACGTCCGTGATTTCCACTACTGGCATTTCATTGAGGAGGATACGACGAATCGCATTCACAAACTGGATAGGGACGCCACGAATCTGGAATGTCATACCGAACCCGCCATACTGAGTCGACTTAACAGGAATCATGATACCCTGTTGTTGAATTGCTTCTGTCATCTCTCGTTATTGAAGTATTCGTTTTTATCTAGATGAAATTTAATGTCTACAAACGCCTACGTCCCTGTTCTCTTCTACAGCGACAAGTGTCCGAACTGTAAGGAGGTTGTAGGAACGATCCAGGCTCTCAACAAAGCCTCTCTCTTCCGCTTCGTCGACGTTCTCACCACGCCCCCCCAATTTCTCCCCCCCAATCTCAAGAGTGTTCCTACCCTCCTTTTTCCACAGAGCAAGCAGATGCTGGTCGGAAAGTCCAATATCTTCGCCCATCTTTCCAAGCCGGTAGAGAGTCGCCGTGAGATTCCCACTCCCCGTGCCCCCCCAACCCAGCCCGCCGAACCTATGTTCTGGTCCTTCAGTGAATCGGGGATGTCAAGTGGATTCTCAAGCTTTGACGGTCAGACCAAGGTCGCCGAAGATCAGCTCCGATACTCGTTTCTCGACGGCGAGATCAAGACGTCAGGACAGGAAGTCATTAACCCCACGACCACCGACGGCGAGGGGGGAAGCAAGACAGGTCGTAACAACGATGTGACATCTCGTATGGAATCTATGCAGGCTATGCGTGAAGCCGAGTTCAAGCCCACGGCACGGCAGTAAATAATTTACAGATTTCAGGTCTTTACTATATAATACGAATGTCAGCCTCCACATACCTCAAGAGCTTTTTTCACCAACTGTCCGAGGTCGTGGGCGAGCTGACTGAAATGTTTCCCGAAGACCAAGATTTCAAAGTGTTTCAGACCTATGTTGCCCTGCTTCAGCGCACCAATCCCGGAATGGTTGTGGATACCTTTCACGAGCACGTAGCCATGAAGTTCGAGTCGGAAATCGATGCGAAAAACGATGACTTTTTCATCAACTACAATGCTACCGAGTACGGCAGTGATGGAATGGATATTGTTTCAAAAATCAAGACCTACTGGTCGGTCCTATCTCCCGAGACAAAAACTGCTATTTGGCAGTATATCTATATTCTAAAGGAACTGTCGAAGCGATACAAGACTGCTGCCTAATTAGGTCATTAGTTCAACATGGCCGTATCCAGTCGCCAGTTCGGGTTGGAATCGGGAAGGATGAGCGGAGGAGGCGACTCGGACCTGTTCTCCAGGTGCGACAGACGCAACTCCAGATTGTCGATACGCTGGTTCAGTCTCAGGTTTTCCCCAACCACCGCCTCATAACTCTCATCCAAATCAATGAACGCCTCCTCTACTGCCTTCATACGAGGAATCAGATGATTGATATAATACTCCGACCTCTCAATGTCTTCGCGAAGTGTTAGAAGCATGCGTGCAGCCGTATCCTCCTCGCTATCAACATCAACATCAACTTGATCCTGCTTATCTGCCCTCCCCTGCTGAACTGCCCGACGACGAAGCTCCTTCTGATTCTCGAACTCCAGGAACCGCTCCAGACGCTGGCGACGGGACTCGATCGTCCCTGATGTCCTGGACTGACGAGCAACCAGTTCGGCATCGATCTCACGCTCAGAGAGATTGTAGACGTTCATTTTGTATGACCTAAATAGGTCAAAAACACTTATGATCCGTTTTAACTAAAACGAATCATGATTGTTCGATTGGTATGGAGATATCATACAATGGCCCTCCTTTACTTCGTGTTTGCGCTGCACGAGAACGATATCCTCAATTGTCGGATGGTGACGTATGACCGTCAGAAAGCTGAAACTGAATCCCTGGTCGTTCTCCGAAATACCGGGAACTGCTGGTGCCGCATCATGTCGTTTCCGTCCACCCTCAAGACCGGAACCCGTATCTGGGTCACGCTTGAGGATCCTGAGGATGGTACAGGGTTCACAGATGTTCGGATCATGTCAGTTGACGAGGATGAAACGATGATTCCACAGAATGGAGATTGGACTGAAGATATGGTGATTGTTTGAGGACAACTATGATACCTCAATGTATACATACCTCAAACTTACATATCCATCTGCGCCGAAGGACCTGCCGCCGCCACTGGCGCCGCCGCCGGGCCGGCCGCCGGCGCCGCCGCCTCCGCCGCCGCATCCAGGTTGCGTAGCGGAATTTCCAGCTGCGCCGTTCGTTGTCTGCTGTGCACCTCCACCAGCGCCACCGCCTTTTCCTCCTGTAGTTGCTGTACTGTTACTTCCCCTTTCACCCGTAGTTATTGTTCTAGATCCCTGTAAACTGCCAACGAAACTGGCTGATCCCCCGCCGCCGCCGCCGCAAGTGATGTAGGCAGGAAAATACTGGCCACCTACCTCGCCTTCAGCGCCGGCGCCGCCCCCGCCACCGCCGACACCAGGGCCGCCGCCGCCGATGCCGTTATCGTTGATCGCGCCACCACCACCACCACCACCTGCTATTGCAATGATCTCTGTATTCAAGGTAAACGTAGACGCCTGGCCGCTGCGGCCGCCGCCATAGGGGCTGCCCTGGTTGGTGCCGCCGGCAGTCAATGTAACAGTTGTTCCTGCGGGCCAGGTTTGAGTACCACCGGTAAACACTATACTTCCGCCCTCTCCACCGCCACCTCCGCCTTGAGGACCACCTGCTCCTCCTCCTCCTCCACCACCTTTGAGTGAGAATGCACTAATAATAGATAGGGCTGGAAGAGTGGCATTACACGTCAAGGGACCGTTAAAAGATGTGTCCACCTGTTTTCTCTCAATAAATATGGAGGAATAAGCACCCGGTAAACCATTGAGAACTGATGTAATCCTGAAATCAGAACCTGGACTCCCAATACCCACATCTGCGAAGGTGTTAGTTCCGCCTGTTGTAATAGTATCTACTACGGGGCCAGTTTTTGAATTTGCTCTTTGAAGTGTATAGGTTGCGTCCGGCTGTGACCCCCAGGCGATTCGAACTTCGGAATCGCTTAGCACGCCAATAATACGAAAGTTGCCAGGGGCGGGAGGGCGGTTAATAGTGGCTGATATGCGAGAAGTTGTGAGTCCGTTTAGGACGGCCTCCACTCCAAAATTGATACTATTGCCTGAGGCAGGAATCGTTGCGTTTGTACTTGTGGTACTGGCGTACAGTGTTCCATTGGAGTAAATGTTGTAGGTAGGACTCGATCCTCTCGGAGGAGCAGTCCATGATCCATATACATTTGTCGTTTGACCCGTCACGATCAACCCCGTCGGAGGATCCAAAGGAACTGTTATGGTGACTAGTGTACCCTGTCCTGATTGCACTCCAAATCTGTACGTGTATGATCCTGGTAATAAGCTCAAGGTGCCTGAGGCCCGTCTTAAAGAATAGATTATCAGTGCGGGATTGGTTATTATGTCCGGAGCAGACAGTACTGGAGATCCTCCGGCACTGCTAATCTCACTTGGAGTGATAGTTCCTGGAGGGGGCGTTGCACTGAATACAAAGTATCCGATATAGTTTCCCGTAGAAGAGAACCCTGAAGCGTATGGCTCTGTCGTAAAGCTTGCTGGTCCAGTTGTCTGTGGAAATGCGGTTGGCCCGGCCTGTGGTAGCGTCCATACAAACACGCTCTGTCCTGAAATATTTTTGCGGTATGGAATGACTTCGTATCCAGTTACACCCTGTGGCACGCCTCCGAATGCCGAGATTGTTGTGAGTCCGATAGGGATAGAGTTGACAACCCCTGTGGATACAGGAACATTGATCACTGACTGAATCCTGGTATTCGTACCCACAACAGCCTGGATGAATCCATTCGACGATATTGCGGATCCGGTGAACGGGGGAATAAAACGAGTATCCGACGCCCAGTTACTGCCAAAATCGTAGGATATATATGCACTTGGAGTAGTGACTCCTTGGACTATAGCCGTCTGGATATTGCCGGCGTAAGAACACGCACAAATATATGACCGGGCGCCGACCCTCGGAAGTCCTTCTGGGGTTCCGGGAAACACTGCATTAAAATCATAATCATTGGGGCTTCGTCGAAATGCACTTGGGTAATCAATTCCACCAATTAGGACATAGGTTCCGTTAGAGTTTGGTGAAATTGTCGTGTAGGCTGAGCTGCTTCCGAATGATGTCCAGGTTTGTCCGCCTGTTATGCTATAGAGCGGTCTAGCAGCATTAACAAAAGTACCTGGCACAGCAAACACCATAGTTCCGTCGCCAGACCATGCGATAGACGCCCATTTTTCTTGTAGAACTCCCTGTCCGGCCGTGAAAACAGGGCTTGGATTGCCAGGGTACAATTGCGAGTTAGAAATGTAGTATAGGAAACCGTTTGACTGACCTACCACTAGGGAAGATCCATCTGGCGAAAATCCAGCAGATAGTATATTGGAGCCTACAGTATTGGCTACGTAGAACCATGGAGAAAAGGTAGAGACATTGCTGGATACCCACAGTCCAGATGTGGTTGTCACAGCACCCCATGTTCCATTTGCGGCAATTGTTACATTACGTGCAGTTACTCCTACCATTGTTGCGGTAAATACTGATCCCCATCCTATACCCTGATTTGTGCTGATATAGATATTTGATCCGTTGGAAGCATCGTTAATTGCAATGGATGTTCCCCCATCTATTTCCATAGCCACTCCTAACCAGTTTGCGACCGGAAGGTTGCTGTAGAACGTACTTGCTAAATTGGTCGATACTGCCCGGAACTCGTCTGCTGGAGGAACGCATTGGTAAACTGTTAACCTGTTGGTTCCAAGAGGAAAAGGGCTAGAAAAAACCGTTATGGCAATTGATGATGCGCCACCAGCGAAGTTAGTGTTCGTACCCCCAGCGGCACCGCCTCCAGTGACTGCAGTAACTACCAGACCTGGAATACTAGTCCCAGTAATCCCAGCAGAACCTGAACCTCCAGTTCCGCCATATGGAACTCCACCAACACCTGCACCGGCATTACCATAGGCCTGCCCGCCGGTGTCGGTGCCGCCGGCGCCGCCGCCGCCGCCAGCATAGGCTGTCACTCCACGAAACGTAATACTTGAAGTAACCGCTCCAAATGAAGTGCCTCCCTCACTATAAAAACTGTAGCCGGGATTCCCTCTAAAAAATGTGAGTGTTTCGGTCGTAGTAGTAGGGGGGAAGTCTACTGTAATCTTTGCACCGGGCCCCCCCCTCCCTTGACCGTTGATTCCCGCATTAGCCCCACCACCTCCAGCGCCGATTACTGTCACACTCATACCTCCTCTGCTGGGGGGTACTTGAAACGAACCAGTCACACCAGTCTCAGTAGCCACACCAGTAGTCATGTTGTAAATAGTAGATGTTGGGACGACCAATTCCGGATCCGATCCCAACCGTGTGGTTGCCGGGATCACGAGTTCCAATGTTAACGGTACAGGCAAACTACTCAGCCCATTCGTGATACCATACAGGAGATAGTTATAGATACCTCCAGCAACTCCAAGTAGAGAGGGAAATACAACGTTTGCAATAGTAGAACTCACTACATTCTGTCGCATATTTGCTACAAGAATATTTCCAGACACATCAGTGAGTGTAAACGTTTCTAATGGTGTCGTTGGAACTCCCGTTGCGCTTAGAAGTATTGTTGTCCCGTTATTGGTTCCTACAAAATTGGTTGGAGCCCTTGACTCAATTCTAACTGGCGAACTGTATATCTGAGATGAAGGATTATTGTTTGAGATGGCAAGCAGCGCAAATCTGTACGATTGATTGATTATTCCTGGCTCTGAAAACACTGAAGTTGCAAGTGTCCCTGGCTCAACTATGTTGTACGTTCCCGTTATCATATTTGTCACCAAATACGAAGCCGGTATGATCGTGGGAACATCCCATAAATTTCTTAAGTTTAGACCAGTAAATGTTGTTTGAAGAATTTGTGGTCCCACAACAGCTGTAGTTAATGTTGGTACATTCGCTGTTGCGCTAAGTGTAGTGTTATACGACACGATCTGGAAATTATAGGACTTATTGTTCTGAACCAAAAAAGAGATACTTGTATTTGCTGTCTGAATAGAGATGGTGAATGTTTGTGTTGTCATTGTGATCGATACTTTTCCATCTACACCTGCTGCACTTCCCTTTCCAAGTTCAGCATCACCTCCAGATCCATATCCTGGCTGACCCGGTGGTCCACCGTCCGGGAAAGGCAATCCTCCATTTCTGAAAAAACCTTCTCCAGATACTGTCGCTCCACCGCCGCCGCCCGCATCTAGAATTAGTTGGGGATTCACAAGATTTGCGACATACACAGTCGTGCTGTCTCCACCAGAATTAGGACGAGCTGAACCTACCTTTGCCACAATTGTTGTTCCTGGAAGAACTGAGTACGTATTTGACACAGCTCCGCCTGCTCCCACCGATCCACCTGCACCAAACGCCGTCGCTACAATTGTTTCCGCTATCAGTGCTGTAAAACTGTAGACCCCTGGAGTATTACACGTGATTGTTCGGAAGCCCTGTGTTGATCGATCTCCAATCTGGTTACCATTCTTATCATAAATTTCATAGGGGACAGTAGTTCCATTAATGGATGCTGCCGTCCATGTCAGCGTTGCTATCATACCGTTCAGCGAAACTGTTGGGTTTGTCACTGGGTTCACTCCAAGGAAAATAGCACCTGGAACGGTTGTTGAACTGGATATGCCGTTGTGAACGGCAGTAACTCCAAAGTTGTAGTACTTGTATCCTCCCAGACCAGCTGTTGATATTGGGATATAGAACTCGGTACTCGTACCAACTACGGGGACTGTACTGCTATAGTTTTCACATAGGTCCTTTAGGAGGTAACCTCCGCTTGGAACCACACTGCTAAGAACGTTGGGTGTCCCTGGCAGGTAAACACTCTGTGAAGCAGTCAGCCACAATACACGGATACCGGAACCACTGACTGTCTGAGTAACAGAGGTCGTGGGTGTTGTACGCAATGAAACTCGGTTTGCCACTGTAGCGTCACTAGATATTCCGTAATAGTTGGTAGTAATAGAATACGTATATGTCCCTCCTAGTGCAGGGTTAAGCTCGCTCACCTGCTGCGTGGTTGGTGAATTTCCCTGCATAGTCGATGCTCTCACAATAGTTCCACTCTGGTCGAAAATAATCCAAGAATAAGGCGGTGTTGTAGTTGGTATAATGTCATCATGTTGCCGAGGAGTTGTCCATGTGAGTGTGATATTGTTACCAAAATATGTTGCCGAAAGAGTGGATACTGCAACTGTGGCTAATCTGAAGACCCCGGTTGATGCACTTGTTCCGGGCGAATATAGATTGCTGTTGAACGCCTGTACGGTAAAATTGTAGCTAAGTCCGAGTGTCCCTGTGATAACGTATGAATTCGAATAAATATTCGACGCAAAAATAGTTCCACTAACTAGGTCACGAATAGTGTATCCGTTTGTTGGTAGAGCCAACGGGTTCGTAACGGAAAATACGATATTTGTTCCAGTGTAGTTTGGTAGTCCTGTTCCATCTCCACCGAATCGATAAGCTCCAATCCCACCCTGTATGATGACGCCTCCAATTGATGTAACGGTATACGACGCATTATATGTTATTCCTCCTAGCCCAGATAAGGTAACGACAATCGGGCGAAAGATTGTAAGTGCATTCGCAATCTGAGAATACACTGCTGCTGGCATAATATTCGATCCAATCGTAACAGACGGCCCTCCTCCTCCGCCTCCGATAGTTAGTCCACTCACAGACGACGTCCCAGCGACCGATACCGTATACGTGATATTCGAAGGGTATGCGGGCTGAAACGCCGATCCCCATGACAGTGTGATGATATTTGAATTTCGACTGTATCTGAAATTGGTAGGAGGATTGGTAAATACGTATGCGGACGCAGATGTAACAAATCCACTTGAAATTCCATTTTTCTGGGAATATACATCCAACGAGTATGTACCGCCATACCCAAGATTTGATACAGCAGTTGTTGAATTACCATTATCCACAAAGGTTCCACGATTGATCGTATAAAAATACGAGACGTCTGCTGTGAGTGCGGGGGTCCAATCGAATCTAGCTGGGACTGTCGTAGTAGGCAAAATATTTATGTCTGGAGTCGATTGTAGGGAAATTACGGGAGATTGTGGAGGCGTCGGCAGAACTGGGAATCCAGTTGTTGGAAGTACACTTCCAGTTATCTGATTTTTGACTGCATACACACTTGCGTAGTACCTATTGCCTGATGAAACGGTTACTGTATACGAGGATGCTGTCAGCACTGAAAAGACTTCTGAATAATATGTGATTATGGCATATCCGTTTCCTCCAATCCCCCCTCCAATTCCCCCTCCACCTGCTCCTCCACCTCCGGTGAATCCCTGATATATTATGTCTGGGATAATGCCTACTGAACCTAAAAAACCCGGCTCACCATTGCTGCCTGGTTGACCACCCAGACCACTGCCGGCGTTACAGGGGCCAATACCGCCGCCATTTTGTCCGGATTGGCCAAATTCTAACGCACTTCCTCCACCTCCACCTCCACCGGCCCCGATTAGATTGCCGTTAATGGTAATATATGAAGACTCTCCTCCACGCCCACTAGTCCCCTGAAGCCCGCCCCGCCCCGCATAAAGTTCAATCATTGATCGTGCCGATAAACCGGAAATAGTACCCGTTACACGTCCTCCAGCACCTCCAACACCGGCGGCACCGGTAGTACCGTTCAGCCCTCCACCCCCTCCTCCCCCCGCAATATCTATAATCATATCCACATTCTTCGGCAATGTAATGCTTAGTGGTGGTGCTCCGGGAGTAGCAGTGACAGTTTGAAAAAGCACAGGTTCATTAGGTGATACACATATGTAGTATGATGTATCAGCCCAGAGACCTGTGACGCCGGCGGCTCCCGTCGATATTGTAACCTGTAGCGATACTTCACGTGTTGTAGGAGTTCCGGCTGGAAGCCTGTAGGCTATCGGTGCAGTGAACGCACGAGGCCCACCTGCATTAAAGATACGATTATCAGACCACGAGCTTCCAAATGAAAGTTCATTCGTTATTGTGTATCCCGAAAACCGATAATCAGTCAACGATACAAGCCCGGAAAATACACCTGTGTATGTAGTGAGGCTAGCTGTATACGGAACAGAAGTTGTAGAAACGACTGTATTATTCAGAAATGAGGCTATAAAGACATATGTATCCGGATTACGTCCTCCTACCTTTGATGTAGGAATTGCGGCTGATACTGATACAGAAGCAGTCGTATTATTCAGAGTAATAGTGGCCCCATTCGGAATATTGGGCGGGATTGATCCTACATAGTAATTGAATGTTGATGCGACCGTGCTGTATACCTGGTTCGCAAACGCTGATAAGCTGAATACGTATGACTCCCCCGCCGATAAATTCGTAAGGCTGTATGTAGGACCATCGACGGTGTACGGACTGCTGATATTTATTTTTTGCACCTGATATCCAGACTGTCCCTTGATATTCAGACATACATCAGCGATGGGGATATATGGGTTTGCAACACTTCCGGGAAACACTGTGGTACTCAGTGTCGCTGTCAACACTGAAAAGGATGGCTGTAAAACCGGGGGTCCTGGACGGCCGGGGTAGACAACAGACGAAATCGGGCTCGGAGCACTACTGATTCCTTGGGCGAAAGATGTAACAAAATACGAGTATGCCGAACCAGTTGTGGTGTTTGTGAAGACAAACGAGGAAAGAGTTGTTGCTCCACTCACAGTTCTTCCATAGTTGTCCGATACCACATAGTATTCAGGTATAACCGTTGTTGATACGGCAGCACCGAACGCTACTGTGACCGTTGTATTGTTTGTTATCAATCTCGGTGTTCCTGGAGCTCCGACGTAGAGATTTACTATGACAGGTGTGGCCGTAGCACTTGTCAGTGTTTCATTGCCAAGAGACTGAAAATCATACCTGTATGAGCCCCCTGTAAACGGTCCAGTTCCTGATCTCCATGTGAATCGTAGGGATTGAGCGGTATCAAACGTCGTTTTTGGTTTCGTTGTAATATTTGTTCCACAACTTAGCGTGAAATTCAGATTCGAAAAGGATGTCACAGGAAACGTGAGAGACGAAAGAGTTTGCGAAAGTGTCAGTATCACTATGTTCGGAAAGGCGTTCAGCGCAAGGGTGTTGTTATCAACATTGTTCGGAATATTGAAACCGGGTGTGGTCTCAGCAGTTTCCCCCCACGTACCAGCACTCGCAACTAGAGAATAGCTTGTCGTAAACACTCCACTTATCGTATATGATGCTACTGGTGTTAGCGAAGGGGTTACTGCTACAGTATAGGTTGTACCAGTGGGAAGAAACAGGCCCGAAGATACATTCTGATAATATTCGGTGATGAAGTAATTATTGATTCTCACTGCATTTAGCACATTCACCGAGATTGAAAATGTAATTGTATTTGATCCTACAGTGTATGCTACCGTCGGAGCAATTGGCGGACCACCCGAGACCTTCGGTGTGAGAGCAAATCCGGTACTTGTGATCCCACAAATTGTTGTAAACACTTTGAACTGATAAAACACACCTACGGCCGGTTGCTGTAGTGGTGATTGGAGAACATTGATGCGTGTAACAGGAGTTGTTCCAATACCGAACGCAAATCCTAGGGGTAAAGGAGACACTGCTGAAATAGAGTAGTAGTCGACGATCTGTCCTGATGAGAATGCTGGCCCTCCAAACGAAATATTCATAACACCCCCATTGTTTCCGGTCATGAATAGATCCGCCGAAGCAGGGGGTTGGGGATTAAAATCAAAGGTGGAACTTGTTACAGATGTTCCGCTCGTGTTATTTCCGAATGGAGTGATTGTGAATCTATATGATACGTAGGCCGATAACGTAGCAAATGTGTATCCCAGATCACCGATTGGGAGAGCAGAGGCAGTATAGACGTTCCCAAAATTATCAGAGATGTTGTACTGCGCAACAAGAGGGCCGAATCCGGATACGATACCACGAGATGCTGTAAGTGTCAGGTTGACCCGTGTGATTCCGTTTGCCTGGTATCCGTAGTATACTCCCCGAACGTTGGTTGGCTGAAATGGGGCTCCCAGAGAATAAAGTCCAGGAGCAGATGCTGATAAATTGTTAGGAACATTGAGAGTCGAGTTTGACTGGGTGTATACATCGAATCGATAAACATCCGCAAACAGACCAGTAGAGAAATTTGCCACAATATTGTTGGCTCCAGAGTCCAAGAACAGCCCACTTGCTGTCCTGGTAGCTGAACTCGCAGTGATCACGTATCCATACGCTCCTCCCAATGGACGACCAATATTGAATAAGACTGCGGTGTCAGAAATATTGGTGACTGCTAATGATCTTGGAGATACGAAGCGTGGACTTATTGTTCCTCCCGAGTCCGTTGGCGGTCCTGCCACGCTGTTCGCAAACCCATACACACTAAGTAAATACTGTGTGCCATTTGTAAGACCACTTATTGTCCCTGTTAGCTGAGTGGTGACTACGTCGCTTGCGTCTGTGGTGACAAATGTGTAGTATACTGGTCGTGGTCCAGTCAACGCACGTTCTACCGTCCATCGGAACGTCTGATTTCCAACTTCGGGACCTGCGCCATACCCAGGTGCTGCTGGAGGACCTGCAAATAGAGTAGCAGAATCGACTGCCGTGCTGAATATCCTGTTTGCGAACGCTTCCGTAATAAACGTCGTATACTCCTGTGTCTGAACGGGAGAAATGGTAAATAACTGCCCTGAAGGATCAAACGATGTTGTTACACCGCCAACCGTGCTGCTAGACGCCACCGATGAAGATACGGTTACAGATGAAATTACACTCGTAACATTAACTGTATTAAAATTTACAGAAAACGATGATCCGTTGAGAACAACCCCCTTCACAAGGTTTGGGTTTGCAAACGTATACACATTTCCACTCGAAATACTGCTTACCCTGAAAGAATACCATACTCCATTATTATCCGTAATATCTGCGATGAGGTTCGAGGATGAAACTCCTGCGGATAACGTAAGGTAATCTCCTGTAGAAATCAGTCCCGATGAAATAGTAAACGCCGGATACGATGTAGAAAGATCATTGATCTGTCCTGATACCCCCGTTATAGTAGCAACTGTTGCATCGAGTCTTGACGTGTACGAAGTAAGCCGAAACTGGTCTGGGTTCGGATGAACGACCCTGTCAAATGACACGTTGATATAGACTGTGGTGTTACTGGCATAGATGGAATTTACATTCAGTGTTCCCGGTGGACCCGGAATGAAGTAATTGTTTCCCGCTGGAATACCTAGTGGAGTTCCATACCGAAAAATTCCCTCCTGTGTTTTGGTGACAGGTGTCAGCGTAAACTGATAGGACGCCCCATTCGTATACGGACCAATCGCAATCCGCTTATTTCCAGCTGAAACATCCACCAGAACCTGCTCGTCTCCAAAATTGGTGTCAACCGCTATTTGATTCGGAAAAGGGCTTGTAGGGAATACACTCTCGAAATTGATAATCGCAAATGATCCAGATCCAGTTAGTGTAACTCCCTGAAGCACTCCGGGAGCACTTCCTGGAGACGAAAGAAATGTTTGAGTGGCACTGGATGGAGTAACTAGACCGTTGATAACCGGTGTGACATACACATAGTAGTTTACGCCTGGATCAAACTCTCCAACCGTATACGTGTTTCCATCCTGCTGAAACCGTTTTGTTGTGGAGACACCAGTATTGGAGTTTGTGAATGTGAAGTTGTAATGGTCGTCCCCCGTCATAACATATCCAAAACTGACATCCAGTGTCACAGTCAACTCGGTAACATTTGATGATAGGACTGACAGAGAAATATCAGGTATACGTGTGGTCGGGTCATTGTATAGAATCAGCGGAGGAGCACCCGGTGGTTGGTGTGTTAATCGATCTGCCCGAACTTGAGGTAATTCAACTGGCGCCCGTGGAAATCGGACACTTGCCGTTTCCAACGGTGGATTAAATCGGTTGTTCCACCGATGTCCGCTCATTATAACAGTTTTATACTTTTTCCACGAAAACCAAAACGGATCTGGAAGTAAGCTAGGATGAGGGGAGTGCCCGGAACAACAATGGAGACCTTTACCTACGACGACTTTACCGACGAAGATCTGGCGATGATGGAAACAATCCCAATCAATCTGGACTACAACGAGGACGACGACGAGGAGGTCGAACCTTGTCACTGGTATGTGACACCAGGGTTCGATACTTCCGACGAAATCTAACAAACAAGGACACAAACAAACAAAAACGGATATTTTTAAGGTTGGATGGCACAGGTAGCATTCAACATGACAGACTTTGATGAAAAGATGGCTCGTATCAATCTCGCCTTCTCAGGTTATCTTCGCCGCCGTATCCTTGAACTCAACGGTGCTTGGCCGGATGTCTCCGAACTCCAATCCACTCTCTCCCGCATCTTCACCGAACAGTTTCACAACAGCATGTCAGATAGGGTTGAAACATCTCTAAAGCTGTTTGCCACCCTCATCAATATCAATCTCATGAAGTACGAACACGATGATCCCGAGTACGACCTTATCGAGTTTATCGAGTATGCGGAAAAATACGTCAGGGGCGAATTAAAAACTGCCCGACGATGGTGCCCCTCCCTGGTTAATGTTGAATAAAAACAGGACACGGGGTAATGGATCGAGATCTGGCAATGCGTATCCATGCGCTTCCGTCAGAGCTCATTCATTACATTCGGACCTTCCTTCCACCCCTCCCGCCCCGCCCAAAGCCTCGTGACAATGGGATGAATAAACAATTGGAAGCCCTTAAACGGTCTCCGAAACTCACAGCAATGGCGCTGTATGATCTTGAGGACGATGGGGACGAAAAGTCGGGCAGGTAAATAAGGAAGAGAGGGGATGGACTTTTATCCCCTCCTTAAAGTTGCTGGAACTCTTTTTCTGACCTATTCCAGCCACTACGGAGCTGTCAAGATCTATTCCACTTTTTGTGTTCCAGATAGTGTTCTCGGATACCTCCAGGGAATGATTACGACCGGAAGCCCCGTATGTTCTGCTACTCTTGCCTATGCCTCCAACTCCCAGACGTCCTATGCGACCATTATTACCATGACAATTTCACGGGCAATTATGGACGCTGTTCTTCCATCCTCTTCTGCGTAAAATGGATTTAAGGAAATGACGAGGCATTAGATAACAAACTCAAACTTACAATGGCTGGGGTCGTATTCAAGAGCGAAACTCACGTTCTGATGGGATACAAACTCCACGATGGTATAATTACCGGTATCGGCGGTAAACCGATTGGCGATGAGGTTCCTATACGCACTGCCTTCAGGGAAGCTGTTGAAGAGATCTTTGGTATCCAGCCTGAACCCAGCCTTCTCACTGCTCTTGTGTCCGAATTCTCTGTCAGGGGAATGGCAGAAAATAAGGGATACAAAATGTTTATCCTAACTCTTGATGACCTTCTTGTCTTCATGAGGATTGTTCGTGACAGTGTCCGTGTCTCCCCCTTCTACCACTCGTTCCCCTCCAGTCTTGAGGACCTTATCCTCACCCGCCGTGCTCCCAAAAGTGTTGAGATTGTCAGTCTTGCTCTTCTCCCCATTACTCCCGACCATTATCAGGTCGACCAGCGGGATATGCGTACTATCCTCTAACCAACACTTCGGACAAAACCAGTCCACATCCGGTAGATCCATCCTGCATTTTTGGCACATGGCTGTCGTCATTATCACACACGTAAATTTAAAAATTATTAGATTGTGTGTATCTTCTCTTCTCTCTACTAATCGGACTTCTCTTTCTCTAGCAGCTCCTCTTCATACGCCTCCATCTGCCTCTCGGCGTTCTCGGCCATCTCTTGGCGGCGCTCCTCCTCCTCCTCCACATCTACCTCCTCGTCCTCGTAGTCATACTCGTCAAACCCGTCGTCGTGCGTGCGACGAGGGGGCTGGTTCCCGTCATCGTAGTCCTTGTCTTCCACTATACTGATATTGAACTGCAGCAGACGTCCCAGCCCGATATGGTAGTTCCAGCTCTTGTCGTAGACCTCATCAATCTCGGTATCGGTGGCCTCCTTGCCGTTGACGAAGATACTGTCAATCCTGAGTTCGAACTCGTCGTGGTTCAGGAGTTTGGCAAACGTCTGCAGGATCGTCGTGGTATCGGAGTAGTAGTAATAGACCGGTAAGCTGTCGATCTCCACCTGCACCTCCTGCGTATTGCGGTTGTAGTAGAGCTCATAGGTATACTTACCATTAATAGTCGCCTGTGCGAGCTGTTCTAGCTGGTCCTCCTCGTCCTCCTCCTCGTGACTGCCGACCATGCAGTAGCATATCGGCAGCGAGTGGTAGTGTCCGACATTCTTATACTCGAACTGCGGCATGTCGAGGTCGCACGTCCAGCACACCCGCCCGCCAATCGCATTGCGGTCCTCCCCGCACTTATCGCACGTCGGACCCGCATTGGCCCCACGCAGCTTCCACTCCTCCCACGCCTTCGTGAGGTGCTTGGCATCCGTCCGCAGGCTGTCAGCCATCAACTTGGAGCACATGCCCCCGCCCATCTTTGCCAGCCACCGCTTCACGAACTCCTCCGCAATCGATGGTCCCAGCTGATTGTACTCTTCCGGCGTCATCAGCCTATCCTCCTCCACGCTCTCGTGCCAGCCATCCACCGCAATGCGCTTGGCACACAGCACGTCACCCACGTGCCCGCACTCCCCGTCCAGACACCGCCTCGCCCACGGCTCCGACCGCTCCAGATTGTTGTTGTTGATGTTGTTGTCGTTGTTGTTGTTCTCCATGGTGTTGTTCTTTAGATGCTCGCCAGGCTCCCTCGGTTCATTACCACCATTTCGATCCGTTTTCATCGCAAAAACGGATCCGTTTGGTATCTAGAAAACGGATAGAGTGCGGACATCATACGAACATACACAACTCTTGTCCCCCCCCTTACGAACATCATGACTACCTACCTGAACTGGATCACGAAAGCACTGGATACCCTGGATACTAACGACGAGGACACGCAGATGGATTTGATCATCCGCATGCTTGCCCTTGTGCCCGCTGAGGAGCACGAAACTTTGATCGAGCGCTGCGCAGTTTACTGCGTGCTCTCGAACCGCACCCGGCGCATGAAGAATGTGTCGTGGGGCGATGAGGCGATCCGCCAAGCTGAGGCCAAGGATCGCCGATTCGTGGAGATGTCCCGCAACGAGTGGGAGGACACGAAGATGGTTGCCAAGCGTTCCGCCTGGTTCCCGTCGTGGGCTGACTGGAAGGACTGGGCTGACCGCATCAACATGAAGCGCCGCACCACCCGCCCGGCCCGTGAGGTCATCCGCCGTGAGCCCGACCCGGTCACGCAACTCCTCGAGGACCGCGAGGACGCCTTCAAGTGCCCCCAGCGCTTCGTGAAGAACGAGGAGGAGGTGGTCGCACTCATCTGCGAGCTCGAGAACGCCATCGTCCGGCACGGTGGCAAGGCCCGGCTCGACAAGGTGATCGACGCCGAGTGGGACGAGGCGGTGGCGGCGGGACAGATGACCGAGGAGCAGGTGGTTGCGTCTAAGGAGCTCGCCCGTCGGGAGGCTGAGTACGCCGAGTTCCCCGGGCTGGCCGCCTTCATCCAGTCCTGCGGCGAGCCGTGCCGGATGGTGATGGAATGAAAAACATAAAACAAAACAAAAAGAGCAAACGCCCAAAACAAAACACAACAGAGCAAAAATACTAACCCCCTAAAAAACTGTCAAAGGACTTGATCCCCCCTTTTTCAACTCATTCAACTCATTCAACTCCCCCCAAAGTAACCCAATTTTATTTGTCCTCCACCCATTTATCCCCTCT